CCTGTTTTTCCAACTCCATCTATTGAAGCTAGATCTGAATCAGGATGAATAGCTTCTTCATGTGTTTCATTACAAAGCTTTCCTTTAAGTATTCTTAGGTCTTCTTTGAATAATCCACCTTTTGCTGCAACTTTAGCAAGTGTTGACCAAAATGTTTCGTGATTAGATTCGCGAACATGATGGACTCTTGCTGTTGCTTCATACCAGTTCTGAATAGGAACTTTTATAGGATCCCAATCGTCCCATGTCTCCCATTCGTCCCAATCGAGTGATGCTTCAAGTATATTAGTAGCAAAAGCTTTGTTAGAAGTAAGATCTTCTAGATCGCCATCTGACTCATTTATTGCTTCAGGTGTTCCTGCTATGATTTTCTCCTTACCGAGCTTAGTAGTAATTTCATCAAGCTCATTCTGACTAATTGTATACTCTGGTTCAACAGAGGATACAGTTACTTCATGTAACCACTCATAGAACATCTTTGGATCTTCTTGAATCCAGCTTGGAACAAAACGCTTCCAAGCTGCTATAACTTCATTTATACTCCATTTATGACCTAGATGAAGTATTCTTACGAATTGACCCCAACCTTGATATCCAAGCTCATTAGGATCTAATTCTGCAGATTTCATCTCGCTTTTAATGTTAAGCATTCCTGGGTACATGTTCATTATTACATTACTTGGATTACCGTGATCTAGATGATGATGTTTTGCTTCAGTCATTTCTGACTTAAGCTCATCAGATAATTCACTGAACTTCTTTTTCTCACCAAAGATATTTAAAACTGGATCGTTTTTCTCCTTACATATATCTATAATCCATGGTGGAAGATTAACATCTTTATTCATAATCTTATCTATTCTTAGGGCAATATACATTAGTTGTTTTATGAACCAATATCTTTCGTGTTTTTGATATTTGGTTCCTGTTCCTGTATTAATGCTCTTTAGTTTTGGATAATTTAATATCCAGTTCAGGATATTCTCTTTATATATCTTGATATATTTTGGTTCAATACGAGAGATTTTTACAAATTCTTTTCCTTTCTCATTAATTGATTTTATATGGAGATTAACTTTTCCAATATTCATGTATAAATTGAAAAATGCATGAATATTTGGTTTAGTTCTATAGATGCTCTGAAAAGTTTCAAATGACACTTCAGTCATGAACTTCTTCATTTCGTTCTCAGGAACGAAATTGTTCTTCATCATTACCCAAAGATTGATAAACTTACCTTCCTTGCTGGCAATCATTCCTTCGGCCATCCTATTGGCAATCTTGGGATCCTTGAAGGTTTTCTTTGTATAGGTCAGAATGTCTCTAATAGAAGCCGTCTCAAGAAAGAACGTCTTTATGATTCTAGAAGACTGCATGGTATAATTGATAAATCCTGGTACTCCGATGTGTGAACGTAATGCCTGATGCATTACCATGTTTGCACCTTTGTCAAATTTTCCATAAATTCCAGCTTTGCAATATTCTATGTTTGACTTACCATAGAATTTTTGCTCATGCCAACCAGAATTTACTATAACTGGATTTTCTTCACCCATTATTTCTCCAACATCGTCTGGTCCTAATACTGACTTGGTTGGAAAGTTATATTCTGATACCGAATATAATGGATGAAATTCCATCCCTGCATCAAATGCTCGGCCATCATAATTCTTTCCTGTTTGGTGGGTGGTAAGATTTTCCCACGTTATTGCAGGATCTCCTATTCTTATAGGATCATAATGATTAATATGCTGAAAGTTTATTGTTCCATCGTAATCTGTTTCCGGCTCAAGATTATATTCATCCTTTGAGCCGATGGCACAATTATAATCTTGAATCTGCCCATCTGCAGTTACATTTGCAACTCTGAAGATACACTCAAGACCTTTGTCAAGAGCGCCTGCTCGGCACTGTCTGATATTTGCCATTTTTTCTCCTTTTGTATGGTTACTCTCGATACCATACCCAGTAAAATGTTTTTCTACTAATTTCTTCTACGTATCCCATGTACAGATCAGTTTCTTCTTCTTTCCACACGAACCACTCAACGAGATTGGAGTTATCCATAACTGGTTGCTGATAATATGGATCCGCATACTCTTTGCACTTATAGGTGAAAACCAGATTGGTATCGTTATCGTCAGTAATAGGCGGCGGAATCTCCCAGTGTTTGTTAAATACTGGACATCGAAAATATCGATACCAAGCAGGAAAAGCTGCATCTCTCGGATTCCAGTATTTCTTGGTCATATAAATTGTATCACCATATCCGAATCGCATACTAACTTTTAAACGTTGGTATATATTTTGATCTTCTTCAGTGCTGAAAGTTTTTCCTGCGATTTGACTCCATTCAATTCCACGGACGCCACCATCTGCATTAAATACCCCTGTACAATTTGTTAATATAACAATTGAAAGTACAAAAATTAGCTTTTTCATATGCCCACCAATCCTAGTGGAATACCCACTATGGTTCCTAAAAGAAATGCAATGCAAATACATACAACTATTCGCAGCGACATCATAAGAAATGGAATCATACACAACTCCTGGTTAAGATTGAATTAAGACGCAAATCGGACAATATTTTAGCTTTTACTTGCTCTATTATAATAATAGAGCAATAAAAATAAAGAAAACACCAAGTGCTAGATTTCCCAGTATTAGTGATATTATTCCTGCTACTACTAATGCTATTCCTGCTTCTTCTTTTGTCATGGTCTCACACTCTCCTTTCCTATTCTAACCAGATAAGAAATAAATACATAAATAATAAAGAGAGATAACTTTCTTTATTTTGCTCTTTTTCTTTATTATATATCTCCTTTGTCAAGGTGAATGTCAACTATCTTAGCTGCTCTTCCCTCATGTCCATTACGACCATGCACTTTGAATACTCTTCCTATCATTCCTTTTGGATTCTCAAGGAATTCCATTTGTCTATCTACACCTCCTAGGTTACTGGGTCCTAACTTGAATAGTTTATTACTTTCAAGACTCTTGAACCATACTACTCCTTGGACGTGTCCTTTCTTTGATATAGATAAGTTAACTTCTTTAACTTCCCAATCATTTGCATCGGCCCACCACTTAACTTTGAAACCGTCATTAACACTAAGTCCTTCAGGCACACCGACAAGTCCTTCCCAAGCTGTAATGCGTCTAGGACTGACCAGACCAACCACTTTCCAATATCTAGTATCGAGTCTAGATACAAGGTGTTCTTGGAGAGCACGATTCTCGAAGAACGGAAGGCTTGTTGTTTCATTACTTTGAAATTTATCCATTCTATAGATGCGTAGTTCCGGATAGATGTCTTCGGATCTAATCCTATCAGAGTTAAGCACTCCGGCGATTTCTGACGCAGATAGATAATTCCAAGTAATGTGTTCGAGTCCTCTGACTCCAAAATACGTAAGAACTTTTCCAATCGGCGTTTTCTTCCAGAAAAGCAACTCACCCATTCCCACAGACCGCACATTATTTGGGCGGTCTGCAAGCTCAGCTGTTTTATATGTATATTCAATCCGGTGACCAGTCTGTTTTGAGAGTCTTGGGGAAAATATTTTGAAAGACTCATTTCTCTCAATGTCTCCAGACCCCGTAAAGTACGCCGATGCGCCATCATACTTTCTAGTGATTGTTTCATGATTCACCTTTCTCAAGAATTCAGCCTCAAAGGCTTGATCTTGTATTGTTTTGAGGTGTAATCTTTCTTGAAATTTCTCATCTCTTGGGATAAGGTTTCCGAGGATAAGAATTGGCGTACCTGTGCCCTCATAAATTTTATAGACATAGAGCCCTTGGTTAGGGTTGATAGATGGCGCATATAAGTGCAAAGACGAAGTAACTTCAGGGTGGTAGAATTCAACTTTATCCCTGAGGATAACTTGTCTAGTTGCTCCTGTTCCATAGCCAACCATTGTTTTGTATTTATCATCATAGCTCCAATCTACATTAGCATTAGATACCGTGTGATCATGATTCCATGGTACCCTAGAATTTTTAGATATTTCTGCTCGAATATGAGTTAAAAGTATCTGCTTGGATGCCTCAGTTAGCCTTCCCTGAGAATTAAACTTCAAATTCTTCTCAAAAGGCTTACCAGAAACACGGTATACAAGAGACAAATGTCCTAGATGTACGTCCAAATGTTTACCGGCTTTATTTGCGTCGTGATAAACTATAGTTAAAGGCTTAACTATTCTGCCGGTAAATATGTTCTTATCTGTAGAAGTCACCCAAGTTCTTCTTGTTGCACCTAACTCTTTTGTTAAATTTGATAATGGATGTTCTAATGCAATTTGATGTCCTTTCAACACCAATACTTTTAAGTTATGATCTGTGATTCTTGTTGTTATACGACCAGCTATTGATCCTGCAATTGCATCCTCGGTAATTTCCTTAAATGAATCTCCTTGGATTACCCGCCTCGCTACCTCTAAAACTCTTGGAGTATTTCTTAATATTTCTTTTAACCATACTGGCTTCGCAAGTTTTGAGAGTGAAGGGTTAATAATTAAGAACGCATTACGTCCACGAGCCAACTTTCTAGATATTTGCCTCAGCATAGTTTCCTCCAATAGTCATGGAATATGCGAGTATAAAGATTATTGTTACTGCTAATACTGGAACAAAATAGACTCCATCCATAATTGCTGGTAAAGCAATATGAAATGGAAGTTCTTTGAATATTGTAGTTAAGCCAATAGCTGCAAAAGAAAGAATAGTGATTGCCTGAATATTTGTCACTATATCTTTCACTGTAGCTACTATAAACTTGAAGACTTTCTTAAAGATATTACTGAAAAAATGCAGTATAGAGCGGATCATGGTATCTCCTTTGATAAAAATGCTCATGCTGATTCCTCAACATGAGCATTGTTAATGTGAGTACTATTCGTTGAATAATCCTTCAAACGGATTTTCAAAATAGGCTTTTCTCGGCCCTGTTTGAATGTCAAATCTGTCTGCATTCTTTTCGATGTGAAGAAATTCTGCTTCTGCTATTTCTGGACGTGCTCTCCGTATACTTGTCCAGAACAAAGTCTGTCTTGCTTGGAGTTCATCCTTGCGTCGCTGAAGTCTGTTGAATTCATTATTCAATTGATCGGTAGTTACTCCGATTGATCTGAATTCCTGAACTTCACGGTCGTTCAGAATCGCAACTGTTTTGAGGTCGTAATTTTCGTGAGAAGATTTTTTCAGATTTGTGAGATGACGCATCATTTCCATGGGATCCAACATTTTGTTCTCCTTGCAAAGGTTTGTATAATCTGATTTTATGTTGTACTACTTCCTGTTCGAAAGTCAGTTCTTCCATAAGCACCTCAAGAGCAGTTCCTTAAAAAGGAACTTGCTCATCAATTACAGGTTCTTCGATGTATCCACTTGTAGCGTCCGAAGATTCAGTAACTACAGGAACAGCTGCTCCTGATTTCGTACTGAACTTGAACTCACGAGCCCTGATTTCTTTCATGTAATGTTTTCTTCCTTCTTTGTCGTCCCATGTACGAGTTTCAATAGGCCCGACTGTGTAGACAGAATCGCCCTTATGCAGATACTTCTGTGCGATCTCGGCCTGTTTTCCCCACAAAATAACTGTGTGCCATTCAGTGGACTTGACTTCCTGTCCCTGCTGATTGCGATACTTGCTGTTTGTGGCGATGGACAACTCCGCTTTTATGCGGCCCGACGGCTGAAATACACGAATTTCCGGATCCTTGCCGAGGTTGCCCTGAACGGTCATACTGTTGATACTGATCATACTGCACTCCTTTGTGTATAGTTGTGAAGCTAGTGAAGAGTTTAGTTGCTAGCTCGTTAAAAATCGGACAGAATTTTGCTTTTGCTTTTGTTTTCTTTAGTTTATTTTGCTAGAATATTTCCTTTCTTTTGATTTTTTCTCGCATACATCAAACCATATACACTTAGCTTCCGTCTTTTTTGGATGCAATGTATATTTATCACAACGACTGTCAGAACAATCTTTTGTCATATAATCTCCTATTCAATTCTCATAATAATGAATTGTTTAAACAAGTGTTTCGTGGGAATATGGTCTGTAAAAGTTGCTTTTTCATTAAGCTCATAATTTTCTGCTTTTTTAGCGTTATCTAGTGGAACAGCGTAATTATCTATTACTACCTGTGTCTGTGATACATCTTCGCGATTCACAGAAGATATGCATATGGGCTCGTTCCCTGGAAGATAGGAACATCGCGTATAGATAGTTAAGAATTTCACTATTAACTCCTTTCTTTTACCACACAAGTATTGGTTTCTGTATCGATTTCGAGAGTTACGTACTCGCCATATTTAAACCATTTTTTCTTACATAGATCTTCGACTTTTGCAATTTCTTCCTGAGGATCATCATGGTCATCATAACTTATGACGCTGTCATTATTATAACGTATTACGCTTTCTGTAATTGAATCGTGTAATACATCCGGAGTTTTCATTGTGACTGTAAATTTCATTTTGGCTCCTTTAAAAGATGAATCGATCCTTCTGAATCGAGAATAAACTTATCAGTTTGTCGTTCGGCCCAGTCAAATATTACCTCAAATGGTAAAGTTCTTGCTGGTCTTCCATTCGGATTAGCCTTATCATGCAGTTCAGCTAACTGATCCCATGTAAGTCCCATCATAATCTAGCTCCTTTTAGGTTAAAGAGTGTCATACCATTCATCAAAAGATATCTTTAAATGTTTCCTAAGATGATACTCAAAATCTTCTTCAGTTTTAATAAGGTCGGATTTGAAAGATTTCAACTAGATATGCGATATTGGTACGAGGCGGCTTAACAAACTCTTCTCCAACATAAAGAGCTTGTAGTTTTTCAATACCGGATTTCATATTTTCTCCTTTAATGGTTAGAAAAACATTTCCGTTTTATCAAATAGATACTATTAACTTCTGTATCTCTTCTCTTAGTGTTATATCAAGATTAAACCATTCATTTCTGATTTTATGTTCCTTTAACACTTTATGAGCTTTTCTCTCAGCAACGAATGCTTCGTCTCTTGACGAGAACTTGCGTTTAAAGATAATCTCTAAGTGAGACGAAGAGTTTAATTGTTTAATTCTTGCTTCTGGATTAACGGAGATACCGATTTTAGTGTTGTTTGTGTGTATTTCTTTTATTAAATACACGTAACAACTATTATCAGAAGATTTTTGATTACGAGCATTGTAAATGTTTGAAAGTCTTTTATTTACTTGTTCTTCTACTTGTTGTTTAATGTTTGAAGAACAATTACTGCAAAGACCTCCAAATGACCAGATTCCTCTACACATAGGACATATATCTAGAAGTAACCATTTTATATCTACTTTTATGTATTTGTCCTTGCTTCTGTATATTTGTTTAATAATTGAAGAGATACAAGAAGCCACTATCTGATATTCATCAGATGTGTCTACTCTAAGAGGATCTAATGAGTAATAGAATCTTTCTTGATCAGGAAAAAAGTTTATTACTAATTCTATTTTATCATTACCAAACTTGCTCCATTTTACTCCGTTGATAGTGAATTCTGTTATTTCATATTCATTACAAAGATCATTAATTAACTTTGTTATGCTTATGAAATACCAAGTGTAGTCTGTCATTACTTTTCCCCTTTGAGCGTCTAGAGTAATAAGCATATTGGTTCGGTGTAAGACTCTGATGAAGCTTACTCCGTTTGTCTGATCATTAAGGCTGATGGGCCCCTGATCCTTCCCTGACGGACGAAGCAACTAATGTTTTGGCTCGTAGAGCCGCCATAATGAATATCTGTTATACATGCTTACGATGTTTCAAATATCTAATAATGTTTTTCATGTAATAATACATGTATAATATTCTTGTCTTGTATAATATCCAGAATATCTGTTCTCTCATACTGTTTCTCCTTTGATAGTCTAGAGTGTGTAAGACCATGACACTGTCCAACTGGTTAGTGCTACTAACCACTTGAATACTACTAACTAAGATATTGATTTAACTACGTTTACTACTAGGTACCAAATTATGAAATTTTGACAAATTTTCACACACATAAGGCCAAAAATCGGACAGAATTCTGCTTTTTGACCTTAAAGTATCGTTTTAAGTAACAAAAATAATAACAAAATAAACATTTTTGTTACTTTTTCTCGCGTATAAGGCTTATAATATATATGTTAGCACCTACTAGCCTACGGGAGCAAACATTGCTAACACTTTGATACTAGTAAACTTATAAAAGTCCTTGATCGCTTAGAAACATCAGGCACACCGTTTAAACAGATAACATCTAGTATTTATAGGGGATAGCCCTATAGTCAGATGTCTAAATGGTTCACGAAATTTGATTATGCGGCGAAGATATATTTTATCTTGGCCTTTTTGTGTTTTCTGACTTTTTTTGGGTCCCAGGCGTTCGCCTACTGTATAGTCTCGCCTCATGGTGGTTTATTTTCTTCGAAAATTAACTAGCCCAGAGGTCTTTGCTAAAGCAAAGATCCTCAGGGACTAGGCGTTGTCTTTGGAAAAGGTCGGGTAGTCAGAAAAATGATGTAAAAAAAGATTAATTTACATCATCGCCCTCGGCCTTCGGCCTCGGGCCGTTATTGGTGTTCTTGGTCTCTGACGGCCTCGTAGTTATGAAGAACTGGGTACTTAGTATAGATTCACGGCTTCAGAGTGAACCTATACTGTTCCCCAGTCCTCAAGTTATCATGCTGTTTGTGTCTCTTGTTTGTGTCCGTGTCTCCTGATGTAAAAGTAGATAATAATACTCAGTATATTGCTTGCGAATAATCCGGTTATGCCTCCTGCATATCCAGACCCAAGATCAAATAATTGTGTAAATGCAATCATTGCTAGAATATCTGTTATGCTTGGTATGAGCTTTGGCAGATGTCCTATGATTTTAAATGGAAATACCATTCTAGAACTAAGACTGTTTGCATTAGCTTTTTCATCTTCGCAGGCGCGCAAGAACGGTTTCAGTTCTATGTACGACATGAAGATGTTGAAAGCCACCATTACTAATCCGACTAATAGTACGTATTCCATGTGTTACTCCTTGATTATTGAGGTGATTGCATTGATTATATCGAGTATTCCTTTAATTGCCAATGATATCATGATGTCTCCTGGTTAAAGGAAAATGGTTAGATGTTTTGAGCATCTAACCCTTTGATTTGGTTCAGGAATTGTATCCTTCTCTTACTCCGTTGATCAGCGGCTGGGTGGATACAACTGCCAGCTTTGCTACCGATCCGAGGATTCGACCACATTGGTTAGTTCCTTTTTCGAACTTTTTCGTGGTTTTGTTCAGGAAATTAATCGTTTTTCCCATCCTTTCTTTGAACTCTGCTTCTTTTTTGAGCTGAGTTGCAAGCTTTTCGGCCTTTATCAACTCAGTATCAACTGACTTTTTCGTTTCCTGGATTGCGTTTGCCTGTTCTTTGATTGGCTGGCTTGGGATTGCATCAGCTGCTGCGTTTAAGGCTGACTTGGCTTTGTTGAGAAATTGTGCGATCATGATAAACTCCTTTGTTGATGTTGTGAGTGATAGAATTGCAAAAATCGGACAGAATTTTGCAGTTTGCTTTTGCTTTTGCTTACTGCTTTGGGAACATTTCGTACCAATCCTCATCAGTTGAACCGGTCATGAGGAACTCCCTCTCATCTGCTGAGAGATAGGGAAAAGCATTTTGAATTAGAACTCCTTGCTGCCACTTTTTGTAGCTATCAAGGAAACATTCCTCGGTGACGTTGACGGTGATTGTCCGCTGTTTGCCTTCGAAATTCATTCCTGTTATTTCGAGCATGTCTGGAACCGATGTCTTACTAAATGCAATTATTCCTGCCATTGTAAATCCTTTCTAGAGTTAATGTTTAGAGGGTTTTTTGGCTGACCCACAACCTTAAAAATCGGACAGAATTTTTGTTTCAGCTTGCTTTTGAGACTATGCACTCGCTGCCACACTCTTTGCAAATATGCTCATTATTGTTAGTTTCTGCAACAGTCCTACATTCAGGACATTCTGCAATGTATTTCATAGAACCTCCATATAAGGTGTATGTTCCTGAGTAAACAGTTGAGTAAAGAATAATTATGAGGTAAGGAGGATTCCGTGTGGTACCCCTTCGTTGTCTACCCCATCACTTATTGGGGACAGATAACCCTCATAATCAATAATCGGACAGATTAGATTGGCATCTCTGCCTTTGCTTTTTTAGACAGAACGAGGGAGACCGTACTCTTCTTTTTGTCGTATTCAACATCTAGAAGAACGTTAATGGTCTGCGTGCTGGTCTGGGCATTGGTAGAGATTTTTCCCAGCCATGTGGGAGCACCACTCTCATTCTTGAAATACAGCCACTGGATGTCCTTGGCCTGTGCCTCACCACGGAAAACTTTTCGTGCATCATTGGACTTCCCAAGCGGATTCTGATCACTGAAGATCAGTAAACCCTTTTGGGGCTGACTGTCAAAGACCATTGTCACTTCAACGCTCCGCGAAAGGAGGATGAAGTTTTTGTTATTCGCATTAACTTTCCTGTTAAGGAAGAGTTGCGGGGTCTTGGCCCTTATGGCCGACATCGTGAGAAGAATCTGTTCAGTACGCATAGAACACCTCCATAGAAAATGGTGAATGTCCTTGAGGAACGTCCTGCAAGGACAGAATTTTAATCTCCTGCTGCTTCTGCAGCCTCTGCTGCTTCGGCGTGGCCATCCTCTCTCCCGATATCGTATAGATCTCCTATACGATCTTTAATACAATTTTCGTCATCACGGTACATTTCGACCTTGAGCTTTTTCTGCTCCTCGAAGGTCTCCCATAACATTTCGATGATCTCTTTATCATCGAACGTCATCTCAACAGCCTCTGTGTCCTGGGTTTCGACCCAAGACAAGAACTCGATAGCCTCGACAAGGGTCGTCGAGAGTGGAAGGACCGACGACAATGTCCATAATGTATTAAGTGAGAGCTTCATACTATACCACCTTTCTGAAATAAGAGCTTTTGTTTTTGTGTGTGAGTCTCGAGAGCTCTTTTAAACTCGAAACTCACCAATCGGACAGAATTTTTCTTACTGGTGCCCGTCCTTGAGTAAACAGCTCGTATTAAACTGTTTACTTGAACGGCTGGTTTAAATGGTAGTAGGATCACCGCCTTTTGTTGAGGGAGAGGTGAGGGAGAGGTGAGGGAGTCTATCTCCAGTAACAATATAGACATCCATGTGCACATTGTTTGGCTTGTGTGAGTAACTCCGTTTTCTCTGCAAGGCAGCCACATGTTGGACGCTGACCCTTCCTTTCTCCAGTTGTATATGCATTCAGGACATCCATATCCTTCTTGCTAACACATCCAGTACTTCCTTTGTGGCTCATATATAACATTGAGCCATCCATGGAAGTACTGGATGATAGTACCAATTGGATACTTCTTTTCTGCCATCATAACTATTCCTTTCTAGAGTGCACGGTTATCCAGTCCGCGTGCTATTCTGGCTGCGGTAGTTAGAAGTCGAACTTCTCTTCTACTACCGGTTTCACGAAATTTAAATCAACGAACTTCACAAGTTCCATTATTTTGGAACTTTTGCAATACTCATCGACTTTGTGTTGCTTCCCAGACTGGTCAGTAATGAGCCAGTCACTGCATTTCCTACCTATTAAGAATTTATATTTCTTATCCAAGAAATTGACATTTAAGCAATCGACATACTTATGTTTTGGTGACGGTTCCACCCATTGTTTTGTAATCCTTGGTGTTTTGACTATAATCCTATATTTTTTCTTTACAGCTTCTTCTTCAACTTCCTCTTTATCTTTGCCACCTAAACCACAGATAAAGAGATAATAATCCTTCTCTTCTTCTGTGATATAACCCTGATAGAATACTGACGATATACATCCTCCAATGTCATCATCAGCGTCGAGTTTCTTACCCTTCAAATACTCAGCAATTCTAGAATCTAACCAATACTTAGACTTATTTTCAGTCCTTTCTTTGGATGGCATGATACCGTCTGTTTGAGTTCCTTCGTCGATTGCTATTTGGGTCCCGTCTTCTGCATAAACCTCCCCATCTACATCGTAACTCGGCTCACGATACTCACAACAGTCTACTCGATCACCAGTAATACTATCCTTCATTTCACCGGCGTCGTCAGCATGCATTTTCATAATAGAATCATAAACCTTCTGATTCTTCGACAACCATTTATACTTCTTCTTGTTGTTAATTCTACATACTTTTCCAACACCTATTTTACATCTAGATAGGTGTCTATTATAATGGCGCAACCACCTTTCTCTAATATTTAATTCCTCTTTGTTTGTTTCCTTTCTTTTCATCTCTATGAATTCTGCACTAGAAGAATAGCAAATATCGGCATTTCCAAATTCCAAGTTACAAGCAGGACACGCCCATCCCTTAATTTCTTCGTTCTTATAATCAGAGGTGGAATACTGATACACACTTTTTGGAACTTTACGATTTTGAATATCCATATGACGTTTGGTTCGTGGAATATGCAAAATCGACTCCGATTCAAATTCAACACACTGTCCACCACAAATTGGACAGAAGCGCTGTGGACCTTGCCAATAACTATCAAAATGACCAAACGATTTGATCACTGACTTCTCCTTTCTTTTAGGTGTAAATAATGTGATCGCTTCAGAATAAGACTTTTCGCCATCCCACCGCATGACTCTAGTGATACCATCCCAGACAGGGTTGGCATTCTTGATAAAGATCGAAAGCGACGCAGTATTGTTCTCGATATAGGCCACAATATCTGCAGCCTTACCGAAGATCGTTCGAATCCAATATTGACCGGCCCTTTCAAGGGTCGACGACAGGACCTCAATGAGGCCCATGAGAATAGTTATGATATTCATAACATTCTCCTTTCTTAAATATAGAACTGAGAAGATCGTCTCTTGTAAGGCGGACGACCATACCTTTATATCTACTATTTAGTCATTGATGATTCACCAGTATAAGTATTCTGGTAATAACTATACTATTTTACATACTTAATAATTCTGCGTGGGTTACTAATGTTCTCGTGCCATTCCTTCTATCTAAGACTAGATAATATCCATCAGAATAAACGACAAGAACTACTAAATAATTAGACATAAACCCTCCTTGTAATTGGTTAATTATTTGTTATTATATAAACAGAACGGATATAATACCAATGCCAATACCAACAAAAATACTTAATGTAAAAACTAAGAACCTCATATTGCTTGATTCGATCCACTCAATATATTGAATCATAGGACTTCTCATACTACCTCCTTATAAATATAAGTGCATCAACTTGAATGGTATGATGCTTCTCCAAGTACCCAGGGACCATGAGACTTTCCAAAATCTCAAAGTACCAAATAAAAGTACCTAGTACAGTCACCATTTTTTCACTATACTTAATTTTCCCCCTTTTAATGCTATTCCATATTCCTAAAAAATTTTTTATAAAAATAACTCGCGTAAGGAAAAAAATTAATATTTTCCTTGACTTTTCTGTGTTAATATATTATATTTAGTACTATAATATTAGTAATCCGTTAGTGATCAATTACGACGCTTAACGGAGAGTACAAATCAACAACCCATCTAAGGAGGGCAGTATGAATAACTTACAAGTAGGCCGCGCTTTTCCATTAATTCCCACAAACAATCTTTTTGATATCTTCGACATTCTTTTCAAGGACGCTCTTGATACGTCTTCTGTATTTTCACCTATACAAGAAGCTAAGTTTCACTACCCAGTAGATATAAAGACTACTGATGAAGGAGTGCAATTTGAATTCGCTATAGTAGGGGTGGATAAGAAGGACGTACAGATAGAGGTGGAGGATGAGAAGTTAATGGTAATATATAATAACAAGGCCTCCCCGCCAGAGGATCTAGCTAGATATATTCATAAGGGCATCACTAAGAAGTCTTTTAATTTTACGTGGAAGCTTGGTGGTAAATTTGATAGTTCTAATATAGATGCCACTATGGATAAAGGTCTTTTAACTATTAAGATTCCTTATAATAAGACCTCGGCTAAGAAACTAATTGGTATTAAATAAATAAAGAGGGGATATTTTCCCCTCTTTTCTCTTGCTTTTAATAAACAAATATATTATATAGTATGCATATAAATCTTAGGGGTCGCTATTATGAGGACTCTTCTACAAGTATAGATAATCAACCAGATTATATATTAACCAGATTACAATGCTCTTATTTAATAGAACATGGTAGTGGTAGTTTAATACTACATAAACCAAGAGGATGGGGCAAGACCTTTCTATGTGTAGATTTAATGAATTTATATAATATAGGAATGATAACTAAAAGTGTCAAAGAAGAATTTAGAGTAAGAGAAAATTATAATATAAATAAACTTAATCAATATCATATATTTGGATATAATTATAATCATCAATTACGCGGAGTGAGTTTTAAGTGGTGGTTAATAGATGATCTAGATGATGATCAGTTTGAAAACCTTAAATATTATATGGGGTTTGGATTGAAGAATTATATAAGAATAGGGACAAATGGCCAGAATTAATAGAACTAGAAAGATTTTTTACTAACAAAAGGAGAGAGTATGAAAACAGTATATCGACAGACGTGGATAGAAGTACCTTTATCGGATATTAAAGATGGAGATGTATTTAAGTTTGCAATAGATAGCGAGGCGGTAACAGCTGATGGTGACGCTTATGAAAGAGATGGTGGAGAAGTAGTTAAAATATTAGAAGATTGCGTAGAGGAGGATTAAATGGAAGATTATAAACCGGACATCGAAACACAAAAATATCAGGCATCTAGAGTGGGTGAAGAGGTTTCTAAAGATTGGAGTGATCTTAGGAATAGTTATATAAAGGATCATAAGACAGAACTATTAGATGACGATATGACTATGTTTCCTAGGCCAAGAAGTGGATGTGGATATTGTTACGGTACTGGAGTTGAAGGAAAATATGATGCAACAAGTACTAAGTCTCCTAATCAACTTATGTTATGTCGATGCATAACTAATAAAATGTTTAATAAAATAAATATGGCAGATACTAATCGTATGACTTACGGAGAGTATAGAGAAATGATCCGTAAAGCAAATATTCGTTTTGGAATAAAAGACGAAACAACAAATACAAAGGAGTCAACAAATGAACAAAATAACCAATCTGATATTGTCGCCATTCAAGGCGATAATCAGGAGAACAATATTAAATATAATGAACGAGAAGCAACAGGAAATAATTGATAAGATCTCAGATAAGATCGTCTTCGGTAAGATGACCCCAAAGAGAGAGAAAGAACTACTTAATAATTTATATGAGACTATTGAGGAGATAGTTGAGGATCTTTTACTAGAACTATAATATGAAGATTAGCATAAAAGATAAAGATAAGTTAATAATAACTCCAAAAACAAACTTTGAGGAGGAGTTCCTTTCAAGGTTCTCCTCCATCTATGGTAAACCTAAGGCTTGGTTAAAGCATGGGATGTCTCCTGATAAAATGATAGGTCTGGTAGTTGAAATGGAAGTTAAGAATGAAGAAGTTAGCTGAAGTAACTGCCTGTGATAATTGTCCCAACGTTTGGTGGTATTTAGGAAGAGATCCTTGTTGTCTTCTTATGAATAAGAGAGAATGCTATAAGGATACTAAAGAAGAAGAGAATATACCTCAGTGGTGTCCTCTTCCAGAAGTTAGCTGAGAGTGGGGCCTTCGGCCCCTAAAACAGAAGGAGATACAAATGGAAGATTTAGTAACTAAACAAGATGTACCTTGTATAACTAAACAGGAAATGAAGAAGACTCATGAGAACCAACATAAGATGGCTGGTACTATGTTTAGGAATGGTAAGAAAGTTAAACCTAAGATAAAGGAGAAGTAATGGCTATTTGTTTAAGAGAAAGATATAAACTAGAGGCAGATCCTAAGAAAGATATCTTTTTTGGTTATATATCAACTCTTGATCTTGGCGTTATAGCAGATATTAAAAATCTGAATATTATTTTTTCAAGAGAGACTACTCCTTATTATATTGATCATCGGCAGGCTCAATTCATTAATGGTAAAGTCTCTATTAATGGAACAATAGTATTTGAAAAAATATATTGTCCTATTCCTGAATTATTTAATATAATTTATAAAGAGACTGTAAAAATGCCTAATATTATTTTTAAGAACGCGCGTATGTTTGAGATTGGTTTAAATACTATAACTACTGATTTTGAATATAAATTTATTGCAGAAAAAATGGAGACAATAGAAAAAAAATGAATTTTAATTTTAAACAAGGTAAGGAGTTAGCACACGAACAAGATATTCTTATAGAAATTTATAAGAGAGGAGAAAGTATAACTAATAATACATTAGACGCTCTTAAAAATAATGTTTGGGTGGCCGCAGCAGAAAAAGTGGCTCCAAATAATTTAGTAATAAGACAATATTGTTTAATAGATCTTTTTACTAAAGCTCCAAAACATAACTTTAAAATATTCAAAATGTTAAGTACTCTTTCTTATAATAGTGGCTTAAATAATATTATATATGGAGAAGGATATTCTTATTATGTTTATACTTTAAATATTTTAAATGCATGGTTAAATAAATTTGATGATCCTATGATATCTAATCTTATTTCTAGGATGGATAGAGGATTTATTAGTACCTCTTATAAAAGAGGTCATCTTTGGTACCCTGCCCCTTTCGGAGATTTAAGTGATCACCCTCTAGATCTCGGGCTACAGCAGGATCACGAAGTTAAATTTGCTGTGGCTTCTAATATTAAAATGAATGTAAGTTCTTGTGGCGATGTGGCTTATCTTGTTAAAGGTCGCCCACTTGGACTAAATACACATATACAATTAAATGATTCTTTTATATCAATAATTAATGGTATTCCTGAAGGATTTAAGTTTTATCAAGGATACGATAAGAAATATAAAAATAAATTAGAAGAATTTAAAGACACATTTAATATTAAAAGAATTAAAAGTATTTAAATTAGTTCTTGCTTTTTACATACTAATATATTATATTTATAGACATCAAAAGATGCCAATCTGTTGAGTTTTCTGAGGAGAAAAATAATGTATAATAAATTTCGATTATCTGATTCATTTATCAAAACATATAAAAATAAAAAACCACCATTTGGTTTTAATGGTCTGGGAGAAATAGTATATATAAGAACTTATTCAAGAATTAAAGAAGATGGAAATAATGAAGAGTGGTATGAGACTTGTGAGAGAGTAGTAAATGGAACATATACTATGCAGAAGAAATGGATAGATGAACACGCACTGGGTTGGAATGCTTGGAAGGCCCAAAAGTCTGCTCAAGAAATGTATGATAGAATGTTTCATATGAAATTTCTTCCACCTGGAAGAGGTCTTTGGGCAATGGGGAGTCCTATTACAGAAGAGCGAGGTCTTTATGCTGCTCTTAATAACTGTTCTTTTATAAGTACAGAAACTATAGATCAAGATTTTTCTATGCCTTTTTGTTTTCTAATGGATATGAGTATGTTAGGAGTAGGAGTAGGATTCGACTGTAGAGGAAAAGAAAAAATAACTTTAAAAGGAACTAATAAAGATCGAAAATTAGAAAAATTTGTTATAGCTGATACAAGAGAAGGTTGGGTCGAGTCAGTTAAAATATTATTAGAATCTTATGCTTATGGACTCGCAGATATTGAATATGATTATTCTCAAATTAGAAAAGAAGGAGAACCAATTAAAGGTTTTGGTGGTATTTCTTCTGGAAGTAAGCCATTAGAAAAATTACATATTAGTCTTAGAAACATATTGGATAAAGAAATTAATCAACCTATTTCTATTAGATGTATAGTAGATATAATGAATCTAATAGGCGCTTGTGTTGTTTCTGGAAATGTTAGACGAACTGCAGAAATAGTATTTGGAGATCCTGATTCTGAAGAATATTTAGATCTTAAAAATTATACAATTAATACAGATCGGAAAGAATTTGGTTGGACCTCAAATAATAGTGTTTTTGCTCGTTTAGGAATGGATTATAGTAAAATTATTGCGCGAACTAAAGATAATGGAGAACCAGGATTTTTATGGTTAGAAAATGCCAAACAATATTCTCGAATGAATAATGGTCCAGATAATAAGGATTGGCGTATATCAGGAGCCAATCCATGTAATGAACAAAGTCTTGAGAGTGGAGAATGTTGTTGTCTTGTAGAAGTATTTCCCTCTAGATGCATTGATAAAGAAGATTTCTTGAGAACTTTAAAATATGCATATTTATATGCTAAAACTGTAACTTTAGGAAAAACCCACTGGCCCATAACCAATAGAGTTATGTTAAGAAATAGGCGCATAGGTTGTTCTCTTACAGGTATAACTCAATTTATTGCTCAAAAAGATTTAAATTTATTAAAAGATTATTGTGAGTGTGGGTATAAATATTTAGACGATTTAGATACAGAATATTCTGATTTCTTTGCTATTCCAAAGAGTATTAAAAAAACTTCAATAAAACCATCAGGATCAATTTCTCTCTTAGCTGGAGTTACACCAGGAATGCATTTTCCAGAAGCATTATTTTATATTCGACGCGTAAGAATAAGTAAAAATAGTAAAATAGTAGAACCTTTAACTAAAGCAGGATATAAAATAGAAATATGTAAAGATGATAAAGAAAACACATTAGTTGTAGAAATACCAGTTAAATTAGAAGAAAGAAATCTTAAAACTACTGATGAAATTACTATTTGGGAACAGTTATCTTTGGCAGCATTTTTACAAAAATATTGGAGTGACAATCAAGTATCTTGTACTATTACTTTTAAAAAAGAAGAACAGGATCAATTATTACCAGCATTAAACTATTTTCAATATCAACTTAAGGGAGTTTCTTTTTTACCAAAAAAGGAAAAAAAGATATATGAACAAGCTCCATATGAAAAAATTACTGAAGAGCAATTTAATGAAATGGATAAAAATATTAAGAAATTGAGTTTAAAACATATTAAAAATGAGCAAGCCGAAACCGAAAAATTTTGTGATGGAGAAAGTTGCACAATTGCAAAATAAGAATCTAAATTCATAATGAATAATAATTATAAATTCTTTGAGAATAAAAAATGTGAGTATTACCCATGCCACAGTCTAGAGGAGATCAATTGTTTGTTTTGTTTCTGTCCTTTATTTAATACGTGTGAAGATAAGAAATGTGAAACCTGTACATGGACACATAAAAGAGAAGGATATGATAAAATAATTAAAAAACTAAAGGATAAATAAAATTAAAGAGGTTAAAAATTATTCTGTAATACTAATGGATGGAAAGTATATAATACTTCTTAGTGAACGTTACAATGGGTCACCATTAATGTGTTGGAAATACGACGTATTAATTGGCTCAAAGAACGTAATAGAAAGATTTGAGAAAGAGTTATTTCTTCCAAAAAATCTTAGAGAAGACTGGAATCCAAAGGTAATTAAACTATGAATATTGAGAACCTAAACACAGAAGAATATATCGAATACTTAAAAGGAGATCAAGATGGAGACGTTAAAGATTTTAAAGATTGCACCAGAAGTGAAGACACCAGAGAAGAAGAATCCAACTGATAGTGGATTCGACGTATATGCTTATAGTTTTAAGAAATACTATCAGAATCATGGAACTAACTTTGAAAGAGATTTCGAAGGAGAGCCACTTAGACAATTTGTTAAAGATGGCCAAATAGAGCTAGCTAGTCAAGATCGAGTATTAATAGGAACAGGACTTAAAGCAACTGTTGGAGAAGGTTATGAAATTCAGATTAGACCAAGAAGTGGTCTTGCACTTAAGCAAGGATTGACGGTACTTAACACACCGGCAACAATCGATGAGGCATATCGCGATGAGATCGGGATAATATTAATTAATTTATCCAGAAAGAATCAAATAATTAGATTAGGAGAAAGAGTCGCACAATTAGTTGTTTGCCCGATACTACTATCAAATATTGAAGTCGTTACCGAATTACCATCTAATAATCGTGGTGGTGGTTTTGGTAGTAGTGGTCTTAAATAGGAGAATATTATGCCGATAGTTTCCCAGAAACAACAAGGATTTTTATTTTCTCAACACCCTAGGATTGCCCATAAGATGGTTGAAAAAATGAAAAAGAAATCTGGAAAGAAACATCCTCTTAAAGGTCTTCCAGAAAAATCTAAAAAGTCCAAAGACGAATGTGAATCAATCGAAGGAATGGAAAGTATTACATGAAATTAAATTATGATAATATAAAAGTTGGAGATATAATTTGTACAACTTCTTTAGATCCTATTGCTTTTGGTATTAGGATAAAAGAAGCCGGTGTTAAAAATATGTTTAATGCTAAGATAGCCACACACGTAGGAATAGTGGTTCCTATAGGACCAGAGAATACTAGAATGTTGGCTATTGCTGAGATGAGTAATAGATTAAAAATTAACTCATTAAATGATTATTTAAATAAAGGGTACTTTGGTAAAAGAATAGTTTGTATTAGAAGGTTTGAACCTTTTCAAGAAAAACCTATTCAAGACGCTTTGGTTAAACAGATATTTTCTTGGTGGGAAGCTGGGAAGAAGTATGATTACGCAGGTGTTTTAAAGTACGTATTTCCTTTTTTAAAAGACAAGGATGAAAAGTTTTACTGTAGTGAAATGTTAGAATGGTTAGCTCTCGAGTTGGCCCACCAAGATTTAATTGAAACTAAGCACGAAAAATACGACGTGATGCCTTACGATATACAAAAATCTAAACTTTTAATAGATGTTGAAAACTGGAGATAAATAATATGAATTTCTTTATAAGAATTTTCTTTATAACATTAGCTAAGGCTTTAGCTTTTGCTTTTGTTAATCTAATGTTTAAACCAAGAATGGGATATTAAGATGTCTGAAATTATAATTAAAACAAATGGAACAATTGAAAATACATCTATTACTGTAGATGGAGTAGATAAGACAGTAGAAGGATGTGTAGTAGCAGTTGATATGTATGCTAGAGCACCAATGAAAGGATCTGTATCTGGTGATACTTATCCAGGATTTGTAGATGTCTCTTATTCTTGTATAGATAAAGGCGTAATAACAAGAACTACATTAACAACCTCTGCTACAGAGTATACAAATGGGGTAGGATCTTCTCGCGTAGAAACAGATGATAAATTAAGTAAAATTTCTTCATCTGATCAGATCATTCAATATATTGGAAAAAAAATAGATCAAGAGAAATCAATTCTAATTGATAAAATCATTGATCATTGTAAGACCAATAATATACCTTGTCCAGAAAAAGATATTCTTTCGGTTAGAACAAAAGAGTCTTTAATAGATAGGGCAACAGATCTTAGCATCAAATTGGAAGGATAAATATCATGGCTTGTAAATCAAAGGGTAAGAAAAAAGGAAAGTAATTATGGCAAAATCTAATAAACCAGCACCTATTATTATAAAGGGCGGACAGAAATTTAAAGATCCGAAATGGGCCGAAAAAGTATTTAAACCTTACGAACCGGCTTTTCCTCAAAAAATTTATGATCCTAAAAAAGGAAAAACTGGCATCTCAACATAAAAAGTGATTTGCAAAATATTGGATGGCTTATGCTATTAATAGGGTTAGTAAAATAACCTTGGTGCTTTCATAAACCTCCCTTCTTTTGCACCTTTCTTTCTCCTCAACGACGCTCTGTTCTGGGGCGTCGTTTTTATTTTACACTCTTAACCTAATACTATGACTATACTATAATTGATGGCTACAAAATGTTATATATGCGGATTTATTTCTAATGATAAGTTGTGTCCCACACATAAAAAATTATATAAGTGGGAAGCTAGTATACAAGGATTTAGATTAAAAAAAAAGAATCAAGGTAGTAGATACACACAAAGTGACTATCATAAGAATGAAATTATTTTAACTAAATTGCTTGAAAAATATTATGGAAAAAAGAATATAATAACATCTTACCATCCAATATGGGCTCTATCAAAAAAGAATGTATTATATGAGTTTGATATTTATATTAAAAATAAAGATGTTTTAATTGAATATAACGGCGAACAACATTATGAATTTGTCCCATTTTTCCAGAAGACTAAGTCTAAATTCAAGGAACAAGTCCAAAGAGATAAAAGGAAATCTAGGTTAGCCAAGAAGAATGGAAAAAAATTAATAGTCTTTAAATATGATGAACCTATATTTGAAGATTATATTATTAATAAAATAGAAGGAGAATTAAATGGAATCTTTAATGCTAAGAGGAACAAATGCTAGTGGAATCTATTCTGGATTTCCAGGGATAGCGTTTTGTCTTCAAAATATTGTAATGGATCTTCCTGTTAGTGGAGTTACTGTGGCTCCATCAGTTACATTAAGTGGAGCTATTACTGGAAGTTATACTTTTAATGATAGTGTAGTAGTTACAAAACAATTTAACCAAAATGAAGATGTTTACGTTACTACAACTAATTTTGGAAGTAATTTTGGAGTAATTATAAATTATATAAGTACTGGTGATCCATCATCGTACATGCAGACAGATATGTCTCGTAGTAGTGGCGGTGGATATTCTACCCCGTGGAGATTTCAATCCTAATGAAAAAATTATGTAAAAAATGTAACACTACTAAAGATGTTATAAATTTTCATAAAAACAAATCTACTAAAGACGGATTAAGTATTTGGTGTAAAGATTGTAATATTAATTATGAACATTCTCAAGATAGAACAGAATATAAAAAAGAATATAATATTAAAAGTTATGGAATTACTTTAGAAAAATATAATTTAATGTTAATTGCTCAAAACAATAGATGTATTGGATGTAATAGAGTATTTAATAATGATAAAAGATTTACAAAACCAAATATAGACCACGATCATATTACTAATAAAGTTAGAGGACTTCTTTGTGGAAAATGTAATACTATTTTAGGATATGCTGATGATAATATTACAGTACTATATAATTTAATAAAATATTTGGAGAAACACGATGGAAATAGCAACTTTATTAAAATCGATAGTATTATTACTTAGTCCCCATTATACAGTTCTAATTATTATAATTGCTTTGATTTTTTTGTTAATAGTATCTATAGGGGGTAATATTGGTATTGACTGGAAATCTCAAAAATTTACTTTTGGTTCGCAAAGACGAGTAAGATCTAGATCTTGTGGTGATTGTGTGAGGATTATTATTTCTAAGTGTACTGTGCACTTTTTTAATTTTAATAAAAATCACACAAGCATTCTTCGACAACAAATGGTTTTTGCAGAACATAAAATCATCGAAATAGAACAAATTGTTAAATCAGAATTACATAGTAGATTTAAAGATGAAATAAGAAGGAGTTTCAAAGATAATGGATTTAATAATATGAATGAATCTGATTATGCTAATTATATTGACGAAAGAGTAGAAACACTATCCACTTTGATTAATTTTAAGAATAAAAAAATTGATTTTATTATAAAAGAAATATATGATAATGCAAAATCTGTCAAGATAAGAATCGAACAAGAAATTAAAAATGAGGAAGATGCCTTTATTAAAGATATTGATAAGTTTTCCAAATCGGCTGAGTAATTAACCTTGAGGGAGGTTTAATGACTGTAAATTTAAGAACTGGTTCGGAATCTCAAGAACTAGCAATACTAGGAAAGGATAATCCAGAATTAATAAATTTAATTCAAATTTATCCACCTGAAATGCATTGTTTGCTTTTAAATAATAAAGAGAAATTAAATAGATTATCTAAATTATTAAATGGTGTTTCTAAAAATGCATGTATCAATACAATGATTATGAAATGTACACAACAATGTATATATAAAGATATATGTATCTTAGCAAAAGAAGGACTTGCTCCAACAGATTATCCTTGCCCAATAGAAAAGAAATTAATAATGGATCTAGAGTTTGACATTGTTAAATCTTTAGAAATTGATCAGAATAATCCTATTGAAATGGAAATGTTATGGGATCTAATAGATACTAAGTTACTAGATATGCGCGGAAGTGCATCTTTAAAAGATGGTAAATTAACTCAAACAATAGAACAAAAAATAGGACCAGCAACATTTACCAGAGAAGAAATTTCGCCTACTATTGAGGCTAAGTTAGAACTTAAAAAACTTAAACATAGTATAATAGATAGTTTTGTAGCTACTAGAAGAGCTAAGAAAAAATATGGAATGGATAGTAATTCTCGTTCTATTGAACAGATGATCAAAGAAGCTGCAGAGAACGTAAATGAATAATATGATTTCTAAATGGTTCAACGATTTAACCGCTAATCTGGATAAGTGGGCAGAACATATTAATGCTGAAACTAAACATATTGTAGAAACAAATAAAAATAATACTGTTAAGAATGTTGAAATTAAGAAAGATTTAAGTTTTAAAAATGCCCAAAAAGTAATGAAAAAAAATGGTAAAGAGTATTTTTTTCGTAATGTTAACGTTACCCAAGCTACTCAAAATTTTAAAAAATTACTTGAAGGAAATTCATATATTTCTAAAGTAATGAAGATAGCTGGAAGTAAGATAGGTAAGAAAACTTTACATGGCGTAGCGATTGTACTTGGAGCTGGTTTATTAATGGGTGCTCTTCGCCCTAAACAAGAATCAGCTATTCCAAAAAAATACCAAAGAGGATATGATAATATTAGCCAAACTTTAACAGATTTTGGATCGGCAGTTCATTTAGATAAAGCTTCTCAAAAAGTAATAGTACCATACTACTCTAGTACAAGAGATAGCGTAATTACTTCTACAAGTGCAATTACTAAAGGTAATATTGCACTAGCTTCTAACAAAAATGCCATTAGACATACGAGATATTAATTATGAATAAAAAAATCCCAAATAAAACTGACAAATTTTTTAATCCAAAAAAAGACGGAACTCTTTTAAATACTGGCGGAACGAAAACTGCATCATCGGCTGAATGGCGTCGAGCAGCTGCTAGATATTTTCAATCTAGTGAGATGACTCCTACTCAAGGAAAACTAAATAGGAGAAAGATGCCTATTCCAGGAATAAAAAGAACCCCAAGAAAAACAGTGCCAACTACTACTCCTACTGCAAAAATATTACCAAATAAAACTAATAGCATAGCTAAAGATGCTATTACAACAGTTAATAAATTAAAAGGTGGAACTGGAGTTGTAGATAAGTTAAATAGATGGTCCATTAATATTAATAATACATATAAAGTTCTTAGTAATAGCAAAACGTTTAAAACTGGGGCCAGACTTGGAAAAGCTATTGGTAAATTTGGATTAGGCGGAATGGCATTTGCTGGTGCAATGGGATTAACTTTAGCTTTAAGTAAGACTAGACATGGGAGAGACTAATGGCATATACTGATCCTTATTCAAGTAATGAACCTGCCCAACAATTAGGATTTGGTGATGTAGTAGGAGCTCTTAATCCTATTTCATTAACAACTACTGCTTATACTTCTATTCCTTCGGTATGGAGTACAACTAAAGGAATTTGGACTCCAATTAATTTAAACCAAAAAGTTTGGAAAACTCAATTACGAAATGTTTTTACTAAAGATAAATTTGATATTAAAAATAAGTTAATTGGAAAAAAATTTGCTGTTAATTGGAAAAAAATACCAGAGGCCATTAAGAATACTTTTAGTTTAAATCCTTGGGGAGGTTTTAGAATTGGCCAAGATTATTTACAAACAGATTTTACCAAAAAGGCTGCTGGTCGATTAAAAAGTTCTGAAGAATTTATGGCTAAATCTAAATTATTAGGAGAAGAATGGGAACGTTTAAATCTTCCTGGACAACTTTATAAAGGAAAACATAAGATGCCTAAGGAAGTTCGGGAAAAAGCTCGTAGTGAATTTATGAGTACAAGAGTTAGAGCATTAAGAGAGAAAGATAAAGTAGCTCCTTTATTAAAAATGGCAAAAACGCAAAAACTAGCAAAATGGGCAATTACAGGAGCAAAAGCTGGAAGTATAATTGGAGCTGTTACGCTTGCTTGGGATATTAGTTCTGCAGTTGCTAGTCCACTCTTAAATTCTTCAGTTCAATTATTAGGAAATGCAATTAATACTTTTGAAAATAGATTCATGCCTGAAATGGGTGGTAGATTACAACAGAGTTATTTATCTTATGGGGCAGCCACCGAAAGACAAAGGGCGATTTCAGCTATGTCAAAAGCTTATATTAATGGTCGGAGTGCATTTGGGTCCGAAGGTCAACTTTACCACCAATAAATATGAGAAAAGATAGATATGCCTATAAATGAAAATATAATTAAAACCTTTACTAATCCACTTACATGGTGTGAGAGCTATTTAAGAGATCCTAGAAATAGAGATAAGCCGCTTGTATTAAGATCTTATCAAAGAGATGTTTTATTAAATACAAGAAAATATAAAAACACAATAACTCGATGGGGCAGAAGATGCGTTGTTGGAGAAACACCTATTCAGATGTTTGATGGATCTATTAAATGTATTAAAGATATTAATATTGGAGACTTAGTTGTTTCTAAAAATAATCATGGTATTATTAAATCTGGAGAAGTAATTGATAGTTTTTGTAATGGAGAATTGGATATATTTGAAATATATTTAAATGATGGAAGAATAATTAAATGTACTGAAGAACATGAGATATTAAGTTTAATATTAAACAATAATAATAAATTAGAGAAAAAATATCTATCTATTAAATCAGGATTAAAAAAAGGTAATAAAATAGTCATATTAAAACAATACGAAACATATGGAAATTATTCTAATATAGACGAGGCTAAATTATTAGGATATCTTTTAACAGACGGACACATAGTAGAAGGACAAACTCCAAAATTTACTGGAAATAATATATTATATATTAATGAAATTCAGAGTATTTGTAAGAAACTTTTTGATTATAAGTGTGTAATTACTAAAAGAAAAGAAAGTAATGCTTACGATATACATATTACAGATTCTGATAAAGGAACTATTAATAATTTAAAAAATTGGTTAAGAAAAATTAATCTTTTAGGAAAAAAAGAAAAATTAAAAAACATATATAACACTATATCTAAATATGATAAAGAATCATTAGGTTGTTTTTTAAATAGATTATGGTCTGGTGATGGATGTATTAGTTTATGGAATACTAAAGATAGACCTAATGGAATGAGAGTAGAATCAAGTCTATCTTCTAGTAATTTATTATTTTTAAAAGAGTTACAAACATTTTTATATAAATTTAATATTGTTTGTAAAATAAAAAAAGACGAAAAAATATGTCGTTTTACTGGAAAATTAGCATTAAATTATAAATTATATTTTTCTGATAGAGAAAGTATTAAAAATTTTCTTAAATTAACTGGTCCTATTTATGGTAAAGAAATACAAAGTATTAAAGCATTAGAAGAGATTAAAAAAAGAGAATTTTTAAGAATAACAAAAGGAACTCAGAATTTTAGAGGAGTTCGAATTAATAAGATAACTCATATTGGAAAAGAAAAAGTATATGATATTGCGGTTTTAAATTATAATAATTATATTACTAATGGAATAGTTTCTCATAACTGTGGAAAATCAGTGACTTACTGTGCAGACGCTTTATGGTGGGCCTCTGCGTATCCTCTAGTTAGAATGTTAGAAAATAAAGAATCTAAAACTAAACCTTATAGAATTTTAGTATTTTGTCCTTATGAATCTCAGGTTAAAGAACTTTGGAAAACCTTCACGCAACTAATTGGAGACAGTCCTTTATTAATGGATCAAGTTGTTAAAATTAGAACATCAGATATTCATCTAATAGAGTTTAAAGGAGCCGACGATGATAGTATTGGAAGTACAATAGAAGGATATACAATTGGTATTTCTTCATCTAATCAAGGAACTTCGTTGAGAGGATTGTCGGGCGATCATATATTTATAGATGAAATGGATTATATTCCTGATGAGATTATGGAACAAGTTATTTTTCCTATCGCGCGCACACACGAAGATGTACGTATGCGTATATGTAGCACTCCAAGTGGTAAACGCGGACCATTCTTTAAACTTGTTTCAGATGCAGAAAGATTAGGTTGGTATACCTCGCATGTTCCTTCTTGGCATCCTGATAACGAAAACTGGTTAAGTATTGAAGCGGCTAAGGCTAAAGGAAAACAAATTGAAGAAAGCACAGAGTTTCAAGTAAAAAATACCACTGGTAGTTCTGCATTGGAAAGAGAGTATGGTGCAGAATTTGGCGAAGAAAACGCTGGTGTGTATAAACACGGATTCATTAATAAATCGTTAGTACAATATTGTAGATACTTAGACTTAGTTGATCCTGATGTTTTCGATCCAGGATTTGTACAAAATCCAGAACATAAATATATAATCGGTGTAGATTGGAATAGTTATATAAATGGTGGGCAAGTTGTAATGGTTGAATTTTGTTCTACTCCTACTATACAGTCATATTATGACGACGATAAGAAACAAGACGTAACTATTGATTTCACCGGTAAATATAGACTATTTTATAGAAGAGGAATCAAATCTCAAGAGGCTACCCAAAGACTTACTAGACAAGAAATTATAAGATTATTAAGAGATTATAAAGTAGACTATGTGTATGTTGATTATGGAGCTGGCGATACTAATATAGAAGAGTTAGGTTTATTTGGAAGAAACAATCCCACTTATCATATAAAACAAAAATTAGTTGTAATTGATAGTGGAGCGGTTATAGAACATTATGATCATACAATTGGTAAGATTGTAAAAAAAAGAAATAAATCACTAATGGTTAACTTTTCTGTTTTAAGTCTTGAAGAAGGGATGATGGTGCTCCCAAAAGAGGAAGATCAGCAAACAAGATTAATAGGCCAAATGAGAGGATATACAATTAAAAATATTACAACTCGCGGGGAATATTCATATGAAGGGGACGATCATATATTAGATGCCTTCAATCTGGCTATTTATGGATTCCAACAAAAGTTTGGCCAGTTATTAAGTTCTAGGGCACAGTACTCTATTCATAATCTAGGGGATCCAAGATTATCTGTCTATCCTAAAAGACAGGCATTTGTTAATGGTCCAATTGCAATTAAAAGACAATCAGGATCAACTTATAGCGGACCTCTAAGAGATCCAGAAAAACCATTTGGACATATGCCAAGAAATAATAGTATTTTTCAAAATAGCAGAAGATCTAATCTTAATCTAAGACGAGGAAACTTTTAAATGAATATTACTGAATTTATGGGAAAGGAACTTCCTCCAGAAGTACTCGAACAACTTAATGTTGTTGGTCGTATTAAATTTCTTTTAAAACCAACTAGTGTTTCTGCTATAAGTGAGGCCGAAGGCGCTCCACAAGAAGACGCATTAAAAGAAGTACAAAAAGACATAGATAGATTAATAGATGATGTTGCAAAGTTTGAAGATTTAGTTAAAGATTTAGAAGATAACGCCGATAGATTATTAGAAGATATGAGTATTCCACTAATTAATGATATGGTGGCGGACGCTTGTAAACAATTGGGCGGAGATACAATTACTAAACCTATTTACGACAAAGCTCTTACGATATTACAATATATTCCAATGATAACTACTGGGCAAGATCCTTTCTTAGCCGCTCTAATTGGAGACGGATCAATTACTGGTCCTAGATTAGCTTGTGCTGATATGGGACCAACTATTGGAAAAATACTTAAACTAGCAAAAAGAAATCCTTATGTAGCAGAAGAAGTAATCAAAGACGCCGGTCTAGAACAAAAGAAAAAATGGTTAGGAATGTTGGGAGATATGTCACTTCATTTATTCAATGTTCTTTTATGGAAAACATTATGGCCAATTTTAGTTGATCAGTTATTAATTAATCCTATTAGAATAGCAGTTGCAAATGTTGTAGACTCTGTTCCAGGTTTTTTTGAATGCACCCCATCTGGAAAGACACCTAAAATTGGTAGATGGAAAATTAAAACTAAAGAGTGGTTAAAGATATTTGGAAGAGCAAACAGACTTCTTAATCAATTAAGATGGTTTTTACTATGTAAATTAGTTAGGGAAATAGCATCTTCAGAATATGTTCCTGTTGTTGAAGGACTAGATTGTTCAATTAGTCCGAAATGTGCTCAACAAGGAGGACAGTCAATAGATGGTGATTTTACTGAAAAGATAAAATTTCATGAAGCTGCTGATAAATTAAATGAGACTATAGATCCATCTAAAAATGTTGATGACCCATGTATTACTACAGAAGATTTTCCAGGTAATAAACTAAAGATTCCTACAAAATTTGGTGTATCTCCTGAATGTATACAAGCCGCAAAAGTTATTGTTGAAACTGTTAACTCGGACGCATTTACACCACCTAATACAAGGAGTAGTTAAAATGGCGCACGTTAAAAAGAATGGATATGTTGGAGGAGCTGTAATAATTTATCCATATATTAAAAAATTAAGAGAAGAAGTCGAGTTCCAAAAATTTCAATGTAGGGTATTAGTCGATGATGAACGAACTAGACAGTTTAAAAAGAACACTGAAGAGCATCCTGATTCTATCCATGCAATGAGATATAATTCAGAAAGAGCAAATTCTATAACAGCCGAAGGAAAGAAAAATGGCAGTAACACCACAAGGTCCTAATAGCCAAGATAATATAAATCAGGTTTCTACTGGTATAGAAAATGCTGTGGATAGAATTACTAATCTATCTTTAGGTGATATTGCTAGAACTATTAAACTTGATCTATTGGCTAAAAAACTAGTTGGTACAGAATCAGAAGAATTGAAAAAGAGATCACAATTATTAAGAGAAACTAATAGTAAAGTTAATCCGATTCTTGTTGCTTTTGGAAATGATTTATTAGGTGTTTTAGTTAGTTGGTTTGAAGATCCAAAAGTATTATGTTGTTTAATTCAAAACTTATTTACTATATACCTTTCTGAAAACCTAGAGAACACTCCAACTGGTCAGTTTGTTAAAAGAAATTATAAATTATCTGAAACAGATTTTGCTAATTGGATCGATAATTTAATAGCTTTAATTGATTTTATTATTATATTATTAACCGAAGATTTAAAAAGATTAGTTATTATAATACCAGATATTATTAAGGAATTATATAATGCAATGATGGGTGCTATAATATTATTAATTCAAGAAACAGCTTTTGCTTTAAGAGATTCTGTTATTAGAATGGTTTTTGAATGGATGGATAGTATTGATACAGAAGGAACGTGGTCAAAGTGTCTACCGTTTAAACAGCTTTTAAATGTAGTTAAAAAATACATAAGCGATTATGGTATTCTTGCTAAAATTTTAGAAATAATTAAAAGTCATTGTTCTGCTCAGGCTGCAAAAGCTAGAATTTATGCAGCTAGTCTGCCACCAAATGCAAGAGATCTAGAATACTTATATTGGTTTAGAGATTTATTAATTAAATTAAAAAGAGCTACTCTTAATTTTGATGTCTGTGTTGATTATGAATTTGTCGGAAATGCTAGTGTAACTCTCGAAGATGCCAAAAAAAGAAAATATGTTACTGATATTAAAAGTTCAGATAGAAATAACTTAGGTAATCTTGATGAACAAGGAGGCTATACTATTGCTGGAGATGGTTCTGTGATAGTTGATAGAGCTAAAGTTGTAAATGGCGAGTGGTTGCCTAGAATTTCAAATGATTTTATTAGAGAATTTGCACATACAGAATATGGACTTCCTTACGAAGTAATAGATAATACTTTAACTAGAGGGACTTCTGAAGATAATATTCAAGGAACACTTATTAATTCTCCGTATCCAGGAACATTTAGTAAGTGTATAGATTCGCCATCGGCAGAAGAAACTTTAAAATGGATTTTAAATATGAGAAGTAGGTTATCTTAATGAATATACTTAATAGATTATTTCCAGTTAAAAAAATAGTTCTTCAAGAACCAAGAAATGCTGACGTTGTTTTAGCAAATGGACAAACAGATAAAAGAGATGTCGATGATCCAACGTCAAAATTTTGCGGTCCTATTCATGTTGGATTCGAAACTAATAGATCAACTGTTAGAAGAAAAGATGTTAGTTATCAACGTTCAGAATATGATCTCGAGACATTAGCAAACGCTGTACAATTAGATGGCATTTTAAGAAGAACTGTTAATATCTACACAGAACAAATACTTAAAAACGGATACGAACTAAACTCCCAAAACGATAAAATTCAAAAACACACAAAAAATAGGATTAAGGAAATACAGTATTTTACTGGTATTAGTTTCATTGAAATACTTAGTCAGATATGTTCGCAATTAGTAACTTATGGAAACGCTTATGTTATTAAAGAACGAGGAAAAAATTTAAGTCAATTTGGAAAACCATATAGATTATATGGAAGAGATAATGATCCAATTGTTGGAATATTTGTAGCTGATGCATCTACCATGGAAGTTGGACTAAATAACAAAGGAAACTTAGTTACTTACAAACAGAAAATTAGAGGCGAGTCTAGTGAGTGGGACGAGAGAGACGTCATACATTTTACCTATAATAAGATCCCAGGTTGTTTGACTGGTCAGTCTCCTATTATACCCGTTCTGGATGATGTAAGGGCTTTGAGAAAATTAGAAGAAGAAATAGAAATTTTAGGATTTCAATATAGTATTCCCTTATACTTATATAAGGTTGGAAATAAAGATATACCTGCGGCTCCTGGAGAAATCGAAACAGTTAGTAGTACAATTGCAAATATGCCGACATATGGAATGTTAGTTGTTCCTGGACACCACGATATTACAATCCCAAGCAATTCAAGTAATGTAATGGATATCATAAAATATGTAGATCATTTTAAATCAAGGATTTATGGTGGTCTCGGAGTATCTCCAGTTGCGCTTGGGCAGATAGATACATCAAATAGAAATACTTCTCAAGTTGCAGATATGGGAATGCAGACCATTACTAAATCATATCAGCAAATTATTAAAAATAAATTAGAGTTAGATTTATTAAGAGAATTTTTATTAGATGGTAATTATAGCAAATTAGAAGACGAAATTGAATTTGTCTTTCCAGAAATAGATATCGAAACTCAGATTAAAAAAGAAACACACATTATAGCAAAGTGGCAGAATAATCTAATCACAAGAACAGAGTCTAGAAACGAAATGACCTATGAAAATGCTATAAACGATGAAGATACATTCTTAAGATTAGTAGATATTCCAAAGATAGAAGCTCAAACAGAAGGACAGATGATGGTAGCTAAAACTAAAGCAGCTGTTGCTCCTGCTACTTCTAAAAATGCTAAGTCAACTAGTAATAAAGTTGCGCCAAGAAATCAACATGGAAAATCAACCAGACCTAAATATGTCAAAAGTTCTACCAATATTTATGGTGGACTAACTATTTTTAATAAGGATTCTTTTTCTACCAGTTTAGAAGAAAAAATTAATAATCATTTAAAAGATCATTTAGATATAGAAATCGCAAAGTTATGTTCGTTTTATCATAAAGATTTATTTGAACCAGATTCTCTTATAGTCTCTCAGTATTTTTCAGCTATATCTTTATTGATCAGCGATAAGGTAAATAGAGCATCCAAACACTTAGATGATATAAATAAACTTGATTTAATTAACCAACAAACAAAGAAGTTTATTGAAGATCAAGAAGATAAGATTCATAACCTAGCTAAAATTTTAATGTTTAAGTCGTTAGGAATTGATACTATACTAATTACATCGGCAAATTGCGATGAACATGCCGATACTACATTTAACATATCTCAAATGGACTATTCAAAAATTCCTCCATTTGGATATAAATGCAAATGTGAAATAAATGAAGAGAAATTAAATGGGTAAAAAAATTAACTTGCCTGATAGCGTAGAGATTAAAATTAAGGCTACGCACTTTGAACCTTTTATAAATAAGAATGCGGTTAAGTATACAGATAAAGCTGTTAATGGCGGTGTCAACTCTTGGACTAAGCCGTTTAATAAACCGCAATTAATTGGCCATGATAAAAATTCTTCACCAATTGGTAGAATATTTAATCAAGAAATTATTAAAAATAAAAACCCAATAAATGGTGAACCGCCAAATTATATAAGACTATATGCTCGAATTAATGATCAAGATTCTGTTGAGAAAGTATTAGACGGTCGCTTTAATACTGTATCAGTTGGATCCAAATCATCTAGAGTTATATGCAGTGAGTGTGATCAAGTTATTACAGAAGATGGATTATGTGATCATAAAAAAGGCTCTTTGAACGATAAGGGCGAAATGATTCACTGGATCATTGATGAAATTGAATATACGGAAGATTCTTTCGTAAACGAACCTGCAGATGAATTTGCAGGTATTGAAGAGATTAAGATTAAAGATAAATGGGTTCCCTATCAGGAATTCCTAGATAATCGTAGTTCTCTTCTTAAGGAAATATCCTTGGAGGATTGCATGCCAACACAGACGGACGCCAAATTAAGTACTGAGGCGAGAAATAAACTTTCCGAAAGTGCTTTCTGCGGTCCTGGAAGATCTTTTCCCGCTCATGATAAAGCTCACGTAACAGCTGGCCTAAGACTTCTGAATAGATCAAACTTTTCAGATGCGACTAAGGCTAAAATTAAAGCGTGTCTTTATAGAAAAGGAAAGAGATATGGAATTGTTCCAACTCAAGACGAACTTCAACTAGATCCGGATATTCTAGTCAGAGGCGTAGACGATGAGTGGACACCTGAACAGAAAGTTGAACTTGAAACTTTCTTTAAAGATAATCCAGATGCAGATCTTCCAGAATCAACAGAAACCACAGAGCAAGCTCCTGAAGCAACACCAGTTGCAACAGAAGTTCCAAAAATTGAAGATATGAAAAAGCCAGAGTTAGTAACTCTAGCTAATGCTCTTCAAAAAGAAGTAGAAGATCTTAAGAAAGCTGCAGTAGATACTGTTGCGGCTAACGATACTAAGATTGCAGAACTAAATAAGAAAATTGAAGACGCCGCTCTTTTAGCAACACAGAAGGAAGACGAGATCAATAAATTCTTAGATGAGAACGCAATTCTTAATAAAAAATTAAGAGATTCTATTGTATCAAATATAATCGATCTAAAAATGACCGATAATAATAATGAAGAGCGAATCGCTCTAACTGAGAAATATACAAAGAGAACCATCGAAAGTCTAATGGACACTCTAGTTGATCTCAGGAATAAACCCGAAATAACAAATTCTGATACGAGAGTTGCTAATACAACTATTCAAACAGAAGATAAAAATTCTGATAAATCTCAGAATACTAATGATGAAAAGCCCGTAGATAAATTCTCGCTTTTCGACAGAGATAGAAGTTCAACGGAGGAAAATTAATTATGTCAATTTCTAATGATCGTCTATCATTTTCGTTAGGTAATATACAAAAACAAGATACTCGCACGCGTCCAAGCAAATATGCTCAGTCCGCTCTTCGTAACTGGAGATTCGAACAGAGTGAAGGTGTACGACCAGCAGAGTATATGGGTGTGTATAAATACCTACCTGTAGCTTTCCAAGATACTAATACAGAAGATTGGGTAGTAATTCCTAAGGGTCGTATAGTAAGTGCCATTGGCGCTTTCAATGCAACTCCGCTTAGTGGAATTGTACATCCTTGGTCATCTGGAAGTATTGTCATCGGTAACGAAGGTGACTATATGGGCACAGGAACAGGCGCAAAAATAGAAGTTAAAATTGATGAATCGTTTTTTGGTTATAACGAACACATTGTTAACCTATTAGTGCCCGCAAATGGTGGAGCAAACACAACAAACTATTATTCGACAGATGACGTTACTGCTGGTACAAAAACAATAGTTGGCGTCGCAGCTGCAAATAGTGGTACTTTCACTTCTTATGCAAATATTCCTATTGGTGTAGCCTATACAGATATTTATCAAGATATTAATGGTAAGTATTTGAACTATAGAATGCACGAAGATGGATATCATGTTCTAACAGACTGGTATGTAGAAGTTCCTTTCGCTGATGTTGGTCAAGCAACCGTAACTGGATTGTCTGGACTTATTGCAACATCTGCCCAAGCAACACAGGGTCACTGGCGACCAGTAACCAAGCAGTTCACTTATCTAACAATTGATACAATTGCTAGTAAAGTTGTAACTCCTGGAATGTTTGTTTGTTCAGACGGACTTGGTAACTATACACAGCAAGAAGCCGTAGCAGCAACTGGTACAACTGCAAGTGGTGGAGCCTTTACTGGTGTCGCCGCAACAAAGTATTTACAACCATTGACAGCTCAAACTGTTGGAAAGCTTATAGCTCTCGACACAAGAATGCCTAAAGATTCATTGCAAGATGTTCTTACCTATCCAAGATCAGGAATGCCTGGTAGCCAAACTGCCGGAATGGTTAAAAACCTTTTCGACTTTGTTTACTATGCTGTTTCTCAAGGAACAGGTACTGCACCTACAATTGAGCAAATATATACCTATATTCAAAAAGGTGTATTCGGTCTGGCCAGAATCCAGCTGCTTGTATCATAATCTAAAAGGAGATTACTTATTATGCCTTACATGACAATTAAAGATCAAGTCGCTGCCGAGTTTTTCTCGAAGAAAGAAGATCGTATTAAGTACAGTAATGTATATGATGCTTTTGTTAATCGCGGAAGACTAATGGATGACAAAACTGGCGACATTGCTAAGTTTGAATTAAAAGACCTTGTAACAAAAGAAGATCTTATGCGTTTTATGCCTCAGACAATCGAAACGGTTGTTCGTGAAGCTATTGAACCCAATCTTTTTATCGTTGACAGGTGTTTCCAGAGTATAACAATTGAACAAGGTAGCCGTATTCAAATTGGTGCCCTTGGTGCATTGGAAGCTGGAAGAGTTGGACAAGCTGGAGAATATCCAGAGAGAATGCTAGACCTTGATGGTGGAGACATGGTTGCTATCACTACTGATAAGTATGGTATCAAAATCAGTCTTACCGAAGAAGTCGTACAGCAAAATCAGTTTGACGTCGTAAACGTTTGGCTTCGTGCTGCTGGAAAAGCAATGGCACGCTGCAAAGAAAAAGTCGGCGCAAAGTTAATTAATGAGATGGGTTATAAGGTTTTTGATAACGCTTCACCAAGTACTTCTTATTGCGGAGCCACCAGTGGTAGAAATATCGCCGGTCTCACAAATGGAAGTATGACAGTAAATGACGTATTCGAAATGTATGCCTATCTTCTAAATAGAGGGTTCTCACCTGATACTCTTCTTCTTCACCCAATGGCTTGGAAGATTTTTGCCACAGACACTGAGATGAGAGAAGTTGTACTAGCACAGGCAACTATTGCCCAAGTGCAGGGTGGACAGTCAGCTCCAGGATGGCCAACTGGTCATAATGGTTTTGGATTAAGAACTCAGGGAACCGGAGCAGAAAAGACTAGCGGAAATACTCCAAAAGGCCCAAGTGCATGGACTCAGACATTGAATCCCCTTGGAGCAACATGGAATATTAGGCCAAGTTATCTTCCTTCTCCAATTCAGGTCCTCGTAACTCCTTTTGTTCCATTTAGTTATGGTTCACAAGGAATCGAAAGACTTGATAGTGGATGTATGACGAACGTGATTATGCTTGATTCTGGTAACTGTGCTGTTATCGGTCAAGGAGAAGCACCTCGTATGGACAGATGGACAGATCCTGAAAGGGATATCGTTAATATTAAGATCAGAGAATCTTGGGGTATGGCACCACTCGAACAGGGTAAAGCCATTGCTAAGGCAAGTAACATTGCGATTGCAAAGAACTACAATTTTGAGAATAGTAACTCTCAGACATTGACAGTCTTCGATCCAACTGTTTCACCTAGTGGATATACAGCACCAAGTCCTGTACTACCGTAATATTGACGTAGTAGATGATTAATTAAAAGGCTGTTGGCTCTTAAGGCCTTCAGCCTTTTTAATTTTGTACTTAATTCAAAAATTTTTAAGGGAGATTTATGAATAATAAAAAAGTAGAGAAGGTTAAAGTGGAGAACTTTAAACTTCCAAAGTATTTAAAACTTGCTAAAGGAACTATGTTCCTAGACATCGAGGGCGCTGATGCCTCGGGTGTTAGACTTTACGCATCAAAAGAAATATTTGTTGGTAGAGAAATAGAATTTACAGAAACAAGAAATGCAGAAGGGTTTTTAATAGTAAAAAATACTCCATTAGCCAAAGATAAACATAATAATAAAAATATTAATGACTTTGGAAAAGTGGATAATACACTTCCATGGTATGTGGATACATCTAAAATAGATAGTACAAAGTTATCTAGGCTTATAACTGCTTATAAATATGGAATACTAACTGAAGCAGATCCTAATGTACCTCCAGATTTTGTACCAAAAGTAGAACCACAAAAAAGAGAATTTGAAATTAACGATAAAGGCGAAAGAATTTTCTCTGGAAAAAATAAAGATATGTTTGTTAGACTTCAAAATATGAATTTTAAAGATTTAAGAGAATTTGTAACTACATTTCCAGATACAGCTAAATCAAAAGAAAATCTAATGGATTTATATGCTTATGAATTACGTGGATATAATCCTTTAAATCGTCCTCGATTAGAGGTCTTGGATCTTATCAAAAAGAAACTAAAAAAATACGGACCTGGAATTTCAGCAATTCGTATTAACGAAGATTAATTGGAGCCCAAATGGACTTAAAAGTAATAAATCATTCCCCAACAGTTAACCAGTCTGATGTTTATTTAAACGAGACTATCAAAATTTATTTTAATCAACCCATAGAAGAAACATCAATTAAGTGGGATAATTTTAGTGTAAATGATAATTATAGTTTTGCTACTATAGTTGGAGAAATTGGTCCAATTTGGGAAAGTGGAGTTAATTTAAGTGGGGTCACTAGTGGCCTCGCTTTTATTCCAACCGTCTATATGCTTCCTAATACAGAATATAGTGTATATGTTTTTGGTAAACCAAATAGCGTATTAGCCAAAGATGGATCAGAAATAAATCAAACTTATACTTATAGTTTTGTAACTGGAACGGGATATTATGATAGTATTGGAACAACTGGAACTCCTTCAGGAGTTACTTCTGAAACAGATATTGAATTATCTGGAATATTAGATTCTGAAGAAAGTAGTATTACTAGTTTTGAGGTTTATTCAACTACTCCAAAAAACAAACAATCTAATATTAATATGAGCACCATTAATGATATTAAAATATATTTTACTGGAAATATTACAACTCCAGTAGATACCCTTTCGGGTATGATAACTATCGATAGATTGGATGTGATATAATGTCGAATATAATTACTAATGAGGCTCAATTACGAATAGCTTCTGGACTTTTAGTATGGCCAACTAATACTGTTGTTGCTACGCTTTATACCTCATCTGCTACTTTTACAACAGATAGTTCATCTTATAGTGATACAAATGAACTTCCTACTGGAAGCGGATATACTCAATTAAATAAATCTGTTACTGGTAAAACTATTTCCTTGGATGATTCTTTAAATGAAATCGTTTATGATTGTGATGATATTGAGTGGTCTCCAACTGGAGGAGATATTGGTCCTGCGAGATATTGTGCTCTTGTTGATACTCAAGGTGGAGCTAATAAATATTTATACATAATGGATTTTGGTAGTGATAAAACAGCAAATGATGAAACTTTGTTTAAAATAATAATTAATGCAAGCGGATTATTTAGAACAAGACAAGGATAAGGAAAATATTATGTTATCTAGAGACTCTGTTAAAATAGCACCAATGCTTTTTACTACCAAAGTGGAAGAAGCGGATCCTAAAACAGGTAAAGTTGAGTTAGTAGAGAAAGAAGTACTGATACCAGAACACATTGAATTTCCTTCAATCAGGATACCTATTGGTAAAAACGTATTAGAAATAAACGACGTTATAGTAGTAGAACTATCAATTTTTAACAACAAAGGTAAAATTAAACTACAAGATACTCAAAAGATTGTATTAGTAGAATTTCCTAAAAATGGTAAAGTAATTGGGCGTTTGGCACTTAATTTAATAGAAACTTCATTAGATAGGGTCATAAAACCGACAGAGCCAATAGAAGAACCTAAAGAAGAACCTAAAGAAGAAGAACCTACTGGCGATGTTGGATCTGTAATAAAGTAACTACTGGAGAGTGAAAAATTAATAATAATTGGATAAGTTCAAGTGGTGGTCAATGGGGGAATGGGGCAAATTGGTCGTTAGGCACAGTTCCTACATTTGATGACGATGTAGTTATAGCAATGGCATTTAGCAACTATGCCATGACCGCCACTACAGATATACAATGTAAGAGTCTAGTAGTCTCTGGTACATATGGCGGAGCATTGTCTTGGGCTAATCAGACTATTACTACTTCTGGTAATTTAATACTGGATGGTAGTGGGACACTTAATACTGGCACTGATATAACCGTTAATATGCCCACTGGTACCTCTGGTATTTTTAGAATTGGTGCTACTACTGGTTCATTGTCAGCTGCCACTAATGTTAATATAAGCGGTAAAGTATCTTATTATAATAATAAAGGTGGATCTATTTGGAAAGTATTAACAATTGGTGCGGATTCTGAGGTATTTTTAGTTGGTAGTGCGGCTACAACTTATCATAATGGCGCTCCTCCATTAGTTATTGGGAATAATTCATATGTTTATTTAAGTCAGTCTATAAGAATGTATGTTACTGCTGATGGTCCTACTTTCAGTATGCTTGGATCAGGTACTTTCACAGGAGATACTTACTATTATATGTATCCTAATTCTGGAGTAACTTGTTGGATACCAGCCCTTTCTGGTACTCTTCAACCACAAGTTTATTACACTTATAATAACGCCACTGTTAATCTAAGTGGCGATTTATATGGTAGTGCTTTTCATACTAAAACCACTATTCCTGGTGTAACAGGATGTGTTTTTAATACCAATAATTATAGGATGTCATGTTCCTCTATCAATGTTTCATCTACAAGTATTAATGATAGATTAACATTTAATTGTGGATCATCTATTATAACTGGTACTACTTTTAATGCTCTGACAACTACTATTGCTAACGAGGCTCCAGTCGTTTTTAATATGGGTAGTTCTCAATGGACAATGTCTTCAACTTGGCTTTTCAGAGGAGGATATATTACTAATCCTGGAACGTCTACTGTTACTCTTACAGGTACTAGTAATATAACCTCCAGTGGTAGCGCTTTTAACAATTTATCATTGGCTGGCGCTACTGGAAAAACATATACTGTAATAGATCCCCTTGTCTGTAATAATTTATCATTTAATGGTGTCAACCATAATTATGTCCAAACTGGAACTACACTAACTGCTAATGGTGATGTTAATTTTAATACTACTGCTGCTGTTACTCTAGGTACTGGTATTACAATGGCTGGCCCGTCTGGTATTTTAACATTTTCTTCCACTATCACTACTTTAACTGCTACTTCATGTATTTTAAATTTAAATAATAATTGCACCTTGGATGTTAATAAAACTCTTACCTGTCTTGGAGTAGTAACTGGTCCTAATTCTAATATTAGAACACAGGGATCTTCTACTCTTGTTTGTCAAAGTAGTGGCACACCAATAGTATTTGGAACTAATTCAACATTTTCAAACGGTACGACCCTATATTTAAGAAAAACTACATCTGGTGATATGTATACTTATGGTTCTGGATGTTCTATTGTAGGATCAGATATTTGTAATATGTATGCTTATGCTAATGGCGTTGCTGTAAATTTACCAGAATTAAATTGGGGCGCTGGCACACTTACAGTAACATCAAACTATACAGGAACTTCATTTACTCATACTGGAAATATATGGACTAGTGGATCATATAGTAATGTAACTAACAATACTACTGCACAAGCAATACATGATTTTAACGGATATAACTTAACATGTAGTCATTTTAGAACTGGAGCATATACAGAACATACTACTGGATATTCTATTTTTAATTATGGTAGCGGAATTATAACTTGTTCTAGTTTAGGAACTTCGTCTGATAGTAAAACCTGTAGCATTAATCTAGAAAGTTCAACTATTAATTGTAGTGGTAATTTCATGTTTCTATCTGGTTGGCAGGTGGATCCAGGAACCAGCGTAGTTAATATTAAAAACACCAGCACGGTCACATCTAATAATAAATCATTTTATGATTTCTATGTTGATGTGCCAGCCTCAGGAACAGTAGTTACCTTTGCTAACACTCCTAAATTCAGCGGAGATTTTATAGTTACTCAAGGTTCAACTAATTTTAGTAATTTAACGTATAGTGGTTATGGGGATTATTCTCTCTATGGTCAAGGCACGCATACAATTGGGTCAGGCATCACCATGATGAACGATGGTACGTTTTATATTGATGATACCACTGGAACCATAACTAGTGCTGGCTGCATACTAACCCCAACAAAAAATACAGATATCAGAATAGGTAGCAAGAATATATACTTAAATAGGCTAATATTATCAAGCGGATATTTATATAGGTTTGCGAGCACTTAAATGTTATATATTAATAATTATAGCGGCGACTGGAATTATACTACACTAAGACCATATATAGCTGGAGAACACTGGTTTATTTCAATGCCTTCTGGTATTATTCCATCTGGTATAAATGTATCAGGTAGTTATAATATAGGAAGCATTATAGTAGCTACATCTGGAGATAATATTAATGCTGGAGATAATTCTGGATGGTTATTTGCGAATAACATAGAATATCTAGACACTACAACATTTATATCTTTTGTTCCAAATAATAGTACTGTTGGTATAGGAACATCTTATACTCATATAGTTGATACTTTAAATTTTATTTCTTTTTCTGGGACAGTTCCAGAAGTTAGTGTTATTAGAGTTGATACTGGAACTCTTATATTTACTTCATATGATGTAGAGGTTAAAGCTAGAGTAATATATTGCGAAGGACCAAAGTTTGAATATCCAGATAGAGCAAGTGGAATTTATATATATCCTGTAAGAGTTAGTGGTAATTATATTTTGCCATTAAGAATATCTGGATACTATAATTCTCCACATAGAACCACTACATGTAGGTGGAGACAAACATAAAGTACTATCCTATATCTTGGAGGATTATAAATGAATTTTGAAATATCATATACTGGAAATTTATTAACTCTTGTTCCTGGAGAAGAACTTCAGACGAACTCAGAGTACTCAATTACAATTTTAAAAGGAGTAAGTGGCCTACTTCCTCCAAGTGGAACTACAATTGGTATTTTAGATACAGATTTTACCTTTTGGTTTACTACTACATATTGTCCATTATTTACTACTTTAAATAGAGTTAAACTTTTAATTGGTCCACTAGCAGATTCAATTATTGATGACACAATTTATAGAATGGTTCATAAAAATTCTTTAGATGCTATTGATTTATATGGAGTTAATAATAACACTGTAATAGCTTATGATTATTGGGGCTGTGATTGGGTAGATGTTCCTACTTTATTAAGACGATATGTAGAGTGTAAGACAGCCTATGATATATTAGCTCTTTTAAAAGTAAATCAATCAATGGGTAGTTTAGGTGGCGGCGGAGGAGATCAATCGAAAACTCTTGGAGATATGAGTATTAAATATGGAGGATCTTCTAATAGTAGTGGTGGAGGAGGAGATCCAAAATTAATGAAGGATCTTTATGATTGCTGGAATGAACAATTAAGAATGTTTAGATTAATGAGAGCTACAGTTAAAGGATATTACGATACAAGTAAAGGATATTTACATCCAGTTAGAGCAATCTACGATAATAGAATAATTCGACCAGTTATTCCGCACCCAGAAGGAAATTATACTCCTGGAACTACTTATATAAGAGGTATATAATGGATTGGTTTAAAACCGATGTTGTAAGTTCCCACTGGTATTCTTCTACATCTTCTAATAATCTTGTTGGAACAGAAATAGATCTTCGTCAAGAAATGCATGTAATTTTACATGGAGACCAGACTCATATTAAAAAAGGACATTGGGTAGTTTATAGAAGATTTAATAGAGATGTTCCTTCTACAAATTATAGTAATAGAACACATGAAGGAATAGGTGGGCCTGCTTATGAGTATACTGATTATTTATATCGAACACGTAGAGTTCCAGTAGATAGAAGAGGCTTGCCAGAAGATGCTTTAAAAGTAGGAATCGATCTAACAGATAGATATATTTATTATTTCGAATATACAGTAGTTCCTAAAATAGGAGATTATATATTTGAAATAGAATGGGCAGATCATAATTTAACTCCAACACTTACTGGATTAAAATATACAGAAAAATATAATATTAGAAGAACACATGACTATCGTTTAGAATTTGGGAACATACAGTATTATATTGTATCAGTTGATCAAGATGAGGTATCTTACTAATGGCTATTATTCTACCGGATCCATCAAAACCAATTTCAGATTTAAGATTTATAGTTGTTGAAAATAAACAATCTGAACCAATTAAATTTGAAATGGAATATAATGTTAAACCTCCAAGACTAAGATCTAGAGGTAGGGTTAATACGATTTATGATATGCATGATTTAATGTCTAAATCGTTAGAAATATTAGCTCCTCTTAAAACTGACTCGCAACCTCTTATTAATCAAGAAGATATATTAAATGTATCTGGATTCACTATTGATAAAAGTATTCAAGAATATGGTATATATTTAGCTCCTGATTTTCCTGAATTCTTAATTCCAAGATTAACTCCTAGTAACTATAAATCATCTCCTCAAGTTGTAAGAAACGCAATTACTTGGGGGGTTGTTAGATCTGAACCAGGAACTGTTTCTCAAGATGAACCATTTAGAGGAACTAGAGAAATAAAAGCTAGGCCAAGAGAGTTTATTGCTTATTTTAAAGATACCGGAAGACAAAATGTGTTTGGATATAATGACACTTTTTTAAACTCTTTTTCTGAAAATTTTGCTTATATGAAAATGAAGGCGCAATACTTTGATAATCTAGTACAGTATAACATATGGTCTAAAACCAACTATGAAGCAGAAAGATTAACCGAGTGGTTTGAAGGCGAATATATGGATAATTATATTGGAATGTTTAGAGAAGCTGGCGTGGTTCAAATGTATTTTGATAGAAGAGTAAGAGACGATACAATTATAACAATGAAAAATGGTTACCACGTTAGATCGGTACTATACTACATTAGAACAGAAAGAATAAAACCGGAATTAATTCAGCCTATTAAACAGGTTGCATTAAATATTAATGTCGAAAATCTTCAATCTATTTTAAAGAAAGAAGATAATTATATGGGTTCTATTGAGGATAATCTTGTTTCTCGATGGACCTTGAAAAACCAACTCGGAGGATAAATTAATGGCTAGAGAAATAAATCTACCGTCTCCAGTTACCTATATACAAGACTTTGGTCTTAATGTTACACCTGCTCCACTACAACGTAATAAAAGAGTTGTAATTATTGGAACAGCTGAAGATGGCCCTATGTATGAGCCAATTCAGGTTGAGAAGCCAGAAGACGCAGAGTTTGTATGGGGACGACTAGGAGCAGAAGGCAGTGATCTTGTTAGAGGGATCTTCGAATGTTGGGACGTACAAGGAGGACATCCTACTGTTGTAGGTGTTCGAATTGGAACTGGAAAAAATGCAGTTCTAGAAATAGTAGAATCTACTGGAAGCGGTGGCGATGTCGAATATGGTGGTAGTCGTACTTCTCTTAAGTTAGAGTCATTGTTTCCTGGAACTATATATAATCAGATAAGTGTTGGATACGACGAAAATAGGGACGTAGCAATCTATAATCCTAAGACCGGAGTAACTTCAACCTTTTCTGTTGATACAGAACGTCCTACAAATACAAATGTTGATGCACATAATGTTGCCGAACTTGTTGATGCAATTAATGCAGATCCAAATCTAAATAGTGTTTTAGCAGCTTCTTATTCTGGCATTTTAGCAGACTATGAAGTAGCAATAAATAGTTCAAGTTCTGGTATTGTTAATACAGCTACATCAGTTGAAGTACAATTGGATTCTATGTTGGCTCACTACGTAACTACTAGTGGTTTCATGATTTCTAATCCAATTAATGCAGTTGCATCTGCAGCTAATGATTTAATTGGTATCGAAACAGTTGAAGCAGTAAGTATTTCCGAATGGGAAAAAATCGACTGTGGTGGAAAAGCAGTTAATAAATTTGCCTTAATGCCTCTTGATGGAAAAGCTCCAGCTGAGTGGCAAACCATTCAAACAATGTATGATTATAATTCAGACGCTGAATATACAACCGATCCAAGTGGATATTTTGTATCAGAATTTATTTATAGTCTTTCTAATGCTTTAATGGATGGTGGAACTGGAGAAGGTGGTCCAACCAGATCAGGTGGATACTACAGTTCTAGTGTACAAACAAATACTATTAGAATAACTGTTCCAGTATGTTTAGACGATTCTGAAGAGACTTCTACTAGCGGTGTTGCACAGAGTTATATTACTGGACTAGTTGGTCCTGGACAAACTTATTCTTCATTCTCGGGAATTGGTTGGAGATATGCTACTTGTTCTGGAATCGCAACAAAATTAGTAGATAATATAGCTACAAGACCATCTGGTAAGATTGATGTCCAAGTCGCTACTTCAAGTGATCCAAATGATTTTTGGTCGTCAATACCTTATGATGGAGTTTCTGGAATTTATTTATCTGGTTATTCTGATGGTGTTGCTATTTTTAGAGTAGGCGCACAAGCATACACAAGCGGCGCTAGTATCATGAGATCGCTTGTTGATGCTAATGGAATAATCAAAGAAGGATTATATCTAAGAGTTAATGCTAACTCAGTTAAGAGTATGTTAAGTGAAGTTGATAATTTAAATACATTATCTACATCGACTTCTCTAACAAATTACTTTGTAAGAGGACAAGAAATATTATTTAATGTTCCTCCAGCATTTGATATAATTTGTAATTATGGAACTAGAGTTGAGTATGAACTGGGAGCAAATTTACAATTATCAGATGCTGCTAACGGTAAATTAACTTTTACTGATCCTGAAATGCTTCCTGGACCAGGTGGTGGCATATTAACTAGCGCAACTACATATTTAAGATTTAGATATAGTTATCTACCAACTTGGCCTAATATTACTACATCTGCCAAGGTATTATCCGGTGGAACAACTGGAGCTAACTTAAATAGCAGACAGAGAAAAGAACAACTAGTAACAGCTTATCAAAGACTACGTAACTATGGAGCAGATCTTTGGGTTCCAATGGGTGCTTACATCGATGATCTAGCTGAAAGATTTAATCCTATCACTGGACTAAAGGAAACAATTCCAACAGACTATATAACTGACTTGGTAGAATTCTTAGAAGATCTATCAATTAATAATATTCAACCACACGCTATTCTTGGTGTTAAGCCAATGGAAGAAGTTACACAGGCAGCCAAAGATCTTTGGGTTAAGAGATTAACTGAAAGAGATCTAAGGGATCCTAATCGTGGAGCAAATATTATGGGTCAGATAGGAAGCAAATTCTTATCAATAGTTGCTTTCGAACCTGTCTTTTTAAATGTTGGAAGAGGTCGCCCATATGTTGGTAACGGACAAGCAGTTTATGCTGGAATGTTAGCATCTATTCCTTACGATCTTTCACCAACAAATAAATCAATTGCTGGAATTCAAAGTCTAAGATTTACATTAAGTATATCTCAGTATGAAGCCTTAAATGGTAATAGATATATTACAATGAAATCCAAACCTGGAAGAGATCCAGTAATTATAGAAGATGTAACGGCTGCTCCTTTTGGTAGCGATTTCGTTAATTGGTCAACTTATAGCATAACTGCTGAAGCTGCAAATCGAGTTTATAATATTGCAGAGACCTTTATTGGAAGGCCAAATAGTGTAGAAGTTAGAACATCTCTAGAACAGTTAATTTCTAATACTCTTATGAGTATGGCTGGACTTAGAGCTTTTGATTTTTCAATCAACTCAACACCAAATCAACAAGTATTAGGTGTCGTAGAAATTGATCTAATCCTAGTCCCAGTGTTTACGATTAAGAAAATTAGAACAACTGTTAAACTTCGTAAGTCTTTACCCTCAACGATTTAACGTTGAATATATAGTGGGGTGAAAGCCCCACTATATTAATTGGAGGCCCCTATGGCATCAAACAGTCCAGCGAATTATCAAACGCTAGAGAATGCAACAGAAGGTATAAGACAAACTTATAATGCTTCTGCTGGAACAGATATCGTCGCAACCATTGACGGTATTTTAATTGGAAATTTGAATGGTATAAGCTTTTCAACAACCCGTGAAAAAGCTCCTATTTATGTAATGGGTTCGGTTGATGCAGTTAGTTTTGGTCGTGGTAGATAAGTTTGCCACGTAATTTGCTTAAAACGGTGGATGCTAACGTATAAAAAAAATACTATGCTAATACCGTGGGTAAGGTTAGTTTGACCAATGCCCGTACAGACTGAGAGCTGATTATGAAAAGCAAACATAGTTATAATAGTTCTTTGATAGTTCAAGATTCAGAATTTAAATACTACTTTTTAGGTATGATTGCTTCTGATGGATGGATAAGTAAAGATAATTCAAGAGTTGAACTAACTCTTAAAGAATCTGACAAAGATTATTTAGATATCCTTAGAAAACAAATATCTGATAGACCTTTGATTTATAAAGAAAAACAAAAAGCTTATAGATTAACAATTGAAGATATAACTATTAAAAATGAATTATTAAAATATATAAATTGTTATGATAAAACTTTTAATCTTGTTTTTCCAACAGGTATACCAGAACAATACTTAAAAGACTTTATGCGAGGATATTTTGATGGAGACGGCACTATAGGAGTAAAAGTTTCTTATAAGAAAGTAAGTGGTATAAGAAAAGAATATCCTGGAGTACGAATGAGATTACTTGGAACAAAGCCATTTTTATATAGTTTTGCTCAAACTCTTAAAAGATTAGGATTAGTTAATTTTGTAAGAGAACCATCAAAAAAAGGTAAAGAAAACGTTTTTATAATCGAATACGCCTTTGCTTCAGCAGAAAGAATATTAACTTGGTTATACAAAAATTCTAATTTTTATCTTGGACGAAAAAAGAAAGTATTTGAACTAATAATTAACTCCGATAGCGACTTTTTAATGAAAAATTATAGTAAAGTAGAAGGTCGTTATAACACGCAAACATCTAATAAAATAGATGAAGATATAGTCGATATAAGTAGAAATACTTTATATAAATGAAACGTGGTCATGCAGGTTCGTTAATCTTAAAATAAAGGGATCGTATGTTAGGAATAACATATTGCAACTCGTCAAACTGCTGGAACCTCCTAATGGGACAATCAGCAACTAAATTCTCGAAAGAGATAAATGCTCAGAGACTAAACGGCGAGGACCCCTAAAGGGTCAAGATATAGTCCAGACTACAACTCCTAATAGAGGCTTGGGTAACCAAGAGTAGTAATGTTACGAACTTTGACAGGCATGCCTTGTATGATATTATGCAAGGAACATTTCAAGAAGTAAATCAAGGACCATCTGATAGATATAAATATTATGCTAAATCTACAGATGTTCCTGCAGCTGGAAGAAGTCTATTACTTGGCAATTCACATCTAGATAGTCTAGGTGCGCTTGGTTCGTCTAAAGCCGTTGCTAATTATAGTGACCAAATTCCACCCTTTACTATTACTCTTACTTCTATGAATGAATATGGAAATATTTCAGCTATGCATATTCTAGGTGTAGAACTAATCAATGAAGGTTCTGGAGTAAGTATCGATGATATAGTTACAGAAACCCAGATGACATTTGTTGCTAGAGCAATTCTTGGATGGAAACCCATTCAACAATTTGGTGGTCGTGTGGATGTTAAAGGCGATGTATTAACTCAGGTTAATAGTTTAACTGCTATTAAACAAGCAGAACTCGCACAAAGTCTACCTTTTAAAGCTTAAACTACTAAAGGATGGAGGGAAACCTCCATCCTTATAATGGGACTATAATGGCTGATATATTTGGTGAAAATAATATATTCCGTAGACTTGGAAGAAACATAGAAAAACAAGTTACTACAAATCTTTCCTCTATGGTTCAAGCCGAACTTGCTAAACAAGATGCTTTTAATAAAAAACTTTTTGGATCATTAGGTCCTGCTGAAGCTAATCCATTTGCTGTAGATCCAATAGTTAATTTTTCCAAATCTAATTCCTCATATAGTGGTTCTGATTGTATTGTAATTGTACAATTAAATAATAAATTAATAGTACTTGGTAATGTAGAAACCTTTTCTCATTCTATACATAGAGAAAAAGTTCCTGTTCGCACATTAGGTAGATCTAATCCGAAAGGATTTACTGCTGGCGGACGAACCATTGCTGGAAGTATTGTATTTATTACCTTTGATAGAGCTCCATTATGGAGTATTATTAAAGAAACAGATTATGTAAGAAATCCAACAGATAGAGCATCTTCTCCACTACCTGATCAATTGCCTCCACTAGATCTTATACTACTTTTTAGTAATGAGTATGGTCACAGTTCAATTGTAAGATTATATGGAGTTGAGTTTCTAGACGAAGGTACTGTATATTCTATTAATGATTTATATTCTGAGTGCACTATGCAGTACGTTGCTAGAGATATGGACCAAATGATTGCGTATGAAGAACTTGCTGAATTTAGAAATATGATGTTTGAGAGACAAGTAAGAGGACAATTTATTGATACCCAATATCAAGCAATGCTGGATTATAAATCTAGAATTGAATCTCAAATATCTACAGCTAATGCAGAAATAGATAAGATAGATCTGGAACTTAATAGAAGAAATTTCGCAGCAGCTATTACTATATTTGCGTCAGAAGGATTATCGCTTTTAGCTTATGGTGATAAGTTTCTTACCAGAGATCAACTTAAAGGCGAAAAACAAAAACAACTAAGAATTAAAAATAGTTTGCTTAATGAACTTAAAAAAATTAATAGTAAATTAGAACAAAGAGAATTAATTGGAACTAGTGCTAATAAAGATGGAAGTACTAGTAGAGTGGCTAGCGATAGAACTCCTCAAGCAAATGTTACACCACAAGGATCATAATTATGTGGCCTTTTAAAAAAGATCCAATTAAAGAAGATCAAAGAAATCTTAATGCTAAGGAAGCTGATATACGACTAAAGCAAGGTGCTTCTTTTATTGGTAGTTCTAATGATCCTTTAACTACTCCTACTAGAGATAATGCTAAAACTTATCCATATGATTATTTTGCAGGTACAGATTGTAAAATATTTTTTGGTGACATTTGGGTAGACGACATAGTTACCTTACAGTATACAGTATCTCAATCTAAGTCTCCTATCTATGGATATGCTTCTCAAAATTTTGACGCTGTAGCTAGAGGTCAAGTTATAGTTGAAGGAAATTTAGCCGTTTCTTTTAAGGAAGTTGGATACTTAAATGTTATACAAGCTCAGTTAGAATCTCAAAGAAAAAAGACTCAATCAACTCTTGTGCCAAAAATAGAAAACTATGATAGTAGTCAACCAGATAAACAAAGATTTATTCCTGGATTTACAAGTATAAATAATGGAGTGAAAGGCGAAAAAGTAGATTTTGCATTTTCGAGCACTGGTACTCCGCAAATCATAAGACAACAAGAAACTATTGAACAAATATTAGCAAAGAAGAAAGGTAAAAATAATTTATCTTCTTCTGCTGTTGGTAATTATTTTGGATCTAATGCTGGAGACTTTGAAGATTTTGCAGAAGTTTTAGAAGATAGTATTTGGGGAGATAGTAATGGAAAACCTAAAGTTTTAAATGATAAATTAAAAAGAGTAGATGAGTTTGATTATAGTGAAAATGGTGGAATTATTACTGCTAAAAATACTGCATATTCAGATGTATTAAATATAATGTTAACCTTTGGCGATCTAAATGATTATAGAGCAGAACATACAATTATTCTTTTAAATGACGTACATTTTACAACTACTAGTATGATTGTTTCCCCAGATGGAAATCCTATAGCTGAAGTCTATAGTTTTATAGCAAGAGATATTAATAAATCTCTTAATTTTAAAACTGGAAATATTGATAAGATAAAATTAATGGTTGGGAACGACCAAATTAAAATTTCAGAATTAGAAAATATTGATAAAGTTCAACAGTTTATTGAGAAAAATAATGGTAAAGGAAATAAAATATCAATAATCCAAAAAGCAGAACTTTCAAAAGGTGGTTGGAGTTCAAGAAATATTGAACTTATTAGTAATTATGAAATTACTTTTAATAAAATTACTTCTTTTACTGATCAATTAATTGATACAATAGAAAGATTAATTAATGATTCTACTTTAACCGATGTTGCAATAGATTCATCCCAAATAATTATTACTGTAGAATTTGCATCTTTTAAAACAAATGGAGATTTTTCTTTTGATGCAGCTAATAATATAACTATGATCCTAGAGCAGTCCATAGCAAATACTTATACCTATAAAGTAATATCTCCAACTAGGTCTGGGTTTAAAGCTAATAACTTTATTTCTAGGGATAATCTATTTGATGCTCCGCCAGAAGTTATAAAAGCAGATGCTCCATTATCTAAAGATACACAAGACAAAAATAAAGAAACTTTACAAAAAAAGTTTGTAGGACCTCGTCCATTTGTAGGACCTATTCTGACACCAGAAGAAGTAGCAAAACGTCAAACACAAGCCACACAAGAAACTCAAAAAAAAGAAAAAATAGCAATTGATGCAGCTTTAAAAGCTGTTAAATTACCAGTAGAATTTCAAGATAAAAATAAAGTGGATCCGGTTGTAGCAGCATTAAAAAGAAAAGAAGAAGCACAAGCAATTAAAAATAAAAGTATAGATACAACTAAAAAACCAGATCAAGGTCAATTAATTAATGAAAAGCCTACATTATGGTTTGATCAAGTTACTCCTCCTTCTAATGTTAAAGATAATGTTATTACTCCTTCAACATATAGTCTAACTGGTATGAACTGGTTTAATTATGAAGATTCAAAAATTCCATTAAAATTACAGCCTCCTATTCCATTAACTGTAGATCCTGCTACCGAAGGAGTTAAGGAAAGTAGTACTGTTGTTTTTAGAGGAAAACCAGCTACTTCTCAAAAATCTACACCAAAACCAATTGATTATTCGACTGCTTTTGTTAAATCGATTCCAACTAAACTTACCGAAGACCAAAAAAAAGGTTTAGCTTTTGCTGAAGGAAGTGCAGAAAACCCATTTGGCAGGATTGGATTAAAAGTATTTTTAGCTGGGCAAATAGAAAAACAAACTAAACAACTTTTTGAAACTAATTTAAAAAAAGAAATAGCTAAAGATGCCGGATTTACTAGTTTATCAAAAAGTGAACAAAATAGAATATTATTAGAAAATATCAATAAAGCAGCAAAAGGAAGTGAAGGAGAAAGAAGACTATTAGCAATAATTAAAAAAGCTAATATTAAAAAAGAAGATTTAGATGCAGCTTCTTTAAAAGCATTACAAGAAGTTAATAAAGTTTCGCGATAAATTAAGAAAAGTCAAAAAACAATAGATTAATACTATACTAATTTTAGCCAAATAATGGCTAACAAATTAACCTTTAAGGGAGGAAAAATGGATATACAGGAACAAATTAAGGAGTGGAAAGATAAGTATACTTTCGTATACAAAGTAGCTTTATCTGGAAGAGATTATTATTTTAGATCACTAACTCGTGAGGACTATATTGAAATTCTTGCTGCTCAGGGAGCACTGGAAGATCCAAGATCTTTTGATCATGACTTAGAAGTATGTAAGCGCTGCATGCTATCAAGTCTAGAGGATCTAAACAAAAAGGCTGGTATTTCTACAGTTGTAGCAGAAAAAATAATGTCTATGTCAGGATTTGAAACGGCTGAGACAGAAGAACTCTAAGCAACATCCACGATTGCTTGGCGAAAGGCTGGAGGCTAACACAAGCCTTTAGCCTTTTTTATTAAAGGATACACTATGACTATAACTCGTAATACACATCTTTATAAAACTCATTGCCTTATCAATAAGAAGAAGCAAGATATATATTATAGAGATCTTACATCTTTAGAATATACTTTTTTAAATAATATAAAAAATACGGCTATTAGAGACGACCTAGCTGGAAGAACAGCTATATTTCAATTTGATCCCGATAAGGTTCCTTTTGGAACAAGAATAATAATTGGTCGAGATGTTTTAAGAAGAGTTAATTTAATTCTTGAAAATAAACAGATGTTTGAAATAACTATAACTGAACTTAGAGAAAGTATTAAAAAAGATGATTTTTTAATGGCAATTAAAAGTATTTTAACATGTCTTCCAAGCCAATCAATAACTGATTTATTTAATCTTAATTTAGTAGATTTGCTGGAGTTAGTTTGTTTTTGTGAATTATTAGTTGGTAAACCATTGTTAGAAGTTGGAGGATTTAAAAAGAGAACTCTTGTTAATCCAAAAGATCTTCCCGATGATGGAAAAAGTTTACAGGAAAAAATGGATGCGCTCAACTCTCACTTAGGAAATAGATAATGGCTTATTATAATTCCCAGTCTGAAACACCAGATAGTTATTACGATCCACAAAGTAATGCTGTTCCACAACAGGATACTGGAGCAACCATTAGAAAAGGTATAGGAACATTAGTTGCTGTAATTGGTTTAAATGTAGCTGGTGTTGCTTTAACTCATAAATTTATTGGCGCAGCAAAAAATACTTTAAAAGGTTGGCAAGCTAATTCTAAAAGTGTTGTCCGCAAAGCAGTTGCAGATGATGTAATTTCGCAATACTCTAAAATTAAACAAAATTTAGTTAAGCCATATAGAGATAGTCTAGAAAAATCTCCAATTTATCACGCCTTAAAACAAAGAGACACATATTTAAATAAGTTAAAAGACTCTGGTTCTTCTTCTTATAACTTTAGTAGAATTAGTTCTGCTTTTAAAGATCCACTTACCTTTGCTGGAGTTACTGCTAGAATATGGAAAAAGAATGTTCTTCAAGGTGTAGCTGTTGCTTATGGAGTAGATAGTTTGCTTGGTGTTACTAGAGAAATGGGACTAGAGAAAAAAGAATGGTATGATGTTCCTGGACAGGCTAGTAACTTTGCTAAATGGGGTTTGATATCTTCTGTTGGAGGCTTGCTAATGGGAGGAACTGCTCCTGTTGCTAAAGCTGCTGGTAGTTTAGGAATGACTGCTATTGGATCTGTTTTCAAAGGAGAATTAGGCCAATCATTTTTAAGACATACAGCTGATAAATTTGGTAGAGTTAGTCTTAATAAAGATTTAATGTATAGTCAATCTATCCTTGCTAAAAATGACGATTTAGACTTTAAATCAATCAACTATTCATCTAGACCAATATTTTCTAATCACGAAATGAAATTTTTATCTACTGCTGGAGAAAAAAGACTACATTTTGGAAAAAATTTATCAGAAGCTTGGAAAGGATTAGGAGAAGGATTTAATACTGCTTTTAGTTCTATTACTAATAAATATCCAGGAACTACTTTTAACTCAAGAATCAAAAGAGCATTTGATGTTACAAAAGCAGCTATCCAAAGTTCTCAAGAAGTACTTACAAAAAAGTCATCTCTTCCTCCTTCTTCAACTACTTATGGTGGACTTTCTGTTTTAAAAGAAATAGATGTATTTTCAAAAGAAGCAGCTCAATGGGCAAAAACTCGTGCTCTTCCAGAAAAAATAAGTTTAGGTAATAAGGATGAACTTAATGCATTTTTTAATCATACTTTTAAAAGACAGAAAAAAGAATCTACTCTACAAAAATTATTTGGAAAAGTTCTTAAGCCAGTTAAATTAAGAGAAGTTTGGAATACAGACTTTGTTAAAGAAACAACCGATCAATTATCCGCAAAATACGTTGCTTCCGATGCAGCTCAATTAATGGAGCATATTGGAAACTTAAATGTTGGAACTAATATTTATAGGAATCCTGGAATTAGGGGAGGAATGGTTGACCTTAATTTCCTAGATCCTATTTCAATGATGAGAAAAGCTATTGCTCCAATATTAGAACATAATATTAATATTCCTGTTATTGGAACTAGATTTAATTTAGCTGAATTAACTGGTGTTCAAAAATACATTTCTGATAGTCCGGAACTTTATGCTACTAGAAAAAAACCAAATTTCTACTTTGTTGATAATCAAAAAGGATTATATAATGTAGCTGATCTTGTTGGACAATCTGATAATAATTTATTTATTTATTCCAAGGGTGGACGTTGGGCGGCTTTTAATAATGGAGTAGCTGCATATGCCAATACAGGAAGAAATTTACATCGAACAACAAAAAATGGATGGGATAAATCACAAGAATTAAGAGATATTCAGGTTAATAAAATAAAAGCTGCTCTTGTTGGAAGAACCACTGCAGAAACGAATGAGATATTAGATAGAGTAGATCGTGGTACTTATCCAGAAAATAAATTTTTAGGTTTCTTACAAAGCAAAGGAATAGATTTTCCAGATGCGCTTAAAAACCTATCAAGAACGATGCATTCTAAATTTGGTGGAAAAACAAATAGACTTGATATTTCAAACTTCTTTGATGGTCGGCCAGAAGAAGCAATAGCACGAGAGGCTATTTTAGAAAATGTATATGGTGGAACTAATGCAATGCTCTCTAGAGTTTCTAATAATAAAAGAGCAGCATCCGCAATGGCTGACTATGTTAAAAGCACTCAATTAGGCGGAAGATATAAAAATTTCTATGCTGCTATTACAGATCAACAAGTACTTGCTAATGAAGTAATTTCAATGGAAGCAGAGAGATCTCTTAGTAGGGATGCAGTTGCTTCTCTACAAAATATTAAAGCTTATCCAAGAGAAGCAAGGGTACATAATACTGTACGTCCTTTAGGTTTTGGTTCTGAAATGACCGATTATGATGTGCTTAGAGTAAATTACATTCAAAATGTTTTTCATGATATTTCAAAAAATAGTCCTAATAAAACCCAACCACATCCAATGCTCACATTGGCTCACGATTTAAATAGAAGAGGAATAATAACTGAAAACGAAAGAGATGGATTATTATTAAATGCTAAATTGCATACTTTTACAGTAGAAGACCAGTTATTTAAAGGAGCTGAAAAAAAGAATAGCGAAATATTAAAAGTTCTAGGTAAGATTCAACATAGATCTAAAGAAAATAACTGGGCAACTTTAAATGAACTTACTAATTTTGCCGCAAACAATCGAGTTCCAAGACCAAGTATTAAATATGAACAAGATAGAATTCTACAAAGTATAGGCGTAGATCCAATTAGTAGTAATACTCCATTTGTTTCTTTACCTATTGGTCCATTAGATGCCTTAAAAGAATTTGCGAATAGAGCAATTGAAAGAGGAACGTCAGCTATTGGTGAATATTCACCAATTAAAAAATACTATGTACAACATCATGGATTTATGGGTAATGTTAGATATATGAGTAAAGTTTTTGGTTTAGCTGCAGGAGTTACTGCCACTTATAAATTAGCAGACTTTGCTTTTGCTGCTAACCCAATGTTTGATGACACTATGTTTGAATCAGGAATAACTGGTGCTTTTGCTGATGCTATTGCTACCACAAGAATGGGAATAGCGAGAGTATCGGATCTAGCTGGAATTACATCTGTTATGAAACACATCCATGGATTAGCACCTAAATCTGAGACTACTCTTCCTGGAGCTTTAGTTGGAGGCGCTCTTGGTATTTTTGCAAAAGCTAATCCTCTTAGTACTGCGACTATGGCTCTTGGTGGAGCACTCGCGAATAGAATATTAGCACCTTATTTACCAGACCTTACTAAATCACATGAAGAACTAGTGGAAATATATTCAGGTAGAAAACAAGTTCCAATGATGAAATCTCCAACCTGGTTACTTGGAGGAACACCTTGGGAAGGAACAAATGTAATTGGATATACCCCAAACTGGTATGTTCAGGCCAAGTCTAGGTGGAAAGAAACAGACACTATGTATGGTTCTGCTTTTAGAAAGTTAATACATGAACCTCTACCGTTCTTAGGATTCAATGTTGGTGATATTGTCGATCCATATTTTATGGAAAGAAAACAATATTTTAGCAGACCTTATGGTTTAACAGCTGGAGTTTTTAATGAAGTTCCAATAATAGGAAGTATACTGTCAAATACTATTGGTAGAATTATTAAACCTCAAAAGACTATGCATCAGGAGTTTCTTAAAAGAGGAATGAATTTTGGGGGGGATGTGGGAGACCCATATCCATTTGCTATAAGTCCGCCTACTATTCCAGAAGGATTAAGCGCAATGAATCCTGGTCCAGGGCCAGCTTCTACTACTGCTGGTCGAGCACTTAATAAGGGCAATGTAAGTTTAATGAATAGTAAGTACTGGGCTGAGTCAGCAGCAGAAGACTTTTTATATGATACACAAGCATTTATGGGATTAAAAGGATTCCTAGCTGGAACAGTTACTGAAAGATTATTTAATACAAATAAAGTTGTACCTACCTTAGAAACCGCAGGAAGAATTTCTTCTTTTAGTAGAAGTTTTTATGATGCTAACTTAGGAGGTATGGGATTTTTAACGGAACCTGTTCGAAGAGCCCTTGATAAACCAGAATATAGACAATACGGATTAAATCCTATTCCTAATCAAATGCCAGAATGGTTAGGAGCAAAATTTTTAACAGGCGACCCATATGTCAAGCTACTACGCGGGGAATTAAGATTACCTGGAGATGCGTATATAGCTACTCATACAAACGTCAATAGAACAATGCCTGCTAGAGCTTCCATGCTTGGTGGAACTATCGAAAATATAGTACAGTATTTTACTGGTTTGATTCCTCCAAATGCAGATGAACAATATGATATTCTTGAACAAGGAACAGCTATGCACCGTTCAATTCAAGAAGAACTAGCAACAGAAGGAATGTTAATTCAAGCTGAAGCTTTTGTACAGGATGTTAAAAATGATATTACTGGTCACGTTGATGCCATTATAAGAGACGGAGAAGGCGGAGGAGGCAGAAGGGCATTAGAAATTAAAACAATTAATGCAAAAGGATTTGCTAAACTTAATGCTCCGAAAAAAGAACACTTTAGTCAATTAAATTTTTATTTGCATCAATTGAAACTAAGAGAAGGAACATTTCTTTATATTAATAGAGAAAATCCATCACAAGTTAAAACATTTGAAATTACATATAGTAAAAGTAAATGGATTAAGGACATACAAAAACTCCAAAAAGCTAGGCATGTAGCAAAGGTTATGATGGAAGAGGGACTAGGTGATACTTTAGGATATAGTTATTCTTGGGCAGATCGCATGAAGATTCTTGCCGATGTTGCTCCAAATTCTAAAGAGTTTAAAGAAGCAAAACAAATTGTTGAAAGACAAATTAAATTTAATGTTCTTGATAAAGATGAAGTTGAAAAATACGAAACTTCGCTAAAGATGAAACAAGCAAGGATTCGTTCTTATGAACTATATCCAAATAGGTTTAAAGGAAAAGTTTTACATCCAGAAGAAGTAGCCAATATTCAATCTATTAATGAAGATATAAAAGCAGCAGCTAAGTATACATTACCTGAAAGAGCAGTGGGGGCCTTATGGGAAAACTTTTCTAACTCTAATAACTTTTTAAGTAATAAATTATTTAATTCTAAAGATCCATTAGAGCATTATAAAATGACGAGATTATATGGAAAAGAATATAAGCCTTGGGATGAACCAATTAGAGGTTGGGTAGATCCATATCTAAGAAGTTTAGCTTCTAAAACTAATACAGCGGAAGGAGCAGTTGGATTTGGATCACTTGGATATGTCTTTGGAGGTGGTCCAATTGGAGCAGTTATAGGTAGCGCTATTGGAAGTCTTTATGGAACTGGACATGGTATTTATAGAGCTATGACTGGTACTACATATATCCCAAGAAGCATAGAAGAAAAACGACAAATTGTTTCTTATTTCGATGCAGCAAAATACGAAAGAAATGATATGTTGGCTTCTCTTTCAACAGGATTAACACAACAAGAGTTTCTAGCTCAAAAGAATGCTACTCTAAAAGCATTTAATGAAGGTGGTCCAGGAGCAACAGTTGCTAATCTATTTAGAGCAACTTCGCCATTTGAAAAACCATATATCGAAGCTTGGTTAAATACTACTGATCAAGACGAAAGAGAACAAATTATTAAATATGCTCCAAATGACTTGGCTGAGGCACTTAAGAGACAGTGGAATACTAATGATAGCAAAGATGCTACTAGTAATTACGTTCAATTAAGTAGTAGTGAATTAACTAAAGGCGCCCCTAAATATCAATTCGATAGAAGTATTATGGATCCAAGGGTGCCATTAGAAGATATTGAGTTAAAAACAGTACAGCAACATGGTCTAGATCAGTTTGAGTTTGGACTGGGTTGGAACCAACAGATGCTAAGAATGCAAGAAAATAATTTAAATATACAAGCAGCGAATATAGAAAGATTTAATGGATCTCCAGAACCTCTTGGAGACAATATGAGTCCAGCGAATGTTAAAGGAATTATTAATAACTACTTTAGTAAGAGTGGAATAAGATCTTCTTCTCAAGTTTATATTGATCAGACTATTAATTATAATCAAATCAATGTTACTATTAGAAGAGATAGAGCTAATACTGTTATTAATGCTTTAAATAATAGACAAAAATATGGATTATCCACATGAAACAAGATCAATTAAACCATCAAAATAAAAAGAAAAAAGATAACTGGTTCTTAAGAGTGTCAATGCAAGTTAGCGCCTTTGGTTTGGCCTTTGCTGCTTATAGTAAAGTTAAAGGACCAGTTGGGAATGTATTAAATGCTATAGCTCAAAGACAAATAGAAATCGTACAACAAAGAGCCGAATTTAAATCTTCAAATGAGAAAATATTTGGAGAAAAAAAAATTAATCCTTATTATACATATTCTATTGATTCTACTCCAAAAAGACAAGATTCTTCTTTAGGAAGAAATCTTTATGGTACTAAATCTTTAATGAGAAAAACAATATGGTATTCTGAAAGCATTGAACATCAATTTTATAATGAAGTTGGTAGGAATATTAATTCTTTTTATTCTCAGCCTATTTTTACAAAAAATAGACTTCATGGATATAAGTTTATTGAAAAAATAAATAGAAAAGATTTAGATGAGGACGAATTCTTTTTCGATACAAGAAAGAAAACATTATTAATATATTTAGCAAAAAATAATGAAATAGGTGGTGGAAATTTAAGTGAGATAGAATCTTTAAATGATGCAAAAAAGGATAAGTTTAAAATTAAAAGTTTACATTTAATGTATTTAAGAGAAGATGCAAATTACTCAGAAGAATATAATTCAGAATTAAATAATTTCAAAAAAACTTATAGATTTGAAAGAAACAAAATAACTCAAAGCAAATTAGGCAATGGTTCTATTATGGATCTTGCTCCTATTACAACCTTTACTAAAGCAAAATTTATTGGTTCTCAAAAAAGAGTTTCAATGCTTACAGTTGAAGAAGCTGGCCAAATGAGAGTTGATGCTACTCATAAAATAAAAGTTACAAGTCAAGACCAACTTTGGAAACAGATAAGTAATGGCAGAAAATATACCTCTAGTTCTGAAGTTGGAAAAATGGATTATTTAAGAGGCGATATATTTAAGATTGCTGGTAAATTTGATTATACAGAAGATATTAAAGAATTAATTGAAACAGTACAGTCCTTCAACAAAGAAAATTATAATATTGGTAATCTTCATATTGAATTTGTAGAAGAAGGAAGTCCTACGTCTCCTCGATACTACTTAAAAATAATTGGTAATCAAGTTAATAAGAAAAAAAATTATGAGGTAAAAATTCCAGTTGCTCAAAATGGAATGCTTCCTGCTACAAATTCATTTGGTAGACAAAGACATGATGTTATTACTCCTAATTCCTATGGTAGTGTTGGTAAAAATCTGGAAGACTTTTCTAACTCAACACAGTTAGGAATTAGAGGAGTAACAAGAGCAATAAATAGTAATTTAATGCATTCGGTTGAAACAGGTTTACAAGAAGCATTTTCTAGTATGAATCGATCCTTAGCACGTACTTTAGAACCGGCAGCAAGATTAGAAAATACTCCCAGAGATGCAATCACTGGAGTTCTTATAAATACAGAAGATAGAAGACTTTCTAATAAGTTAGTATTATCAAGAGCATTTAATTCTTTAGATGTTTTCCGTAGATTAAGTAGATATAAAGATAGCGGAGCTATTAATATAACAATCGATCTTGAAACTCTTTCTGCTAAAAGATATGGTCCGGATGTTAATGCGGTTGATGCTTATACACAAATTACACAAGCTGGTTTTACCGTAGGAGAAATAGATAGAACAGGAAAATACTCTATTAAAGAAATGACAAATCATTATAGTTCTCACGGAATAGATATTATTGAAAAACAAGGAGGATTTAATAAAGAAAACGCTCTTTGGTTAAAACAATTTTTACCAGATAAAGTTAAAAATGCTTTAAAAGTCGATGCGAATCCGGAAGAAATATGTCAAGCTTGGGCTAAGTTTCATGAATCACTTAGTGATGATTCTTTTAAAAGTAATCAAGATATTGCTAGAAGAATTATAAAAGAAATAACTGATGTTGTTGAAAATAATTCAGGAAAACCAGTTTATCTAACAACTAAATTTGGAACAGCTTTTGATTTAAAAATATTAAATATTTGGGATCCAATTGGTTTTGCAGACTTAATGAAAAAAGCACCACACTTAGACTTACAGGGTGTTGCTCATTTACAACAAATGGCGAATGGTAGTAGACAATCATTATCTCAATCGAATCTATTAAAATCTATGATGGCCACAGCTGGATACGATCCGCATTATACATATGATTTCTCCAAGAAAACAGATGTTGTTAGAGCGATTACTAAATTAAGATCTGGAGGACATTTAGTAATGAGTAATGCTATGTTTAATAAAATAAGTAGTATGGAAGATAGTATTGCGCATAATGCTGGAATTGATACTCTTTTATTACATAGTTTAGTGGGTTTTAATTTAAACAATTATTTATCTGGTAAAGAAAAATTTGATACCTCATTTGACTTTTTAGAAAATAGATTTGCAAAGATGCATAAATTTAAAACAATTGATGAACAATGGGAAGAAGCTAATGACTTAGAAAGAACTAGCTATTTTGGCCATATTGCTTCAGCAATGGGTCTTTCTCAAGGATTAGCTGCTCAAAGATTTTTATCTTTAGTTGGATCAAGACACTTTCTAGTAAGTCCAGATGTTCCAGCAAATAAACAATGGAACCAAATGGTAGGTGGTGGATTTTTTGTTCCTGGTAAAACTGCTGGTATGGTTCTTGGTCAGAAGGGCGGACCTAAAAGTGTAGCGGCTGCTGAAAATTTAACTGGAAAGCAAATTAGAAAGATTATTTTTCCATCAGTTCAATCTGCTGGCGAGTTGGATGCAGTTAGTTGGTCTAGGGGAGCAGATGCTGAAAAAAATCTATTTAGTCATACTGTTAATGTAAAATATTTTGCTACAGTTGGTGCTTTTGGAAATATGGAAAGTGTTCATAGGTTATCTCATAATGTTTTGGAAAAAGCAAACATGCCACACCTAGAAAATGTTAATTTATCAGAAGTTGCTGGAATCGGAGGCGATCCAAATTTATCAAATCGAATAAGAGAAATCTATAAACAAATTAGAAAAAGAGCTAGGGATTATGCGGATACTGATGGTAGTGTTGCTATTAAAGAAGCACATTATCAGCAAGCTGCAGTTGAAATAATAAATGCTAAAAATGGTATAAGTATAATACCAAAGAGTACTAAATTATTAGCTTCTTCTGGAGGCAAAGGTTCTACTATAATAAGAGCTCCAGTAGATGGAATTATTCAAAATATCCATGTAGATTTAAAAGATGATGATTTAAAAGTTTATGCAGATATTGAATTTCTTTTAAATTCTCATGCTGAATTACCATGGACTTTTAGAGGATTAACTGGTAAAGCTCAAGCCACATTTGATAGATTAGTGACAGAAGGTTTAATGTTTGGAGGAGTCGAAGGATATGGTCCAGCTCAGTTTATGGAAAAAGAGTATGTAGGATCCATGAAAACAATTGTATATAGAAATGGATTTGAAAATTTATTTGATAAATTAGAAAATGGAACAGCTACTGAAAAAGAAAATGCTCGAAAAATGATTAAAAAATGGAGCGGAAAACTTAATTTAGAGCATAATGAAACATTAAATTTAATGGTTCATGACTCTTATAAAGAAGGTTCCTTTGGAAAGATTAAAAGATTATCTCCAGATGGTTCACTTAATGCTCGCTGGGCCGATGCACAGAAATATATCGGTAATATTAATATGAATGCGGAAGAATTCAGAACATTTATGATAGATACTGGCCATGTATGGACAGTAGAAAAAGCCAAACAATGGTATGGTATCTGGAATACTCAAGGTGGAGGTAGAAATAATTTAATTAAATTTTATGAAAAACAAGTAGATAATGTAAGAAAAATGTTTGATAAACCAACTGGAGATCTTGCTCATATTTTATCAGATATGGACCAACATACTAAAACTAAGTATTTAAATAGTCAGATTGCACTTATGAAAAATTATATTCTTCCTGCAGGAAATAATGGTCACGATTTTTCATTAGTTGCAAAAGGTATAGTACCTATGTTTTTTGAAGCTAGAGAAAAACTACAAGGATCTAATGTTTTCGATATTGGTATTTTAGTAAATGACGCAATGGTGGGATATGGAGCTATGACTGGTAATCATGGAAGAGCAACTCAAATTAAATTAAGAAGATCAATTTTAGGTCAAATTGCGGATTTTAATTATTTAACTCCAACCACAAAAAAATTATTAGAAGATGCTAGGATTTCTAATGTTCATGGTAAAGCACGATTAGTAGCCGAAACAAGGAGAAATTTTACAGATTCTGTTTATTCTGGATTTGTAGTCAAAAAAAGAATAGGCATTAAAGATATTAAAGGTCTACTCGATCTTAGAAAAGGTCTCGATATTGAAAAATTAAGACGATATGCTATTAATCCAGAAAAAATAGAAGAACTATTAAAGTATTTTGAATCTATATTGGAAGGATATGGAAATCCAGAAGATATAAAAGAAGAAGCTGCTTATATGATAGAACAATTAAGAAATGACGATTTAATAAAAGGATTAACTAAAGACCAAAATAAATCTTTTGCTACACTACAATATGCTCATGATATAGCCAAGTTTGGATCAGATGCTGGATATTTATGGAAATTAGAAAATGATCAAGCTCTTATTAAAAATGGTCTTTTAGATTTTAATATAGAAGAAATTTTAAGAACATTTCCAACTAACTTAAAACTTAATCAGAATATACCTAATAAAGATGTTATCTTAAATATTCTTTCTCATATTGGAAAAGCTAAAGGAGATTTAGTTGATAAGGTTTTTATTGATAATAAAACAGTTAGATTAAAAAATATTATTATGCGCGCGCCGGCACATATTGATAGTGTTATTAATTTACTATCTAAACCTGGAGAAACCTCAGCTGTTGGAATGGTAACAGAAGAAATGAAAAGTGTTAATGAAGTTTTAAGAGCATACGAAAGTTTTCATAATGCTGTAAAAAATGATAAAGAAGAATCAATTGCTGCTTCGCGTAATATTTTTCAAAAACAATATTTAAATTATTTGATGCGTAATTTTATTAGTGTAGACGAAGACGAAATAGAGTTACAAGGATTTACTGGAAAATCTCAAGATTCTAACTCAATATATGCTAGACTACAAGATCTAAAGTCTCAGGGAAAAGGAAAGTTTAATTTTGCTAAGTTAGGATTTAAAGGAACTGAAAAATTTACTGCAGAAATGGCTAATGAATATTGCGAAGGACTTCTAAAAAACTTTCATATATCAGATATATATTTACATGAAGGATTTTATAAAAATAATGTAGAATTTAATAGTAGAGAAAACGAATTATTTCAAGCTAAAAATCATTTTGAAATGGTAAAAAATGTAGTTACAAAAGACGCCGCTTTAAAATTAACTGGCGACGAAATGATTAGAAAGTATTCTTTTTATGGTGATGTAATCAGATATCCAATTGGTCCAGCTGGACACGTACCAATGTTAACGAGTAGATTTAATATAATACCAAAAGAAATAGCAGGACATCTAGGAGTAGATATTAATATGATGGCTCTGTCTGCTCAATACTGGAAATTGGTTCGTGGAGATAATGATGGAGACAATGCTTTTGGAATAATACATGCATTTGATAGTATTGAATCACTTAATAAATTTCGAGATGAACATAAACAATCTTTTAATGAAATTTTGAATATGCAGGTTGAAGGTAAAGATAAAAATGGTAAACCAAAATTAGTTAAATTATCAGAACAATTAGCAGCTAGTAAATTATTTGGTGGTATAGATATGGTTAAAAAAAAATTAATGATAGATCAATTTGATGAAGAAGGATATGCAAAAAGAACATTACATGATCTACATAGCGTCGAAGCTCAAGAAGTTTTAGAAGCTAGTTTTAAAGGATTTGGAAACACACTAACTCAGCTTAATTTACATGATCCTTCATTAATAACTTCTGAATATGTTAAAACCAAAGTAGATCAAAATTCTTTAGTAGAAATATCAAAAAATACAATTGGTATTTTTGAAAATATATTATCTACTAGAAAAAGACAGCTTTTACAATTTGACGTTTATAGTAAAAACAATGTATTACAAAAAGAACTTGACGGTCTAGTTGGGAATGTTTTTTCTGGAATAGCTGGTATGTCTCAAGGTCCTATTACATTAGGAAAGCACGGAAATGCAGAGACACTGCATAAGTTATCTTTGTCTGTTCAAGCATTACTTAATACTGGCAAAAGAGTTAAAGAACAAGATGAGGCTCTACTTCATTGGATGAAGGGTCTTCCAGATAAAGATGGGGTACCAACTACTAGTCCTTTATTTGATAGTAGTATTGTAGAAAAACATCATAGAAATTTAACTCAGGGAATTACTGATTATTTTGATAAATTGGGTGCTAGAGATCAAATGGTTTTTTTAGCAGAAACAAATCAACAAGCAATGGAGCTTGGCAAGAATTTTTCATTATTAACAGAATTATCAACTAGGGCTTTAGATGAAGTTCAAAATCTATCATATCAAAGTATGTCAAAAAAATCCTTTTCAAAACTTATAAATTTTGGAAAATCTGCTTCAAAATTTGGATCTATTGGGGCAGCAGTTTATATTGCGGCTAACTTCTTTAATCCTAATAGGTTATCGAGTTCTATTAATCCATTTGGCGCATTTACTGATCTCGGGACAGACCTCGATGGTAATCATAATGCTATCTTTTCTGACTTAGAGTTGGATCGTTCTGTTCCTTTAGATTCTGTTGAGCCTTCTTTTTCAAAAAAAGCCTTTATAAGAATGAACGAATTAACTAATAATAATAAATATAAAAAAGAACATTCTAATATAATTAGTAGGGTATTAGAAGATAGTTATGAAAATTCTAATCCTTTTATTTATGAATGGAGAACACCACCTAATTTAACTTATACTAACTATGGATCATATATCGGATCTTTTGGAAATACAAATATTACTAGAAAGTCAAATTATGTGGACTAAAGAAATGATTAATTTTTTAACTAATAATTATTATTTATTGGATAGAGAACAGTTACAGGAAAAATTAAATAAAACTTGGAATCAAATTGTTGCTAAAGCTTTTGCATTAAAACTAAAAAGAAGTTATACTATTAGAAGAACTTATAAGATTAATGAACATTATTTTGATACCATAGATTCCAACGATAAGGCTTATTTTCTAGGATTATTATTTGCGGATGGATATAATAATCAAAAACATGGATTAATATCAATTTCTTTAATTAAAGAAGACTCTAAAGTACTTAATAAATTATCCGAAAAAATATACCTAGAACCTAAAGAATTATATCATATCCAATCAAATCTTGGATGTTCTAAACCACAAGAAAAATTAGTAATATCTAATAGAAATATAAGTAATCAACTTTTAAAATATGGGTGTTTCCAAAATAAATCTCAAACTCTTTCTTTTCCAAATAATATTAAAAAAGAATTAATACCTCATTTTATTCGTGGATATTTTGATGGAGATGGATGTATTTATATTAATAAAAATAATTATCCAACTATTACAATAATTGGAACCTATAATTTTTGTTTAAATATTAATTCATATATAAAAGATATTGGTAAAATATACAAAACTCCATCAGATAAAATGTTTATTTTAAAGTTAAATGGTAAAGATAAAATTAAATATTTTTATAATATAATATATAAAGATCAAGAATGTATTAAATTAGATAGAAAATATAATAAATTTATAAATTATTTAAGTGGAGAAAAGTACTAATGGCGGGCATTCGAGCAAATATTATTATTGATCTTCCAGATGGTGCTGATTTTATAACACATATTAATAAAATTCAATCTCAAATATCTAAAATATCAGGATTAAAAACTGCTATTTCTATTAGAGACGTTGATGATCCAATTAGTTTAAATCCTATAAAAGCTAAAAAAGTTGGATCTGAAAATGATTAATAAGGAATAATAATGAATAAAAGGGAAGCATTAGAACAAGTTGCTAAAGATATAGGTTGTCCCGATCCACTTTGGTTAGATCAGTTAATTTCTCTAGAGAGTCATTGGGATCCTCAGGTTAAAAATCCATATTCTTCTGCTCGTGGTCTTATTCAATTCATGGATTCTACTGCAAGAACTATGGGTTTTTCTGGTGGTTCGTATGAGTTAGTTACTAAATATCCAGACGTAGTTAGTCAGCTTTTAGGACCAGTAAAAGATTATTTTAATCTTCCTGGAAATAAAGGTCCTTATCAAGATCAACAAGATCTTTTTATGACTATTTTCTATCCAGCGTATAGGAAAGTCTTACCTACTACTATGCTTCCAGAAAACGTAAGGAAAGTTAATCCTGGTGTTAATACTGTAAATGATTATATTAATCACGCATTAAAAAGAGTCGGAGATCGTGGTAGTACAGTTAGAAATATACCCATTAACATAGATGCAATAACTGGATCTTGGATGACTGCTCCAGTAGTATATAATCCTTCAAAAATCTCAAATGAAAAAGCATCAGATAAAGCATTGTCTCCTTATTTAATTGAAGAATCAATATTAAACATTCCAAGAGATAGTCTTTCGGATTCTTCGATGGATGAAGAATTTTATGAATCAGCACTTCAAATAGGAGATCTTGTATTTTTAGTAGATCCTACTCAAATTTCTTTTAATACTCAAAATGGATATCAATATTTTCCTACAATCAGAACTAAAGGAAATCCTAAAATTCCAACTGAAGAGTACGTTAAAAACTTTTCTATTAATTTAATTTTCCCAAATGAAGATTCTATTAATTATCAACTATTACATTTATATGCTATGTTTAGAAGAACCCCTTTTGTTAATTTAAGAAACAAAGATATAACAGATTTTTTTGAAACTATTTCTTATGGTTCTTCTGATATTAATCCTGCAAATAGAGAGGGCGAATATAAATATAAATGGCTAGCAGTTGCTTTGGAAAGTATTCAAATTCAATCAGTTGAAGGATTTCCAAATACTTTACAAGCCTCTATTACTTTACTTCCTATGGATTATAGAACACTCAAGGGAGGAATGAAAGCACTACTAGACTATACTGATGTAGCATTGCAACAACGAATATTATATAGAGATTGGCAAACTATTGAATCGCAATATAAATCAAAACAAAAATTAGGTATGGAAGAAGCAGATTTTGTTGATAGAGTAATAGATACTCAATCTGCAGAAATCCAATCTGATGCGGATTTTAGAAAAAGTATCCCATTTAGAATATTTTATCAATCTTTAATAAGTAATAGAAATAATATAAAAAATAATAAAGGCGAAAATATTGAATCTAAACTTGGTACACAAGCCGAAGAATTTGCTAAGTGTCGTGCTCCTATTAAAACTAATTTATTAAATCCTTATATAGCTACTGCAAACCAAACTTCTATTTCTTTTAACTATAATTATATTACTCAAGATTTAAGGAGCGCAAATAAATCATTATCAGAATTAAGAATGGATAGGCAAACATCAAATTTAAGTGGACTATTAAATATATACAATAATTCGAAAACAGATGAAGATACTCTTCGTTCTGTTCTTACTGTATTCGCAAATGAAAAAACTTTTTTTGAACTAACTAAATTTAAATTCGACGCAATCAAAAATAAAATTCCAGAAGTATTATCAAGACACGGAGTTACTATACCATCTGCTAATACCCAATTTTCAAATAATCCAGTCGTAGCACTACTGCAAGCAATTTGGGGAGGACTAGGAGAAAAAGTTGGAACCATGGGTGCGGCTGCAGCTTTTAAATCTTTAAGCGATCTTTTAAAAGGTAATGGAATATCAGATAAAACAGATCGAACTGGAGGTACTCTTGGTATTAACTTTTTCCAAAAAGGAACTAATAACGTTGGATCTTTTCAATGGGGTCTTAATACTATTCAAGATTGGATGAATGATCCAAAGGCAGATGAAACAGAAAGAAAAAGAAGAAGACAGGCTTTTGCTGCCACAATGGTAGATATTAATAATATAATTCAACGCGAGCTTGGAATTGTAACTACTAAAGAAGTAATTAATATAATTGATAATCCAGCAGAAAATGGAGGAATACCATTTACGGTTAATTCTTTACCTATTGCTCCTAAAACTATTACTATCGATAATGTTAAAGATGTAATTGTTGGATGGTCTTTAATGTTTGCAAATAAGTTAATACCTATTAATCTTCAGGCTTGGGAATATCCATATTATCAACATATTGGATGCGAAGATCCTGCGATATCATTATCAATTGTTTCAACTTCACAACAACCAATAGATTTAAAATCAAAGCTTTCTACTTTATCTGAAGATCTTCATCAAAGTATTCGATTAGTTATGAGTACTGCTCCAGAAATGATTCAGTACTTAGATACAAGACTTCGTCTAGATGTTCCTGAAGGTAATATTTTTAATGTATTTGGTATTCGAGACTTAGTATTTGAATCATCCAATACAACTAGTATTACTGGAAAACCAAATGCTTGGTCTACTAATATTAACTTTACTCAAGCAGATTTAACTATAGTAGATTATCATGAAATATCATCTATACCAACTAATCAAGGAGTATTAAATGATTTATCTAATTTATTAGTTAGAATTATTAAGAAATCGGGGGTTAGTGGTGCCGAGATTAATAAAAATGGTGAGACTATTAGTGAATTTTCAGGAGAATCTCTACGAAATGTTGAAGTCATAAAATTTATAGATAAGACAAGTAAAGAAGAGATTAAAGTAGATTTAAGTACTTTAATTACTATTAGATTTTTACAAAGATATGGATCTGAGTTATCCTCTTTAGTTGAAGATGCCATAGCAAATACAAATGAATACGAGGATATTAAAACTAGTCCCGAGAATCAACAAAAAATTGATAATCTCAAATCTGAAAATGCAAGGAATAAAAGAGATTTAGATTATTACAATGAGAAATTAAAAACTGAGACAATCAAAGATGTTAAAACACAGATTAAGAAAAGAATAAAATCTCTTAAAGCAGATATATTAAAGAATCTTGCTTTAATTGATAATCTTCAAAATCTTGCTGGCGGAGTTGGAGAATATGGTCAAGCTCTTAATATTTTTGAAAAAGATAAAACAAAAAAGAAAGTTTTTGATTCGGTTTTAGAAGTACAACAAATGCTAAAGAATTTTAATATTGAAATGGTTACTGATAACGAGGCCACTGAAAAATTAACTAATATTATAAATGACTTCCCAGCAATGGAAAGTATACTAAAGTTTTTATTAACTAATTTAGATAGTACATTTGCACAAAAAATTGAATCTTATAAACAAATATTAATTGCTAATAAATCTTTTCTTTCTGTTTTTTTAAATAAATTAAATCAAAAAACATGGAGTTCTGGGCAATTTAAATCCAACTTAGGTATTCTTACAATTTTTACTACTGGTATTATTATTCTTACTGGAGGTGTTTTTACTGGTGGTCTTTTATTTGCTGGTATTGGTGTAGGAGTTGCTACTCTTTTGACTAAGGAAATTTTAGTAAGTCTTGGAGATGAAATACAAAGTCAAGTAAAGGAAAAATTTATTAAAGAAATGGGCGGATTTCTTACAGGTATCCAAGATGTAATATTATCCTCAATAGTTCAGGACTTTGCTAATAAATTAGTTCGAGATCCTTTAATATTTAAAGAATTTAGTAAAATATTTGATAAAGATACAAAAGAACGATTTGAAAAATTAATGAACAATAAAGGAGTAAGTTGTTATAAAGATTTTGATCTACCGGATTACAGTAATCTAGACGAGGGCGCAGTAATTGGTCCGGACTTTTACCTATATAATAATATTGTAGAAGATAAAGAAATCAAAGAGTATATTACAGAGTCAATGAAGAGATATGCTAAAATTGGAAAGCTTAGCGCAATGATGTGTTTAGAAGAAGCAAAGGATTATATTACAAAGTTTGATACAATTATTAAAAATGCAGGAAATTTAAGTCCAGATATTTTAATAGCAATGACAAAGGGAGTGCTATCTGGTTTTGGTAGCGAATTTGAAAATATGGAAACTAAAGATATATTAGAAAAAATATCTAATACTTTAGAACTTATATCTCTTTGTTCAGATAGTTTTGATGAGGCCGAAATTAAAAATTCTGAAAAACTTACTATTAAATTAAAAGATGCTTATAAAAAAGTATATGATCCAAAATCAGGAACTAAGCCTTTATCTAAAAAGGAATATGATTTTGGTTTAAAACTTATAGATTCTTATTCTAAGAAAATGACTAATGGTATACCAGTTGAAAACATGGATTATAAAAAGTTAAATTTAGTTTATGCTGCTAGAACGCAAACAATGATAAAAATATTTGAAGGATATGTAAGTTTAAATAATTTAATGGTTAAAAAAACAGATTCTAATGATGGTAACTTAGATCAATATAATAAAGAAATTAAAGGAGTACAGGAACAAAATAGCAATTATGATAGTTTACTAACTAAAGGCGGTGTAGAAAATCTTGTAATGGATAAGTTATATCTTTTTCTTAATCGATTTGTTCCAGTAATGGATACTGCTACTTCTTTTAATTTAGATCCAGCATTAGAAGATTTTCTAGAAACAATGTATACTGATGGTGGTTTTGCAAAACCTACATCTGGTCCAAACGCATTAATGCTTCCTGCAGTTACTCGATTAGAAAATTTTATGTATAATAATATTGGTTATTATTTAAGGTTGAATACTGCTATTCAAGAATATCTTGGAAAAGGTGGACAGGATGCTATTGTTAAATTAGATTTATCAAATATTCCCGAATTAAGATATTTAGATTTTTGGAATTTTAGAGCAAAAGAAGAAAACGAAAGAAAAATAGAAATTTTACAAAATTTTACTAAAAATAATACTTTAAAAAGAGATACAACAATTAAATTATATCCTACTTTTAAAATATTTTTTATTGAAGAAGATAAGAATTTAGCTTATGTTAATTTTGACGATTACTATACTCAAGATGCTATTAATAGTATTGAAATAGTTTCTAATAAAAATTCTCCAAGCACAACAGCAATAATTAGACTTAGCAATGTCGTTGGAAGTTTAACAGATAGAGCAAGTCTATTACGAGAATCTGAAGATTTTAATGAATACTCAATAAATAAACCAAAAAACTTTTACTTGGGAACATTAAACTTAAAACCAGGAACAATGATTTTAATCAAGATGGGTTATGGTCCTTATGATAAAAATTTGCAAGTTGTTTTTCAAGGAAGAATAATTGAAATGAATGTTGGACCAGTTGTACAAATGGTCTGTCAGAGTTTTGGAGCGCAACTTAATCATTATATTCAAGCAGAAAAATTTGGACTATTCTCAGCGGTAAGAGAACATGGAGATGTTGCTTCTACTATTATAGATATGATACCAGGACTAGAAAGATTAGGAAAACCATCTCCTTTCGGATTAGCATCAATGGGAGATTTTACTGGTAAGAATATAAGAAATATGAGAGGTAAGTTTGGCGAAAGATTATTAATGAGTAATATAATGGGAAATATTACTTCGAGAATGAACACTCAAGATAATCCACGAGACGAAAATATATATCTAAACTACAGCGTTATAAACAGCATTTGGCATCACCCAACTTTTGATTGGGTAGTATATGATCAATCGGTTTGGGAAGCTCTACAAGAGCTAAGTTTATATCATAGAAATACATCTGTATTAGTTAGACCTTTTAATAATAATTCTGATTCTACTTATAATGATTTAAGAGAGACCCTAGTAATTGGTAATAAAATAGGATATTATAAATATACTGATGCGTATAGTTTATCTTCTTTAAATAAAAGAGAAATAGATAAAGCTAAACAAGAATTTAATACTTTCAAAAACTCTTTTCCAAAAACTTTAAATAAAGGATTTGGTCAGGAAAATATTAATGGAAAGGATGAACTTTTTAATACAAGCGAAATTGCTAAATATAAGTTAGATACCTCTTCTTCAACACAATATTCGTATTGGAATAGAGGTTATAAATTTTATTATTTAACTCAGGTAGGTATTTTCCTTTATAATTTTTTACAATCCCCAATTAATAGTTTATTATTGGTTGCTTATCTTCTTAAAAAGGATATAAATACAAAAGAAGGAGAAAATTGGGCTAACTTATTAGCATCATATTTAGACTCAAGTAAATTTAAACCTAGTCCGTTTGAAATTTTAATCTCTGATATTATAACCTTTTCAAGATTAGGAACTTTAGACTATTCTTTATTAGTAAAAGATTTTAATGAGACTGGATATATGGATAGAATTATATTATTCGAAAAAATAATTATTGGTATAATTAATACAGGAAAAGATATCTCTTTATTTGAAATGGAAGCGGAGGAATTTTATAACGTTAAAATTATATTAAGTAACCTAGAAGAAAAGCTATCTAGGGACCCTCAGTATAAAAAGATCCAAACTCATCATTTAGTTACTGATGTTTCAGATATTATTTCTAATAATATTACATTAAATACTACCTTTAATAACATGATAAATGTATATTATACTGGAGAACCAAAAATTAGTACTTCAGATATTAATAAACTAGACGACGCATTTATTGAAAATAAATTAAATGTATGGACGGTTAAAGCTTTTGGAGAACAGAGAGATGAGTTTTGTCGTCCTCTAAATAGTTATCAAAAAAATATAGATACAAACTGGTTTGATACTACTTCAAAGACAGTACAATTTTTTGAAAATTATAGAAGAATTAAAAAGACAGATTTAAATCCTCCAAAAGAACCAACTAATCAGAAAGATAATGCTTTAGAAAAGAAACTATATAATACTACTTCTGGACCAAATAAAACAAAAATTCCACAGTGGGATATGTTTCCTTCTTTTGTTACTGTTGGGGCAAGTTTATTACAAAAAGAAGTAGAAAAAATGTACCAAGGAACTATAGAACTAGTTGGCAATCCTAATATTCTACCAATGGATATTTTACACATACAGGATTATACAAACGATATGCACGGAGTTGTAGAGGTAGAAGAAGTTATTCATACTTTTACTCCCGATGGAGGATTTAGGACCGTAATTACTCCAAACTTAATTACTTACGATAGAGAGCCAGTTCAGTTACAAGATATACAGATAATTAATCAAATATATGATTTTGCTGGAGCTGCGGCAGGAATAGATGCAATTGGAAACGGATTAGTATTGGCTGGAGTCTTAGCTGGTTCTGCTGGTCTTTCTACAATAATACCTGCACCAATTGCTGCAGGTGCTGCTTTGGTTGGAGGAGCCGCAGCGGCATATAATGGAACAGTTGGAGTCTATCGTAGATATCATAAATTTTTATATGAAAAGCTTGGAAATATATTAGGTAGAGATTGTATTAATTTTACTAGCTTATTATATCATGGTCAACCTTATATGGCAGGATTTGATGGAGTAGATTATACTAGTCTTAAGACATTAATGAATTATAATGTAGCTGGAATTGAAAATCCTATTACTAGATACTTTGCTTTTAAAAATACATTTAATGCTAATATGTTAACAGGTTTCGATCCTGATAAACTTTCTATTACTCAGGGTATATTTGGAAGATTAGCTGGAACAGAAAATAAAAATCACCTAAAAGGATAATTTTAATGAGTTTAGAAGAATCAAAATATCAAATGAAGTCGTTTATAACAGCAATAGCTGGTACTAACTATTATAATGAAAAACATCAAATTATTCGAGTTGATATTGGTGGGGAATGGTTTGATTGTAAATATATGGGAGGAGTTGTTGTTCCTCATCCAAATGACCACGTTGCTTTAGTAATAACTTGCGAAGAGTTTATGAAGAAAACTAAAAGTGTTCAAGGATCCAGCAAAGATTACTTACCTGGTATTAGTAATAGCGATGGAGACACAAAAGATATTCCATTTGGATTTGTTTTCCCAGTACCTAGAAACCAGCAGGTTGCTGGATCTAACGCTTCTAGTGGTGGAGCAGCCTTTGCTATAAATAATACTAATATGTTTGATATTGAAAAGGTAGCTATTGCCCTCACACCACCATTAAATGTAGACTATACTAATAAAGACAAAGAGACTGATTTTAAAGATTTTAGTAATGGTATTTTTGTTAATAAAGACGGAACAATATTAATTAAGTCCCATGCTTCTTCAATAACTATGGGAAAAGAAGGAATGTATCTTGGCGGAGATATACATTGGGAGTCTATAGATCAAAATAAAGAGTGGATGAGAGACAATGGTCTTGCTAATTTTATTCCTTTAACGCTAGTTACTATTCCAATGTCTATGCCGTTATTTCCTAATATGGAAAAGTTTTTAAAATTAGCCGAAGGCGCAAATAAAGTAATCAATATTTGTGTTAAAACTGAAAAAATAATTGACTTACTTGGTAATGTTGCGTAATAAGGATTAACTATGGAACCAATGGGTGGAATGACAGATGTTTTATTTGGTTATGATACTGATCTTCATTTTGAAAATGGAGATCTAATGACCACTACTGGCATAGATTATATTGAAAGAGAGATATATAAGTTACTTATAACTGAACCTGGAGACTGGAAATTAAATTTAAAATTAGGTTGTTCTCCAAATACTTTTTCTGGTTCTAAAAATAATAGAGAAACTGGTAAAAGAATTCAACTTCATCTAACTGAAGGATTACAATCAACTATTCGTCCAGGTGTAGTAGATATTAGAGTAGTTCCAACAAATTACGATACAGTAATGATTTTTATAGATTTAATATTTCCTAACTATCTAGTAGATACAATGACTTTTGAATTTGATTTTATTAATGGAATCAAAAAATTTGATAAGATGGATCCAAAGATAACTGAACCAAGATCATCAATGAATTATAAGATTAATAATATTTCAAATATGAAACGTCCTAATCAGTATTGGGAAAAATTAAGAGAGAGTTTTTAAAATAAGAAGGTAAATATGGCTATACGTAGAAACTATCTACAGATTGTACAAGACGGAAAAACTCGGTTAGAGAAAAATAGTCCAGTTAATAACTTTAATTCTCAAGGACTATCAAAAGCTTTACTAGATGTTCTTGGAGTGGAAGTCGAAAGACAATATAATACTCTAGAGTACATTTACAACGCTGTTGATCCAACTAAGGCCGTAGGATCAGATCTTGAAAAGATAGGATTTATGGTTGGAGAATCTCGAAATGATGCTGTTACAGCTACCGATAGTTCAGTTACTAATTTTTATTTCTTTATTGATCAAAGAATTAATACTAGTCTTAGTAATCTTATTAAAAATAATTATAATGCCGAAGAAAGAAATACCTTAATTAATAAAGGATATTTAATTGTAGATGCAAATAATAATATTACTAGTTTAAAAATACCAAAAGATCATATCATATTTAATATAAATAAATCAATCTCTTACGCAACTATTAACGATGTTAATCTAACTGATGAGGATTCTTATGTTGGAATCATTGCTACATCTACTGGACCTCAAAATAATGTCCAAACTAATTCATTAGTTTATCACTCTATCCAACAAATTCCAGAGCTTAGAAAAATTTCCCAATATATTAAATGTACGAATAGGTTTCCTATTCAGACCGGATCTAATTCAATGACAGACGCCGATTATAGGTATAAAATAGCAACCTCTAGATCTGCTATTAGAGCCAACGAATTATCTATTAGAAGAGCCGCACTTAGTGTACCTGGAATAAGAGACATACTTTTTGAAAAGAATAAATATGGAAATGGAACAGTTAATATCGTAGTTGATGGAATATCTCCTTTAATTTCTCAAGGATTAATAGATACTGTTAAGGAGCGAATACAATTAGAGTTATCTTATGGCGATACAGTTTTTGTAGAAAAACCAGAATATTTAGGAGTCGAAATAAACATAGGAATCATACTTGAACCTGGAACATCAGATGAGCTATCTGTACGTCAACAAGTTAGAAATAATATTATACAATATATAAACGATCTTCCAATTGGTGGAGAGATTATATGGAATAAGATAATTGATTTATCTTTTAATGTAGAAGGAGTTAGAGACGTTGTTCCAAAAATATTTAAATATGGGGAATACGATGCTCTAAATAAAATGAATCGTAATCAAATAATTTTAAGATTCCATAATCAAAAGGCCGACTTACTTTCTAAATGGTATACAGATTTGGGAATGTGTGGAGTATGTATAATTTAATGAAAGAATATTATTTATATAGTTATCTAGATCCAAGAAAACCTGGAAGATATATTTACCCAGAATTAGATACCTCTTTTCTTTATGAACCGATTTATATTGGTAAGGGATCAGGCAATAGACTTTATGATCATATTAAACTCATAGATAAAAGAAATCCTATTAAACTAAATAAAATTAAAAAAATTAAAAGCGAAGGATTAGAACCAATAGTTTATATATTAAAAAAATCTAATTCGGAAAAAGAAATATTTAAATATGAAAATTTATTTATTACTTCTATAGGAAGATATGATATTAAAACTGGACCATTATGTAATGTAACTAATGGAGGAGAAGGTTCAAGTGGATATAAATTTTCTTCCGAACAACGTTTAAGACAAAGCATTTTAAGAAAAGGAAAACCTTCCCCCAAAAAAGGAATTAAAACGGGAAAATCTTCTTGGATAAAAGGAAAAAGTCACAATCCAGAAACATTAGAAAAACTTAAACCTACTTTCTTTAAACGGGGTCAAACTCCATGGAATGCTGGAATGAAAATGTCTAAAGAACATTGTAAAAAGTTATCTAAATCACATATAGGATTTAAACTTTCGAAAGAAACTTTAGAAAAATTATCTAATATTAGAAAAGGTAAATCTAAGTCTGAAGATCACAAACGAAAAATTAGAGATTCTTTATGCAAAAAAGTATATAAATTTGTTTCTCCATATGGACAAGAAATACTTACGAGAAATTATAATCAATTTTGTAAATAAAATAATCTTTCAGTTAGTGATGTTTCTAGAATGCTACATGGAAAAAGAAAGTTATGTAAAGGTTGGACCGGAGAAATTATATAAATGAATCCAAAACTTCCTACACAATCCAGTATAACTGAAAGGTTATTAAGATCTGTTCTTCCTCCAGATTTTAAAATTGTCTCAGATAAAACATCTAATGGCTATAAATACGTTAATCTATTGTATGGTGTTGAGTTTCAAAATTTAGAAAAAAATATTAATTCTATATATAATGATTCTTTTTTACCAACTATTAATTTAACTAATGAGCACGTAGTTTATGAAACATATATTTCTGGAATACCAAATACGCAATATTTAAAAGGTGACTCCACTCCAATTAAAATTACAGATCAAACAGAGTTTGATAATGGAAGCCCGACTAGACTACTTTCTAGTTTACCAAATACATTACCAATTGAAATGTATACAAATACATATACAGGAACAGAAACTGTAAGTGGATTTAACAATGGATTTGATAAAGGATTTAATGTTCCTTGCTGGTCTAATATAACTGGAGTAGTAGGTCTAGAATATGTTCGTAGTGACCTAAGAGGATCTGGTTATTTAATAATTTCTTCTGATATAGATCAGGAAGTAGCTTACCACTCTGGAGTATGGCCAACTTTTGTAATTGATGTTGGAAATAATTTAAAAACTAGTGGCGATTATAAAAATACTTATGGTTTATTTACAGGCATAGCAGATATTAGTTATTCTGGAACAAATAGATTAGAAGTCTTAACACCTATTACAGAACAAACATTAAGACAGCAATATCCTTTAAGTGGATTAATAACTGACGTTAGTGGAAAAACTTGGACAATCGACCATTATACTCCTTATAATGGTTATAGAATTCTTCCCGATGGAAATGTAGTAGCTAATATTGATTATCCAAATGGTTATTATTATACCGATAGTGGAGAAAAAATATATTATAGAACGGCTTTCAATAATCCTTATGGATTTAATAATTATAGTGGAGCAATTTTACCATTAGATTTTGTTCCTATTAGCGGCACTCTTAAAGTATTTGATATAGATTGTTTAGATATAAGTGGTAATGCAATAGAAATACCATCCACTGGAAAAAATGTTTATTATTATCAATCTCCAAAAATGTTTCTTGGTGTTTCTGGAGAAGAAGGAATTTTTGATCCAGTCTATCAAGGTTATGAAAGTATTGTTCCTAGTGGGTATAACTATGGTAGTATTGAAGGATCTGGGTGCTCTCTTCTTAAAACTACTACTTGGAATTATTTACATGAAGGATTAAAATTTGATGATCAGACTTTATCTTGGATAGATGGTACAGGTATTATAACTAATGCTATTTGGATATCTGGTTATGTTAGTAGATATATGGTTGAATATAAGACAAAAATTTATGATAGAGTAAGATATTTCTCTTCTATAAATTCAAATGGATTAGTTTCTTTCTATACTCCAAGTCCTCTAGTATCTACTGCTTCTAATTCATTAACACCAATTGATTATGAGTTTACTAGGGATCCAGATTTTGGAAACGAGAGTTCAAAAATTGTAACTTTAGATGGAATTAAATATAGACCAAATAGTATAATTGATAAGATATCTTTTAATTTACCAGTTGATTGGATAGAAGGAGACGTACAAGGTCCTATTTACGAAAGCACCAAAGATCAATATGCTGGATATTCTAACGAATTTATTCCAGACCCATTATTAAATACTTATATTGTTAATTGCCAATTTATTTCTAGGTCTAATACAGAGTTAAATACTATTAGTAATAATTATAATTTTATATATTCTGGTGTGAACCCTAAATTATTAATTAATTATGATCGGGGTTTTGGTAAAAAAATAATTAATAATAACTTAGGATCATATTTTTATTGTGACCCTCCAATTTCAATTTGTTCTTATCTTCATTTTGTTTTTGATTGTACTATTCCTATTGATACTACTGGAGTTTTTATGGATCTATCGGATAATGCTAATCAAAGAGATATTCAGTTCCATCTAGAATCTGGTGGGTATCTAAAGATATATTCTAAAGATCGAGTTTTTACTTCAAAGACTCCAATTACATTTAATAATAAAAAGAAGAGCTTTATACTTAAGTACGTCACCGATGAATTATCTTATGATTCATTAGCTTCTACTCCAGATTTTAGATTATATTTTAAAGAACAAGGAGATGCTTGGTACGCTCCAATTGATTTATCAAAAACTGCAAAGACTAATTCAACTATTACTTCAGACTATGTTTATATTTATAAAGATTTTAATATTGATATTGGTGGATTTAAAGTTTACTATAATTTATATGAGGAAGAATAATGAGTACTATATACAAAATAGTTAGCCAAATAGGCGGAGATTATAATAGTATAGAAGCAGCTTTTGATGATATGTTAATAAGTGGAGTTGCTGATCCTAGTATAGACAATTTTATGATGACTGTTGATTCCGGAGTATATACTGGAACCTTAAGCGGATTCATACCTAATAGTGGAACTTTTAGAATACATGGTAATCAAACTTACTTTATATTGGATAATAGTATTAATCTATCTGGAAACAAAAAATATACTTATCAAAATAACTTAATTTTAGATAATTTTATTATTGATTGTTCAGGAGTAAGTTCTTATTGGTATGTTATTACTTCTGGGTTCGGATTACAACTTTCTAATATTCAACTAATTAATAATTTTAATGGTATTTTAAATTCTTCCGGTTCTCTAGAATGCGTTGGGGTTTCTTCGTGTGGATTATCTGGATCAGTTTCTGGATCATACTTTTTAATCAGCGATAGCGGAATGTATAATGATATACAAGGCTCAATGATATCTTGTTATAATACAGGGCTATTTGGAAATAAGTTTCGTATTGGTTACGATCAATCTATTATTCATGATAATGGAGTTGGTATTTATTGTAGTGGAACTAATAATATATTAGATTTTTATAATAGTTTAATGTATAATAATTCAACTGATATTAATATACATAGTGGAGAATTATATACTAATCAATCTACTTTTAATAGTCCAATATATATTAAAAATACTTTATTTCAAGGATATAGAATAATAGCAAGTGGTATTGAAGGTCCAGCTTACGTCGGATCATCTTTAAACGATTCTTGTCTTTATCCTTATTCTATTTTAGATGCTAATATAGCAACTTCTAATATTATTAATAAGGATCCTAAATTTAATGATGCCGCTAATAATGACTATAGATTAAAATTTGGACAGAATGGATCTCCATGTATTAGTATTTCTACAATTGAAGATTATGATAGTGTAGACTTTAATCTCGATACTAGTAAGATTGTACTTTCTGATGATCGTGGAAAAATAATTGAATTTTTAAGTGGTATATTTGTTCAGAATAATACATTAATATTTTCTGATTATGGTCAAGAAATTAGATTTGCTGAGTTTTTTAAACTACATAAAAATACTAAATATAAAATTGGATTTAATATATTATTTGATCAATATGATACTATGCTTAAAAATTCTTTTAGTCCACAAGATGATATTGATGATCCACATCCTTGGGATTGGGAATCAATGGAAATACAAACACCAAAGATTACAGAATATAATACTTATATTATTCCTAGGTCTTTTATAGATATTCCATCTATTATTGATAGTAAATCTAATGGAATACTAACACAAAAGGTTTATTTTTCAGGTGTAAATTATGATAATATTAAATTATATAAAAAATATAATATTAAAGGTATTTCTTATGACGAAGATTTATCTTCTCCTAATAATAGCGTAGCTTGGTTAATTGATGGAACTAATCAGGCTTTAATTAAAGAAAACGTATATACTAATGAAGAATTAGAATACTATCCTCTATGCTGCTCGACTCCATCTAAAGGACAAATTAGACCTTCTGGTTTAATTTACACAGGAGTTAAAGGAGATTATTATACCTTCCTTAAATTTAGTGATCCAAATAAAGAATTAATTGGTCCAAGTGAAAATGGAGATTTTTATTGGGTTAAGACTGATATTAATACTACATATGATTTAAGAGGGATTAAAACCTATAAAGATAATTTATTTATAACTGGTAGCCAATATATTGGAAATACAGTTACTAATAGATATGATATTCCATTATTTAATTCTGTTGGAATTGTATTACAATATAATTCAAATGACCACTTTTTCAATTATATAAAGATGGATGATAAAACTAATACCGATCCACTAAGTCCTAAACTTCATATATTACAAGATAATAATCACTATCCTACTGATATAACTACATATGAAGATGGTTCTTTATTAATAGCCGACTATCTTAGTAAAAGTGGCATTTTTAAATATAGGCCAGCTTATGATTATGCTTTAATAACCTCAAGATATGATAATGAGGCTAGAGTTTTATTAAGAGAGTTTTATGATAACGTTGATTTATAAGGAGTTAATATGAGCAATTATCCGTTTAGTACAGCTTCGTTAAATTTGAACGAAGAGATCTGGAGTAGTGGAAACTATACCCCATTTAATGCTTGCGCAGGTATAGTAGATAATTATACACCAATTAATAAAAATGCAATGATTAATAGTATTGGGTATGAAATATCTTCTATACAAAATTTTGTTAATAATGAATTTCTTGGTAGAAGTAATCTCCCAGTTAATTCTGGTTTCTTTAAACAAGTTATGATAGGATCTGGGGAACCTTATGAAAATAATTCCTTTTATTCTCTTACAATAGGAAAAGAATACAATGATGAAGGCGGAGATGTATTTATTAAAACTCACGGAGGAGTCGGTTTAGAAATTACAGGTGATAATGGAGATTATGAACATATTACTTCTCTTGGAGAGCACTTAGTTATTTCTTGCGATGGAGCTGATAATAAAGGAGAAATTGAAATTATTGCCGGTGATAATTATGGATACGATGGAAATATAACTCTTAGCGCAAGTGGAGTAATTATTGATGCTCAAAAATTTACAGTTAAATCGAATGATTATGAGATTTTAACTATTAGTGGAGATGGCACTGGCGATGCTATTTTTACAAATGAACTTCTTGGATTTAAATTTTATAATTATGGTGGATCTGGTATTTATTTAACTGGAGATAATGGGTATTACGATAGAATTAATGGATTAGGGAATACTTTATTTATTACATGTGATGGACAAAATGATATAAATTATAATGGAAAAGTTGTTATTGAAGCTGGCGATGGTATTGGCGGTGATGGTTCAGTTGAAATTGAAGCAAGTGGATTTGCTATTGTTACACAAAAATTTGGAGTTTTTGGTTATACCACATCAGGAATAGCAAACTGGGTAGCTGGAACTGATGCTGCTGCTATAAATGAAATTAAACAAATTTTAGTTAACTTTGGATTTATGAACGCAGCACCATAAGGAAAAACTTAAATGGCAAAACCTATTAGAAAACCGGTATGGACAAACCTCGACGCATTTGCTTTGTTGAACGGTCTTAGTATTTGGGACAATAACTATAGAAAACTTCTATACGTTCGCAAACCATTTGAGACTAATCTAGATGTGCGCGACCGCATTCTAAACTCACATGATTATAGAGCGGATATTAATAAACAAGGAATAGTAAATGCTATTAATACTGAGTTTGAATTAGATCAATATAATACTATTAAGAAAACTATATTTGATTTATCTCAGTCTCCCTTTCCGTCTGGAGCAAAGTACGTCCAAGATATTTTTGGATACTATCAAGATATTAGTGGAGTATGGCAGTCGCTTGGTCCACAAATATGGAGCGAAGATTATTCTAAAGGTAAACAAAATAAGACAGGATTTTTAGTTTGGCAGCAAGAAAAATTTTCAAATATCGATGGATATAAAAATTATAGATACTCCAATCTAGTAGAAGTATTTAGAGAACTAGATGATAATACTAAGTTAAAATTCGAATATTACATAGAATCTATTGATGAATATAATAATTCAACATTAGTAAAATTTACTGATATGGATAATCCAAGCGATTCTTTAGATCAAAGATATACATATAGAAGTCCAAAAACTGACTTATCTATATCAGGCAATGCAATTGTTTACAATCTTAATGATATTCCAGATGTTTTAAAAACTCTTTATTATACTGAAGACGGATACCCAACCAATCATTTATATAGAATTAAAGAATATATAAATAAAAAATATAAGCATACTTGGGGAGAGATAACAGATAAATCTTGTATATGGGACGTTCAAGCTAGTTATGGAAGCGGTCAGATACCATCTTTTTATGATGCCATTGTTCCAGAAAATTATTACAAAAGTTCTATATATTACTCTGGATTAACTGGTGGTATAGAATCACTTACTTATAGTTTATATCCCGATGTTATAGAAAGCACTCAAGATGATTCTAATATATGGTATTTAAAGATTTACCCTGGATCTTTTTATATTGATGGTATATCATTTTATTATTTCGAATCTCCAAATATTAACTATTTAAACTTAAACCCAGTAACTAATGGAGATTATAGTGGATTATATTCTGGTATAATGCCTTCGGGATTACAAAGAGGTGCCTACACAATTTTAGCAAATAGTGGATATTTTGACGATACATATTACTGCAACCTTTCTAGAGACCCTTATCTAAGTGGCGCATGGGAAGATGCAAACTATAATGTTGGATTAGATGGAGATAAACTTTGGTCTGATATTTATAAAAGAGTTCCTTTTCTTACTACTGAAATGGGACTTAAGACAGAAATTAATCTTGGACAATATTCTATAGATTTAAATTCTGGAATTATTTATTTAAATGTTCCAGATAGTAGTTTTAATGAAGCAGTTTTAATATACGAAGAAGCATTAACTCCAAGCGGATCTTATCTACAATATGATTTAAATCCCCTTAATGATCAAAACTTATCGTTAGAAAGCTTCTTTATGTTTCTAAGTCTTGGCGCTGGATATATTGGTTCATTTCGTCCTCCTCCGGTTCCAATACCAATACCTCCAATATCTGGTTCTATATTAGGCTGGTGGAAGGGTGAAGATAACACGGTTGATTCTGTCAACGGAAACGATGCTATATGGGTAAATGGTACATCAAGGTATACTGCTGGAGTAGTTGGTCAATGCTTTAGTTGTTATCAAGGGGCTGGTAATATAGAAATTCCAAACCATTCTCGTTATGCTTTTAAGGGTACTGATACTTTTTATATCGAATTTTATTTTAATGTAGGGGATGAGCCTTATACTTATCATCCATATTTTCAAAGGGGTAATGGTTTAATTATATATTGGCGTACTGATGAAGAAATGAGTGGTTTTGAGGTAGTAATAAATGGTGCATCTCACTTTATAACATGCGTATGGAGTGAGGGTACATTTTATAAATTAAAATTAGAGCATACGCCTTCTCCGCAGACATGGACATTATATCTTGATGATGTTAATGTTGGGTCTTTTGAAGAGGATATGTATGAGGACAATACAAATAATTATGTATTCGATAATTATTCTGATGATGGGTATACTATAGATATCGATGAAATAAAAATTTATGGTAGTGTAATTACAGTTTAATTAAAAAAGCAATATAGGCGGTAATAAATGTCCATATCAAACATTAAACCTATAATATCTAATAGAAGAACGTCTAATTATAATTTACAAACAGACGATAAAATTCAGATAAAATTAGCTTTAAATTTAAATGGAAAAATAAGTTATTTAAATAATGTTCCAGTTGAAATGTATTTTAATTTTACTGGAGAGTATATAAAATATGTTGATACATTCACTAATAAATTTGGCATAGTAGATATTATCTATCCATGTACTGATTTATTAATGAATATAAATAATGCATTAGGATATGCTAAAGTTGTTTATAACAATCAGGAATATGTTTCTAATATTATTAGAATAAACTTTAATCCTGGATATGAAAGATCATATGAATTATTATTATATCCAAATAATATAATGCTTTATAGTTCAAATATTATTATAATGTAAGGAAAAAAAATGACAATCAGTATTCATAATTGGGTAAAAGATTCAGGTACAATAGAAACTTCTTTTGAAGATTGGGTAACCGAACAAGGTTCTACACCAAGATCATTATCAATTGGAGAGGATATTATACTTGTTTCAGGGCTAGAACTACCATCTACGATAGATATAGTAACTTTTACTAATAACGCTATGATGATTGGTAGTGGACTTACTCTTACTATTAATAAAATGACTGCTACTCCTAGACATCAGATTTTTGATTCTGATCTTAATGTAGTCTTTAATGATGGTGCTGTTGGTTTTATATATCCAGAATGGTTTGGTACCACTGGTAATATAATTGGAAGTGGTAGTTTATATATGACTAGTAGTGGAGGTTTTAATGGTCCTGTAGTAGCTTCTGATCCAACTATGAATACCCACTTAACAACAAAATTATACGTTGATACAGCAAGTGGTGCTTTAAATACGTCTAAATCAAATACTACACATAACCATGGTACAGGAACTTCTGGTTATTTACCTAAATATATTAGTTCTTCTGGTTTTGGTAATAGTGTTATTTCGCAAAGTAACGGATTTATAGATATAAATGCTAGTTATTTAACTGTTCAAGGTAGTGGAATGTTTACTGGTCCTATTTATGCCGCAACAGCACCAGATTCACCTAATCAACTTACTAATAAAGACTACGTAGATACTTTAGTTGGAGCTGCTCTACAAATTCAAGGAAATTGGGATGCTTCTGGAAATATACCAGATCTATCTGGAGTTACTACTAATGGTTATTTCTGGATAGCTAATGTAAGTGGTAATACTAATTTAAGTGGCATAACTAACTGGGCATTAAATGATTGGGCAATTAAAGTTTCTGGCGGATGGGCTCAAATTACTAATCAAAATACTCCTTGGGGTACTATTCAAGGAACTCTTTCTTCTCAAACTGATCTACAAAACGCTTTAGATAATAAGGCTTCGATTACATATGTTAATAACACTTCTGGAGCATTAAATACAACAATTACAGAACATACTCAACTCGAAACAACTGCTCATGGTGGCATAGTACCGACTAGTGGATTAATTAATACCACATTTCCTTTAATCGGTGGAGGAGATTTATCAGCTGATAGAACAATTAGTATGGGCGTTTCTAGTACGTCAACTTCTGGTTATCTTACTCATACAGATTGGAATACTTTTAATAATAAGGCTACTCCAACTCATAACCATGGTCTTGGGACTTCTGGTTATATTCCTGTTTATAATAACACTTCTGGTTTTGAGAATAGTATAATATATGACAATAGTGGTTATATAGGTATTGGATATACTAATTCTACTAATAAATTATCAGTCAATGGTAATATAATGATTCCTCAAGGTAGTTATTTTTCAGCTTCAGGATACGGATCTTTTGGACAAAGAGTCATAGGTACTACTTCTACTGGTTCTACTAATATTCATGGTTCTGGAGATATAAGACTTATTCCAAGTGGTGTTAGTACTAAAATGATCCTAGATGGTCGTGGAGTACTAACTTTAAATAATTCTTCAGCTGGAAATGCTACTCTTACAGTTAATGGGGGATGTCATATAGGTGGTATCTCTGATCCTGGAGATAATAATCTTGCAGTAGATGGAAGTGGATCTTTTGGAACGACTTTATTAGTTAATAAAGATTTATATGTTACAGAGACTGGATATTTTTCTAAAGATATTAATCTTTCTAATGAATTATATGTAAATGGCGAAGGCATTGTTATTAATCGATCTGGTGGTGCTTCTTATATTATTATTCAGAATGGAAGTGGAGTTAATGCTTTTACAATTCAAAGAAATTCTACAGGAACTAATAATCTTACTATACATGCTAATGATAATTCTGGACAGTTTATTAATTTTCGAAAAACTTATAATACTATTCCTGCTCTATCGGTAGATTTAGAAAACTCTGCGATTATTGTAGAAGGAAGTGGTAGTTTCACAGGTGTTGTGCATGGAGCAACTCCTACTGTAAATACACATCTTACTACTAAACTTTATGTAGATACCGCTTCAGGTGCATTAAATACGAGTATTACTTCACATACACAATTGGGTACAACCGCGCATAGCGGAATAGTTCCTAGTTCAAGAACAGTATCTACTACTGCGCCTATAACTGGAGGTGGCGCACTATCCGGTAATTTAACAATTGCTATGTCTGCAGCCAGCACTAATACTTCTGGTTATTTAACCCATACAGATTGGAATACTTTTAATGGTAAAGGAACAGGAACAGTTACTTCAGCAAGTGTAACTACTACTGCAGGTGTATCAGCTACCGTTGCTACAGCTACTACTACTCCAGCGTTTAGTTTTAATCTTGGAGCTATTACTCCTACATCTGTAACAGTATCTGGTACAGCTGGTGCTGGTATATTTGATATGATTGCCCAAACTTCTGTTGCTGCACCTACTGCTGGTTATGCTAGACTGGGGGCAGTTACCACAAGTGGTTTTACAAGACTACAATATGGTAATGAAGGTGGTACCTCTGGAGTAATAAATAGAGATAATTACTTCTTAGCAAGAACTACTGCAAGTGCTCTTAATAAAGGAGATGCTGTTTATATAAGTGGAAATATCCTAGGTGTTCCACAAGTTGGTCGCGCGATGGCTAATTCTTCTACTACAACTCCCGCTGTAGGTCTGGCAATGGATAATATATCGATTGGCGCCTATGGTCAAATAATGCGATATGGAATATTATCTAATATTACATCTTCTGGATTTGCTAGTGCAGAATCATTATTTTTAAGTCCTACAGTTGCTGGAGGATGGACAAATACAAGACCTTCTGGTTCCACTAACGTAGTTCAAAGATTAGGTGTAGTTATACAATCAGGAGTAGCTGGAGCTGGAACTGTTTTGGTAAATGTTGGGGTTCAGGTTAGTAATACTGAGACAGGAACTAATTCTGCAACGTGGTCTGGGCAAGCAATTCTAGGAACATCTTTTAATGGTAATACCATTCCTACTAGTACTGGTTCTTTAAGTGTTGTATTATATGGAACTGGCGCCGCATCAACAGTTAATCCAAGTGGGTATCCAACAGGAACCCTCTATTTTCAATATGTTTAAAGGAGTTTTTAATGGCTTTAGAACAATATTTTATACAAAATGAGAATTCGCCAAAAATTGCAGTTCTTCCCTTTATGGCTTTATTATCAGAATACGCTCGTGGGAAGATAGAAAGAAGTATAGTACAAGCTGCATTAGAGAGATCATTTTTAGAAAAATCTCAAAAAACTATTAGTATAGCAAATAAATCTTTAGAGGATCTTGACATGATTCTTAATAATATTGATTCTTTACGTGACGAGACAGAAAAAATTTTGTATATATTAATGATTCAAAATGTAATGATGTTAGCTGAATATGGAAGTTTTAATATTTATCAAACCGCAGAATCAATAAAAATTAGATTAGGATTTAAATAATGTCTTTCTTCATGAAACAAGGAAGTTTTCTTCTTCCTACTGATTCTGGAAATATAAGTGTTACTGATCTAACTTTCAAACCATCTGGTGTCTTTTTATGGACTAATGGTTCAACAGCATATACTGGAACAGCACATGCAAGAATTGGAATGGGCGCATTTGATTCTAATGGAAATCAATACTCTATAGGCACACAGGATGGAGACAATCTAGCAGATACCACAGCAAATAGAATGTATAAAAATGATAGTTCATTACTACTTTTAACTAATTCTACTTCTGGTGTCATTACTATTGATCTAACTTTTGTAAGTACTAGTACTTCTGGATTTACTTTAAATACCAAGACAAAAGTAACTAATGCTATTTGTGGTTATATGGCTTTTGGTGGAACAGATATAGATAATTTTACAGTTAGTGGATTTACTATTACTTCTGGTACAGCGTCTACCAATGTAAGCGTTGGTCATCCTCTTACTAGTCTTATTTTATATTCTGCTTTTAGTGAATCTAATACTGAAATTTATGAAATAAATAAGGAAGTTGCTATTGGTTTTTCTGATGGGACTAATCAAGCTTGTTTTGGTACATATTCAAAAGGAGAAGTTGCCACCTCTAGTACAAGTAAATATCAATCTCTTACTCATGTATTGAAAAGAAATGTTATTGGTGGAGGAGCTGGGATAGATGGTTCTTCTACTGTTGCTTTTACTACTAGTGGTTTTATTTTAACTCATGATGATACATATTCTAGGTCATTCTTTACTCCATTTATAGCTATAAATGGACCCAGTTGTAATGTCAGTGGGTATCTTATGCCTTCAGGTACAGGAGATATTTCTGTTGCTACGGTTCCGTTTAAGCCATCTGGTTTATTAAATGGTTCTGTTTATTCAGAACTTGGACTTGGACATACCTATGAATCTGATTCAGTTGAAGCATATTTATCTCTTGGTGGATCTACAGGAACTACTAATACTAATAACTGGGGAATAGGATATATTAGCGAAAATAATCTTTCAACTACCGATACTAATAGATCTACTGGTAAGAATATATTTCAAAGACAAACCGATTCTTCTACTGTTACTGCAAGTGGAATTGTTAAAAGTTTTAATGCAAATGGATTTACTATAACTAAAACACTTGCAACTAATACTACCAGTAATCACCACTTTTTTATAGCTTTTGGAGATAAAGCTGTCTCTACCATAGCTTATCCAAAGATAAATATTAGTAATGCATGGAGAAGTGTAACTGCTGCTAGCGTAAATATTGGATCTGCGTGGAGATCTATAAATATATCATCTGTAGACATATCCAATACATGGAGAACAGTTATATAATTACTATACTAAATATATGAATAAGATAACTCCAATTATTACTAATCAGAGAATAAGTCCTTATAAATCATTATCTTCTGACCAGATACAAATTAAGGCTCAGATATTTGCTGATAATAAATTAAAGCCAATTTATATACCAAATATACCTATTAATTTATATTTAAATTATAGTGGGTCTTGGAAATTAGCAGACTCGGGAGTCACTAATAAGTTCGGCTATCTTACAATGTATCATGGTTGTCAAAATGTTTATAATGTTGATCATTGTTTATCAAAAATAATAGCAACTATAGACGGATTAGATTATCAGTCTAATATAAGCAGAATAAATTTTATACCAGAGTTGGTACCAGTAGGAGATGGAGAACTAATATTATTTAATGATAATGACTATATTATTTTTGAAAATGAATATATTATATTTTAAGAACTAAACCTAACTATACTACTACTAAGCTAGAAGTACAAATATTATTTAAAGGATGATCTATATGAATGGTGTATTGTCTGTAAGTGGTCAAGAATGGATACTGAATGCTATTTCCACTAAAATCAATTCTAATAGTGGCGTTTATGTTGGATTAATGAGTAATTATATTACTCCTGATAGGACTTATCAAACTCCTTCTGGTGCTGGAATATTAGAACTAAGCGACGCCGTATGTAGTGGATATCATAGAATCCTTTGTTCTGGTTGGACTTATGTAAGTTCTCCAACACCACATTTAAGAGGATCTGGTCTTCCTTTTGAAATTAGTTCTGGTTCTTGGAGTAGTGTATATGGATATTTTGTATCTTATAATAATGCTAATAGTGGTGTTCTCTGGTCTGAGCTTTTACCACAGGATAAAGGCGGAGTAATTTCAAGTGGAAACCACTTACTATTAACTCCTATTTATTATCAATACTAAGGATTTAAAATGACAATTTTCGTAAGTGGAACTTTTTCTGGACTAGGCAATCCAGACTATTTTTTAAATGTTTCAAGAAAATCGGCTTTTTGGCCACAGTTACATATCCAAGGACCAGATAATGCGTACGAATATAATGAATGTCCAATTTGTACAATTGAATATGAAGGATTTAGTCCAAATAAAATTATTAATACCCTGTCTAGAGAAAATGATATTTATCAAAATTCTCCTGACTCTCATAAATTAGAAACTCTAACTAATCCTACTGATGGAGTTTATCCAATAATTCAATACCCATATTCTCCAAACTACAATTCTAAAATTAAATATTTTGTAACAGATTATAATAATTTATTTTTTCAATATGAATTACTATTTAATTCTTATACAGAATTTTCTGGTATAGGTATTAAAAATATTTATAAAAATAATGAAAATATTATAGATAGAAAAAATTATAAGATACAATATAGTTATGATTTATTATCTGGACCTACAACTAGATACTCTAATACTACTTGGGGCGACATTCAAAATGACCAAATAGAACATCGTATCAGAGTTCTTTTACCCTACGATTTCTATTCAAAAGAAAATTTTTATAGTATTGATTATGATAAATCTTTTAATGGCGTTCATATTTATCAAAAAGAACTAATTGAATTAAGACCTATTTATAATTCTGGCGATTTTAGTATCACAAGTACTGGTCTATTAGTTAATCCAAATGGTCGATTAAATAAAAACGATGCGCCTATTAACATTATTAAAGATATTAATTATAGAATTTATCCATTAGATATAGTCACTTTAAAAGGCCAAAATAGTTATCTTACTGATAAGGATGCTCAATGGAAATTAAGATTAAACCTTGGTTCTTTCTTTGTTGATTCTGGAGTGTATACTGGCGCATCAGGAAAAATATACAATCTAGAACAGTGTTATACTGACCAGAGTAGTATTCCTTTAACCAATATTAAACCTATTAAAGTTAAAGATAACATCGTCCAATTAAAAGAACATCCTATTTATTTAGACGAGACTAAGTACTGCTATCCTTATTATACTATCGAAACTTATGATAAAACCAATACTACTTTAACGGATACTGCCGGTAAGATTTCAATTGATATTAATGGTAAAACGAGAGATGATATTAAGGTTAAATCTATAGATGTTAATAAAGGATATTTAGAACTAAGTTCTCCACTTGATATTACAGACGAAATTGAATTTAGTTTTTATATACAAAATAGCGGATATCTGTATTTAGAGTGGTTAGAACTTAATCCAAAAATACCTCAATATAATGATACTGAAATAATTTCACCATTTCATATTAATCAATATAAAAATGGTCTTGGAATAGCAATTCTTCCTTATAGTGGTGTAACCAGCTATCCGTATATTTACGATCTTTCTCTTAAAGATAAAGCTGGTTGTGTTAGTGGAATTTTTGGTGTTGATTCTTCAGAACCAAAAGATTGGAATGAAGATTTTTTTACTATATGTGAAATTAATCTAAATAAATTATCTACAGATATGGTAAAGATGACAGATGCTAGGAAAATTGGTGGTGGGGTTCTATATAATTCTACTTTAAATTCTTGGTTTTCAAATAATTTTAGTGGAGTTTTTTCTAATGAGAAAAAATGGTATTCTGATAATGGGCGTTATGATGGAGAAGCTTTATCTGGAAGTAGTTTTATTATAATCCACGTTCCAAATGAAATAATTGAAGAAGAAAAACAAAAATGGATAGACTATTATAAAACTTATGCTTCTTTAGAAGAAGCCGAAATAACAGCAAAGAGAGAATTTAATCACTACTTAAATCAAACTGTAAGACGCTATATATCAGCCGGTAGCGATTTTGTAATAATGCCTGTAATAAGTGGTGTTATAACTGGTTCAATTTTAAATTTGGATAACTAATGGATAAGACTTTTGCATATCAATCGCAGATTAAAAATATTCAGAATAATTTATTAACTCAGAATATTAAAGAGAGTTCTAATTTATCTGCTTTAAATTCTGAAGAGGCTATTAGAAATGTAATAACTTCTTACATTGATAAGTTTAAAGAACTTGGAAACTCGCTAATAGATATTACTAAATTTGTAGTAGAATCAAAAGAGCTTATTAGAGTTAAAGACTTTAATGATTTATTTGAAGGAATATATATAGATCTATATGCTTTATATTCTGATATTGGAGAGGTATCTAAAGTATTAGATATTAATCTGCAAAGAAATAAAAATTATTTCTTAGTTGTTAAAAAGAGAATAAGAGATCTATGGAATAAACTTAATTTAATTCGTACTTATATACATGATGAAAATCCAGCTGATGAATCTTTCTATGAATCTTTCTCAACAGACATTAACTCTAGTTATATTAGTCTATGCGAAGTTGATAAAAAAAATGGTTATTTATTCCTTAATCCTTTGAAATCAGAAATTCAAAATAAATCAACTCAAATTAAAAATGTAACTAGTATAATTTATCCAGAACCAAATGACAATGGTGGTGTATTTACAACAACAGATGTATTAAATACTTATGAAGAAAATTACACTAATGGTCCTAGAGATATGTTGCAAAACGGACTTTGGAAAGAAGAGATTTTAACTAACGAAGTTCCTTCTATGTTAGTAAATATTGGAACTGTTTCTGGAAAGATACTAAGAAACTATCGTGGAATCGTTGGAATAATAGATATAGAATATACTTCTCCAATTGAATTTAATAGAATAGACTTTGATGTTTATGGAGACAGACCAACTCTCATTGATGCTATCTTATATAAAGATAAATACGATGATGATTGGAATGTTGTTAATTTTCTTCCAGAAGATAGTTTAATGGTAAGTGGATATACTCAAGAAAATAAAAAATATTCGGCAAGAGGAGAAGGATTTGATATTATAACTTTTTATAATACTGAAAAAATTAAAACTCGGTTCTTAAGAGTAGTAGTTAATCAAGAAAATTATATTATTTTATCTAAATCTGCTAAAACTAATATAACAGTAGAAGAAAAGATTAATCAAGACCTATCTGAAAGAAGATACGAAGTAATTAAATTTGATAGCTCAATTGATGGATTTTTAACTAAACCTACCAATAGTGAGAATAGGTCTCTTTATGATAAGATAATGGATATTATAGAATCTACATCAAGTATAGAAAAAATACTTAAAAATATTCAAGAACTATTATTACCTCAAGTTAAAGTTGTTAAATTAAATTTCTCGGATACATATAAATTTGAAATGGGACTATGGTCAATCGAACCAAAATTAGAATTTTATAATTATACAAAAGCTAAATATTTTTCTAATCTAACTACCCTAAATGAAAGGTCTTTAATATCTGCTTCTATTAGTGTAAAACAACAAGTACCATTATCTACCACTTGTAATTGGTACTACGATATAGATGACAAATCTATTCCAGTAATTGAAAACGCGTCTAGGTTTAGAAAAGAACCGATTAATCAATATAATATGGTTAATTATTCTGTTTTTTCTGATTGGACTAAAGGATGTTTTGTAAAATTAGATTTTCCAATAGATCCTTTATTATCGCAAAATTTAATTATTTATGAAAATGGAAATATTAATAATCAAATTGATACAAAAATAGCATTTTTAAATTCCAGTTTAATATTTTTACATGATATTAAAAATCCTTTCTATAATAATTATGTCCTAAGGTATCCGGCGGCTTTATACGATACTGTTAATCTATATGCTTTGGTTCCAAAAGTTAATATTACTACTGATAATAATCTTTTACAACTTGGAATAGTTTCTAGTAATAGGGAAATATTTAATGCTTTTATTTCAAATGTTAAATATATAAATACTGGTATCTATATTTCTGATGATTTTAATATTATTAATATCCTTGCTACAAAAATAGAAGCAATTAGTTGGTTTGGAGAAAATTTTAATAATTGTATTTCTATTTCAAGCAAAATAATTGATCGATTAGAATTAGATGAAGAGTATGAAAGATTTCTTCCAGTTATTAATGTTGTAGTTACTAAACTATCATCAACTTTTCAAGATGCTTTAAATTTTTATATTGGTCAAATTGGAAGTGGACCAAGTTTTAATTTAATAGGAACTTTTTCTAATATTGTTTCTTTCTCAAATATTAGGAGTATATAATGTTTAATTTTACTCCAGATTCTTTTCTTCTTAATAATGTATATTTCCCATTTTATAATAGACCTAAAAAAACTATTTTTAATGCTGAAAATCAATTAGTTATAGAAACAGGAATAAACCAAACTCAGTCTGTAATTTCTATAAAAGAAGATGATAAAGAAGTTATTCCATTTATTGATCTATCGAGGTATGATTCAGAAACTCGAAGTTGGTTTTGGTATGATGAAGAAGATTTTCCTTTAAGAATTGTTAAAAATGGAGATACATGGCAATTAGTTTCTATTTATCCTGTATCTCGATATTATGGAAAAACTATAATTTTTGATCCTAATAGTCTTGAATATAATAAATATAATGTTGGTAAAAATCTTGGATGGTATTCGATTATCAATACACTTAATGGAGAAGATGTTAGTTCCCAAAAATTAAAAATCTATAATGGTAACCCATTTATTTTAACTATTAATTCGTTGCCATTAACCGATCTAACCGATTATTATAAATTTAAAAACGATCTATCTTTAATTAATTTTAAAACGTCTGATAATAAAGAATTCTTTTATAATACGCAATTAAATAGATTATATACTAATCAAAATTTAAATAGTTTTGATGTTTCTAACATCGAGTTCTATTTTTTTAGAAATATTCAATCTATTAAAGTGAAAATTGCTCTTAGTAGCAATACTGGTATGAGTTCGTATACTACTCCAACAGTAGATTATTATATAGCTAAATTACATGGACAGTACTTAAAAGGTTAATATGAAAAACTATTTTTTTAAAATTAATAAAAAATATATAGAACAATTCTTTATAAATGTTAGAGAAGTTTTCGATGAATATGATATTCATACTGAGTCTTCTTTCTTAAAATCTGTTCTTAGAAATTTAAATGAACTATTTAAATATCTAGGCGGACAAATATCATCAAAAGATAATATACCAAAAGCAACTGATTTTCCTGAATCGAAAAGATTTAATAGTTTAATTACAGATATTAATAACGATTTTCAAAAATTATTTAATGCGCAAAAGTTTGTACAAAGTGATGTAACAAACCTTTTAAATTTTAATTCATCACAACGAACGAAGACCGAAGAAAATGTTACTTCATTACAACAAGATGTATATTCTTTATTTATTAAGAGTAAAAAGGGAATTGGAAAAGAAATCTTGGTACCATCTAGTAATCCTTTTACAAGTTCTGATAACATGAGTATCGAATCTAATAATGTTAGCATCGATCAGAATAGAGGAATTCTTACCTTATTTGCAACTACAAAGATAACAAAACCTTTGGATCTTAATAAGACCAATATATATTTCTTTAATGCTATTCCAGAAAAAACAATATATCCAAATAATATTTCAATGGGAGTTGGATCTCATTGGGATATTCCTGGTAGAGCATCAATACATTTTATTGGAAATAATTTAACAGATATAGAAGATTATAAAGAATTAATGATTGATACTCCAGATGAGAATACAGGAATTGGTTGGTCAGAATTTGAAGCCGTTAGAACAGTTGTAGATAATAATTCTTTAAATAATATTAAAAACTTTATAGCAACAAAATTTAAAATGTCAGAATCTAATATTTATTTTGATATACCAAATTCTTTACAAGGAAATCATATTTCTTTTTTTCATCCAACAGAAGATTTTTCAAAAAATAGATATAAATTAATTGTATATTTTACTCAAGATATTGGTCTTACTAATGAAATTTATATTGATTTTGAACCAAATGATAATGCTAGTTATCCTCAAATTGATTTTAAACTATCTAAAGTCTTTTCAAATCAAAATGGAACAGAACAGTTTAATACATTATTAGAACCATCTACTGAACACGAAGTAACAAATAATGGGGAATATAAATGCGTTATTAATAATGGATTTATAGTTCCCACTAGATTAGAACTGGTTCTTGAATATAGTGGCGATAATACACAGTGGGTGAAGATTCCATTTAAAGTTAGTAGATATAGTTATAGTGCACAAAAAGGATATACTTTAAAAGACACGACTACTCCATCAAATGATATTAGTATTACACTTAGGAAAACTTATGATGTATTTGTTGACTCTGAAGTAGATCAGCAAAAAGAACAGTCTAGGGCTATAAAAGTATTAATGAATAAGGAATAAATAATGGCTAATCAAATTTTTAACGTTGGTCCCCTTGCAAATAAAAAACACTATTCTTCTTCTACTGTTGGAGATACAACTATTCAGTATGCTATTTGCACCAATATATCTAGTAATGGATCTCAACTTGGAGTAATGACTGCAGTTGGAAAATTAACTGGAGAAGCGACAAAAAAACAAATTTTGCTTCCAAAATTACCATATAGATTAATGATGGGTCCAGCTGGATATACTCCAACTTCTTCTAATCTATATATTCAAAGTGACTATATTAAAATAGATAACGAATATAAAATTAATAATTGGTTAAAAAATACCACTGATACACAAAAAACTATTGAAAAAGATTTTATACAGTTTTATAATCCTGGTATGTTAATAGATAGTAATAATAATTTTAAAAGTAACCTAGATGGCATGTTTAGTAGTTCTTCTCTTATTAAATTTGCAGAAATGAACTGGTCTAGATATGGGCTAACCACTCTGTTTACACCAGCTGCTGGCTTTTATAAAAGAAATTTAAGTTCCTATCTTTTAAATCATTTTAAAGATTCTCCTCATCCTTATGGTTGGGGATCTAATTTTATTTTAAATAGTATTAATGTTCATGATGTCCAAGCATCAATGGTTGTCATTAATTATGACTCTGATTTTGATTATATTTATTTAGGAGTATGTAGTCGAATAGAATTAAATATTTCTAATCTTTTTAATATGTTTCATACTCCCGCTTCAACATCTGTATATTCTCAGCCCCCAGCTAAAGGAACAATTACAAAAATAGTTTATACTATTCCAGTTATTGTTAAAATGATAATTAATAGATCAGAAATTATTGGCGGGGATAATAAATATCTAGACATTAATCCAAAACTACCAACAGGAATATTAGATACAAGAATTCATAGTTGGACTTATGGTGGAAATACTGATGTTTTAAATAATAATTCAGATAGATGGTTTACTAGAATTGATGAAACAAGTGCTTATAGTGATGCTAGTGGTAATTTATGGAACGTAAGTTTAATACCGTGCTATTCTAATTATACATATAGCTCAACAATTGCTAAAAATATACCACAATTTGTTTTTCCTTCTTGTCATGGTGCAACTATAGATCTCGAACGTATTGATAATGATAATATTGTTTGTTCGTCTTCTGTTGGATACTGGGATAAAAATGATAAATATTCACAAATATACGAAGTAAATAAATATAATTTTTCTTCTCCTACTGGATTCTTTTTTAATCCTCTTACAATAAAATCTTATTCACAAAAATATGAAAATGAATTAATTAGATCTCAAACTATTTGTAAGGAATCTGGTAATGCTTTTTTATCTACTATAGATTTCTATGGATTATCAGCAACTGATAGTCCTTCTGCTTTTAGCGATTATGTTAATTTAAAAGTAATTCAAAATGATTTTAGCGCTTCTAATAATTATAAAATTAAAGAAGCAAATAGTTCAGATCTTGTCGAGTTTAATGGAGAACTATATTTTTATTATAAACCGTCAAGTGGTAGTGGCGTTATTACAAAATTTAACTATATATCAGATTTTATTAATACAATTGAAAATTTTGATGATAAACAAAGTAAATTTAAAGACACACTCTCTAGTAGATCTTTCTGTTCTAATATTAATACGTTAAATGATTCACCTTATTATCATTTTAATCAAAAATATACTATTGGATGGAAAAGAGAAGGTAATTCATTTAAACCAATTCAGATATTTATTGATAATCAGGGAAGTGATAGATCGCTTCCAGTATATACTTTTTGTTGGGATAATTTATATTATTATAATTTGATTGATAATATTTTATATTTTAATAGAAAGACTAGACCTAATCAGAATTCTTTGGATATATATCCATTTAAGGGAAGTGCAATTTTAACAAAATGGTTCACTCAAGATAATTCTTCTGGAACTCTTCCTAGCTATTCTGGATTTCAAACTTATAATCTAATTGGAAATTATTCAAATAATACAGAAAAGGTTCTTCTTGATCTTCCTACTATTCCTGACGATATGATTAAATTTAAAAGTTTTAATGGTGCTCCATTTATAATTAATAGTTCTTATAGTGTTGATTTTACTTCTAATCCTACTTTAAGTTATAAAGATAATCCAGATCAAGGAATTCCAATTAAAATTATTTTTAATGATTGTTCTGGTCTCTTTTCTAAAAATACTATTATTACTAAAGAAGATATTACAGGTAGAAACGGAAAAGCTAGTAACGGATTTGTAATTAATGATTACACGAGACCTGAATTATCTTTTGATTATTACTACGACAATGATCTTTTTAATAAACGAATTCCAGATGGTTTTTCTGGTCTTGGATACTGGGCTATTGGAGATGATGCCGAGGTTACTTTTAGAGTAGGAGAAAATACTAATCTTTTATTTGGCGGTCTAACTCAAAAAGTAAAACCGCATTATTATTCGTATGATCAAAGAGGTAAATTTAAATTTTATATTATTCTTAATTTAGACCTTTCTGAAAAGAATCTTGGGGGTGCAGAATTCACAGATGCAGATTTTACACTAGAGGATTGCGCCTTAACTATTAAACTATTTACTCCTGATAGAAATATTTTCTATACACATTCTACACCATCTACTAATTTAATTACAATCGATCCTCCAAATGGAAGCGGATTTGTAGTTGCTTCTGGTATTGGAGGACATACAAAAACTACTAGTGGTGTATATTTTAGGATGGAAAGAGATGCAGATAGTAACAGTCCTTATTGGACAGTTTTAAAAAAAGTTGAAAAATATTTTTATAGATGTAATACAGGAGAAAATCAATATCAAATTACAGAAACAATAAATAATAAAGCTAGTGACGTCTATGAAGTTAAAAGAGATGATCTTAAAAGAGGATACTGCTGTTATTATAGATATGAACCCTATCTTGCTGGTGTTAAACCAACAGTTACTATTATTCCAGCTAAGACAGACATGATTACAAACTGTTATAAACATAGATATCATATCGAAAATGTTAGTTTACAAATTTACGAAGGTGGGTCAGTTTGGGGAGATGATATTTTAGATAAAGTTTCCTCGATGAGTGATCCTGCTTATGTTTATGTAGATACTGAAGCTGCTTCAGTGTCTCTTAAAGTAACTGCTGATGTTGTTACTGAAAATTGGATGTCAAAGGATTCTGATCCAAGATTAAATATGGATGAAAGCGGGGTTTATCCTCTTATTACTTCTGGATTTTTATTAGCTTATGAACTTACAAAAACTTATTCAAACGATCCAGTAACAATACCAGGCGATCTAGGACTTACAAAAAACGAATACGATGCTTATGATAATGCTAAGACCTATCCTAATGTTGATATAAGTTTAGAGAAAGCACAAGAATTTATAAATAATGCATCCTATTTAAAGTTAGAAGATCTTACAACTAGCGAATATACTGCTTCTGAACATATACTAACTTGGGAACTTGAAATTGATGATCTTGAAATACTACGTTCAGGAAGATATAAAATTTATATGGGAATAGTCGACGAATTTGACCAAGTTTCTTTTTGGTGTATAACCAATAAAAAAAATGATTATAAAATTTATGGAGTAAAATAATGGCTACTTATTTTTCCTTACAGTTTAATCCGTTAGAAACAGTAGAACTAAGTGGTCTTGGTGTTAATTTACACGATGCTAACCTTTATATTCAACTTTATACTTATCCTTTAGGTTCTGAAATATATATTCCGCCTAGTACTAGAGTTAAGGCTGTTATTGCTCCAGATGAATATGGTTGGGATGATGCTACTGCTTTAGAATATTTACAAGGTCCGATTATTAATGACCCTTCTTTAGGTATATATACAACAGAGTATTTAAATAATTCTGATACTTCTGGTCTAATAAATTTTAATGAAATTAGTATTAGACCATATAATAAAAATTATCTTTTTGAAAATACTAAGTTTAATGTTTATTGGGGCGTAAATAGATCAGATTCTTGGATACAAGGAAGCGCTTCTGGGATATATACTTTACCTCATAATATTCAATCATCTGAAATTTTAATAAGTGGTGAAATTATTGCAGATAAGACTATGAAATATAATATTATATGGAAGGCAATTATAAATGAAGATTCAGTAGTTTATACTGGAACTAAACAACCATATAAGATTAAATGTACTAATAATTATTCTGATACTATTATATCTGATTTAAATTGGTCTGGTTTTCCTGCTGGCACTATGCCATCTTCCGGAATTACCTTTGAAGTTCCTTTTTATGAAGACGATGATGAAAAAATTCCAGCTATATATAATGTTTATTTACAAAATTCTGGAGTTATAGAGTCTTGGTCTGATTCTAAACTAGTTGAATTAAATCATAAAAATCTTCAGTATAATAATAATATGTATTTTAAAAATCTAGACGAAGTTGTAAAATCAAATATCGATAAAGAAGGACTTAAATTAATTGATTCTTTCGCAATTGATAAAGATATTATAGATAGACGTAGGTTAAGTATTGGAATTAATGATATTGCAATTAAAGATAATTCTTTTGTTAAACAAGGAACCTATGTATCTCCTTATTATCCTTTAGATATTAATCTATATACTTTATCTTTAACTGTAGATGAATTTATTCCAAAATATGATAATATTAATCCTTATGATCTTATTAAATATTTTATCGAATTAAATTCTGTTTGGGAACCAATATCTCCTATTACTAGAGATGATGAGGTTGACTCTAAGCAGAATCTTATTCCTAAGATTTTTGTATTTGATAAAGGAACCAATAGTAATGCACAGGTTAAATATATAGACTCAAGTCTAGTTAAAATAATTCGTGTTAAAATAGTTTTTGATCTTACAAAAATAACTGGTGAGAAATTTGCCCCACCAGAAGTTAAAGATTTTAAATGTATTATATATGATAAGGATCAATTAAATGAATTTTAAAATTCAAAATTTATATACTAAAGTATATTCAGAATTTATTAAGGGATCTTATGGGAAACCAATAATACCAAGTAAAAACCAAGTATTGCAAAAAATTAATGAAATTACTACAGAAGAATATCTTCCTTTAATGAGTAAAGAAAAAATGGACGATATTAACATTAGTGGTATTCAAAAATCCTTTTCCAATATAATAGATGATCTGGACATTCTTTTTAATTCTATTGAATCCGAATCTAAAGAAGTTTTAGATCAACTAACAAATTCTTTAAAAGAACATAATGGTATTAAAAGAGAATTAAGAGACTTACAAATTTCTACTCTAGATATCTCCAATGGTAAATTAGGCGAGGAATTTCTTAAATATAACTTTACAGATAGTTTTAATTCCTCTACATATATTAATACTCAGAAAAGCGATCCAGTTAATTTTGAGGCAGGACTTTTTACTATTGGTAAAAATGATTCTAATCTATTATCATTAGAGCATTATCGTGGTAGTAAGATTGATTTTATAGTGGTAGAAAATCATTCACAAATAATAGAGCAGGAATATGTTGGTTCTGCTGACTGTTCCGCTATGCTGGATACTGATGATCCAAGACAAGTTTTATATAAAATTAAAACCTCTACTCCAACTAAATTACGAACACATTTTACTATCCAACTTTCTCCTAATGGATCTTTAATTGATATTAACTCTGTTGATCTAGACGTAGATTCTGATATAGCAAAAGGATATATTAGGTTATATTATAAAGATGAATTTAAATGGAAGGATGTTCCAACTCAAAGTATTCAAGAAATTAAAAGTAATCATGTTGTATTTAATTTTCCAAATACTAAAACTACTCATATAAAAATTGAATTTATTAAAGATAGTCCTGACTCTTTTGATACAAATACTTATTATTATGCTATTAATAATATAGCTATTATGTTGGCTTCAACAAAAAGATCTGCCACTTTATTTTCTAAACCTATTGAAATGCAGTGTTATGGAAATGAGCTTCCGATTATTTTTAAATTATCTGTTTCTGGAGATGTTGATATTCCTAAGAACTGTAGTGTAGATGTTTTTGTTGCTCAAGATGTTAAAATTAGTGGGGCTTTCTTATCATCTGGAAATCTTCCAACTAACTTTGATTCTCCAGATGTTTATAAATTTGATAATAGCTATCCAAGTGGAGATGTTTTTCTTTCTGAACTAATTAATGGTAGCGATGCAATTTCTGGAGTTCTTCCTTATAAATCTGCCGATTTTAAATGGTATAATATTAAGTTTACAGAAAGTACATACGAGCAAATTCAAGAAAAAGTTGAATTTGATAACACTATTAAGAATAATAAAATAGTAAATTCTATTTTTTGTCCAAATAATGTTCTATTTGGTGACTTGGACTTTACTGGTATTCTTGGTATAAGTGGTTGGGTAAATACAGATAATGAAAACTGGAATATATTAGAAGATTATGTAGCTAGTGGTTATCTTGTATCTGGTGTAACTATTGGTGGATCTTCTTGGGATATTGGCGGAGCTAATTGGAATATAATACAAGATTCAAATGGAAATTTACATCCATCTATTTCTGGAAGCCTTCTTTATTCCGGTCAATGGATTGGTTATGGTAGTGGAGTAGGATATCCATTTAATTTTCAAGATCAACCTTTTGTAGATACAATTCGATTTAATGACTATTCACAATCTATTAATGGATGGTGGCGACCATTTAGTAATATAGTTACTGATAGTGGAATACATAGTCAATTTGCTATTAGTGGATATTTAAAGTCTTATTATAATACTCGAATTCCCGACTTTCATTTTAATAATATTCCTTTTTATAAAATATATAAATTTAATAAATATGATAGTTTAATTAATTCAACTTTGAAATTATATTCTTATCAAGAGTCTCCAACACTTGAAAATGGAAGTAATGGGAAAAATTTATATCCTTGTAATTTTTCTTGGAATTATAATACAGATAGTATCACAAAAAATAGTGTTAAAGAAAAATTATTTGATCCACTTCTGCCAACTACTTGGTCTGGTTATATTATTCCTTTATCTGGTATTCTTGGAATAAATGAATCTTGGGTATTTGATTCTATTTCTGAACTAAGAATACATAATACATCTATAATTTTACAACCGAGTGAATATTTTCCTATTGTTGGAGAAGATCTAACTTTATCTGGTATAGATCTATCGCCACTTCAACTTACTCAGCCTACTATAGTTGCAAATACTGTTAAATTTGATATGAAATATTCTTATAAAGTTAAGAATAATTTTTTATCTACATGGACTTCTTTTGCTATAGTTAATCAAGAAGCAAATAATCCTTCTATTAATATTCCTAATAGATTAATATATGGAACCAATAAATATATAATTGATTCTTATACTATTAAAGATCTTGATACTGATCAAATATTAGAAGAAGAGTCTTCTACAATAAATAATATTGAATTTAAATTTCCAAAAAAATCTACAGAAGGCCATTATAAAATTACCTTATTTTGTGGTAGCAACTCTTATAATGGATTTTGTGCTAATAATTGGGTTCCTTTTGTTGGTGATCAAAATGGAGATATTCAAATTGGAGATGGCGTAAAAATGGTTAATAAAATTACTCCAATTAATATAGTAGGATTTGATACTTTACTTTATGATTCTTCTTTTGGGTTAGAACGAGCTGCAATTATTAATGAAGCTAATGAGAGATATATTGTTGTTAAAGTACCAAATAAAGACAACTTACCTGGATATTATTTTAACTCAATTGATAAAAAATATGAAACTCTGGTTGATAAACTATATGATAATAAAAATAATTGGATAAGACAAAACTTTTCTGGATATTTTACTACTGGTTCATCTGGATTATATGTGTTTAAGAAGAACGTAAATACAAGCGGATTAAATTGGTCAGCTGGCGATAAAAATTATAATTGGAATGGCGGAGCAACTTTAAAAGATTTATCTAACTATAATCTAAATAGAATATTTGACTTTCATAGTACTTATGGATATTCAATTAATCTAGAGGATAGTGATAATCAAACTATAAGATTATATACTGATGATATAGATCCTAGAGCTCCTAAAAGTTCTGGAGTAGTTGGCTCAACAGAATGGATAGAATGGTATTTGGATAGTATATATTATGAATCTGACGATGATACCTGGTTTGATTATAAATATGTTGATGCTCTTGTAGAAAATAGAGGATTCTTATTTTATAATACTGCTGAAAATCTACCGTCTTATTATTCAATATCTTATCGACTTTCTTCTGGAACAGACGATACTAATAATAGATTCTTATACAAAATAGTATTAAATAGTAATGAAAAAGGAAGTTTAGTTCCTAAAGTTAGATCAATTAGATTTATGGTAAACGAGGATTAAATGAGAAAAGATTATCCATTATCTTCACAACTACTTAATAATAAACTACTTACAGCTTATGAGAATCTCGTATATCTTCTTGGTCAGAGTATCGATGGGCAGCCTTACTACTCAGGACTTTATGAAAGATTAGAAGTATCTGGAGTTAATGCTGCTATTAGTCCTAGTGGTATTTTTACGGGCACTCTAGAGTCTCAAACTTTTATGATTAATAAATTAAAATTTGATTATTTTCATAAACTTCATTTTAGACAAATAAAGGGTTAACATGTCAAATAATAATTCAGACCAACTTCTTGCATATCCAATTACTAAAGAATTAGATTATCGTAGTCAGATTAATTCTAAAGAGTTAAATGAAATGATTAGATCTATTGAGGAGTCCGTTTTAAGATCTTTATTAAGGGGCACTAAACTACAAGAAGATCTAACTAGATTTAATCTTGCAGTTGACTGTTCTTATAAAGCTATGTATAAACAGTTTAATAATATGAAGTATCCCCAAGATTATCTTACTAATGGAACTGCTTTTTGCTCTGCTTTTGGAGATGTAGTTGAACCTAATACTACTAATAAAAATGAAGTTGCTGGAATTTTAACTTTAGGTTGGAATACCAACAATGGAAAGCTTTCAAAGATTCCAGTTTATGAAGGAGTTGTTTCTCCTAATATTTTAATATATTTAGATGACATAGTGCAGCCCATTAGTGATCCAATATATAATATTTTAGATAAAGATCCTTCTACCTTTTGGGTAAAAGAAGCATCATCTGGCGAACATACAATCGAAATAGTTTTACCAAACTCAATTAATAAAACTTTTAATTATTTAGAAATTGTTCCTTTTCCTATATTTGGAATGATTATTAATAAGATTGAGTACCTAGATTTGCAGTCTAGGATGATTGAAGTTCCAAATGACGTGCTAATGTCTTATAATAATATTGGTCCAATGTATCTTCATTTATCTCCAAAAGAGTTTAATAATACTATTAAAATAACTTTTACTGTCTTACCAGAAATATGCGCCATGGGGTTTTCTTCAATAGATATTTGTAATATTGATTATTTTAATAATCCAAGTACAGCTTATTTTAAATTTGAAAATATTATAACTGAATATAATGGAGTGAGTGTAACAGAAATAAAACCGACTAAAGTTATTTTAGATTTTTATGCTGATGGAGTATTAAATAAAGATTATGATAAGTTTATAACAGAAGTTTCTTTAGTTACAAGTGCTTCGGACACACCGACACGCACTTTTGGATTAAATAAAGAACGTTATCAAGAAATTGATACTTCTGAAACTATCATTTTGGAAAATACAGGAGAGTTATATTTAAAAGTTATTTTAAATGAAGTTAATAAAACAACACCAGTATTTAGGGGTGCAAAATTAACATATGACGTATAATGGAGACTAAAAATGCTAACTAATGAACAAATCGAAGCAAAATTAAATGCTATAAATAATAGACTTTTAGGTTTAACAACGAACTTAGAAAGAACAAATGCTGAGCTTTTAAATAAAACTAATAATTCTGCACTTAATAGAACATCTGAAGAACTAAGAGAACTAATTAGGCAAACTGCAATAGATGTAAATACTCTTAATGAAAAGCTTGGTAAGATTATTCTTCCAGAAGAAACAAGGATGTATCTAGATGCTGGAGAAGTACAAGACTTTCAATCAAACTTTAATGCTTTAAAAGCAATGATGGTGAAATTTGATAAGCTTTATAAGAATCTAGTCGCTTATACTTCTAATCTAGATAGTTAATTTTTTAATTATTTCTGCAACAGTTCTATTATAAGATTCTTCAGTTAATAAAAGAGTCTTATATAAATTCTCTAGTGGCATTCCTTTAGTTACTGAATCAATTATCATCATATCTAATCTAGTAAATCTATTAGTTTTATGAAGATCCATAAAGAGTTCAATTTTAGTCTTAAACTTTTTACTTTTTTTAATGATAAGTTTTTTAAGTTTTTTCAGATTTTTTTGTAACATTTTTTCTTGGTTGGTTAAATGGGCACTGATCAACTGATATGTATATTTTTATTTTAGATAAATTTAAGAAGTTTGGAACTACAGAACAAACTACTGCTGTTTTACATGTTGCACATTTTTTAGGAATAAAAGATTGATCTGAAAATATAATGTCTTCGACTTCTTCCTCGTCGTCATCTATCTTAAATAAGCTATCTAGAACATTATCTCTTATCATTTTTCTTTTTCCTGTTTTGCATTTATAAATGTAGCTATATTAAATTCTTTAATTTCTTTTTTATTTAACCATCTTTGTTTTTTTAATAATCTTTTTGCTTTAACTATAGGAAGATTTAATTGTTCTGCTGTATATATAACGTAGTTATCATAAACTTCTTTTTCTTCGTGTTTATCAGCTTTTAATCTTTGATCATATGTTTCTGTTTCAGAATTAATGGTAATATGAGTATGCACAAAAACTCTGCAACTTGGGAACAGTTTTCTTTGGCTGCCAGCTATAAATATAAAAAATCCAGCACTTGCAATTTCGCCAAGTCCAAAAGTATTTATTTTAATACTATATTTTTCTTTAATATATAATAATAAATCTGTTATAGCAAAACAATCTGCTAGGTATCCTCCTTGTGATGTAATGTAAATATTAAGTTCTTTAATTTTTTCCCATTCTGTTTCTAATAAAATAGTAATAGTTTCATTTGCTGTTTCTTCATTAATTTCTCCAATAATATAAATGGTTTTAGATAAATTATCTATGTTATCAATTAAAGAAACGCTACCATTTCCTAAATTACAATCTGATTCATTAGCTTTTCTTTTCATTGTTATTTTCTCTCTCTTTAAACTTTTGTATACTAAGATTAATAAAACAACTACACTTCTGACACACTTGTTTATCTATTCCTCTTGGCCAGTCTTCTTTATCCATTAACTTTGAGCAAACTAAAGAAGAAATACCACAATTAAGAACGGGACATTTAATTTTGCCTTTAAGTTCAATTTTTATTTGCTGGTTATTTGATTTAATATTCCATTGATTATAATGTACTTCTGTATTTTTATTATATATTGAATCAATTAGCGGCTTGTTCATTTTATCCTCTTAGTTCTTTTATAATTGATAATAGTTTTTGAGTAGATTTATTCCAAGAATAATTATTTTCCATGTAATTAGCAAGTTCTTCATTCTTATTTTTATATGTTTCGTTTTGAAACGTTTTCTCAAAGTTTGCAATAAATTCATCTACATTTAGTTTATCCCAATCTCCTTGTTCTCCTTTGAACCATATATTATCAACAGCTAATTCTTTTTCTGTATTAGTAATAATAAGTTCTTTCTGAATAGTTGGAGTATTTAATAGATATTCTGAATGTCCTAGACAGTTGGTTGCTATAGTTGGTAGGCCACAGGCCAACATTTCTGTTAGTGGTAGATCCCAACCTTCTCCTCTACTAATCTGTATACCTACATTAGCTGAGTGCATTAGAGATGGCATCTGAGAAGTAGAAAGATTTGGAGTTGTGAAATAAATATCACAATCTTTGTGTGTAAATACGTGGGCCTTCCCATTAAATCCTTTATACTCAAATCCAGCTTTAATTGGATTAATGTTAGACCAACATACTAAATTTTTAAATGGATGGTCTTGAACATTATTTAAAAAAGGATTAAAAGAATGACATATCAAAGCTGCCTCTTTATCTTTGAATAGATTAATAAACGTATTTACTATAGTATTTGTGTTTTTTCTTTCTTCGTGTTTCCCAATTGTTATATAAGTAAATTTCTTTGTATCAATATATTTATCTACTGGTATAGTATTAAATAGACAAGAGTCTACTCCTTCATTAACAACCTTAATTGGCTTCTCAGTTATCTTAGCTTCTTCTAGAAGTCTTTTATGCTCTTCTGTAGTTGTTAGAATAATATCGGTTGCTCCGTTATTAAGCATATTAATTGATCGCTGCTTTAGTTTTGTAGTCTCAAAAATAGAAAATGTTAGTACAGGTGAACCACAACATTGGTTGCTAAAGTCGTCATGAAAAAGAAACAGTGAAGGATTATTTTTATTAAAATTATCTTTATTTTTTAAAGTTTCTTTAACATAAATCTCATAGAAAGGATCTAATTGAACCTCTCCAATAGTAGTTAAATTAACTTCTTCTCCTTCTTCTATCAAAGATTTAATTACATTACAAGAATGAACTCCATATCCAAGAGGATTAATTGGGGCAAATATATTAAGCATTTTTGATTTCCTTTGTATAGATTCCAACGATTTGTTCTTCTCTTAAGTGTCCATAGGAAACATTATCTACTTCAACTAAGGTTGGGTCGCTTTTATAAACTATTACTATGTCTCCAATTGAAACTTTAGTTACCTTGTCTCCTATTGCTTCTACTTTTACATATATAGTTGGGGCTGTATCGTTTACTAAAATTATACTTTCTTTTTTTGGCGCTTCTACTACTGATATTAAAACTCTATCGTTTAACGGTTTAAAGTTCATACTAATTCCTTTTTTAATATTTCTATTACTTTTTGGGATGAATCTCCCAAACCATAAGGGCAGATATAATTTGTTAAGGTTTTATTGAAGATCTTCCAGAATGCTGTCGATAAGTAGTCTGGTGTTTTACATAGTGTACTATTTAGCCATATACTTTCAGTAAGTTCTGTTGCTTTATTACATATTATAGTTTTTTTATTTAGATAACAAGCTATAGTTTGAATATTTGAATCATTTGATATTATAATCGTGCTTCTTTTAATATTATTTATTGTGTCTTTACCATCGTCATAAATATATGATAGTCTTAGAGTTGTCTTTGATAGCTTAGTTATTTCAGGATTCCACTTAGCTAGTGATTCTTTTGTTTTAAAAGATATAAATACAGTATTGTTTTGTTCTAGTGGCGTCAAATCAATTGAATCTAATAGAGTGGACCCAGTTACATACTTAGTTGATCTAATTCCTTCTTGACTAAGCTCTTTAGCGTTTCTATTAGTGGTACAAATATTAACATCTGCTATTAAACTAATAGATCTTCTATTAAATTCTTCTGGATAAAAATTATTAACATCATAAGTTCTTATACCAGCGTCTAGATGGATGATCTTTAGACTTCTTGTATAGGCCGCTAGGGCCATAGCAAAGGCACTTGTGCTGTCTCCGACTACTAAGATGGCTTTGACTCCATTAAACCAATTCTCGGCTTGATCTAGCACGTTTAATTGAATGTTATTAATTTTGTTTGAAGATATATCATATATCTGCATAATATCTCGTGGTTCTGTTACATCGAAATAGTTCTCTTCTATTTGTAGCAATTTATATGCTATATCGTCTTTATCTAGTAGAGGTAATAAAGATTTGATCTTTAAATACTCTGATTTTGTTCCAAAACTAATTAGTAACATTTTATATCCTATAACGTTTGTGTGTTAATCTTAAATATTTGATCTTTAATCCATTCATAAGTCTTTGTTATTCCATAAATTAAAGGTTTAGAAGGAGACCAATTTAAATCTTTTTTAATTAAATTATTATCTGAATTGCGCCCACGAACACCAGTAGGTCCAGTAATATGATTGATAGTTATATTCTTATTTTCAATAGTCATAATCATTTTAGCAAAGTTATCCATGGATATCATCTCTTCGCTTCCAATGTTATAAGGGCCAGTCTTATCTGAGTTCATTAGTGTTCTAATTCCATCTATACATTCGTCTATGTATAAATAAGATCTGGTCTGTTGTCCATCGCCCCACATGTCTATTGTGCCCTTAGACATCAGAATTTTTCTACAGAAAGCAGCAGGAGATTTCTCTCTACCGCCTTGCCAAGTAGATTCGGTTCCAAATATATTATGAAATCTAGCTATTTTTACGTCTACATTTGTTAGTCGTTTTAAAGTTAAATATAGATGCTCGTCAAATAGTTTAGTCCACCCATATTCGCTATCGGGCTCTGCTGGATAACTACTATCTTCGCTACATTTAGGATTTTCTGGATCTAACTGATTATACTGAGGATAAATACAAGCTGAACTACTGTAGAATATCTTTTTATATTTATTGTGTAACGAAATCATATTATGTGAAATTATATTAGAACTCATTACATCTAAGTCGTTATCTCCAGTAAATATATATCCTGCGCCGCCCATAGAAAATGCTAAATTATAGACTTCATCAAATTTATAACTTAAGTTATTTAATGTTAAAATAGTTTCACAAAATTTTTTATTTCTTAGATCTCCTATAACATATTCATCAGCATAGTCTTTTGTGCCATATTCGTATTCTTTTATATCTACAACTCTTACCCAACATCCCTCTAACTTTAATCTTCTAGCTAAATGGTGTCCTATAAATCCATTTCCTCCTAAAATTAAAACATTTTTCATATTGTTTCCTTTTTATAATTAATTATATTATTACATAATTCTAATAAATATTCAGTAGAAAAAGTATACTTCATCATATTTACATCTTTATGAACCCATTGAACATTATCGATAGTATAACCTTTAGAACTATCTATTCTGTCTAAAGATGCTGTGATTTCATTTCTTCTATATCTACCAAATTTTAACTCTTTACCTGTTAATGAACAACATTTATTTTGTTTTAAAAATAAATTCCATAGTTCTTCTATTGATATATTAAAGTTTATTTTTCTTCTTTTTGCATTATTTACTATTTTATTATAATTTTCTTTTGATATATCTCCAAATCCTTTCCAATGAGGACTTTCTTTATTTTGTTTTGTTTTTACACATCCGCACGATTTAGTAGTTTTTCTTAAAAGAGGAGATATTATTTCTTTTTGTTTTTTACACAAATGACAAATACATTTCCAAAGATTATTATGTCCTTTTGTTCCTATTTTTGATAAAACTTCTATGTTTCCAAATCTTTTACCAGTTAAATCTTTAAATTGTCTTTTCATATCTACTCCAATTGATTTAAAAATAAGGTTAAAAGTTTTTCGGGGGTTAATGTTTTGAATATTTCTCTATTTGCTTGATGTGCTTGCCAAATCTCTTTGAAGTTTGGTTGAAGTTTTAATAGTTCTGTTCCTAGGTCTTGTCCATCATATATAGTAATATACTCTTTTGGATTAATTAAAGTCAATTTATTTTTTGTATCTGTATTAATTAATATTCCACCAGTTGCCATTATATCAAATGTTCTCCAACTAATGCGTTCGTGGCCTGTTGGATTTAGTCCTATTTGATATTTAAATAATTCATGAGCAAGACCCGTTAATGGTAATGGAAATGATCTTAACTTATTTACATTTCCAAAATACTTTGATTGCCATTCTAGCGATAGGTTGCAATTTGGTGTAAAAACTATTCCTCCTGCATAAGGAATATTATTATTCTTTAAAGATAATAACCAATCTATTCTTTGATTATACATGAAGTTACCATCATCATATTTTCCTAAACAATTTATATCTTCTTGCGAATTATAATAACCAGAAGGCTTAGGTATATATCTACCAATAAATGTTGGACTAGCTAATATATAAGGTTTTAAGTTTTGTTCATTAAATTTAGTTTCCTTATTTGCAATACCAATTAAACTAATATAATGAGCTAATGGAATACCAATATTTTTTATACCATCTTTCCTATCATCTGGCTCATAATTATATTTGGCATATGCCTTTACCTTATCTTTAAATTGGTCATAGGCTACGCCTTTATCAAAATGGTTAGTAGCGTCTTCTGTATCAAAAAAGAAAAATAAATTACCATTAATATTTGGTATATGAAATTTATAACTAGGATCAATAAATACTAAATCATATTCTCCTAATATTTCTTTTTGTTCTTTTTCTAATAAACAAGTTGTTATTTGACATGCCTGCAGTCCACCAAGTAGTCTAGAGTAATGGTTATCGTTTCCTTTGATTATTAGCGCATTCATGCTATTATTCTTTTATATTCGTCTAATGTTTTCTTTGCTTGATCTGTAAGTACTGACCAATCGCCATTAATAAGTTCTAGATTGTGTTCGTATCCATATAATTCAGCTTTAAGATCTTTATGAATATTATGAATATTTCTTTCTTGGCAAACAGTTGGTTTATCAAATACTATGAATGGTAGATGATCTTTTAATTCTTTTTGTAACATATAGGATGCCCATATATCATCGAATCTACCTAATCCTGGAAGAAGATAGTAATAAGGTATTATACTTCTATCTAATATAGTATTTTGACTATTAAATGGCATTTGTTTTCTAGATGTTATAGGATCTAATTCTGGTTGATTAAATATTTCTCCATTAGGATTAATCATTCTATATATAGCATCTACGTCAGGTGCTCCTGTCCACAGATTTGCTTGGACTAAACATTTAATTTGAATATTTTCAATACATGTATATTTATGTCTATTTTTAAGTAATTCGTGTGGGAATCCTCTGTGCCACATTAATTCATCAGATTTATCTACAAAATATAATGGATCAATTGCTATGTCATCTGAAATAATTTCTGTTGTAGTTATTTCTTTTCCTACTAATATATTATTCCAATTTGCGAAAGGAATATTATCATCATCAACCAGAGCAATTACATCTGCTCCGTCTTTAAAAGCCTTAACTATTCCTATAGTTCTTCTTTGAATGCAGTTCCATCCAATTAGTTCACTTAGTTTTGGATATAATTTTGATTGCTCCTCTGGGTGTAGATAATCACATTTTAGATTTTTATATAACTGGTGAGGAGTTTTTTGATCTCCTACTACCAAAAGATTCCAATCTTCCATTTTAGAAAATTCTATTAATGCTTCAGTTGGTGGATTAATTGTTGTAGTAACTATTATTTTTTTCATATTTTATAAATTTCCTTCGATGTTAATTTCCATCTATATTGTTGAATATTTTCTTTGGTTTCTTTTGATAATGGTTGTTTAATTAATATTTTTAATAATTCGGTTGGTAATTTATATTTAACAGCAAAGTACCACCATTTATGAAGATTATTTATTTCTTCTTTATGTTCTATATTTAGTTGTGTTTCTTCATAAAAATTGGTACAGTCTACACCATCATCTATTAATTTTTTATCTATACAATATTTCCAAAGATCTGTTCCATAAAATGGTTGTAGTATTGAACACCAAGAGTCAGTTGGATTTGCTAGTTTATTAAATTTGTATGTTTCGAAGGCATCTTCTAGTGGATTATTAACTGGCATTCCTATCATGTTTTGCAATCTAATTTTAATACCACTAGATTCTAATAATTTTACAGCATTTAAAATTTGTTGGTTAGAAATATTGCCTCTTCTTAATAATTTTTGAGTTTCTTTGTTAGCAGATTCTAATGCTATATTCATAAAATAACAATTGCTATCAACTAATTGTTGTGTTATTTCTTCTGTAAGATTATTGGCACGCAATGATCCGCAGAAAGGTAGATTAATTTTATTTTTATACATAGGAAGAAATTCGTTTAACCATTCTTTATCTGATATAAAGTCGTCATCATTAAAATATACTGTGTCTAGTGTGTAATTTTTCTTTACTTCTAAAATTTCATCTATCATCTTTTTTGGAGATGTTCTTTGAAAAAATAATTTCTTTTGACTATTAAATATTTTATGATATATATGATTGAAACAATAAGTACATGCATTTGGACAATCTCTACTAGTAATAAATCTCTTCATTCCAGCTGTACTAAACTCTTGATATTTATATAAAATTGATCTATCTGGCGAAGGAATACTATCTAATTGGGGTAATATTCCTTTTATAATCTTATCTTTAATTTTTCCTTCTACTATATCATTAATAACAAGTTCTCCTGGTCCTACTACAATATGATCGATATAAGGATTGGTCTCTTCTTTTTCTGGAAAGAATGTAAAATGAGGTCCTCCAAATATAGATTTAAAATTAAACTTTTGCTTGAGTTCTTTATTAATATTTAGATACCAATTATGGTCCCCGCTCATTACAGAATAACATACAACATCTATATTATGTCTATATAAGTATTCTTCTATTCCATCTATACTTGTCTGTATTAGATCAACGGTGTGTTTATGCTGTTTAAGAATAGCAGATATATAAAGCATTCCGAGTTTATCTATTCTTAGTTTATTTTCTACAAATAATATATTCATACTTTTTTAAATGGTCTAATAAGATTTTTTAGATTTTCACAACTGGTTGACCATGGTTCATTTAATATTAATTTTTCACTATTAATAGTATCTTGTATTTGGTTTTGATATATTCCTGTTCCCCAATCATGGACTAATATGTGATCTCCTGATTTTATTAAAGGAGCATATAATTTAAACTCTCTAGGTTTATCTCCGTTATCACAAAATATTAATGTCTTATATTTACTTATATTAGTTTTAACAATTTCTTGCGCTTCGTCTGAGAATACACTTAAACTATATGATTTAATAAATTCTGTTTGTGTTTCTAGTTTATCAAACCAATGGCCTACTCCGCCCTTTGCTCTATTATACCAATCGCGATCCTTATACAATTCAAATGTATGAAATAAAAATTGCTCTGTTACTGCTGCCATATTAGCTAGAAATAAACTAAGTCCTCCATCTCGTGCACCAAATTCTACTACGTACTCGAATTTATAATAATCTATATAATGCTCAAAGAAATATAATGCTGAGTAGTTATTATCTATTTCCGAACCTAATACTCTCTTAGGCATCTCAAATAATCCTTCTGGCGATAATGGAAGTTCTTGTTCAATTGGTTTTACCGGAGTCGACCTATGTATTTTATTGAAGTTCATTTAATTTTCTTTCTAGTGTTGTATAAATTTCTAATGATGATTTTACTCTTATAACATTTAATAGTTGGTGAATACTATACATACACTCCCACGAATTAAATTTGTGATTAACTATATATGTTTTATTTTTATCAAATAAGTTAGACTTTATCCATCCAAACTCAATAGGTCCACTACAATTACCTGTTACTATTTTACATTTTTTACTTAATTCTGCGAATTGAAATAAATCAATTCCTTGTTTTGTAAAATAAGATTCTAAACATATAATATTTGATTTTGTGGATTGTCCATTAGTTATATAAAAATTTACATTTTTAAATTTATCTGCTAATTTTTCTATTATAGGTGTAGCATCAATGTAATCGGCCTGACCAGATAATGATTTTAAATTATAAATTAATACATTAAACCCATTTCTAATAGTTAGAATATTATTTATATATATATCTTCAATTTCCCATACAAAATTAATCGGATCTTTGTCCATATAGTCTAGATTAATTTTATACCCATATTTATCAAATAAATAATTCCATTGATACATATGATATTCGAACTTATATAATGGGTCAATTACTTTTCTAGTATTTCCAAACCAACTATTAATTATAGTTGTATTATCAATAGTTTTTATAAATTCATTATCATTAATTGGAATATTTGCACTATAGATATAACGACACAAGTCGGATGTTATAAATTTATTATTATTATGAGCATAATAAAATTCACTATTTGGAAAAAATTTCATAATTTCTCTAACAAATGGTTTACTTAATACTATATCTCCAACATGATAACCATTATAGAAAATTACCTTATTCATTTATTCCCTTATAAATCTTTACTGAATCTTCTTGTAAAGATTTTCCTTCAATAATGGCTTTATCAATCATACTATTTATTGCTTCTATTAATTTTGGTCTTTTAATTTTAAAACATATATCTGTCTTTTTTTTTAGAGTCGCTATCTCTTCATCTGTTTTTGCTATACCTAATAGATCTTCTAACATCCACATTCTAATATGAAGAATAACCAATTTTTCAATCACTTCTCCAATATTATCTGTTTCAATATAATCTTTTGAAAGATTTGGAATTTCTCTTGTCTTACAAATTTCATTAACTTTATTTCTAATCAGTTCTTCGATACTCATAATTAAAATCCCTCTGTAGTTTTAATATATTTTGAAGTTATTTTAGAGTTCATTAATAATACAATCAAATCTGTATTCCCCTCAGCATGAATAAACTCTTTGCTTTTACTAGCTATTAAGGTTTCTATTATTACATCTTCTGCTAACTTTGGATTTCCTGGTTTATTATTATTCCAAGAAGGATGTGCTGATGGTCCATCATATTTATTAGCTCTAAAGCTACTATCATAACTAATAACATTATTAATATTATTCTTAATAAAATTAACAGTTTCATGATTATCTGACATTACAAATAATTTTTTATTTGGAGAATGTAATCTTAATACGTTCTCTAATAATTTTGATAAAGGGAATGCTTTTGATCGTAATGTTGTTATTAAATTATGATATCCATCTTGTTTAATTGCCCAATCGGTTCCTCTGAAATGAAGAGATTCAAATTCTTTATCTAATATATCATTATCTATTAAAAACTTATTAACTTTATCTAAAATACGCGGTTTAATATTTGGCTCTATATACTTTAGATATACTCGTTCTGCTTTTTCTCGATTCTCAGAACTTAAACAATTTGCATATTTAAAATCAGTTGTTATTCCTCCAGGATGAGGAATATTAATATGATCATTTTGTTTAAATTGAGGATTATTAAAAAATAATTCCCATACATTTCCTGTATTATTCCAAAAACAAGAAGTCTCAGGTCCTAAATTAATATAAGGTTCTAAATTATTAGACTCACAATAAAGTAAATAATCTAATATCCTTATAAAATTAGATCCCCAACCGGCACTATTTCCTGTTATTAATAATTGTTTCATATATTTAATATAGTTTTTTAACTTGTTAAAGTCAATACATTTATCTATTATTAAAGTATTTCTGTATTAAAATTATAATTAAAAAATCCCCATGTATCCTTATTGGTTGTTTCTATAAAATTTTTTACAAATTTTAATTTATCATTAAATAAAGTTACTTTATCTTCTAAATTAATATGATTATAAGAGTGCTCTAAATGAAATACTTCTAAAAATAATTTTGATGTATTTCCATATATATGTCCTTTTTTCATTATATTACTATCTGCGCAACCTCTATATATCATCTCTTCTTCAAATCCTTTTATTTTATACCATAGATTTCTATGAGCCAATTGGTAATCACCACAACTAACTACTAGAGACCATGGGTCGTCCTTATCATGAATAGGATTTCCATTTGCGTCATTTGCATCTGTAGATGGTGTAAAACTATTTACATTATTAATTAATAAATTTCCTAATTTAACTGGATCCATTTTACTTAACGGGACTGATATATTTCTTCTTGGAACAACATACATTGTATTGTTATCTAGTGTATCTAGATTAGGTCTATTGGCTATTATATCAATATTAGTGGATGCGATAAAGTCTGATGTTGCTCTTCTAATTCCTATATTTCTTCCTAATATTTCAACTATAGGAATTGTTAATAACATCGGATTTAATTGTAATATGTCCTCTTTAAGTACTTTAATGTGTAATAGGTTTCCTTTAAAAATTAAGTTAGATTTTATTTCATCTAATAAGGATTTATCCTTAGAATTCCAATCAACATATATAACTTCATCATATCTACTTATAAAATTTTGTAAACATATAGTGGATCTTTTTAAAAGATTTCCACCATAATTATCATTTCTAGCTGTAATTACTGCAGTTATTTTCATGATAATTTAGTTATCCAATATTTAAGTAAATCATTCATTGTTTGTTCCAAAGATATCTTTGGTTTCCAATTAGTTATAGAGATTAATTCTGTTGAGTCTCCGATTTGCACTTGAATATCAATTGGTCTATAGAACTTTGGTTCTATTTTTTGCTCAATTTCATTATATGGAATATTAGACGCCTTTATTAATAGATTAGTATAATATTGCATCTCATATACATCAGATCCACATACATTAAATACTTTCTTATTAGAATCTTTAGCTAGCATTAATAAATAATAAGCATTAACACAATCTCTTACATCTATTACTACTCTTCTGGTCTTAAGATTACCTATCTTTAAAATCTTCTCTTGTAGTCCTAATACCATCTTTGCTATTTGATATGCATCAGAACTAATTGAGAAATTAAATCCTCTTCTTGGACCAGTATGAGAGAATGCTCTAGTTACAAAACCATTTATAAATCCATTATTCATTCTTTCTTGCATATACATATCAATAGATGCTTTAGTTATTCCATATGGATTAGATGGAGCTAGTGGTGTAGATGTTTTAAGTAATCCAATATCTTTACATAAATCACCATATACTTCAGATGTTGAGCAAAACATTAATTTTGATTCAGTATTTTCTGTTGCGGTTATAAGATTAACTGAACCAATAACATTTTCATTCCATGTTAATACTGGATCTCTAAAGGAAGTAGGAACATCTGATTGTGCAGCTAAATGAAATATGCCGTCATATTTATTATCTTTAACTATTTTATCTAAAGAATTTAAATTTTTTAGATCGCAAGTATGAAATTTTATATTATCGTGCTCTCTACAAGTTAGTACATCTAATAGATCTGTAGTTCTACCATTAGAACACCTTACTATACCGTGTACTTCGTGTCCTTCTTTTAATAAGAGTTTTGCTAAATGTGGTCCTGCAAAACCTGTTATTCCTGTAACTAGGTACTTACTCATATCATATCTCCTTATTTTATAAACTTTTTAAATAATAAATAATCAAAAAACCATTTCATTAAAGATAAGTGTTCTGTAATAGACATATCTGTGCGTTCTATATTTGGTTGTAGTGGTATATGTGTTGCTAAATTCATGCATCCGTTTTCATTAATAGATTTAATATTATATTTATCTTTATTAATGTACATATCGGTTCCTCTAAAGGGTATAAAATTACAAAAGACAGCATTTTCTATTTTGTTCTTCTCTAGGAATACTACATTAGATATTATAGTTTCTTGACTATCTATTGGTAATCCTATCATGAAAAAACATCTTATGGTTATTGGATATTTCCTAATAATTTTAATAGCTTCTTCGGCTTGCTCTATAGTTATCTGTTTTTTAAGTTTCTTTAGAGCTTCATTATTAGCTACTTCTATACCTATACCTATTTCTCTACAACCTGACTCATATAAATCTTTAATTATATCTTCTGTAACATGATTAACTCTAGTAGAACATCTGTAAAATATATTTAATGGTTTAAGTTTAGAACATAGTTCTTTTACATATGATGGTTTTAAAGTGAATGTATCATCTTGAACTCTAAATTGTCTAATATTATATATATTTATAATATCTTTTATTTCTGATATAATATTGTCTACGGGTCTAAACCTTACTTTCTTATGATATATTTCTGGGCTAGCGCAGAAAGAACAACTATATGGACATCCTCTAGAAAACATAATAGACGTTGAACCATTTTCGTCGTACATTTTTCCACCAGTAAATATAGATCCTGTTCTTATATAGCTATCTTCTAATATATTTCTGGTTGGATATAGATTAGATAAATTTACTTCTTTATCTTGTCTATAATATTTTTTAATGCTATTATTTTCATAGTCTTTAATATATTCTAATATTAAATCTTCGGCTTCTCCTATAAATATTGAATTAAATACTTCATCTATATTAGTTGAATCTAATGATATATGAACACCACCGATAATATACTCACTAAGAGGATATAGCGTCTTAATTGTCTTTGCTAAATTTACAGAACTATTATAAGTACTTGATACTGCCGAGAATGCATAGACATTGGCTTTTGTAATTGTATTTAAATTATTACAATTAGAATCGAATACTTCTACTTTCCATCCTATGGACTTAATTTTGGATGTTAAATATAGTATTCCTAAAGAGAATTGAGATTTGTAATCATATAACCAAGACATATCTGGTAAAACAAATATTAACTTCATTCTCTTGTTCCTATTATATATTTCCAATTTAGATTGTACATAGGTTTAACATCTATTGGGGAAGGTCTTCTTAATATACATATTAGTCTTTTCGTGTTCTCTGATTGTAATAATTCAGCTAGTAGAGCTAATGCACTATCTGTCATACATATTTCTTTAGCATTGTTTAATACTTTCATCCAGTCAAATAGAGTGAATCCATCTATGTATTTTACTTCAACTTCTCTTAAAGTATCATTAAATGGAATTCTTTTCATTCTAATTGATCCTGGAGGCGATGCAAATATATAATTAACTAGTCTATAATCTTCATTTATATTAAATAGTTTAAATAAGGTATCTTCTTTTTCTTCTTTTCTATTAATATAAATATAGTTTTTCCAATCATTAAAGTCAAGATTAACTAATAAATATTTTGATAGCATTACACTCATATTTCTTAAATTATGTCCGTGTAATGGAATAAATATAAAGTCATCAGTTTTAATTATCTCTCTTATATTATCATCTAGAAAGAGATTTTTATATGGAAAATCATCATCTACACTTGGATATTCAAAGTTATGTAGGTAATCTTTAATATATGTATAAACATTAACTACGGGCCAAATAACTTTATACCCCAAAGACTGATAATGATATCCTATTTTCTGACAATATATTATATCCCCTATTCCTCCTGGTTGTCTTATTAAACAGGTTTTCATTTATAAAACTCTCTTGCTAATACTCCCTCAGATTCATATATATATTCTTTAGAAATTATATTGTTATTGATAAATCCGTGATTCTTAAATAAATTAATCCACCAATCTTTATCATGTATTTGTATATGCGTTTTATCATTTTTGCTGACCTCTAAAACAAAGTTTTCGCCCTCGATCTTAGATACAGGGATTCTTACAATTAATTTATTAGTATTCTTAATTAAAGATAATAATTCATTTAACTCTTCAAAAGGAATATGTTCAAGTACATCTAGAAAGAAAATAAAATTAAATTGACACTCTAGTAATTGCCTGTTATAATGATTTAGTATTTCTGACGACAAATCATATTGTTTTCTTCCGTAGTTAATAGCCCAATAACTTATATCAGTGCCTTTGATACTGTATCCATTTTGATAAAAACAATTAACTAATCCACCAGTAGCGCATCCAAAGTCTAGAATAGTGTCTTCTTTATTAATTGATAGGTTAATTAAATCATTAAATAAACCACTAAACTTTTTACAAGTGTAGTTATCATAATTACTTATATTTGAGTTTATATAATAATCTTTTTCAAAGTTCATGGGAAGTTCTTATCTGGCATTTCATTAGCAACAGTATGTAATAATTTATTATTAAATTTATAGAAGCAGTATTTACAAGACTCTGTCCAACCACACCCATTATTTTTAACCTGATACGGAAATCCATATTTTCTAAAAGACTCATTCATTCTTTCCCATATTAATTCTATATCATTTATACTTCCTAAAGAGTAATCTAGGTCATAATTTCTATTGTTTAATACATAAGAAGTACATATATAGACTTGATAGTCTCCGCCAGTAGGACTTGGTGCTATATATGGTCTAATAGCGCCAATGTAACAGCCATCTTCGAAAGGAGAGTCGTCTAGACCAATGTCTTTAATAAAGAACTTGTCATTAGTATCTATAGAATTAATGATAGATTCATATTTATTCTTTATCTGTTCGTTGTTGCCTTTAATTAAACAATCTCCTGCTATTCTTACGAATTTAATATCTGGATATAATTGAATTAATCTTTGTATTTTATTTAAGCTAGTGCTAGTATCGTTATCATATATTATATAACTAAAGCCTAATTTAGATATTGGGAAGTTATTAAAGTTATAATCTTCTGGATTCTTGCCTTCATCTAGCATTATTAAACTAATTCTAATCCATTTTATTAGTGAGTATAGAGAAGGATTGAGAGGTTTAAGAGTATTATTATTAGTTATAATTCCGATATCGAAGTTATGATCTGAAGCTAATTTAATTACATCGTTAATATCTTTTTTAGTTTCTTTATCATAGTAAAGAAGTGGGTTGCCACCACCAGTTAGTTCTACGCTTTTAGCTCCTAGTTTTTTAAATGATTTAAATACTTTTTGTAGATCTTTAAATGGAAGATAGCTTTTGATTGGTCGGTTGGCAACGGAACAGAATGGACATTTAGAATTACATGCTTCTGTTAAAGCAAGTTGAATAGTAATTGGTTTAAATGTTAAATTGTTTTGTATTGAGTCTAATACATCAGTATGTTGGAGGAGTTTATCTCCCCAAGTACTGTAGATTTGTGTTAAGTCTTTTTTCATAATATAAATATAGTTTATTGTAAGGTATAAGTCAATTATTTTCTTGTGTTTGAATCATAATAATAGATTGGGTCTTCAATATACTCTTCAGTGTTTAAATACTGTAAGAGTCTAGAACTATAATACCTATCTTCTACCATGCCAGAATAATCGTTTGGAAATCCAGCCTTAATTGCTAACTCTTTTTTTACTGGATTAAGATGATTAGGATTACGATAGTATCTTCTTAACCACGGTCTTTCTGGATCTGGTTCGTCGAACCAAGACCTATATCGAATGGAGTGATATGTCTTCTCAACTATTACTTTGTCGGTAGTCATAATTAAGTGTATTCCGATAGAATCAGGATATGATTTATTAATAGCCTCTAAAATTTTGGATACATAGTCTGGAGACACGCGATCATCGTCATCACAAAAGCAGATATAAAGACCAGAAGCCTGTTGTAAAAGTTCGTTTCTTTTCATCCCAATTGGTTTTTGTCTATTATCCATGTTAATTAAAATTTCTACTTCATTAGTCTTCTGAGGTTCTAATATAGATAATAATCTTTTAAGATATGTGTCTTTTCTTTCTTCTAGAGCTAATATAAGTATTGATAATTTAATCATTGTATTCCTCCAAATTCTTTATTTTTTGTTTCTTTATTTCTTTATTTTTATATCCCATTATATCTTAAGTCTTTCGTCGATTGGTAAATTTTTTCTTACTTCCCATGTTAATCTATCTGTGTTTTCATTAGCTATAGCGAAATTATCAACTATATCTTTTGGACGTCGATTGAATAGCCAATGTCTGTGTTCGAAAATAATATCTGGCTTTGAGTATCTAAGATCTACTACTTCACCTAACTCTGTTACATTAATAAAATATTCTTGATCTGCCCAATTATGATGATAGGCAGGATGATACACTATTCCATTCATCTTCTTAAGAAGACGACCTGTTAAAACTGGTATGGTTACTATAGCTTTAAATCTATCTGGGTTTCCGTCGTTAAATATAATGCTACCATCAAAATTTTTATAGCAATCGTGTAATATACTATCCCAGTGCGGTGGACAGCTAAAGTCATCGGCCCCAATTATAATCAAATCGTCTTCCCGAAAATCAAAAGAGGCAAGAAGTTTGTAATTAGCAGTTGGAACACCCTTAATATCGTCACCAAGAGCGAATACATTAAGATTTGGATCATTTGGATTAAGCCTTTCTATTTCTTGTTTTTGTTCTAGAGTATTAACTCCAGCATTAGTTATAAATTCTCCATCGGCTTTGCGCTTCCATTGCTGATAGGTTTTAGTAAACATTTTAGGTCTTATGGTTGCCCACGAATTAATTATTCTTCTCATATAATTTTAAACCTATCTCTTTCATTATCTCCTGTTAAAGTTAACCAACCATATTCTATAAATGATACTGCGAATACATAACCATCATACTTTGGAGGAGCTAAATCTGCCGTACAATAACCTTTTGTTCCTTTAGGTATATCTGCATAATCTTCAATCAGTTCTACCAATTTACCTAAATATTCTTCTGGTTCTACTTCGTTCATTCTATATAATTTCGAAATTTAGTGACTGCTTGTGGTATTATTTGATCTCTAAAATGAGATATAAGATCAAAACCATTTAATTTAAACCAAGGTTCCCAATATGCTCCACTATTTTTGTTAGTAATTACATTTAATCCTAACATCTTGGTTTCTATTAATAGACGCGAACAAGTTTCAGGAATATCTGGAAAGAATATAAAATGTTTATATCTAGATAGTGTCTCCCAGAATCTTTGTTTATCATTTATTCTTGGTATTGGTATGTAAGGTAATTTATTATTCAAACAGTAATTTAATGATTCATTTTTATTTTTAATATTTTTACCTTGCTGCATTATCTGACCGTTGCTTAAATTTATAAATTCTGCATCATTAAAGAAAGCATATTTATTTTTTCTATTAAATGCATCTATGTTAAATTTTTCTAATAAATTTAAATCTTCTGGTAAATAAAAAGAGCCATGGATATTGGTGGTAATACAGTCTAAATTTTTATTTAGTTGTTGCTCATGCCAAAAGGTCTGACAAATAACTATTTTAGCATTATTATAAAAATCTACATTAATAAGATAATCCTTTGGAACAATACCTGTTATATTTTCCTGACCAGTTGGAAGCTTAAATGGATTTCTAGTAGGTATATATTTATGATCATGTTCATAAATAAGATAATTTTTATATTTGATTAATAAGTTTTTAGTTGAGTCAGATAGATTCCAAAAGTTAGTTATTATATAGAACTTGGTACTATCTATAGAATTTAACTTATTGGATTCGATAATACTTGGATTTAAATCGGAAAGATAATATAATAATGCCGTGTTGCAAACCTCAGCACCGCGCCTAATCTCGTTTTCGAAGTAATCACTTACAAAAATTATATTTGACATATTAATTTGGAAGATACTTTAAATTAAACTGTGTTAAGTTAGTATTTTCTTGCGGAGTTCTCTCTGGTAAAACCTCTAGATTTTGGTATCTATCTTCTTTTAAATCTGACACATCTATTCCGTTCAAAAGAGTCTCCCACATTGGTTGAATATTTGACCAATCAAGTTTCTTTCCAAGAGCTATTCCTTTTTTAGAATAGTCTTTGCGTAGTTCTTTGCTACTATATAATAAATTTAATTGATGAGCGGCATGATCTGTGTCTGCTATGCCTTTAATAAAATTAGTTCTTGGCTCGTGCTCATATGCTCCTATCTTACAGAACATTAAAGCATCTTTACCCCAATCTGCATGAGCAGAATACTTAGCAACAAGATTTGGAATTCCAGCCGCCGCTGTTTCAATTACTGGTAGACAATTATGAACAGCAAATCCATCCGTAATATAAGATTCATCATCTTCAACACTCACATTGTATACCAACCCATCATATTCTTTAGAATATATTTTTCTTACTGGTAAATAAAAATAATCATTATCCTCTAAAACTATTTTATTGTCTTCTTTTCTTTTTCTGATATAATCTATGTTTTTACATCTATCTATAAATAATTGACATTTTTTAAAATCTTTAGGATTTTGAAGTTGTACCACAAACGAATTTCTATTTGTTTTTCTAATCGTACAATAAATTTTACTCATTATACCTAACGTTAAAAACAAATATTTAACTTGATAGGCTAATTTCTCGCTAGTAGTTGTATATAATGCTCCATTTTTATTACTACAGTATCCATCTCCTTCAAACATTCCATTTAATAATTTTTTACATAAATCCGGATTATTTTTAAATATATTAAATAATTCTATAGGAATTGTCTTTTCGTGAGCATTTTTACCAAATGCCGCGAAAAAATTTCGAAAAGTTGTTGAATATATACTTATATTTTCTCGATTTCTTTCCATTTTAAATGAAGATATTTTTAAATTAAAAATATTACCAAATGAATATGCGTTCTTTCTAATGATATCATCTGCCTGACTATTTATAGATATTTTGATATCATTATTTCCTTTTGATCCTTCGGCTAAATAATTTCCGAGAAATTCAGAAATATCTGGCGTTAGTTCTATAATTTCTGGAATAGGTTTTGATTTAGAGTTTTCTTTTTCGTTTTTAATTCCATATATCATATTATTTTTACATATAAATGGATAATCGGAATATTTTTTAATTATATTACCAATATTTATTTTGGTAGATATGTCTTGTTTTTGAATTTTAGGAAAACATAAATAATGATTTCTATTTATTAGACTTGATGGTATCCAGTCTTTTTCCATATATTCGTTTGATACGAGTATTCTGTGATTTGGTGTAAACCATACCGTATTACTTGATCCTACATATTTGAAACCAATCATTCGTCCTTTATAGTTTCTACTAAGAGGCTGAATAACTTTTTTTTCTTTTCCTAAATGAGAAATAATAATATCGTCTTTTTGTAAGTCTTTTAAATATTTTATACTATCCGGCGTAATAATTCTGGTATCTCCAAAACTACAAAAACCCTCGCTGTTTGGTAACAGAAGATGAACGTCAAAGCAATTTACTATTTCATTAAGCTGCTCTTCTGATGGGCCCATTCCTGGTTGTAGATTCTTATCAAATATTAGTCTATCACTTACTCCGTAATAAGCAGATAACCATTTAAGATCCCAACCAATCTGTGCGTCATTCAAAGAAGAGTGCATATAGCACATAATCTTTTTTCCTGTCTTCTCATAGCCTTTATCAATGAATCTTTTAATAGTCATTATAACTGCATCGAGCCGCTTTCGCGGTTGGTTGCGAGCGACGGAATTATGCACCCCAACGCTTTGAACGACATAACTATTTTTATTTTTAACTTCAAAATTATAAACTTTTCCTATATAGTCTGATACTTCGATTGAAGTTATTTTTCTTAAAATAAAATTATCTTTTATTTTTAATTTATTACAATTTTCTTGATTTATCCATGTAGTAAGTCTATATTTTTTAGAGTGTTTTGAATTTAATTTATTACAATAATCGTCGTGTTTACAAGAATATACTTTACCTATTCTCCCATATAATATTCCTGCTTGAATAGCCATTTCTTTACAAGTAGTTACCACTATCATTCTTCCGTCTGCGGTATTACAACCGTCTCCTTCTTCCCATCCTTGCAAAAATGCTCGTTGTTTATTAATTGGTAATTTCATTAATTTTGGATGTAAATATTTAGTTCCGCATTTATCTCCAATTAATAGAGTTTTCATAAATCTAAATAAATGAACGGAATTTATTTCTATGGTTACGTGTCCAATATCAGGAGTGTTTCTAAAAGTAGTTCTAATATTTGGTTCTTTCCCTAAAATTTTAATACAATAATTTTTTACAAAAGTAATTAAATCCTGTTCATTTGAATTTAAATTTATATATAATCCTGCTTCATATTTTTTGCCTCTGGAAGTTGAATATTGAAAACTTCCTTCGGAAATAAATATACCAAGAAATCTCATAAATTCTTCATCGACTATAATTTTATCAACTAATTTATTTTGAATTTTGTTATATTTTGTATCTAATTTAATAACATTGGTATCTAATTCCTTTATATCTACTATATCTTTGTTAATTGGCTCACAAATCCAATCATTTATTTCTATTTTATTTGCATTTACCCAATCAAATGTTCCATTTTCTATTAAAGAATTTACAGTACTATGAGAATTCTTCTTTTTGGTTCTTAATATAAAATAAGGATGTTCACAAGTAGAAGTTATTGGGTTTAATCCTCCAACAAAATCTAAAGTAATTAGTTCTCCCTTATATTCTTTTGGATCTGGAGACACGACTTCGTCTTCTTCTCCTAGATGATTTATTATTTTGTCTCCTTTTTTAATATCTTGGATTGGTTTATATGTTAGATCGGCCATTAATACTGGCGTATCTTTTAAAAAACACCCGATTAGGAAAACTTCATTACCAAAGCTAAAATACTTTTGTCTTAGTTCCAGTTTCTTTTCGTCTTCTAAAGGTTTCCATACTCTGGTATCTACTCCATGTGGAATGATCTCTATATTAGTTAGTTCTTTTCCACCAGTAACTATTCTACATGTCTTATTAATAACGTCTTTTGCCCAGTTAGTAAATACAACTGCTTTAGTTGCAGAACCAATGGTTCTAATAGAATCGATTGGGGGCAGTCCTGGTCTTGCTTCTGGAGGCATTAGTGCTGGAAATAAACAGTCGCTATCAATAGCAAGGTATGGTACAAATTTAAAACAATTTCTATTTCTTAAGTGATTAATGTTATAAAGGCCCCATATATCATTAATAGGCATTACAATATCTGGTTTAAAATGCTGAATAACAAAATAGCTAGAGTCAAATCCATAATGGTCCTGCATTAAGTTTTGACCTTTAATGCACATATCTGGAGATGGATGATTAGGTACTTCGAATCCATTAACTGTTGGTACTAAAAACTTTATCTGTGGATCTTCTGGAGTAACATATTCAATTAAGGTGCCACGTTTACAACAAGCGTTATGATCTTTTAATTGGGTGTAATAATGAATAGGATATCCAACTACAGTTGGAATATCTGAGAACCCAAGTTGGGCTATCTCAAAGTTACCTGTTGATAAAAGTCTTTCAATTATGTTTCTAGCTACTGTTGAATATCCGGTGCGTCTTTTTACACTATCGCTAATTATTAGAATTCTTTTCTTCATTCTTATTAAATCCTAGCTTATAGGGTTTATTTTTTCGTTGTTGGTTAATTGGTTGTTCTACTTCTTCTACGTTTTTAGTGGGTTCTGCTACTGGTTCCTCAATTTTAGGTTCTACTACAAGCGCAGCTATTACAGGTGGCTGACGTCTTTTATTAGTATTAATAACCCTAGGCTTTTGTTGTCTAAGTTGCATGTTCCTCCTTTATAGAGTCTATGAAAGTTCTAAATATTTTACTTATAGTTCTTCTAGTTAATCCGAACAAATCGTTATTTTGTGGTTTAAAAGAATTACCATGAAGTAACTTCGAATATACAATAAGTTTATTCTTTAAAGATAAAGCTTTGAATTTGGAATATACCAATTCTTGAATATTATTTGGTATCGTTATTCTTTCCATTTACGACATCCTTTAGCTCTTTAACATTCTTGTTAAATTGCTGTTTTATTTTGTCGTCAGAATAAACATCTGATAGCTTTACTTCGTGTCCATCAACTACAATTGTATCATCTTGATCTAGGCTATCGGATATTCTGCCGATTCTTTTACCATGTTTTGAAATGATGTCTATCATTTTTAACTCCTTAAATTGTGCTGACCAATCGGTCTAACTTATTAATTAACATAGGTTTACACTGTTCTTTGCATAATAAACAATGTTCTCCTTGTCTTTTAATTCTACTACTTATGATGGATTTTATAAATCCTTTTCTCATTAAAGTAGTATAGTCAGCATCCTTTGCTTTAATCAGATAATAAACATCTGATTGAACGTTAAAAATTAAGCAATCATTCTTCAAACCCTTTATCTGATTATAAATATAGTTATTTACCAGATAAAAGTCAAGATCTTTTTGCATTTCTTGTAATTTTCTAAAACAAAAATATACGTTTATATTTTTATCTTTTATTTTTCCATTAATATAACAGCGAATTTTATCCTTATATACTACCTCGTCGTTGATGTTAATTAAATTAAATTTTTTGAAAAACTTATCTATGTTAGTTGCATAATTTATACACATATCTGAATACTGGGCGCGATCTGCTTTATAAATAAACTTAACTCCAGAATTAACTGCCTTGGTGAACTGACTGGCAAATATATTTAAAAAAGACTTAGTACTTGTTGCGAACTCGTCTAGAAGCTTATTAAATAAAATATCAATATACTTTATATAAGTATGCGACTCGTTATAAAAGTAACACTTATGATATCTATTATAAAATGTCTTACTTGTTACTGCATTGGCCATGTAATCCATCCACTTGAGTTTGTCGTAGTTACCCAGTCACTAGTAGCATAAGATCCACTTACCGAAGTAGTCTGAATACCAGTAACATAAGATCCACTTATAATTACCCAGTCACTAGTAGCATAAGATCCACTTAATGGAATATAATCAATAGTTTGTTTAGGCTTAACTACTTCTGGTTCTTTAATAATTGGATCAGGACCTTCTCTTAGGCGGATCTTAGACATTATCTAATTTCTCTCCTTCTCTTTTTTCTAAATAAGCGCATACTTCTTCACAACTAAATGGTCGATATTCTTTTTTACCAGTAATCCAATGAGAATCTACTCCAACATCTACTGACTTTTTGTAAGGTTCTAATTTTCCATGCGAATGACCAAATAAGTGAAGTGACCCAAAATGGGAACTCGGCCAAACCCTCATAGCAAAATGACACAGAGTTATATCTGGATATCCTTCTATTTTAATATTTCTTATGTAAGGAACGTCTTTCTTGTTAATGGTATTTAATAATGGTTTTTCGTGATTGCCTCTTACAAATAATTTAATACCATTTAATTTGCTTAAATAAATATGAGCATGATTAAAAGAGAAGTCTCCTAGATGGTATACCTCAGTTGTTGAATCTTTTATAACACTATTCCAATTATTAATTAAAGTTTCATCCATTTCTTCAACTGTATTAAATGGTCTATTACAATATTTAATTATGTTTGCGTGTCCGAAGTTAACTAATGGGTGTCAGCGGTGAAATAGATCATTCTACTCCTCCAGTGACACCCTTGGTCTCCTTTATATTATGTCTTTTAATAAATAAACTTAATGCTGAATCTTTCATATTTAATAGTTTTCCTATGTCTTTCTGTTTATATTTTCCTAATAAATTTGTAATCTTAATTATTTTTTCTGGAGTATCTTCCATTCTACTTTTATAATTAAGATTTATTATATTCCATTTTCTTTCCATATATGGAACAACTGCAGATAACATCATCGTCTTTAAACTTTTTAAGTTAGTAGTATTGCACATAGTTAATACTGCATAACTACGTTTATTAATTTTGACTGTAAATTTATTTGATATTTCTTTACCAATAATTTTTAACATTTCTTCCCAACTACCATGATTTTTGATAGTTAGAAAGAATGATTTTCTTTTTGTATAATTTTTAATTGAGCCGTCTCCATCAATAAATCCAATACAATAAGATAATCTTAATATTGGATCAGTATATGGAATATCAATTGGAGGATTATAAGTTTTATTAGGTTTAATATCATATTCTTTCATTAACTGTTTAATTTTTTTATTCATAAATGATATTTCAATTGATTTTTCACACTCTCTAATTGATCCAGTATAATTTATAAATTTAACTAATTTTAATAGATGATCTTTATCTTTAATCCCTAGTCCAACTTTAATTTTTCCTCTTTTTTCAAATGATCCATCTGCAGATAAGAAACCTATCCAGTAAGCTGCCTCTGGTGTTTTATCATATAATATTTCTGCTTTGTTTTTTAGTTTCATATTAATAGTATAGTATTTTTAGTGGTGAATAATGACTATCACTTGTAAAGTAAATCATTAGTTAACTCTGTTTGTTGATTGTAATTTCTGATGACCTGCATTTTGAGATTTTAGCATTCTAATAGTTGCATAATCATCTTCTGTTATTTGTAAATTATAAGTATTCAATCTATAAGCTAATCCACCAGTCTTACCTGTATGTTTATTCTTATATATACCTACTTCAAGATATGGCATTGCTTTAGTTGTTCCATTATAATTTCCGGCCCAACAAATGTTTGTATCTTCCTTAACTAACAGATCATTATGTACCATTAAAATACTATCTGCATCATACTCTAATTGAACTGTATCTTTAAGATCAGCTGGAGTCGGTCTGCTATTATTTTCAGACATCTTACGAAGCTCTGTAGTCATTATAATATGTGTATCGTAAATTCTACTTGCTTCTTTAACCTTCTCGGATAGAAATGCAACTGCGTCTGTCTTCTGTTTATTATGTGGCATGCTTAGTTTATGAAAGTTATCCAAGAAGAATATTCTCTTATGATTAGGATATTCTTTAATAAACCATTCGATATGTGCATCCATTGCTTCTGGTGTAGTTCCTTCAGTTGCGTCTGCCATAATGAATCTAGACGATAGTTTATCTAACCATTTCCAACCATCTAAAATTATCTTCTGCTCGTCCGCCATTAAATTTATATACTGTTTAATTTTAGAGGTCGCGAATCCAGTTTTCTGAGCCATCATTTTAAAGGTCATTAGTTCTGTTGTGTCGTCAATCGTCATAAAGAATACTGCTACGTCTTCGTTAGCTTCTACTAGGTCTACTGCTAATGCATTACACCAAGTTGTATTATGAGTTACTGTCCCGTCTTCTAATAAGAATCTACCATTCCCATCTAATTCGAATCCGTAATATTTTCCAATTCCGATTGATTCGATTTTTAATTTTGATGTAGACCAGTCTCTTTTAAAGCATTTTTTTAGCTTCTTTCTTTTTATTTTTGTTGGAATTTTATATATATCCCCAGAAATTAATACTCTAAAAGCTTCTCCTATATATCCAATCGATTTTATAGAAGTTTTTTTCTTATTTATACTTGTTCTAAAACCAAGAGTGTCAGCTAGTATTTTAATATCTTTTGCTAATTCTTCTTTAACTTGGGTTATTTCTATATTCTTTTTTTTAATATCCAAATATCCATCGCTATCTATTAATCCTGCTAATAATTCTAGTCTTTCTGATTCTGATGTAAATATATAAGATTTTGGTATATGTTTATTACCAATTAAATTTTCTTCTCTTAAAACTGATTGTAAGGATTTTCCAATCTTAAGTTTTGTTATTGCAAAAGAAGGACATTTATTAATTGATTTATTAATAGTTAATTTAGAGTTTAATTTTGTAGAGTATTTTTTTAGAAAATCTTCTACTTCTATATCTGTATTATGAATTCTAATATCTTGTGTACTTCCATCTCCTAACCATAAACCTAAAAAATAAGGATCTAATTTATTAGTCTTTTTTGAAAAATTAATTGGAATCTTAAATCCTTTATATCTTCTTTTAAAAGTATTACTTTTATTTAAATATTCATTTAATGGAATATCTATTATTTCTTTTTTATAGTTATAATTACCTTTTAACGTCAAAATATGTGGAGTATTACAAATATAAGACATTCCAAATTGTTGGCTAACTTTAAATAAATTATCTTCTCCATTTGTTGTAGATAATACTATTCTTAAAGAGCCATCGTCTCCTATTAGTTTATCACCAATTTTAACATCTTCAACATTTATCAATCCGGTTGGTGTCCAAATTTTTGTTCCTTTGCCTAAACATTTTCCACTAGATGGCTTTCCTCCTATTAAGGTTAAGTTAGTTGTATATGGAATACCATCATACATCTCTTCTAACTTTTTAAACTTAGGAGAAATTAAACCATATTTATATTCTCCGTTCTCTACTTTATTCCAAAGGTTAGATCTTTTTTCTGCATATGAAGAGTGGTTATCTAACACGTCATTATATTTAAGTTCTATTCCTCTTACTTTAACAATAGCTTCTTCTAAGATATTTTTAGTCTCTTTAACTTTTCTTCTTGATAGAGCAGTTTGTACGTACTTATTTATTTCTGTTAGTTCTTCTATTAGTTTATCAGACTCTTTATTTATTCTAAGTTCTACTTCTCTTCTTATATCTTCCTTGGCTACTCCAGTTAACTTAGATAATTCTTTAATCATCTTAAGTCTTTTGATAGTGCTTTCTTCTGCAATTATCATTGGAATAGCTTGCTCTACTACTACAATAGGATCGTCTTGGAAAGTAAACTTCTTAACGGTCCAAGTGAAAGGCGAGGTCGCGACGTCAGGATGCGCGAGTTTCTTAAGTTCTTCTAATCCTTTTTCTCTTACAAAACTATCTGGATCTAATCCATCTGGCAGTTCTATAATTCGAATAGATTTAAATATCTGGTAAGGAGTTATTCTTGATAATGCTAAGTCTGTTCCGGTTCTTCCTCCTTCATCTCCATCTAACATTAGAATTAAGTTCTTTGCTCCAGAACGCGATAGAAGGTCTACATGCTGTTCTGTAAGTGCAGTGCTACCAAGAGCGGTTACATTTTTTAGTCCGCATTGATCAAGGTATATGGCGTCTACGTAGCCTTCTACAATCCATAATGCTCCTTCATCTGGCTTAAAGTTATTGAAGTTAAAAAGAATCTCGCTCTTATTATAAATATCAGAGTTAACTGAGTTACAATACTTCTTATCGCCTTTTGCGTTTGGTCCTAGTTTTGTGGTTCTTGAAACAAATCCAACAGGTCTTCCTTTTTCATCAAATATAGGAGAGATAAATGCATCTGGATTAAATATATTCTTATTAGATAGATCTGCAGAGGCCAGCCAATCAGGATCATCGTAACCGATGTTGCGCATCTCTTCTAGATAGGCATCTAAACTTGTTATAACTCCTATCTTAAACTTTCTAATACTGGCTTCGGTTATCCCTCTATCCAATAGATGTTTGATTCCTGGATGATCTGTATTAAGACTCGTTCCCTTGAATGCCATTCCGTGCATTACATTAATAGCATCTCTTACTCCTGCCCTTTTCTGATACATATCTCTTGTCTTATTATCGACTTTAATTGGTTCATATGGAACATTATACTTCTTACATAGATATGGTAAGGTTTCTTCATAAAATCTAATGCCTGTAAGTGGTTTGTTTTCTAAATAATGGGCTGCATTTAAAATTGAACAGTGTGTATGACAGTTATGGACAAGATAATGTTTTGTCATAAAGGTGTGAGAATTTGTCTCATCATCAACAGTAATATCATAAACATCTTCCATTTTATCTAATGTATTTATAGTTTTAATCTTTAAAAAACAATATCTTTTTTCATCATTAGCTTGATCATAGAAACAATCTGCGGTTTCTCTTTTTTGCCATCTTAAGTAATATGTTTGTTTTCTATAAATTCCATCATTTCCTAAATATGCTTCTCTATATTTATAACTAAATGGTATTTCAAGGTTTACCATTACTTGTTGTGCTATTGCTACTAAATCTTTTCCAGTAATTATTAATACTTTAGATTTTCCATTACTTGCGTCTCCATCAAATAACCCATCTAGCCAAGCTTTTTGAAGTTCATTATCTATATGTAAAATAAAACTATATGGTAATTTCTTTTTATCAGAATATTTACCTACAAATCCATCGAAAAATTTTTGTAGATCAGTAGAAGAACAACTTATATTTGTAGTATTTTCTTTATAATCATATTCATATATTGATGATTCTAAATTAAAATATTTTTTTAGAATATGTATAATTCTTTGTTGAAATTCTTTTTCTTTTCTGTTGAGAGTAAATGTTATTCCACCTCTGTATGATGATCCTTCCGCGCAATATATTCCTAATAACCACATAGTATCTATATTAATAGGAAATCTATTAATTCTATTATTTTTCGGACCTTTTGTATAATCTTTTATCCATTCATTTGTAATTGTTGTACATTTGGAAAATATATTTTTCCGTGTTTTTGGAAAAACTAAATAATCTCCGCACTTTAAATCTTTAGCATTAATATCTTGGATGTTAATTTTATTTCTGTATTTCTTAATTGGATTTCTATGTTTTGCTAATTTATTAAATACATATTTGCCTATTCTTTTTTTAAGCGATAAATATGATACCTTATCGTTCATATTTGTTACAGCTTTTATAATATGATCTCCTGTAAAAAATTGGTTATCATTAACAATTGATTCCAATTCTATTTCAATTGTATCCTCAGTTGCTTTTTTACAGAAAGTCTTTGTAATCTTACTTATACCATATTGAGAATATACTTCATCGTTCTCTTTAAGATCTTTTATTTCTATTAGTCCTTTTGGTGTTCTTATTTCTTGATTACCTGGTAAACAACTAAAACAGTATGCGGCAGTATTTGCGTGTTCTCCACTATCAATGAAGTGCATTGATGGATGTCGATCAGGATGATTCGGATTTATACAATTCACAAATCCAGCTCCGTCAGGAACTCTTCCATGCTCAGCCATATACTCTTTAAAGTGTTTATCTAAATCTCTAAATACATTACTTAAATCGTCCATTATTTTTCCTTTATAGTGAGTCAAATACTACTGGTATTAATTTTTTAAATTCTTCCAGCATTGGTACTGCTATCTCTAACATCTGTGGATGAGGCTTTCCAGCTCTTCCAAGCGCTCTCAGTCTAAAGAAGTGTCTCCATTCTCGTAGATTCATTGTTACTATAATCTCTGTCTTAAGACTATTTGGCAATACGCCTCTAGCTTCTTGTGGAGTTATTCCTTGTTCTATCATATGTAGATAATAATTTTCAGATGCTTGCATGGCATCTTGCCATAATTTAAATACTGGAGAATCTACATCCCAGAAACAGGGTTTAATAAAAGTTAATTCTCCATTAAATTTATCTTTGGAATAATTACAATATCTCGTGCTCTCTTGAGCGAATGAAGCTATTCTATGTCTTACTATTTCGTGGGATACTCCACGATCACATACTATTCTTACTGATACAGATTGATGCTCTAGCATTGCTTCATGATTATTTTTAGCTAAATTTTCAACAAATTTAATAGCGCTTTCTTCTGTAATATATGATTCAGATTTATAACAAGTTCTTCCTGCTTGTTCAATTGCTTTTAATATTTCTAATCCATTTATTCTATGTAAAATATCGTATGATGCTCTTATAATTTTCATTATATCTCCTTAAGAGAAAGGGACTGGTCGCCCAATCCCTCTCTTTTCCTCTGTCGTCTATTAACTTTAAACCTTTGGTGGTATATTATTAATAAAGTCTATAATTGCATTTATCTTTTCGTCTGTATTAAGATCAGGAAGTTTATAGGTTGTATTCTTTGCTTTATTAAAATCTTCTAAGTAAGCTTTAATACATTCTTTTCCTTTTAGTTCTCCCTTAACCAATCCACTAACCTTCTTCATAGTCTCTTCTTTAAATGGATTTGTATAGGTTGGTTCTGTTGCAGGCTTTTCATACTTTTTTGGATCAGAAGCTGGCTTATGATTAATAGGTTGTTTACCTGCTGCTCTTGATCTTATGTAAGCAGATATCTCATCGTTATTCCAAAGGATCTTACCTTCATCTGTTGCTGGTTTTTCCTTATCCTTATACATCGCAGTCTTTAGTTCAACAATACCAAGGCGATATAAAAATCTTCCAATGCCCCATTGAACGGCTGCTCTTTTAAATGCATCTGAGGCCTCTCCTTTTTCTTGTTCGACATTGCTTTCCACACCGCAATCGAATTTCCATACCCAACCATCGGGTGTCTTAATTCCAATACCACAAAACATATTTTCATTAATTACTTTATAGTCTGTCTGCCAATTCTCTGGTCCAACTACGTCGTCTAGTAAATCCTGTACATCTCTCGCGTCTATGTAGCTTACCATTGTGGCTTTACCATTCTTAATTGACTGAGGCTTGTACTTATAAGGTATCTCTTTTTTTAAATCATTTAGATTCATTTTTATCTCCAATTGTTTTTAAATATATAATTGCTTTATTTAGCTTATTGATATTGTCTTTAAATCCACCAAGTCCTACGTTACACCCATTACATAATATTCCTCTTACTTTCCCTGTTTCATGATCGTGATCTACATGTATATTATATGGATTAGTTCCTAAATTTTCTCCACAACATAAACATAAACCTTTTTGATCTATTACCATTTGATTCTTTTGATCTAAAGTAATACCATAATTTTTTTTAAGATGATTATTTATTCTATTTAAATTACATTTAGTTCTGTTTTTAAACGTATATTCTTTTACACATAATATGCATATATTGCGATGACCATCTTTAGCTAATGTTTGCTTATGATAATCTTTTAGTTCTTTTTCTATTTTACAGTTATAACAGATTTTCATACCTATAAATATACTACAATTACCTACGAAAGTCAAGATATATTTATATTTTTTTATATTGACTTTCTCCTTCGAATGTATTATATTATATCTATTCAAAGGAGGTCTTAATGACCAAAATAAATTTAAGAAATAAAACCAGTTTTATTTCTTCTGCTTTTAAAAAAGATTTAGCTGAGATGATGGCTTCTGAACATGTTCCTCAAGCTAGAATACAAAATATAGCTTGGCCATCTGAAGCATCTGCTCAACTCGGAAATGTTTCAGTTGGCGAATGCAAAAGAACTATGTTCTATAAAATCCTTGGTGTAACTCCAACAGAACCTATGAGCATTACAGGTAAGTTTATCTGTGACGCTGGTAATCTATATGAAGGATATCATATAGCTAAGTTTAAAGATCAAGGTATCCTAGTAGCTGAACAGGTTCCTATGGACTTTATTATTCCTAATAGTAAAAATTCTGTTCAGGTTCGTGGAAGAATGGATTGTATTGTTCAACAAGAAGGTGTTAAAAGCTCGATTGAAATAAAATCCGTAAGTGAGTTTAAAGCTGCTAAAATAATGAGCGGAGCCGATCTTCCTCTCCCTGCTTCAAATAACTTAATGCAGGCTATGTTATATAAGTATTATGTTAGTGAAACTGAAGCTGGTAAGGCCCTTAATATAGATGAAGTATATCTCATGTATGTTAATAGAAGCACTGGAGAGACTTTCTATTACAAGATTGATCTTGAAGATGGCTTTCCAATTATAACTGCTTTTAATCAGACAGGAAAAGAACTTGGATCAGTTAACTTAAAAGATGTTAAATCTTTTGCTGATCTAGAACAAACTGCTAGTATTGCTACTTCTGATGACGCTAGACTTGCTGAGTTAAGAATAAATATTCAAGACATCTTTAATAAGATGGATGATATCTATAATTATACAACTACTAAAACTCTTCCTCCATGTGATTATACGATGGTTTATACCGAAGCTCAGGCCAAACGCGAACACGCACTTGGAAGACTATCCAAAATGAAACTAAATAAAATTGCTAAGGGTGAAGTTTTTGGAGATAATAAATGTAACTATTGTTCATTTAGAACTAAGTGTATGTCTGATAGTGGCATTAGACTTAAGTAAGTGGAATAGTAAATTTTCTTAATGGTTTAACATCTGAATATAAAAACCAAGCAATTCTATCATTGTTTGGTTTTCCATTTTGTTTATATTCTCTTCTATCTAGTAGAGTATACAATGGTGGAATTCCATTGACTTTAGCTTCTTTACTACTAATTGATGGAATTGTAATATCAACTTTTGATAAAAATAAATTCTTTAAATCTTTAACCGAATAAAAACTAAAATATTCATCGTCTTCTAATATAAAAACGTTAGTAAATCCGAGAAATAAAGATCCTTTTCTTCCTTGATTATTTTGTAATTCAAGAGAAACCATTTTAAGGTGTCCTAGGCTTTGGCTTCTTGCCTTATGATCTATTATTAGGTGTTTTCCTTTAAAATTACATTTGATGTCTGTTCCTCTTAATACTTGCTCATCGTGACGATCTGGATAATTAACTATATTAGTAAATCCATATCTGCTCATTACTTTAATACATCGTTCAACTGATTCTACACTATGACTTTTATTTCCTTTGTTATCTAAATCAGATTTCCAAGTTTGTGAGTTCATTTATATCTTTATCTTTATTCTATTGTTTCTAATTTTTCTAATTCTTTCGTTTTAATATTTAGCATTAAACATACCTCAGAAATACTATGAGGAAACTCTTTTCCTATTCCATAGCGTAATATAATAGCTCTCTGTAATCTTTCGGGGAGATTAGAGATCTCTTTTAATATATGTAATTCCATATTTCTAAAGAGATCTGTCTCATCTGATGTATGTGCTTGATCTACATATTCGCTTATAAATGCGTCTCCATTGGATCCTGAATTTAGTTCTAATAGAATCAAGATATTATCAATTAGATCTTCTGAGATATCTATTTTTAATTTCTTCTTAAGTATTCTTTTAATTTCTATAGCTGAAGGTAGATATCCTTTTGTTACTTGTAATATATCTTGTATTTCATTTACATGCTTCATATTTCTGGCTATATCTCTTGGTGCTCTAATTAATTTATTATGTTTAATAAAATCAATTATTCTTTTTCGAATGTGGAAATATGCATAAGTCGTAAAAGAAGTCTTCTTACTTATATCAAATGTATCAATTGATTCTATTATTCCAATTGTTGCTTCTTGAAATAATTCATTTATACTAACGTTATCTGTTAATAGACTTGCATATCTAGTTACGTACTTCATTGCAAATCCGCCATTACATAAAGTAATATTATCTCTTATCTTATAATATTCTTTTTTCTTTTCTGTATCTATTTCTATAAATGGTTTTAATTCATATAATCTCTTCAGCCACATTTTATTTTTTAAACGATCAGACGGAGGATATTTATTAATATAAGTGGATACATTTTTCTTAAGACTAGTATATTCTTTATTATTTTTCATGATATCTTTTCTAAGCAGTTTCCTTCTACTCCAGCTGATCGAAACTTATCAACAAACTTTTGATCTGGATCAATTATAAAATCTGCTTTCTGATATATAGATGAATCTTTTTTATAATAATTTTTAATCCAATCATCTAATGTCCATAATTTATTTTCATTTGTTGTAAGATAATAACTTAGTTTCCACATTGGAACGCTTAATGTATCTGAAATTTCTTTGAAAGGTTTCTTTTCTTTTCTAAGCTCTTTAACTTTTTTATGTACTGCGACTTCGTTTAGATCTGGGTATTTAATACTAGTACAATACCTTCTCATTTCATCTATAGATATAGTTTTAGACCAAACATATATTTGGTTCTTATACTGTATTAATGTTTCAAATTCATCCCTTAATTTCTCTGGGACGCTCTTTCGTATCACACTGAAATCGAGGAATATATTTAAATTTGTTGACATTTCTTATTTTTCTCCCAATAAATAAACCATTAGTAAATCCCATAAGTAAAGCTTTTGCGTAAATAGATAAGTAAAACATAATGCTCCTTTGTTTAAGTATATTATAAATATACTACTTTGGAGCATTAAAGTCAAGTCTTTTTTCCAACTGCTACAAAAGATCCTCCATTATTATCAAAGACAATAGCAGGAATCTCTCCTTTTTTGACTGATTTTATAGCAAAAGATTCAATTTCATTAAATAATTTTTCTGGATTTTTGTTAGAATCATCCAGAAATAATGCTTCTAATAATCCTTTAAACGTTAGATAATAGGTTGTTGGTGGCCTGCCTCTTTTTTTCTTTGGTATTTCGGTTCTTAAATTCATTTTAAATCCTTTGTATTGTTTTCTTTTTCATTCTTTTGAATGTCTTACTAGCTTTAATATACGTTCTATAAGATCCGTGTTTTTCATTCCAAGTAAATTCTTTTGACCACTTAGTTAATGTATTTTCTAGTTCCTTATATATCCTTTTCCATTTATTTTTTCTGGCTATGCTCATTGCCATTAACTGAGCGCCTAATTCTTCAATATAATGTTTTTCTTCATCGTGCCAGCCATATAAAATATGGCCTACTTCGTGCATAAGTAGGCCCTTTTGTGATATAATTTTATATGTTTTAAATATGCTGCGATTAAGCCATATGATTCCTCGCTTATCTACTAAAGCTGGAGATCCTTCGCATGTTTTATCGCATCCGAACCTGAACTCAAACTTAACTCCCCTTATAATACTATTTAGAAACTTCGCTATCTCCTTGTTGTTCATTTCGTAGCTGCTCCTCTGTGGCTGCAAGATCCATAGCATACTTCTTCATCTCGTCTAGAATAACTTGTACGTCATTTACTCCAGCTATAATACCTGCTGCGTCGTCTGGTGCTTTCTTACCAGTTACTTCGGCTGACCTTGTTTTTAGTAATGCTCTCATATCTACTATTGATAGTTTCATTTTCTTTCTCCTTGTTAATGTTTACGAAATACTATGTTTAGTTTTAAATTACACTTACATAGATTGCAATTTGCACAACTTTGTTTCTTACCAGGACACTCTATAAATCCCTCTGGAACTGAGTCATCTTTATCTATTACAATACAAGTTCCATCAATTTCTTCGCTATTCCATCCTGATCCTTTAACAAGGAATCCCTTGTTTGCAAAAACCAAATCTGAACGTGCGGTGTAACCGTAGGTTGTAATGTTAAAGTTTTCTTTAAGCCGATCTCCAATAATTGAAAGTTTTTCAATGTCAGATTGGTTATGGAAGTCGCCAGATTCGTTATATCTAAAATAGTTTGTTTCTTTACCTCTTGCTTTTCTTGAGGCAATCGGTCCAGCAAAATATTGAAAGATTTCATCAGCCGAGTGAGACTGCCAATAGATAGCTTGATTATTTCTATAATCGATAATTTTTTGTCCATATAAAATTTCTGCCTTTCTTGCATAACATTTTGCTGTATTATTATTAGTTATATTACATAAACCTAATTTTATGCTTGGACAATCTAATGCCGTTCCCATATTAAAAATTAATGTATTTGAACCTATTTTATGATTACTAAATTTTAATAACATTATCTGTCCTCGGTCTTTCCGCAGATTGTACATTTATACCAATCGTCATTGTGGCCGTGCCCGCCGTACTCCCAATCATGAGGACACATACTTTTTATTTTGGATAGTTCCTTATTTAATTTATTTTCTTTTGCTTCTAATGTATAAAGAAATTTTTTAAGTAAAGGAACATCTAATTTTAATCTAATTAGATTTTTTAATCCAATGATTGTTTTACTTAGATATTCTAAAAAATCATTTATTTGTTCTACTCTTGTATCCATTATAAATCTCCCATATATACTGTATCTAATTCTTCATCTTTTCCTAATGGTTTTTTAGGAGGAGGGTCTGTATTAAATAAGTCTACTTTAATGTATTCGTTTCTGGATATACCAAACTTCTCCAAGGCCTTATCTACTTGTTCTGTGTAATAAACTGTATCTACTTCTGTATTAGCATCAGCATAACCAATATATGTATAGTTCCAACCGCCCCTATAGAATGGTTTGAATATTGGATAAGGCAATGGATCTTTAAGTATTACATAACTAATTTGAGCATTTGATGTTAATACTTGGCCAGTCTTTTCCTCAACCTGCTTAGCCAAGAATAATTTATGATCTAGTTGATCATTGTATTCAACTTTATCTTTGGTCATCTTGACACGCTCAGTAAAGTCTTCTATAGTAAGTCCTTTAAAATTATAGGCTTCGTGTATTACTTCGTCTATTGGTTTATTATTAAATACATAATCTATTCCAAGTTGTATAGCTCTATCAACTACTTTAGATAATTTAGATGATTTTAATGATGCTCCGTGTTTCGTATAATCACCAACTGCGTTCTCAATAATATAATTCTTGGTTTTATAAAAGTAAGCCCTATCTCCAGATCCTTCGGTTTCTAGTTCCATAAAGTTCTCTGGAAGATTAAACTTCTTTATTATTTCTTCAGCTAACCACTTTGTTTTAGCGTCTGCGTCTACTTTTGTTGTAATAATATAACCATCTGTATCTGCTTCAACTAGAGTGTCTTTAATCTGTTGGAGCATTTTCATTGTGCACCAACGACACATAGAAGTTACCATAGTAGCAGAGGTCATATCTCCATAGACTGTAGACTTCATACCAAGAAAACCATAAATTGATTGTCCTATCCAGCTCATTTTTCCATTTAACCCAGCATATACTGTATGATTATCTTTAACAGTTAAACTATAAACTTTTCCAGTGTAGTTTTTTATTTTAGTTGTATTAGAATTTTTTAATGTTATATCTTCTTTAGAATCAACTATTCTATAACATCCTGAATCTATATAATAATTAAATGTTCTTCCATCAAGGATTAATAAATTAATATAACTATTGAATAATTTTTGATATTTTTGAGATATCGTGTATTTTCTTTGTCTCTTTGTTCCATCTCCTTGGTACATCGCATCAAGAACAGAAGTTATATTTAAATAATTTATTAGTCTATCATCTATATATTTTTCAGTTGTTCTACCTAAAAAGGTATCAATAATTTCTGCGTACAAATCAGATGAAAAACTAATTTGTTTTAAATTTCTATATATTTTTGCTCTTTTACTATCATTTAATAATATTTTTAATGTTATAAACATCTCATCTTTAATAGGTTTATTTATTTCGTCTTGAGCTATAGTTATTTTATTAGTTATTCCTCTAGTCGTAGAAGTATATTCTTTTTTAACTGATGTATACATACTTCCTTCTGATAAATACCATCCAACCAATTTAGAAAACATTATAGTATTTACCCTTATAGGAACGGCAGAGCAATACTTCGATCTAATTGGTCTTGCTAATAATATATATCCGTAATCTAATATATACCTAACGTCATCATTCCATTTAGTTGTTATTAAAGAACCATTTTTTATAGTACTAATTTGTTTAAAATTAACCAATGGAAACATAGTTTTAATTTTTGATAAATGTTCTTTATGTAAAATTATTATCTCATAATTTTCATAATTAACTAAATCTAATAAATCTATTTGAGGTTTAGAGATATGATTAGTATTATGACATGGAATTTTAACTCTATTTCTTTTGGTAAAATCCTTGGCTTCTTCAAAGAAACATTTATTATTTTCATAACCTAACATTTTATGACCTTCTGTAACCATTTGAGAAAATCTTTGATGTTCTATGTGATATAAGTTTTGGTTTCGTATATCGTATTCGTATGTTTTTTCTACTGGTTTTAATTCTGCTTTGAATGTATTAGGATTTATACTCCATACTAAATCTCCAACTTTGACGTCTTTAAGTAACCTAATTCCATGTTCTGTTAATATAGTAGTGTCTGGATGGAAACAGTTTAATATAATTTTAATAGCCCACTGTTGAGAATAGAGAGCGATCTTTGCGTCTCCCTCTGCTAATTTCATTTCGGCTTTAATCTTTTTTCTTTCTTGTTTTAATCTGGCGATTTCTTGTTTTAAAAATCCTTCTTTATCATTTCTTACTCTTACTATAAAATCATATGCATATTTATTATCGTCAAACTTGGTAGGAATTCTATACCAGTTATAAATCCCTTCTACTTTACAGTTATACTTTCCTGTATATTCTTCTATGCTTACTAATTTAGTTGTATCTGGTCCTAGATTCCAAGTTTGAATTGAACTTGGATACATCGAATTTCCAGTTATGGAAATTTTACCATTTCTTTTAATTATAAAAGTGCCATTATCTATAGAAGGACAATATACTTTTCCAATATAATCTATTTTTTTGTACAATTCTGCTTTAGATTTTATACTAGTATTTAATCCTAGATGCGTTTCGTTAGTATTAGTAATATGTAAATAATACCATTTACAGCCATTTCTTTTATCAGTATATTGATTACTTTTAATAGCTCTCATTCCTGTTATGTGGCATAATAATTGGATATCGTCTATTAATTTTTCTTCTTTAGAAATATATACTCCTGGATTATTTTCAGTATATTTATGTCCGTCTCCTTTAATAAGGTTGTCTATAAATATTCTGCGTTCAATAATAGGTAGATGATATATCCAAGTTGGTATTCTTCTAAAACCTAAATCAAATACTTTACATATTTTTTTGAAAGAATTTCTTCTTACTGTATATTCAGTATCTGGTCTATCTTTTCTGTTTCTTATATATATGTCTTTTTTATCAAAAAGGGTATTAAATAGGTCTTTTAATATTTTACAATTTTCTTTATTTATAGTATATCTTTGAGATATTGTTATATTATTATTAGTTATATTTCCTTCTGTTATAATCCAAGGGATTAATTCGGCATATTTCCTAACTAATCTATTAATTATTTTATGACTAGTAGAAAATCCACTGACCGGCATTTTTATATAAGTAGGTAATTTTTCTGCATCTATAAATTTCCAGTCTTGATCTTTTTTTCTTATATTTTTATATAGACATCTATGATTTGGAGTAATCATTTGATCTATATATCTATTTTTTATATGTATTAATTTTCCTTTGTAATCAAATATATTCCATTTATTTATTTTTTGAAAAGTTAAAGAACCACTTGAATGGTAAGTTAGTATTTTTTCGTTACCTTTAATATTTGGAACTAATTTCCAACCTTCATCTGTTAATATTTCTGTTTTATTATCAACACAGGCAAAGTCTATCTTCCAAGTAGACGGAATATATCCATCTCTATATAGTCCGGTAAGCGCTCCTTCATACTTTAACTTAGGGCTAACCTTAGCTACTGTTCCAGTCTGGATATTATATCTTTGGAAGTTAGTCTCTGTATTAATCATTTTTAACTTATTCATAGCTCGGCCAACTAATAGCTTTGGTATGAGACTTGAATACATAGTTATAACACTGTCTAGAGATACGTGCATCATCTCTGCTAGAGTTATGCAGTTCCTAAGATAAACGTTTCCAACTCCTTCGGTTCTATATACGTCATCGTCCTGATAGGCATAAAGTAAATCTGGATTCTCTTTAAATAACTTTAATAGATCTTCCATGTTTTCTTTAATTTCAATGTCGTCCATCTTATCTTCTACCCAGACTCCATCTACTAATCTAGTTCTTTTAATCTTATACCATCTGCCTAAGTCTTTTAGTGTTTTGGATTTGATTCCAAATAGAGTCTGGTCTTTTAATACACCAGAGTTTGAGCTAAAGATATCGAAGTGAATTCTTCCTGGTAGTCTTATCTTATTTTCTTTTCCAGTTCCTATTACTGGCTCTCTTCCACCACGACACAACTTTGCTACGTTAGATCCGACAATCTTTCCGCGTTCAATTAAATATGGTAGATCAAAGTCGTCGCTGTAATATCCTGCTAAGATATCTGGATCATACTTCTGTATGTCATTAAAGAAGTCGTCTATTACGGGCTTATCGTTTAGCTTAACCGGATCGAATCCTTTGCATATTTTATGTGTAATTTTCTTTTTGCTTCCATCGTTATAATATTCCCAAACGCTGTATCCAACACATAAAATCTCATTGGTTGTTGGTTTAGGAAATAGACCGTCGCCTTTTGAGGCCACCTCAATATCAAAGAACATAATCTTTAATACATTTGTGTGGGGATATTTTAAAAAGAAATCTGGTTCAGATATATAAATCTGTTCTATAAAAGAATTTATAAAAATATGATTTGAATTTTTAGCAAATCTTTTTTTAAATTCCATTAGATCTTTTGGAGTATTAAATTCCATTTTTAGGTAGGTTCTATCTTCGTCTTCCGGAACTTTTCTCCAAACTTCTTCTGTTCCAAATACGTTTGGTATTTTTCCTTTTTCAACTAATGCAAAAGGCTTGAATGGAAACGCGGCTTTATCAATCTGTCCGTTTCTGTAAATTAATATTCCATCATCTACTGCGTACATTGATAGTGGTATTTTCATTCTATTATCCTATAATCTGTTGCATTATTTGTAACGTGTAAAATACGCATATCTTCTTTTATATCTTTTAATATAACTTCTTCATTAGACACATATACGCACTCTAAAATATTTGAAGGCCTATCTAACTTAGCGTATTTACATCCTTGTAGGAAGGTTGCCTCAGATAAAAAAGTATGTCCTTTAATTCTTAGAACTCTTACTTGTCGTGCGATTCGTTTTGTTAAATTAACTTTTACTCCTGTTAAGAATTCAAAGTCGTGCCAAGTTAATTTACAAAGCTCGTTAGTTAATTTTCCATTACTAACAAATAATATCATACGTCTCCCATGTTCAAAAGCTTTTCGTTAACTAACTTTTCTCTTAGTTTATCTACTATCTCACCTGTTATTGTATATTCTCTATAGATAGTAAGACTTTTATCTATTATAATCGATATGATATTCTCTATATCGACGCAAACGTTAAGAGTAATATCACTAATATTATTCTTATGAAAGAACCAATAGTTATATAATATGTATATTGCTCTATTAACTCTGGAGTCTAGGTCTCCATCGCCATCTAAAAGCAAAGTTTTAATAATAGAAGATTGGATATGGACGTCTTCATATTCATAAAGAGATTTAATACTTTTTCCTTTGAATTTAAATACAAAGGGTATAGGTAATAAATCAGATAGAATAATTCGATATCCATTATCCACTGTTTGTTTGCAAAGAAGGTTTAGTGTTTTATAGTCTTCGGATTCACCATTTACAATACCATCATACAATTCTTTTATTATCGCAGAGTTTTCAACTTGTGATTTGAATGTACTTCTTGCTAATCTTGGATTAGCAAGATTATTAATTGAGGTATTTATGGCTGTATTCATTATCCACCTATCAGTCTATTGGTTACACAAACCTTTTTGCATTTTACTAAATCTGTTTCTTGTACTATTCCATCAGAGAATAGTTTATTATCAATCCAAATTGATCTTCCATTTTCCAATTCGTTATTGAGAATAGGAAGTGCCTCTTCTAGTGGATACTCTTTATCTTCGTACCCGCTGTCTAATGTTCTTTCAATTGCAACGTTAGCCATTATTCTAGCTCCTCTTGTAAATTGTAAATTGTATGTGCAATACTGCTATCGTTCTTTAATGCCATTAATTTTGATACAATAGTATCATGACTAATATTAGATTTAATATTGCTCTGATCAATCATGCATATGTACTTGCCTTCTTTATATTGTTTTATTTCAGAAGGTTCTTCTGTTTCATTTAACTGTGGATCCATAAATACAAATGAATCTTTTGAATCATAAGCAATTATATATGTCTTTCCAGACGCACCTTTTAATAGAATAGCATCCATAATTTTTCTAGCCTTCTTATTAAAATATTTAGCGTGTGAAGCGCCCAGCTCTTTAACTTTCTTATTAAGATACTCAATAGACTTATCTTTAAATGCTTTATAAGATTCGTCTATTAATACTCTATATTTTAAATACTGAAGTGATGAACCACTACACTCATATATAAAGTTTGGTATCTTTCCTAAGAAATCTGGAACTCTTTCGCCAATAAAATTTTCATAAAGAATATTGATTAGTTTCTTTCCCTTTATAGGAATACTTGTATCGTCTAATATTAGTTGGAAGTTTGATCTTCCTCCCTTTATCTTTTTAAATCTAAACAATCTATTCTGTGGTTCTCCTTTAGAACTACTTCTGCTATCTGTATTGAAATTGATTTCATAACCAGTCGTAATTCCAATATATGAAGATAGACTAAGTCGACCAATATTATTAATAAATGCATCAGCTTCCTCTTGACTTCTATAACAAGTCATCTCTCTAAGTACCATTAGGACTTCGTTCTTATTAAACCTTTGATCGTTTATATAAAAGAGCTGACCGGTTGATGCTACGGTATCGGTCTTCTCTCCTTCTTTATTCTTAGCATATCTTTTTGATATCTTACCGGTTACAATTATATTAATATTATCATTAATTCTAATTGGGAGTTCAAGATCTGTTTTTGTACTATTATTTAATCTCTCAGATATTGCAGTAAATACATCTGTTATAAGACTGTCTAGAATATCTTGCTCAGTGGCTTCAGAACGATAATATTTCATTAAGTAACTATTAAATAAATTATATAGCTTTGCTTTAACATATTCATCTGGTATTGCTATACTAAAATCATTATAAGCTATCTTACCTTCTTGATGATTAAACTTAATACTATCGGTTACTGTAACGTCTTCTCCGATAGAACTATTTTTCTTTACTATGTAGTTATGTTCATCAACCATTACCTTTAAAGATTTAAGTTTTAATCGAATTCCAGAAAGATTTTCGTTTAATTTTCTCTGATTATGTTCATATGCATCGTATGGAATAACTGCTTTTAAAGATGGTACTTTAATTTCTGTTCCAAGAATCGAATGTCCTAATTCGATTCTTTCATTAATATATTCAATAATTCCTTTTTCAAACTTTTTAGAAAATTCTGCATCTACTCTTGGATCTTGGCTAATTAAAATTTTCCATTCACTATCTGTATCCTTAATAGCAGCTATTAATCTTCCTTTATCTACTAGATTATATGGAATATATTCTAAGTTTTCTACATTAAATTCAGCATTATCATAATCGTAATCTCTTTTTATATATATATAAAGATCATTTGAATTAATTATTGATACTGATTCTACTCCTGATGAGCATGCGTGTGTTAATCTTCCGTATCTTAAATTATTATTAGACTGCGCTACTGATACCCATTTAATTTCAAAGTGTCGGCGGCCACCAATTTCTTTTACATCGGTTATCTCTCCTAAGAATATCTTATCTTTCTTTAAATTATTAAACTCTTGAGTCAGTTCCAATTCTTTTATTTCAAATTTTTGTACTGCTGTTTCAATTGTCTTTTTAAGTTCGCTTTTAATATGAGCTATTTTTGATAAGACTTTTCTTCCAAAAGATATTAGACCTTCGTTTTCTTTTCTATATGCAATTGCCTCTTCTTTTGGTGAAGGACCTTTTCTTTCGTCTTTATTTTTTAAATTAACAAAATCAGTTGCTGCCTTTTTGTTTGTATTAAATCCATTTATAGTAGGAACAACAAGTGCAGACATTAGTTCATCTGTTCTAATTTGATTACTTGCCTCGAGTTTTTCAAGAAAAGTATGAAGATCTGCTGAGTGATTTTCTTCGTGGATTTCTACTCCAACTACCTTCTCAATTGATTCTTCTATTATCCATTTATAAATATGAAACCAATTATTATTTTTTGTTATTAAAAGTAGATTCCTAGTCTTTCCTTTTGTAATTGATAGAAGACTATGTCCATACTCAACTGCGTTGAGTCTATCAATTGTTTCTCCAATTTGTAATACAATTTTTTCATTAGACATAAACTCTTGAGAGTTTAATTTAAAGTCTAATAGCGAATCAATTACATTAATTACGCCATGTATTTGTTGATGTTCTGATTTTGTCTTCATTAATCTCTCCTTAAATTTATATTATATTTTTTACGAATTGGATCCATATCTAATTCTAATCTTCCATTACTTGTATCGGATAGTATTTCTTGTATATCTTTTTGAGATAGGTACCTTCTATATGATTTTCCTATAAGATTATTACATTGTTTTGAATCTATATTATTTGAACAATACTCTAGATGTTGGCAATGTTTGCATAAACTAGGTACTTGTACATTATCGTCTAACTTAATTGGTTTCATAGCATCGTAGTAAAATCTATTGGAAGTTTTTTGTATCTGCTATAGTTTAAAATTACCTGAGCTAATATCGCGGCTATCACTACATTACCATACTCAATTTCTTTCTTAGCAATTTGAAATGGATTCTGACAAGAAGACGACTTAGTATCTTTTGATAAAGTTTTATCATAATTTACTGTGTCGCTTGAAAATATACCAATCGCTCGACCATTTGCTCTACTATCTATAAATGGGATCTTATTAGTGTTCCAATTTTCTAATGCCTGTTCTCTAATAAGATTATTATCTGCGCATAATACAACTAACTCGCAGTCTGCTAGATCTTCTAATGATAATCTTTTGCATTCAAAATTTAAATTGAAATATTTTAAAGATAGAGCTTGTGTTTTATAAGAATCTATATCAGATGTTTCAAAATTCTGATATAAAATATTTTTTAATTCTACTTTATCGTCGTCATAGAATGTAAAATCCATATCTTTAATTTGCTTTAGTTCGATAAGTTTATCTAGGTGGTGGGCTAAGTAACTGCCAATTCCCCCATTTCCTATTATTTTCGTCTTTATCATTTTTAATCTCCTCTTTAACTTCCCATTCCATTAGTAGTTGGTCAGTATTTACTGGTAAATTTCCATATTTTTCTTCTTGCCATACAGTAAAATGTTTTCTGCGTTCTATTGGTACATCATTAATAACCAATATTTGCTTTGGATCCCATCGTCCTTTTGTTGTAAATATTCTTTTTTTTGTAAGTCTTACTACATAACAATATACTAAAGCAGACTTCCAAGATCCAACACAATAGTCTCCAACTCTTATTGATCTGCTAACAGCGTCTTTCATATACTTATTCCTGCTTTTTCTTCATGTAAAAAATTTACTTCATCAGTTAATAGTTTAATTTGTTCCATAAGAAGCATAAAATCAGAAAATTTAAGGGCACAAAAATCTTCTGATCTATTACGAGAAAATATTACTAATGGTTTATATTTTCTATTCGAACTCTCTGCTTGTTCAAGTGCCTCCCAAATATTAAGTTTCTCTACATTTTTGCATTCTATTGAAAAACCGAAAAGCTTTCTTGCTTTTTCTGATAGTTTAATATCTTCACCAGGAACACCTCCAGGTGTATTATATACATCGTCTTCACTTAAATTAAATACTTGTCTAATAAATCCAGCTACTCTCTGGGCAAGTCTTCTACCTTTTTGTTTTCTTGAAGCACATGTTGTTGCCATGTTTCATGATGTCCTTAAGTTTAATTTTCTTGGCGTATTTATTATTTTTTTTGGTCTACTCGGAAAATTTCTTAATTCTTGATTAAGATCTTGATTCCAACTAATTAAAGGAATAATACTAGTATCTTGGTATTGGTTTAGCATAAACTTTTGTGATACTCTTATAGTCTGTTCTCTTCTATTTGTACAAAAGATTGCATGCCCTATACAAGATTTGGGAATAAATCCTGGTAGTCCTCTTACATCATAAAACCTATCGAATCCTAGTATCATATGATAATTACCATTAATTCTACTAGATTCTAATAGGTCTATAGCTTTGACCTCTTTGCATTTCTTTAATTTTTCATAAATTGGAATTATATCTTTATTAATATCTTTATTATCAAAATCTACAGCTAACATTTTTGTATGAAATAGATTTATAGTTAATCCAAATGCATAGAATAAATTATAAGTTACTTGTAGTTTTGGATCTTTAAATTCAAAATTATGGATTCTATATTCGTTGTGATCTAATATTACACATGTTGCAAATTGCGTTTCTTCGTCACCTGAATGAATTTCGCGGTGTCCAGAAAATACTATTTGTTTTGTTCCCTCAGCATATTCTGATTGATAAATCGGTTTATACTGATATAATTCCTCTGATTCCATCTGATACCTCAATTAAAAGTGGAGTATTATTATTAGAGTATTTTGTTAATCCGGAAGAATTTAATACCACATACTCTAGCATATTTTCTTTTGCAGTTATGTTACTAACAGAAAAGATCTCTATGTATCTATTAAATATCCAACAATTTTTATTGGACATTTTTCCTAGTTCTTCTCTATCTATCAATACCCCAAGTGGAAGAATTAAAGATACTTCTCTTACCTCGTGTGTTCCTAATTTTTCTGTTGACGTAAATGGCTCTTTATTGGTAAAAGTTTCTCTTAACCAATAATTTTTTTCTGGTTCTTTTGATTCTCTTAAATTTAATTTAGTTCTTAAATTTTTAATAGTTTTAGATCTATGTTCAATAGTTATAGATATAATAGTAGTAGATTCTGCAATAGTTTTTATAAATGAATGGACTTTAGTCAAGGATTCCAAAACTAGCTCTGTTTCCTCCTCCAATAAGGTGGGTCGGATAAGGAGTTCCTTTTCGTAATGGAGTAAATTTTGTGACACTGTATGTCCTTTCCATTGGCTCGTTGCATATCTTGCATAGCACAACTTCTTCTGAGTTTTTAATTAATACGTCGTTTTCTGAATTACCGCAGTGTTTACAGTTATAATCAGATATCATTTTAACTCCTTGTATTTATCTCTTATAGCGTTCCAATCCTTATTTTTAATTGCTTCTTTATATGAATGATCTTCGAACTGAGATCTTTCTTCGTAATAGCTAATTGGATACGTTGTATAAATTGGTCTACCTTCGTAATCGCCAATTTGTTTTCCATGAAAATCACTTAGTAAAAACTTTCTTTTAAAAAAAGAGAACTGAGGTTCTTCTCCTAGACATACTATTAGTTTTGGGTTTATAATATCAACTAATCTTCGAATAAAGTATCCAAAATCTTTTACAGTTTGAGTAGTTGGTCTGTCGCCAAAAAATAAATAGTCATATGTAAGAAAGAACTTCTTTATCTCGATGGATTCTAGAATGCTGGATAAGAATTTATCATCAGGGGATTCAAAGAACTTTGCTTTAGGTGGGCTCGAAACGGTCAGCACGCCATCATTAAAATTATTTACGTCTCCGTAGAATAATTTTATTTTTGCCTTCTTTGTATCTACTTTAGAATTTCTATTATATCTGGCCAACTCATCTCTTAAAGCATCTAACCTCTGTTCTGTATTTAAATCTATCGAAAACATATCAAGCATTTATATGTCCATCTCCCTTATAAAACGAGGAAGTAAACCGCTATAAGATAAAAATAATTTAAACTCAGGTCTAGTTATTCCAACATAGAACAACCTACGTTCATCCTCTATGTTATACTCTTTACTAGCTTGAGGCTCAAACATTTGACACCACGGTAATATTACTATTGGTGCCTGCATTCCCTTCCAACCGTGCACGGTCGATAACTCAATTAATGCATCTTTATCCTGGTTCTCTTCCTTGCCATCTAATCCTAGGTCGTTACTTATGTCTCTTATTTCCGAGGCTTTTATCCGATAATCTTTTGTTATATCGTTTATAAAATTTTTCATATCTTCTTGATAATCAAATGACTTTATAAAAAACTTCTCTATAAATCCTGCTAATAGAGTCAGACATAGTCCTTCGTGATTATTGAAATACGAAACTATGCTTATCAAGCTATTTAATTTTTTATGATTCTTTGGATCATGAAATTTATCTATTAACACATCAGATAAAGATTTATCAGAACTAATTTCTTTCTTAATATTAGTTATAAATGCTTTACCAATTCCTTTTAAACCTTTAGAAGCAATTTCTAAGTCGAAAATGTCACCAATCTTAGCAGCCAATTTCATACATGCAATCATTACTTTAATAGAACTTCTATCACTTATTTCTAGAGAGTCATTAACACAATATTTTAAGTTAGCTTTCTTAAGTTCGAACTCTAGGTGATTTTTAAAGCTTCTATTACGATATAGTATTGCTATTTCGCTTTTAGGATTTTGTTTGCATTTAGCTATTACGTATGCGATTTCATTGAGTGGGTTCTTACACTGATAATCTGATACTACACCCATATCAGTTTTAAAAGCTCTGATTGTTTTATTAATGCGTTTCTTATTGTGTTCAATTAAATTACGCGAACACTCAACAATCTTAGTACTTGATCTGAAATTTATTCCCATATTATATATTTTACAATTAAAATAACTTATAAATCTTTCAATATTTTCAAAACATGCTCCTCTAAAACTATATATCTCCTGATCTAAATCTCCACATCCAATAATTTTACAATTAAGTTTAGAATATAATACCTTAAGCATCTCTAATTGTGGAGAGTTAGTATCCTGTAGTTCGTCAACTAAAATATGGCTTATTTTAGAAAGAGTCAATGAAGGTAAAAGATCAATAATTTTATATATCATATCATCAAAGTCAGTTAAATCATATTTAACTAGCTCAGTATTATATTTAATTATATTATTAGTTAATTTAAGTGGCCATTCACATTTTGCTAAACTAAGTTCGTCTAATATTTCCATTAGCTTATTCTTGTCTTTTTTACAATCGAATAATTTTTTAATTATTAATCTTTTTTTTCCTTCATCGCAAATATTCCAGTGTAATTTATTTTGTCTAATAAATAAGTTTGCTAATCCATGAAATGTTCCGCCTAAAATTCTCTTTTGATCTATTCCAGAACATTTTGCTATAATAGATTTACTAGCCTTATTAGAAAATGTAACTAATAAGACCTTATTATTTAAATCTTTTAATAATTTTTCTGCTATTACTGATAACAGAGAAGACTTACCACTACCAGGACCCGCATTTAAAAATAAGTTCTGGTCACAATTATCTAATATTGTCTGTTGTTCTTCAGTAAGTTGTATATTTTTAGAATCCAATTAAATAAACCTTTCAAGATCTTCAACACTTGCTTTTGCTAAATTAGTAGAGTCTACAAAGCAACGTTCTGCTATTTTTACTTTAGATACAGTAAACTCTTGTATTTTAACTACATTTAATTTTGGTCGCCCAAATCTACCACCAGTATATCCTATTCTGAAACATATATCTCCTACTTGAAGCTCTCTTCCAAATTTATCTTTCATAAATAGTCCATATCTTCTGGTAGGTTCCACCACTCCATTAATTCTTGCTCGCTACTATCTTTAAATCTTTCTTTTAAAAGTTCTAAAAAAAGATCATAGAAGTCTTCATATTGAGACATAATTCCATCAATGGTTCTTTCAAGACGTTCGGCTTTTTTAACTTTATGTAACATATTTATCTTTTATTTCTTATTTATATGGTTGTAGTGGTAATGGAACTAATTTTCTCCACTCTTTATAAGGTTTCTTTATAGTTCCCCAGCAAAACGCACGGAGTGGCACATCGTTATACCAGTGAGTCTTTTTACCACAATATTTGCAAGGTCCAACTGATTTATCATATTGTCTTAAAAAATTTGGCCTAATTTGTGTCATTATAGTGCTCCATCCTCATCTTCATCTACATCGGCCTCAGGAATATAGTTCATTACTATCTTTGTGTATGCCTCTGTAAGTTTTGGTTCTAAGTACGCCACTGCTTCATCTGGCATTTTCTCAATAGCTTCTTTTAGACCGCGAGCCTTAAACTCTTTGGTCTCTCCGTTCGCCACATACTCTAGAGATTTACCATCCCAAAGACCAAGATCCTTAGAGATACATATTACATTAAATCTATGATCAAAGCTTCCGTGGTAGAAATATATCAATAATTTATTTCCTTTATATCTATTTCGCACTTTCGACTTTAAGATCGTTAACTGCACCGCATATGAATTAGCTGGAGCATAGTCTCCGTCTTTAATTGGGAATGCACTATCGCCTTTACGGGCCATTTTAACATTAAGCATGTTATAATGACGAAGAGCATTACCACCAGTCTCCTTCTCTTTATCACGAGCCATCGATGTGATGTCGGTTCTAACCTGTGACGCAAGGATCAAAGTAAGAGTATCTTGTGCCTTGGAAGTATACATTCTTAGGAACTGCGAGTACAACCTCGGCAGCAATGCCATCGTATCATCGTTTACAGACCTCTCAGTGTCACTTGGACTACCATCCTTCTTCTTACCCTTATAGACTTCTTTCGAGCTTGCAAGAGCCTGTAGCGTGTCTATGATCAAACAGTCTACTCCACTATCGTCAGCTGCGCACTTCATTACGAAGTCAAGGTTCTCTTCTGCTGTCCTGGGCTCATATACCCAAGTGGCATCTTCTGTACAACCTTGCTTAATTGCCCATTCTCTATCAAATGACTTCTCAGCAGGAATATATGCAGCCATGAAGTCTTTAATAGTGGCCTGCCAACTTGCTATAGATCTCAATAGCTTTGTAGTCTTACCAACAGACTCGCCACCAACTAGCTGATTTATCTTGTTCTTGACCCAACCACCACCAGTAAGTACGTCGAATCCTATGATACCAGTAGGAAGCCTTTCAATCTTACCTATATTCTCATTTTCATCTAGAAAACCCATCTTGGTTGTTTCTGGATCGAGTTTATTATCTTTAATGAAACTATCTCTTAGTTTTTGTAGTGCCTTTTTCTTATCTTTACTTAATGCCATCTTTTTCTCCTTCAAATAAATCACATATTGTTAGATCATCATACTTAGATTGGATCATTATTTCTAAGTTTTTAATATGAAGCCCAATGTCTATATTCAAACATCCAACTTGTCTATTTAGTTTACTAAATTGTCTATTAATTATATCTAATTGGTTTATAGTCTTAATAGAACCAATTAAATCATACATTTTAATTGTATTAGTTAAAATAATAAGTAATTCTAATAATTTCGATACTGTTTTTTCTGTATCTTTATTAATCGGAATAGAAAGAGTGGTATTAATTCCATTTGAGGTAATAAATAATGGGAACTTATCTTGTAAAGAACACGCCTCTAATAATCTTTCTAAATCTTTAGAAAGAATGGACATGTTCTTATCTTCGGTATATTTACACTGGGCAATTATAGTATTTCCAACTACATCCTCTTCTTTTTTTGCGTTACCACTACCTTTTGGTTTTACTGAATTATCTTTGGATAATAGTTCCTCCGTATAATCTTCCAGATCTTGCCAAGATGAAATCATCTAAATTCTCCAATTTTTTGACTTTTTGTTGTAATTTCAAAATCGCTGGAAAAATTTTACACTTTTCTACGCGCATAAGACCCTTATAATAGCTCGAATGTCTTTAATAGTTCATAAATAGCTTTTGGGTCCTCTACTGTGGTCATACCATTTTTTATAGAACGCTTAATATTATCAAGTATTGCTTTTACGCCAGATTGTTCTTCTTTAGTAAGAAGTTGATTAATTCTACGCTGGGTGATTTGCCTAGCCATTAATTTAGCATTCTCTATATCAGTAGCATGCTCAATAGATAAGGTCTTAGCTAGTTGGACAATATCGTTCTCTATGCGATCAATGAAATGCTTTGAATTTATATTAACCGAAGAATTCTGTTGCATTGAAATTTACCTCTTTTAAATCTTCATTAAATAATTCATTGGCTTTATTAGAAGCCTCTTTTAATATAACTGCAAGTTGTTCGTGTTTCTTAGGATCTTCTTGGGCGTTCATGCATAAGATAATTATGGCAGACATTGCTTTAATTAAGTATTGCGAATCCTTACTTACATCTACGTAAGAATTTACAATGCATTCCCCAAGAGAATCTTCCTTTATTTTAATATTCATATTACCGCCACTTATAAAGTTATCTCTTCGTCAAAAGAAGAAGTCGTTTTCTCTTTTGGTTGTACTTTTGAGGCTATTGGCTTGGATTGAATTTTTGGTACAACTTTCTTTAAATCACCCATCTTGTTTCCATTTTGTTTTAGATACGTTAATAGTCCTCTATATCCAATACTTGTTTCATTAAGTTTATTCTCTTCTACTAATTTAGCAGCTTGTTCATAAAATTTCTTATCTGCTTTTCCTAGAAGATATATTGCTTCTGATTCTTTTGATAGATCGTTAGATGCTTCTTGCATTTTTACATCTTCGAGCTCTTTTAATAGAACAGAATCAGCAACTATACAAATAGCCATTTTTGAAAGCGATTGTTTAAAAAGATCGCTTATAACCTTTGGATTAATTGTATCAGGTAGCTTTCCTTGATTTTTTAGAGATTTAATATCCTCTGTTACATCTACATTTGTAATATGTTCTTTCATAATTAATTGGAAAGCAGGAGAAGTAGAGATAGATTTTAAATACGTTCCATACGCCGAACTTTCTTTAAATTTCTTCATCTCTTCGGCCTCAGATATAGATAATGCATAACCTAAGTTAATCATTTTTCCTCCTTTAATATTTTCTTTTTTATGGAAGCTTTTGTTCTCTTCTTAATTCAGCATCTAGTTGTTGTTCTTCTCTATGTGTTTTTATTTTCTTTACCCATGCTTTAAACTCAGCTGTGGTTACTTCAATAAAATACATTTTAAGTTGAGAATAACTTTCTCCAACGCTTACTATTTCGGAATCTGTTACTTCGAATCCAACTAGGTATGCTCTATTAGTAGCCATATCCATTGCTGGAACTATTTCATAACCAACTTCACTTGCATTTTTCTCAAATTCTGTAATACTTGATGCTTCCCAGAACTCTGTTTCTTTTTGTCCTGAAAATATACCAGTTAACTGTTGAGCGAACGCGTTGACGTGGGAGGGTAAATTTCCCTTATTATAAATTTTTTTCATTCTATTAAAACTCCCGTTTTTGAATCGAACCTTACAATGTACCTTTTTAAGAATTCGTTTCCTATTCTTGCGTGATCGTATATGTCTAAGTATCTTGACTTAAAGAGTTGTTCCATCTCAGTCACATTACGTATCCATATACTGAAATTAAAGATAGATAAATTATTTTTCTTATTTAATTCTTCGACGGGACTATAAATTTGTCCGCCTTTATTTGGATCTTGTCTTATCTGCGAAGTGGCTATAATCCCTTTATTCTTAAGTCTAATATTTAGAAGAGGATAAATGCCCTTATTCATCATCAGTGAGTCGCCTGGGTCTAGAACTAAAAAATCTATATTATAATTAATATAGTCTAAAAAACTCAATAATTGTGCTAGAGAATCATTAAAAAAGAATATGTTTGAGAAGGCGTTTGGATAGGTAGATTTGACAAATTCTCTGTCAATATCGCCAAGTGGATTATAGAATAAAACTCTCTTATCTAAGTCAGCAAGTGTGCTTGCAATTTGGAGAGTTAAGGTAGTTGTTCCATTTCCTGTTGGAGCAGTTACTATTATATTATGATCTAAGACAAATTCTTTTACGATATCTTTGATCATTTTTTGACTCTACCTCATTTTCTAGTTTAATTCCTAGTGCATTACTAACTACAAAATCAAATTCTTCTGTTTCTTTAACCATTTTAACAATCATCTCGTGACCAGTTATTGCTTCATTCCAGGTACTATATCTTTCCTGATGTTCGTTCATTTTTCCTCCAAATACCATTGTTTCAAATACCATTGGTGGACCATATTTATCATACTTATGATCCACACTCAAAAATACTGTTGATACTAAAATATCTTCTAATTTAGTACTTTTAACTATTCTTGAATCGTCTTTATATCCTACAGAAGAAACCCACATAAGATATTCATTAGTAGTACATTTAACAACAGAATGATCTGGTAAATAGCATGTAATAATCCATGATTTTTGTCATTTCGAACATGGTTAAAAAACATATTGGACGTCCCTGTCCTTTATGTTATCTCCTAGTATTGTCCTTGTGGAACATAGTCAGGTTGGAGATACTGATATCTTTCTGGTTTGTCCTCGGAATTAGTAATGGTTCCAAGTTGAGCTTCAATGTCTGAAATTGCATCACATTGGGTTCCAATAAATCCTTCGGCCTCCATGGTCATCTTACCGGTTTTTTTATTAATATTAACCTTAACTGTTTGATAAGCCATTAGTCCACCCACCTTTTCAGCTCAAAGCTGATTTCGTTGTTGTTTTCTTTTCTAGTCGACTTGTCCATTGAAAACATTAAAGAGCTAAGTCTTTCATTTACTTCGCATTCTTTGGCATGCGCAGTAACTTCACACTTGAGCATAGACTCCGTGACCGAACGACCATCTGATGTTCTTAGACCATAAAAGTCTCCGACTGCAGAATACGTTCCGTCTGCTTCTTTCTTGAATCCAACCGACTTATTATAATTGTGGTTGCCATTTCCCTCAATTAGAATATCGACTTTTTCATGCACTCCATAACGACCAACTGTTGTTAGTGTCTGACCTTCTTGGGCTTCAGTAAACTGAAATCCAAGATCAGTTAACGCTTGAGTCAAATACTTCTTGTGCTTTAATTCTGTTTGAATACTTGTCTTATGTGACATTACTACTCCTTTTTAAAGTTCGATTTCTTCATTAGCTTCACGAAGATTTACTTTTGATTTTGTTCCTTTTTTCTTTTCAGCTTTAGGAATTCCTGCTGAAACATTTGTTGCATTGTCTTCTGACCATTTACGCATTGCATTAATCTTTTCTTTTCCAATTTTCGTAATTGGCTTAATCTTCTTAAGACACTCTAAAATGTCCTCAGTAGTAATATCGTCTTTCCCGCCAATTTCGATTTCTTTTCCACCACCTTTTGCAAACTTATTTCTTTTTGCATCTTCGATGGAACTTTTGATCTCGGCGCCAGTTACTGTAAACTTCTGGTGGTCATTATCAATGTACTCATATTCAGCAAGCTTTTTGAGATCAAACTTCTTTGGATCTCTTCCAGACTTCTTAATGTGAATTCCATAAATCTCTTCTCTTTCTTCTGCGTTTGGAACGTCAGAGAACCAGATTTCGTCGAATCTTCCTTTACGTAAAAGCTCAGGATGATTATTACGAAGAGATGTGATGTCGTTTGCTGTTGCAACCAATAACAATCCAGGATGATCTTCATTTAACCAAGTTAATAGAGATCCAATTACCCTGTTTGTAGTTCCACCATCAGTCTTATCAGAAGAACCTGCTCCTGATAGTCCCTTATCCAATTCATCGATTACAATGATTCCACCCACGGCGTCAGCGAGTGTTAGAGCCTGTCTCATTCTCTTTTCTGATTCTCCAACCAATCCTGCAAATACTTTTCCGATTTCAAACTTAAGTAGACTTACCTTAAGATGTTGGGCAAGTGCTTGAGCACAAAAAGTGTTATGAGTAACTATATAGTCGTTTGTTATATAAAGGTGTTCTTCGTCATCTAGTAATAAACATCTCATGTCTTCTGACTTAACTTGTCTTATTTCTGTTATTTCTAACTTTAAATCATTATATTGGTAATTATCAGATAATTTATCTTTTTTTCTTGTTAGATTAAATAAATCTTTTGGATTATGATATCTTATGTTTATATTAAAAGATAAAAATTCTCGTGTACTTTCTTTTGAAACTTTTGAAATTTTAGTTGTAGAAAATGCTTGTCCTCCTACAGATCTAATAAGTTTTATCATGGAATGCATTAAGTTGGGACTAGTAGTAGAATAACTAATACTATTTCCAGCATATCCATCTGTATCTAGAAGACCTCGTAATAGTTCTAATCTCTGGTTTAGTGAACCATTAAGATAAATCTCTGGTATATTCTTTTCCCAAGATAATTTACCCCAATATCCAAGTTCTTCTAATTTAACTTTGTAAAAATTTCTTGTATGACCATCATTATTAATAAGAGATATTCTATAGTCTGGTGTTCTTTCTTCACATTCTATTTTAGTTATTTTATATCCAGGAAGCAATCTTTTTTCAACATTTTTAACAATTTCTTCATCGTTAGAAGTAAAAATTACACCATTACCTCTAAAACAACCATCTCCTAATAGAACACCCATAATGTAAGGATCAAAAGGAAGATCTATTTCTTGAGTATCAAATTCAAAAGACGGTAATGGAATATAAAATCTTCTTGTATCAGATGTATACTTTGAATATTTAATAAGTTTATTTAGAGTAATTATTTTCCATCCGTCTTTGGCTTCTTTTTGGGTTTTCCAGTTTTTATTATATACTTTCCAGAGATGTTCATTACAACATTCTGTAGAACGACCATCTTTAAAAGTTATAATAAAATTATCTTTATCATAATGGTTAAAGATTTGTTTTACTGTAGAAGCCTTTCCTTTAGGAGTTAATATCTTATCTCCAACTTCAATATCTTCCATTTTTTTCCATGATTTATCAGCCATTAAAACGGGAGTATATAATGGTTGTGCTTTACCACTTCCTTGAACCCCGAGAAGCATGATTGCTTTTGGAGGTGTGGTCTTAAACTTTGCAGCATTGTCGATATGATCCATAACTGTTTTTTGAATAGCGATCCATTCTTTAATAGCCTTGAATCCGCCAACTTCATCAAGTCCCTGAGTACATGTCCAGTACTCTAAAATATCTGACTTATTAATGATGGATCTTTTCTCTTCAATGATACTTGTGATATCAATCTTATTATGAACAGTCATTGAATATTGTAGCGTATTGAGGATCTGATCCTCAGTTAGTCCGCCACATGCTCTTGCTACTTCTACGTCATCCCACACGTTATCAATTCTATCTTTTGGAGCAACAACTTTATTATGCTCTGTGATTTGCTCCCTAGTATTCTTAAGAATACCTTCAATTATTTCTTCTCTAGTTGGATACTTAAGTTTAACAAACTGAGCATCTTTCTCCAATTCAATAGGAACTGTTATTCCGTAACCGGTAACTATAATACATGAACAAGTAGTAGCACAAAGATATACTAGATCTTTAAGTCTGCGCAGACATACAGGATCTTTAAGAAATTTATCAAGATCTCGTAAAACATAAATATGCTTTTTATCTGGCACTTCGTTAGGCTTAGCCTTGTCACGACAATCTTCTTCAATAAGACTGAATAGATTTAATGGAGAGACTCTTGTATCAAAATTGCCATTCTTCCCCATTCTAGCAGATACTGCTGGAAATTTATGAGGATAGAACTTATTTACAGAAAGCTTTTTCTGTTCTACTTCATGTAAACCTTGCCCGATTGACCAGAATTGGACAGAGTCGCTTTTATATGTGCGATAAATTTCTCTAATTAATCTTGTTTCTTCTGGAGTATCAACAAAAATAATTCCAGCATCGCATTCGATTCTATCAAATACTGGTTTAAAGGTGGCAAGCCTTGATTCTTCGGCCTTTGTAATGCTCATGAAATTTCCTTTCTATTAAATATTTCAGTCATATTACCCCATAACATTGCGCCAATGGATCTAATGGTAAAAATAAGTTTACGTTATACCCAACCTTCAATGGTGGATATCCTGCTTCATCGGCGTACTCCATATCTTTTAACGGAGAAGGATTTACTATGTAAAGTATTTTCTTAAAATCATCTGCTGTAGAATCAAAATATCCATCAGAAGAAATAAAGCGACGATGAAAATGCCCGAATATAATTATATCTATTCCTGGTAAGATACTTTGTTTTCTCTTGAAAGCTCTTATAATTGCTTCCATGGATGTTGCATCTGTTTTTGATGGTCGATGTGCTACATAAATCTTATATGTCTTTTCCATCTTTAATTTGGTATTAAATATTGTTAATTCGACAATTCCACCAAACTTAAGATCTATTATCTTTGCAGCCTCATGCATTTCTTTTGAAAGCCACTGGCCAACCATTTTTCTAGTTCTATATTCGTGATTTCCTTCTACTCCAACAGATAATAGATCTTTAAAAGAAGTTGCCTTCTTATCGATCTTTAGACTATTATACTTTTTTGTACCATAGAGATACTCATTAGTATCTTTGAGTATGTCTATCATATCTGCTTTTTGTATGGCCGGATCTGCAATTGCAACGTCGTAGTTATGTCCAACTGATGTTTTAAGTTGATTCTCTACTAGATCCCCTGTAAAAATTCTAAATATTCTTCCACGATATGCATCAGCAGATCTATTTAAAGCATTAATGATATCATTTTTGCTTACCTGCTTACTAGCTCCGTAATGAAAGTCTCCGCACACGTCCAGAACCGCTTCGTGGCTCGTTATCGGCATCCTCACTTTTATTACAGGAATCTTTCCTGAACTTTCCATCTTTATCTCCCTTAAATATTTTTTGGTAAACACATCTTGGTTCAAATTTTAAATCAAATGCTTTGTCTAAGTCTTTAGATGAAAGATTTTCAAACCAAGTACCATTTTGTTCATATGGGCATTTTCTTATAGTTTCATCTATTGAAATATCAATGTAACTATTATCATCATAAGGACAATGTCCATTTATTATCCAACTTGAAAAACAAGTATCAAGTGTTATTAACTTATTTTTTGATTCCTGAAATTTTTGTATTAATATTGGAAATGATCTATTTTTAATAAATTCTTGATCAAATAAGAAGTGTAATCTTCCTGTTTCTTCTGACTTAGATCCAAATAGTAATGTATAAAATTCTAAAAGAGTTTTATGATCTTTTACTAAAAATAACTTCTGATAATTTTTGTATTTTTTAATTTGTTCGTCATTATAAACAGAAACTTGAATCTGTTCTTTAAACTCTTCATCTTTACAAAAAACATCAGCAATTAATGATGATAAAGTTATATTAAAATTTGAATGATTTATTAATAAACTTTTAATAAAATCTATATGAACTTCGTTTGTTGCACATATAGATTCATGAACTTTATGATTTAATATGGCATCGAATCTTAATGATGTTGTAGATTCAATTTGACCAGTAGTCTTATTTTTTGCAGTATGATAACAAACAGTCGCATTCGGGCAATAACCCGAACACGACTGTAAATGCAAGGATACTACTTTAGTTTTTGGTAAAGAAGTCGGTGCCATCGTCTCCTCCAACATTTGGAGTGCTAACCTTTTCGTTCATTTTACCTTCACGAATCATCTTTGCCACACTCTCAAATGCCTCGGCCATATATTCGTTTCTTTCATCTGCTGGAATATCTTCTTCTTCATGATTGATTATCCATGCCTTATCTTTCTTTATGCTACGAATCAAATAGCCAAATAGGAAACCCCAAGCACTGTCTGGGTTTCCGGTTAAACAGACCCCTAGAAAATAAATGGATTTACATAAATCTTCTTTTTCACTAAGAAGATTTGATGCTGTCTTATAAAGTTCCTCAATATCAATCTTTTCACCGTCAAGATCAATATTAACTTTATGCATTTTTCCATCAGACCATATCCATTTAAATTCTTTAGTATCCTTGCTAATTATCATTTCTTTCTCCTTCTTAGAAAGGAAGATCTTCTTCTGGTTGTTGATCTACAGCAGCACCTGCTTGAACAGGTGTAATTTCTCGGACATCAACTGAGTCAGAATATTTCTGTGCGCCAGTAGTCTTATCCTTATAACTGCTACGAGTTTGCTTACCCTTAATGTCTAGTACGTTTCCGAGTTTAACTATCTGTTTAATTCTTTCGATTTGTTCGGCCGAATTTGCAAAATAGCTGCACTTTTCAAAAATAACTGGACTATTTGATACTCTATCATTTATTTTAGTTTTGACACTAAAATTAATGATTGTTCCTTTATCTTTTATTGCGGTCTCTTTTAAAACATCTTTTGTTCCATAAAGAGGTATAACCTCTGCATGGGTTAATTCTACTTTTTTCATACTTCTCCTTGTTTAATAAAATAAAAAAAATTGTGGATGTTGATTAACTTAAATACTACCTATTATAATTAGCTAGCTTAGCAGCAATAGTTCTTGTGCTATAATGAACTTTCAGGTTCTTAGCAAGTTTAGAACTATTAATATGGGTTGCAATCTCTTTTGAATTCCAACCTCTACTGCGTGCTGCTTCGATCATTCTTACGATTGATCTTGGGAACTTTGACTTTGTCATTTTCTTTCTCCTTATATGAAAGTTGTTTAAAAACTAGTCTTGGTACTTCTGAAGATAATTTTGATACTACGTCATGGCCGTTCTTCGAATTCTCCATGACGAGCTTATGTAACTCTGTACGATCAACATCCACGTTGTACATTCCTAAATAGGATTCTAAATTTGCCTTATATATCTTTTCGAGATCTTCGGCTTTAAGTTCATTGTAAATCAATATATCATCACAGATACTTATAATATCCTGCCCAACAATATCTGTTAAGGCTTTCTTTGGAAGTTTTTCTTCTTCTTCATTAACTTTTCCAAATCCCATTGATTTTCCTGATCCTTTAATAAGCTTATTAAAAGAATCAGTATCAAGAGTTATTGAAAAAATTATAATGGTATTATTTAACTTCGCTTCTCTTTCAGCGGAGTCAGTCATCTTACCAGTACGGCAACCATCTACTAGATACTTTCTAATTGTCTCATGAGCATTATTAATACCTCTAAAGAACACAACAGATAAAGGATTATTACGAACGGCTTTTATCAATCCTCCGGACTTTGCATATCCTACGTATCCTGGTGGAGCTCCTTTAAGTTCTGTAATGGCAAATGCATCTTTAAATCCACTCATATCATAATCAATAAAATAATTTTTACTTCCGAATAATCTTTTTGCAATTAACTGCGCTGAAGTTCTTTTTCCTGATCCTGGTGGCCCAACCATTAACAATACTGATATTGGTCTAACACGATCATATTTAGTCGACTTGAAAATATTAACAACATTTGAAAGTTGAGTCAGTTGCTTATCTTGACCAAATACTTCTTCCTTAATAGCTTTAAGAACTCCTTCATAATTAGTACTCATGCTAATTTCATCATAGCTAACTCCAGTTAATGAAGCGATTGCCAAATTAACATATTTGTTAGTTAGAACTCTCTTTCCTGGATGCGCTCTTAGAGTAGATAACTCTTTTCTTTTAATGTCAATATCATGTAGATGTTCTCCATTCTTATTCTCTTTATCATGTATGTCTTTAATTTCAGACTCATACATAATGGAGCAGGCAATGTCTAGAATATCCAAAGACTTATCTGGATTTCTTCTATGGCCAAGAAATCTACTTCCAATTTCTACAAGATATTTACATATATCATCTGGAATAGAACACTTATGATGTTCTTCATACACAGCCTTGGTTCCAATTATCATTTTTGTTGATTCTTCAACATTTGGTTCTTGGACATGAACAATGGTAAATCTTCGTTCAAGTGCTGTGTCTTCTGTTATAATTGTATGATACTCGTTAATAGTTGTACTACCAATAAACCTAATCTTTTCAGTAAGATATGGTTTAAGAATATCATTCATTCTGTGGCCAAGCAGCTGATGAATTTCATCAATAAACAGAATAGCCTTATCATACTCGCTGGCTTTTTCTAGAATATTAATTATAGTTCCAACTGGATCGTCTTTATGTTTACTTAGGATATATGGTATATCCATGTTAAGAATATAACAGCCAATTAACTGTTTTGGTACTGTTCTCTCAATTAGTCTCGCATTAATTGCTTGAACTATAGCTGTTTTACCTGTACCTGGGTCTCCAATTAGAATCGAGCCACGTTTACTTTTCTTACTAAGAGTAAGAAGTATAGTATCTATTTCTTTTTCTCTTCCAGTTATTATATTTCCCTGAAAGTATTTCATTACTTTACATGAACTAAACTCTTTAAAATTAAGAGTCATGGGAGAATAATTTAACGAATCCGTCATTATAGACTTTACAGAGGATTGTATTAAATCTATTACTTCCTTAGGTGAGACATAAATTCCTGTGGGAAGTTGTGCGAATAATCTGTCGGCTCTAATTTGCGCTTCTTTGTCCAATGTTATTGCTTTTGAAGTCTTACTTCTTATTAGAGTAACAGTTTCTTCGGAAAAAAGGTTCTCTACTTTGTTGGCAGATAACCATTCGAGGAAGGACTTTACTTCAGGCGAGATTTTTTTCATTACTTCTCCCATGACTTATACCAATCGATAAAATTTGAACTTGGATTTCTTAGATCACATTCGGGAACAGCAAAATCTATTATTCTTTTTGCTAAAATTGGATAATCTTTTATATTAGGAGCCGTTACTAGAATGGGTTTACACATAAAGTGTAATAATCCCATTTCAATAACAGTTATCTCATTGATAATATTGACTACAGCAAGTTTTATACTTGGTGCCATTACTAATCCAAGAGCATCTGATAAAGCCCATAAAGATGGATCTAGTCCTAACATAATATCCATTTTTAATTTTTCTTTGATCTTTATCTTCAACTCTGGAAGACAAATATCAGTATAGATTATGTTATTCATTTATTCCTAGTTCTTTTTTGTTGTTGAGAACAATTCGCGCTAATGGTAATATTTCTCTTTGACGATCAAACTTCTTTTTTGTTTCTTTAAATTCATTAACGTCAACTATAGCTAAAACAGTAGAAAGAGATAGGAGCTCTTTCTGCATCGTAGTTAGTTCTTCTAGTGATGCTTCTATCGAAAGACCTGATACTTCATTTAGTCCAAATACTTTGTTAGAATTAGAATCAAATCTAACTAGCCAATTACGCTTCTTAATTCCTTTGTTATGTAAAATATCAAAAGCCTTAAGATTAGTTTGTATTAGAGTTAGGAATTTATGATTTCGACTTTGACTTCTTCTTGTACTATCAGATACTAGATAGAATCCTAGTCTTCCCCAACACTCTAAAATTCCATCCCGTTCAAACTGTTTTAAAACATTTCTAACAGTTGCCATTGAAATGTCTAGTTTACGCGAGATAGTATTAATTGATGAAATCGGCCCGTTGATTTCCCAAAATCCTCTACTAATCATCTTCTTGAGGTAAGTTGCACATTTCTTGCTTGGCTTGTAACCTTTGATTTTCATTGCCATACTCCAGTTGAATTAAAAGATCTATATAGTGTCTTGCTTTTTTCAAATCTTCAATCCCGTTCTTAAACTGATGCCTGCATACATATTTTATTACATTTCCTTCGCCAAAACCGATACCATTAAGAATACAGAACTCAACAGGCTGTATCTTAAATTTTTTATAGTGATCTCCGCCAATTTGTGTATCTGTTGCTTTATTTTGACTTCGTTCAAAAATACTTTTTGGTTTATCTGGGAATAAAGAAGGTCCAATTGGTTGAGGACTTGGCTTATATTCTTTATTATTTATTTCAACCGTGTCTCCATCATTATTTTTTTGGAGATCATTTTTAGATTCTTTTGTTTTGTATATTGGTTCTATTTTTGTAGCTTCATAAGGTTTATAATTTGTCACTGGATTCATTAGAAATACCTATTCCTTGTGTCGATACTTACTATTATATTTGGTCTTGAGAGTTCTACTGTTCCTTCTTTTCTTTGAGTTCGATAAGACATAGCTAGTAGGCGTATATTCTTTTCGATCTCTTTATGATAATGACAGATGCTTTCTGGACTTCTAAGCCATTCATAAATTGAGGCTGTTATTATACATATACGAAGTTGTTGAACTCTTGATTTCTTTTTATTAATAAAAGTTACATCTGTTGATACTTCAATCTTTTCATCCATTAATTTAATATGAAAACCAATAGAAGTTTTAACAGCTATATCTTTAAATATTTCTGATAGTTGCTGTACTAATTTTCCATTAAATATTGTAATTTCTGATTCAAGAGTGGTTCTGATCTGTACTTTCTCTACTCGGAGTTTGAATAGAGCTACTAGATTCTGAAATGGGGTTTCCGCATTGTTTCTCAGATTTAATCCCATCTTTCTTCTCCTTTGGGAACCACTTGTTCCAATCTTCTTGTGAAACATACATACCTATTGGAAAATTACTGCGACTTTTTGCACTCATTATTCAACTCCTGTTATATCCCCGTTTTCCGAAAGAGCGTCATTCTCCCTTTCGTCTAGATAACGTCTTCTAAATTCATCTGATGCATGATGACATGCATATGTTACATCATGTAAGTTGGTATAATTTTTCTTAAGTCTATATATAAATCTCCTCATGAGATAGAATATACAATATTCTAAATCACCTTTCGATTCCATATCTGGAAGGTGGCGTAAGATTTCATTATATTTTGCTCTTTTTTCTCTAGTTATATAAGGGATAATTTACTCCTTTATTTAAAGTTATATAATATGTGTCCTTGTTCTTTAATTACTGTTAACATCGTAACTAAGGCATTATTCTTTTTCTCTTTCTAATGCTTTGATTTCTTTATCAGTTAATAGACTTACGTCTACAGAAGAAGCACTAAAATCTAATTGTTCTTTAATAAATTCTTCACATGCTTCTATCATTTCCTTTTCGCTTTTATATCCATCCATCCATAGATCTACTAAAAATTTAGCCATTATTTCTCCTCATAATAAATTGCATCGTTCCAACCTTTAAAGTAATAGTTAATTACTTTCTTCTCTAGAAGATCATCTACTGAGGATACTACGTGTGACGCAGCATAACTCAAGAAGGGATGTTCTGTATACATTGGATTGTCTGTGATCAAAATGATAGGCTTATGGTGTTCCCATGCCCATGCTAGTTCAAAGACACTTCCAATGAGTGGGCGTTCCTGACCAAAGGTATCCATGTTAGCTACGATAAGATCGGCACGCATTACACACTGATAATCTCGATGCATAATAGCATGCGAAGGTACGTTAGACTTTAGTCCGTGTTTATCCATGAACTTACAGTCTTTACCATTGATTGGATCTAGCCATACGATAGGATATCGTTGACCGTCTCCTTTATAGTCATTATACTTCTCAACAATTCTCTGTCTCCACTCGATACATTTATCTATAACTGCTGGTCCGCCTATGTATCCGCACAAATAAATCTTAATTGGTTCAACTGGGTGTAACATTATTATTTAATTTCTCTTTATGATTATGTGTTAATCTCTGAGCATTCATCATATACCATTGAATAATAAAGGCAACTGAAACTTCATTCCAGATTATAACTCCTGCTTCTGTTCTTGGCAAGACTATAGGTGTTCCATCTTCATTTAATGCGTGATCGATGTCTGCTAAAAGTATAATTAAATTATTAAACATCACCTTATGTTCGGTAAGATGAGTTACTGGCCAACGACCTTCAGTTGTAGGCATATTTCCTCCTTAGGAGAAAAATAGTGAAGATTCTATAATTTGTATTGCATGTTTTTGTGCGGCTTTAATTTTTGTTTGGCCTATTCCGTGTCCAATTATTAGGTAGTCTACATAAGAAGTTATTATATGGGAAAATGTAATTTTAGGAAACTTCTTTATAAGTTGAGATTGTGCTTCTTTGCGGGTATATCCAATAGTTGTTCCTGTTATACAAACAGTTTTATTATTAAGATCAAGAGATTTTCCAGTCTTATCTTCTTTATTGGAGAGTTTTTGCATTTCTTGATGATGTTCTTTTTTACTATCTGGTGTTAAACCTGTTCTTAAATTTAATCCTATTTTATTTTGCTCCACAACAAGGTTGTTCTACTGGTTTTAGTAATTCTTTAGTAGGCGTATTATTTAGTTCCCATCTTACTGTTACTTCTTTTTTTAATTCCTGAGCAATGGTACAATAAGAAATTTCGGTACTTATTCTTTCTATGTGTTCTGGATTAAAATCTTCTGGTCGCTTAATAAATACAATAAATTTATTCTCTTCAAGACCAACGGCAATTTGTTCAAAAATAGCCGGATTTAATTCGTTTAATCGACAGTAGTCGTTTATTTTCCCACCTATACACAAACCAAGAGCAGACAGAAGAAGTTCTAGAGGAGTATGAAAGTAATTATTAGAAGATATTCTTCCACGTATAGGAGTCTTTCCTACTACGTTTAAAATAATTAGTCTATTCTTATCCTTAATACTAATCTCTATCATTTTAATTCCTTAAAAAAATAAACAGTTGGCTTTGATGGATTTTTCTTAGAAGTTGCTGTAGTGCGTCATCTGAAGAAATCACCCATTACTACATTTTCATTTACTTTATCCATTTTTATTATTCTAATTATATAACAACTTTTCGCCACCAACTGTTTAAATTTAAATTACGTATTCTTCAATTGCTTTGATTAGACCGGCTCTGCCTTCTTCTACCTGAGAAACATAATCAAATACTTTTTCTGACCAACCAGAGATAAGATTTACACCTTTTCCGGCTACTTTAGTAGTACTATGGCCAGCTAAATCAAATGAATGTAACCATAACGCTGGCACTTTTTGTTTATAGGCTTCAAACCAAGCCTGACAGCTATTATATAACGGAGTCGATGGACGTCTGAAATATCCAAATATGGTCGCTACTTCTCCATATGCCTGCATATCAGAGAAAATAAGGATGCGATCAATTTTCTCATCCAGCTTATCAATTTCTTCAAATGCTGAAATAAGATAAGTCGAATGACCAACTCCTGAATTCTCCATCTTTGTCATATTCGCAAAGATATTATTACGAGAAGATAAAGATATAACTTTTGCAGTATATCCAAATGGAATAGTAACTGCTCTATCGCAGAACTTTAATGCCGCTGCGGCAAGAAGATTGCCAACGTCCCTTAGATTGATTTTACTTTTTTCGCTAAGAGGACTATCCATACTACCAGATTGATCCACAATAATTGCAGTGGTTCCGGCCAACTTTGGAAGATTTTCAAATGACGTATTAAGCGCATTTTCAAGAGCATCTAAAACTTGCTGAGATCTCAAAGATCCCAAATTTTCAACTTCACGATAAGCAGAGAAGAATCTAAATGGGAACTGTTTTGACTTCTTTACCTGATCAGTGTCACTAATAATAGTACATACCTTATCAAGATGAGACTGACTAACCTTATTTTCCAGAATATTCTTAAGGTTTCTTAGAAGCATCATATATCCTGCTTTACCATCAATGATCTTCTCCCAAGTTTCCTTAGACTGACCTTTCTCGGAAAGAATAGTTTCTCTGGTCTCTGGCGTAGCCAGCTTACCTTCGATTAATTTCTTCCAAAGCTGGGTTTGTGCTTCATTAGTAGGCTTAGGTCTGGAAAGTAATAGGGCGTCACGAAGCTTGACGTCGTTGTCGTCGCCTTTATACTTAGCAAGAGAATACTCGTCGAATCTTGGGAATACATCAGCTATTCCTCTACGGAGAGCTCTTGATACAGGATTGTCTGACTGGGTTACAGTAAGAGCAGGATCCTTTTTTCTCTTTCCCCAAGTCTTAAAGTGGTAGGAAAGGATATTGGTAATATCATCGGCACGCTCAATTATTTTACGAGTCATCTTACGGACAACATTGCTTCCCTTAGCTCCTTTTGCTACTTCTGCAGCAAGTACATGAGATATGCTTCTCATATGAAAAACGTTTCTTGCATAGCACGCGGCCTTTGCGACAAACTCAGGATCTGTCTGAATAAGCTTACGGGCTACTTTAATGACATCTGGAGTAGTATCTCCATAATACGTAGGCTCATTGACTAGGCATGTTAAAATGCCTGTTACAAGCTTCTCGCGATCCTTAAGCTCAAAGGCTTCTTCGCCGGCCTTATTTAAAGTTTTACCAATAGTAAGAACAGTTTTTCCATTTCCAGTTGCTTTTGTATTTTGTTTCATAACACCCTCCTATTTGTGTGAGAGAAAATAATAACGATAAAAACGATAAGAGTATTTTAACGCTCTAGCCATTGAGCTAGTCCCTTCTTACGAAGGGTATGGGACTCGAACCCATATCTTTTCATTATCAGTGAAGTAACTCTTGTCTACACCCGTTATTAATAATGCTTTAGTAAGTCCACATTCAACACCAGTTGACCAATATTTGTAGCATTGTTAAGAGGCTCTGGTGTCTGGCTGGATCTTGTTTCGTCGTCAACTAAAGCAAAAATAATAAATAATCCCCTTCATTACCGCCACATACCTTACTAGTTTCGGTAGGTAACCCCTCGACCATGTCTAGAGCCTTGTCAGCTATACTTTCGTAGGTCTACACCACTTATGGATTATTTAAAGATCGATAAAAACGACTACAGGAATGTCACGGCTATAACGTGTCAGCTCTGAATTTCACATACTTTTGCCTTACCACTAGGCCATCTACAAGTTTCCTTATAGAGATGGATTCGAACCACCGATCGTAAGTTCGATAGAAGTAACTGTAATCTACACCCGATCTTGTTTATTAATTTAATTAAATTCAAGATTAAAACGTAGAGAGAAATGGCCTTACGGCCTATCTATATGCGATTAGAAGTAACTCTCTACTACACCCTTGAATTTAATTATATCAATAAAAATAAAGGTCGATAAAAACGTAAACGGATCCGCACGACTATACGTGCAACAGGCCTTGAATTTCACTTGCATTACATAAAATGTAGAAGTAACCGTTTACTACACCCGACCATTTAAAACATGATCCTTATATTATTAAGGATCATTTAGTTCTGAAGGCGGTTAAATTGGAGATGAACAGGAAAAGCGACCCCAATTTTCCTTCAGATCAATAATAAAATTTGAGTGATAAAAACGACAACAGGTATGCCACGACTATAACGTGTGCTAGTTTGACTTACACGGGTCTGCCTAAGGCAGATTTTCAAGTGAAGTAACTGTTATCTACACCCACTCAAAAAATTAAATCTAGGTGCCATCAAGCTTACGCTGCCAGATGAATTTTAGATCCTATCGTTTATAGAATCGGATCAAATGTAATTGAAAAGTCGCGACTTTCAATTTAGGGAATTGAACCCTTACACCTAGGTAATTCTATAAAATATTATTAACTAAATAATCAATTCTATCATATAAAAATAAAGATAAATATATACTAATTTATTCATCTTCGCTTAGTCCAAGTAAGAACTCTGGCGAAATTACTTTAAAAGAAAGCCCTTTAGTTCCTTTTGAGTTATTATATTGGCGCACCACAATTCCTTCTCTTTTTACACTAGCTAGAATTGAAGTTCCTTTTGATTTTTCTACACATTTTGGAACATCGGGAAAGTTTTCTTTTAATATTCCTGTACCAAGTATTGGTACCATTTTTAAATTAAGGTCTTCACAAACTTTTCTAATTCCTTCGATTCCTAAATAGGTATCAAGTTTTATATCATAAACAGTAAAGATAAATAAATCTATATCTTTAAGATTATATTTATTCTTTTGTATTCTCGGTCCACAAAGTTCTCCTTGAAGAACTAGTTCTCTATTATAGTTCTTTAATTTATTTTGAAGATCTAATTGTCGAACTATTCTCCAATAGTCTTGTGTGCTAGGCCGCTTCAACCAGATGTTTCTAGAGCACACAGTAAATATCCAATTTGAAAATATACCAAATACTTTTAACTTCTTATATGAGATAGATATACTTTTTCCATCTAATTTTTCTGACCAATAAACTTTGGTATCAGCATGATGAATAAGAATAGATGGAATATTTTGTATTCTTTCTTCGTCTGTTTTTTGTATCCACTTCGGCCATCGTCCCTGTTTCTTTGGCTGAATAGCTCTATACCATTTGTATTTTAATAAATACTTATGGATAGGATTAGCTTTTTTACTATCTTCTATTAGAAATTCCTCTTTAGCTTGAGGATCATGTTTAATAATATGTAACGTTTTTGATATATCTTCTCCAATATTTAGGGAAGAGGTAACAATACCCATTGTATTGTTATATAATTCACTACATATTTTATCTATGTCACTAAAGGAAATGGCGAGGCCTTGTGAAATTTGCTTACGTAACCGTATGATTTTCACGCGGTAACGTCTTGGTTCCATAAAGAAAAAGAATGGTATAGTAGGAACAATACTATCGGTTTCTATATAACAAACTCGTTCTCCGACTTTAAACTGATCTTTTTTTACTACACATTCCCAACCAAGTATAGTAGCCTTTTCAAGAAAGTCACTATTTGGAATTGGTTCCAGTTTTTCTATTAATTCAATATGAGCTAATTTTCTTTCTGACAAAATTCTCTCCTTAAAATGGTGTGACGTAAGAGATTCAAACTCTTGACCTTTGGGGCCACATCCCAACGCTCTTTCAACTGAGCTAACGTCACCGTGTATTAAACTTCTATCTTCGTCCATAGACAAGGTATATAACTTGCTCTTATTCCTACTCTACCTAGAACTAACATCATAGCTGACGCCCCGACATTATTCATTGTGTGTAATAATATATGTCTTGGTTTACGTTCAGGATTTTCAGATATCCATTTGGCTACTTCATATCCAGTACCTTCTCCTGGTTTATCAAAAGTAGTCCCCATATCATGATCGAGACAAATATAGTCCCAATCTTGAGTAGCTAATAAATGTATACATTCTTTAGTATCCATTGTAAAAGTTACATCGTGAGCACCTAATCTTTTCTTGAATTCAAAAATTCTTTCGCCGCTGTCTTCTAATATTAAAATTTTCATATTATTCTATTAATGGTAAAGGATTAAACTGTCCAAGTAACAAATCTATTGGTTCAGCGTTTTTAATAACTTCTATTAGTTTTGGTCTAACAATAACTTCAGAAATAAAAGAGATTAAATCTTGAACATCTACTTGTATTTCTGGTTCAAATCCTCCTTGGATTAATACCATTCCGGTATCATTATCATAAAAGAACGTTGTAGTTTTTCCATCAAACTTTATAGTTCCCATTTTTTCTCCTTAGGTAAAATCCCAGTATTGACCTTCATATGTTTCAACTAAAATATCTTCTTTTTTAATATCATTATATCTTTTTAAAAGATCATTAATAGTTAAGCCATATTGTTGTGCTAAAAAGGTTAAAACAATTTTTCTTTTCTTTTTATTTTTATTCATAATTTTTCCTTTTTAGGTTTTACTTCTTTTTTCTTTGGTCTATCAATTACTTCCATAATTGCTACTTTTGTTGGACTTATAAAAAGATCTTTATCATCTTCGAGTTTAAGTACTATAAAACCATTTTCAAATATCATATCTTTACATTCAAATTCATCTGTATCTCCAGAAAAATTAGTAATATTAATATTCATTTGAATATCCTTTTGTTTTAATTTGATATTACAAAAAATTGTGGGATGCGAGACTTGAACTCACAAAACTAGCTTGGAAGGCTAGAGGTTTACCATTAACGTAATCCCACTTATATTCCCACATTACTTTTAATTTTTCTGCACTCAGCGTATCCCATATATTTACACATACCTTTACAAGCATCTGTGAATAAATGAGGTTCCTTATGAATACATATCTTTAAAGGAATTTCACAGACATGTACAAATCCACAAATAGTAAGAGTACCATTCTTTTCAGTTGTCTTTTGTTTGTTTTCCATTTGGTTTCTCTTTGTTTTTTCTTAGGTTTATATTTATTATAAAAACAGCAAATTAATTACCACCCAATTTATAATAAAGCTCAATAAATTCTTTATCATAACCTTCATCTAGTTTAATTCCTAACATATTTATATAAAAATAAAATAGATTTAAAAGTATTTCTTTTTCGTTATCATTAATTACTGTATCATTCATTTTAATTCCTTTTTAATTTCTCTAATTTTTTTATCTCTTCTTCAATAATCTTTCCAGCCATTTGATTAAAAGTGATATCTTCTTCATGAGCCTTTTTTGCTATGACTAAAAATTCGTTATCTGTTAGATCAATTACGACTTTTTTAAATTTTGGTTTATTCATTTTTTATCCTTTAATTAAAAAATTCAGTTCCATCATTGGTATTAACATCTTTTATTAAATAATTTTCCATTAAATCTTTTGTTAGGTTAGCGCAACACTCTGCATCATTCGCGAACATAAATTTATATCCACCTTCCTCTGATGGAATAGCAACCATATATGGTCCTTTACATAATTGCCCTTGATATAAAAAACTTCCACGTTCTATAAAATTAGAATCAAGACATTTTCCTAAAAACAAACAAAGACCAATTAAAACATCTTCAAATGTATCAACTGGAAGTTCATACTTTTCGCAATGTGTTTTATAAAACTCATAAAAATGAGTTGGATTAATAATCATATTCCTCCAAAATTTGGTAGAGCTAAAGAGAATTGAACTCTTATTCTTCTAATTCTTCAAGATCATCTAATAAATTATTTTCATTGTTATACATATTATAACACTGTTCGCATAATTCATCAGATGTTGGATCTGTATCTTCTATTACTTCGCCGCAACATATACATGTAGGCATAAATGCTCCTTATTGCATTTTCGCATTCAGACTTATGTAGCTGAATAAATATTATTGTTAAAATTAAGTATAACATTAAATTTTTCATCCGTTTCTTAACATACTATTTCGTCTAAAGCTTCAATTGAATTTATGTTTGATTTTTGTAATTCTATAAATTTGCTGTCTTTATAAGTAAGCCTGTAAGTGTTTTTATTTTCCCATAGACCAATACATTTTTCTTCTCTATTTTCTCCATATTTTTCATGCCATTTTACAATGATACCTAGAGGATTAACTCTTATAGGCGTCCATTCTGCTGGAACATCTATAGCTTTTTGCCAATATTTTCTAATATCTTTTGACATAATTAATTCCTTATATTTAAAAATAATAAACTATAGATCACTCAAAATCCCTCAAAGCGATTCCAACCGGAAAAATTGGTATTCCGTCTTCTGAAAGATTCTGATAGCGAGTTATGAGTTTTATTTTTTGTTTTACTATTTCATCTAATTGTTCTAGCCACTCACGTCTCTGTTCTCGACTTCCTTTTGGTCTTACAGAAAATGGTTTACCATCTTCAGTTTCACATTCAAAAACGATTGTTCCTATATCGTTTCCTGTACCTTCATGCCCACCAATAATGGTATAGTCAGAATCTAGAAAATCTTTAAACTTTAATAGATCATTACTTCTATGATTAAGTAGATAGAGACCATCACTGTTTCTTAGTATACTACCTTCAAAACCAGCTTTGGTGAATTCTTTATGTAGTCTCTTTATGTCTTTTTCATTAGTAACTATATGAGTTGGAACTTCTACTAAATTTCCAACCTTTCTAAAACCTAATTCATTTTTTGAAGTCGAATTCACATCAAAGAATTTATTTATCTTTGCTTCTCTTTCGGAAAACTTAGAGGTTGTATCTACAAGATCATATATCCAATATTCTAATTCATTAGAGTGATCTCTTTGTTTCTTTAGTGCCCTTATAATCTCTTGGAAGCCCCACTCAGGATTAAAAATTTCACCATCAGGATTTGCTTTAACTTCTTTATGAAATAATTTTATTTCTTTATCCAAATGCGACAGAGTAGTAAAATCCTTACCTTTTCTAGATATGTACTTTCCACCTTTTGCTATACATCTTACGCCATTAAGTTTAGGCTGTACTTGGCAAGGGAATTTTAAATATTTTTTACGTTCAGTATATTTTTGGGCTAACATAGGCAATTCAATAGTTACTTCTGCTATATTAGTTATTATTGTTTCCTGATAACCTTCATCCATTTTCTTTTTCATTTTGGACTGAGCATCAGAATTAGCCTGCTCCCATGGGGAGCTCTCATTAGATTTGCCAATATTTTTTCCTATAATTGATTTTGTATCAGTTATCTTCTTACCATCTGTATAACCATGTATGTAATATATATTAACTACTCCGTTTTCTTCAACTACTTTGCAAGACCATTCTTTCGTCTTACCATTTGAAGCCAATGAATATAACGGACCATATTCTTTTTTTTGCATACTATTCCTTTATTAATAGTTATATAATCTTTTATAAATTATTTTACAATTATTTTCGTCTATTTCACTTGTTATGCATGGAATCTTATTGAACCAAGCATTAGCAAATATTGTTCCTGCTCCGCCAAATAGGTCTAATATAGTTCCTTCTTTTGGAATAATAGTCTTAAACATTTTTTCAACTACCCATCTTGGCATAGCTTCAGAATGTTTTCCTACCCATTTATTTTTATAACCATTTTTAAAATATTTTTCGAACCAGAAATTAGTAGGAATATAATGAGACTTTGAATTGGCTTCTAAAATTCTTGCTACATTTTTAGCAAGAGGTGGCTGCCATTTTCTTTCATTTAACGACCCTTTAACTAAAGACATTATTCCCATTGTTCTATTTGGAAGAGTAGTTATACCCATTGAATAAGAAACCTTCATTGGTAAAATTATCTCTTCGGCAAATATAAATCCGGCCTCTTCAGCAAGTTTTCTAGTTAAATAATTTAGATCAGGATAAATAACAGAAATTAAAGTTCCACCATCTATTAATACTCTTTTAGATTCTTTAATAACTTCTGGAAGTAGTTTATTATGTAATTTAAAAGGCCAATCTGCTACTACTGTAGTAATAGAACTGTCTTTAATTGATTTTAAAGTTTTTAAACAAGAGTCATTAATTATTTGATACTTACCAAACTCTGTAAAAACCTTCATGATATCTCCAATTAGATAAAGTTAAATCATTGTTGGATCATCTGCTGGATGTACTTGTCCTGCTTCTCGGGCTATATAATACTCTGAATCTTCTACTGCTGTTACTGCTATTTGATCTATTGTTTGAACAAAAGGATCTATGTCATTCTTATTTTTAATTAAAGTGCAAGCCGTAGATTCTTCATTTTTCTTTCTATCTAATTTAGATAGTAAAGTTAAAAGGTTTCTTCTTGATAGATAAATCTTTTCCATTATTGATCCTTTGTTAAAAATGGTAGGCCCTAGAAGAGTTGAACTTCTGACCTTTACGTTCTACTAAAAATTAAAGATATTATTTCTTCTCATTTGTAAAGCGGGACTTCGAGTTGCACGAAGGTTAAAAGTTTATGAGACTTTTCAGACCACTGGGCCTAGCCTCCCGCAGTAAATTAATTACTTAATGGTGGAATATCAGTTGTAGTATCGGACACTGTATTAACAGGTGCAATAAAATTACTTGTTAATGTTCCGCACTTTATAGCCTCTCCAGTCGTGTAACTTGCTCTGGCTTTCATATAATTACCAATTGAATTAGAAGAAGTAGTCCACATTAACTGTGTTCCTGCAACATCTCCAGTATATTTGAAATAATTACCAGCACTTAAACCAAGTGTCTGTTGGACTATTGTTAAATCTTGATTAGCTCCTAGATAACTTACTGTCCATTTCTTTGTTTCTTGGCGAGTTTTAATCATTTCAGCGATTTTTGAAGAATTATATTCTTTAGATGCATTTTCTTCTCCATCGCTTACTATTAATACCAAATAAGTAGTTTCATCATTATCTACTACCTTTTGTTGGAGTTCATTAAGCAATCTTGCTACTCCATCATACATAGCTGTACTGCCATTAGGATTATAATCTTCTTCCTTAATGGTATCAATTTCGCTAATAGGAACAGCTGAATATTTAACCTTGACGTCTTTATCTCCAGCAAAAGTCACAAGAGTAATTGTACTATCTATATCTGAATGTTTCTTAAGTTCCTGAATTTGCTCATTGAGACCACTTAGAGTTTCTCGTTTTACTCCGCTCATACTACCACTTTCATCTAAAGCTATACCAACGTGTACAACCTTTTTATCTTTTCTTAAATTCATATTTTATCCTCTAGAAATTTGATTGATATTTTCCTCAAAAGTTTATATAACTTAATTGGGTCTATTTTACTAAAGTCTTCTACATATTTTTTCTTAATTGCGCACGTAAAAACTCTTAGGTTTCTATGCGGATTCATTCTTGCTCTTAAATTCATAGCAAAGGCATTAAACTTATCAGTACTTTTGTATATTTGTTCTATACCAAGATCTCCTACTAAACCCGCATATAATTCAATTTTGCCCAATGGTCTAGAAGTATATTCAGTTGGCTTTATATATTCTGGTTTATCTGTTCTTAGGTTCATCTATAATCCTAGACATGTTGTGAAAGAGAATCTATAGCACTTTCGATATCTTCTATTACTTGTTTGTTAGTTTCAAGAATATCTTCAAACTCACTTAAAAATTCTACCATTTCATCTCTTATTTTTGCTAAATCGTTCTTAAATTTTTGTAAAGATTTAATTAATAATTGTTTTTTATTCATTATCAAAGATCCTTACTAAATATTATTAATTCTTTTTCTTTTTCCGGTTCTATTGTTATTTCTTTCTTTTGCTTTTTATTATCTCCGAAACCTTCTAATGATACTATATTATATGTTGTTCCATCCCACCTTTTTCTTTCTTGAGTACTTGTAATAACAGGTATTTCTGTTATTTGAGATTCACTTATCCATTCCATTTCAATTATCTTTGTTTTTTCGTCCATTCTCCAAGTACAATGACGGCATGCAGCTTTTGCGCTTCGTAATGAAGAATAGTATTCTTTATTACCAATATTTTCGCCTTTAGAGTTTTGTATCTGGTATACTTTATATGTTTTCATTTAAGAATATCTCCAAATAAATTTTTGATTGAGTCTAAATCTATATGTGGTGTATTACTAACTTTTTCCTTCGCGCCTAAGTAGCAGTCTAGTATATCAGATAGTTTAATCTCTTCTCCATTTAGTTTAACAGCTTTATTTTTATGATCGACCCACATATCAATAAACTTCTGTTCCCTATCCTTAGGAAAATTAAATTTTAATACAGAACCGTCGTATAATTCTATTGTTATCATTGTTTCCTCAATTTATAAAATCAATATTCTTTTTTGTGGTCGTATATATGTTTTCCACTTTCTAAACTCTGCCTTTATGCACCACCATTTAATTTTATAAAAGCTTTATCTGATTTTTCTTTTACCCAATCTAAATCATGAAAACTCGAAGGCCATAAATAATCTATATGCCAAAGAAGATGAGCAATCTCTTCTCTTAACTCTTTTTTATCTTTAAAAAAAGACTCAAAAGAAAATCGAAGCATATCAACTCCTTTATTATTATTGTGCTCCTAAAGTATTAAATGGTCGGTGGGAGACTTGAACTCCCATGGGTACAAGACCCGCGAAATTTTAAGTTTCGAATGTATCCCAATTCCATCAACCGACCAATGAAAAATATGTACACTTAAATGGCGACATTGTATGCTATACGCGGGAGAGCAACGACATTACTCGTTGAAGCTACCGAACTAAATCGCGATGTCGATAACTATTTGCACTCCCCCGTATTACATAAAACGTGCCACTAAACGTGTGCTGTGTCAACACATACTTATTAGCGGAAATTCAGCTTTACATTTATTACACCTAACTATATTAGCACATCGCACCACATAAAAAGAGTATTGAAAAGTGCCTCTACAGATAGGATTCGAACCTACACTAAATTGTCTCTAAAACAATTTCCTCAACCAATTGAGATAAGATACCATTAATTTGGAATATGAATATTTGAGTGTATTCCTCTATGATAATTATTCTTTTGTATTTTGTGATTTGTTTATTGTCTAATTGTTTTCTGCATCTTTAAAACCCAAATTATATCCTTCTTCAAAAATTTTATCCTCATTGGCAGAAAGAGCGGCCTCCCATGCGGCCTGTGCAGTAATTTTTTTGCCGCCAAGTTTCTTGCCTATTTCCCACCATTCTTCAAATGTAAAGGATGACATAGTATTCTCCTATTTTTAAATATCCCGTAAATTTAGTACAATGCGCGTCTATAAAATTTGTGATATTACTAATATCTACTAATATCTACTAAAATTAGTAATTGTGAACTGTCCTATTTTTTTTGACAGTTCGATATACCATATCATTGACTCCAATAATATGGTACTGTAACTAAAATTTAGCACGGCCACCATGTGTGAGTACAAGAGTTGTATACTCCAAATTTGCGAAAAGCATACTGAAGCGTATACTTACCACAAACCAACTGGACACCAAAAAAGCGTCCCGAAAATCTACCTCGAAGAATGATAAACTCCATGTTACCTCCAGCCGTGCCCATAATTCTAAAAGCACAGCATTTTTGTATAACGTTTACCGCACGCTGGATACGGTACGCTTACTATTTTTGCTAACCCGTTATGTGGGACATAATGGAGTACTTTGTTTGTTGTGCGAAGGTTTTTAAGCACCTTTTCCTCGGCCAGTTGGGATAAGGTGCTATTAATTAACTAGTATAAATACTATTAATAAACGTGTGCTATTGCTTAACCTGGGCCTAGTTCACCACTATTCCGATGCGGTAATCGTTCCAATATTTCATTACATTTATTTTCAACACGAGTAATTGCATCATTTTGGCAATTGTGCACTGGTTGGCTCGCTTCCTTAATGTTCGGAGCGCACGATGGACAAAGCACAATTTGGCTCTCTGTTAACTGGTGACACTTATCACATCTATATGCAAATCCCATAATGCGCTCCTATACTGCTGTTTTAAGGGCCAGCTTGCGTACAACGTGTCCGTAAATGGGTGCTGTGTGGGAGGCTCATCTTGACGATGAATGCTCGCTTCGCTAAGCGATATAGTTACGTTACGCCACATACCGCTCGCTAACGCATACCCCCCGCATTGCATCCCTTTGTGAGTTGGTGGAACGTGTTTCGCTCCACCTTTAAAGTAAGGGTTGGCGGCTATTAGCTCCTCTGAGCTAATAACTTTTTTCATGGCAAATTCCTTTCATTCTTGCGGCATTGCAACCAACTAAATAAAAGGTTACCGTGCCGCGTTGTCGCGTCGGTGGTGCGCCAGTCATCAACAACCCCGCGCACAGGATGTTATCGGCATAGCAACCTTTGATAGTTGTACGTTAATAAAATTATATATTAATTTGATATCGTTTTTATCTTTATACCTAAGTCATTAGCTTTAGACTGACATGTTGCACATGCATGAATTGGGAGAAGGTCGCCTTTACCACCGGTTCTGCATATGATTATTACTTTTACGCTTTTAGGATGCATACGCATTACTTGCATTTCTGCGTGAGTTCCACCACCTTTGCGCTCAAATCTTGGTTTATTAAAAGAGGTGCATACTAATTCGCCTTTTTTATTAAACCCTAAAGCTGATACTCTATATCTACTTATAGATTGACTTGCTTTGTTTTTTGCTATCAATAATATTTTATTGTTCATATATTTATATTCTAAAAGAAATTATACCCGTGTTTTTCTAAAAGACCGTAGATACAAAACACGGAAAATATCCCTGAAGGTACTAGCTAGCTTTCCTTTCATACATTGGTGCGCATCGTTGAGAGGCGTATGTAGTCAATATTTAGTTTCTGTCTCTCCAGAATGTCACCTACTTCGCAACCTTGTCCTAGGTTAGGGAACGGCTACGTATGCGACTACGTCTTGATATTAGCTGTCTTAATCAAGAATTAGCAGTTTTTATTAACTGGTTAGTTAGGTATAACCAAACCCAGCTGCTAGAGTTAAATGTATACTCGGCTTCTTTTTCGCCACAAGGTTACCGATAGTTATGACAGGACGTACACAAAAAATTAAGGAAGGATAGAGTAACTCAATCTTATCCAGACTGGGCACTGCTTCAGTGTGTCCAATCTCGCTTTCTCCTCATGAGGGCGTGCTTCCTATTTTATTTATTTCTTCATCTAATATAATCTTATGTATTATGCAATCCCATCAAATATTTTAATGGGTTCCGTTGATTGGTGGGTCACACTTACCTTTTTTTTTGTTTTTCCACCAACGACTAGTTCGTGGCTTCCTATGAAGTGGTGTACGTCCGCCATTAGCTTTTGAATCTCCGATGGTTCTCCTGTTATATTGAGAAGAGTTTTCTTTTGGTATATGGCGATTTGTTTTAGACCTCCTCGTTTGCGTGGTACCTTTTTGGTTGTCTGTAATGGGGTTCTTTTTGTTGCCATTTTTTAATCCTTTGTATAAAGTATAAGGTAGTGAATCTATTTCTTTAATTGATACTATTTTTCTTAGAACTACAATAAGAGATGATGTCAGATATTGATTTGCACTAACATCTAATATTTTAATTCCTTTAATTAAATCATTATCAGGAAGTATTAAAATATCCCCTTGCTTCCATTTTGCCATAAAATTTTTCCTGCTAAGGTAGGGTTACTCTTCTTCAATTCGTCCCATAGTGGGTTTCAATCTATTTTCTTTTTTTTCTTTTCTTAGTCTTCGTTTAAGAATTACTTGTGGAATATCATCTTCGTTGGTAAGTTCTTCCAATTCTGATACCGATACTTTCGGCATAACTATCCTTTCTGTGTGCTATATCTCTGTCTTCTAAAAGCAGAGCGATGGTCCTCGCAGAAACAAGGATAAACTCCTTGCTGTCTGTCGAATGTTATTAAAAATTTATTTGAGCATCGTATATTCAAAGAGTTACGAGCACGACATCTTAAAGTTAAAGATTGTCCTGTCTTAAGCTTTCTCTTATGCTTTGGTCCAATTAAAAGATTAACTGCATCGGGATCTTTAAACCTTGTTCTTTTAATTGTTTTAAAATACGCATTTCTTAATTCTTTGCATCTTTCATCGTCACAATAGTCTTTGTTTGCTATTCCAATAAACTTATTAGTACAACCTAAAAATGCACATTGTTTTAAAGTTCTCTTATTTTTAGTCTTTGCTAGATTCATTGTCTTAATTGTACCTTTTTTGCATGTTTAGTTCGGTATTTATCTAGAAATATTTCATCTATGTCGAATTCTCCCGATAGAAGTGCATTTATTCTATCTTGATGTTCTTTACATATTGGAAAGCATTTTAATAGAATTCCATCATATTTCTTTTCTTGAGTAATGGAGAAAATTGACGTAGCTGGCGATCCACAAAAAATGCAAAAATGAGTATCTATATTAAGCTGCGATCCCCGAACAACTTGTACTACGCTTTCCATGTTTTTCATTCCATTCTTTTCTAAAATTTACTGCGTATTTAATTATCCAATCATGAAGAGCAGCTTCTCCAAGATCCATACAAGCTTTCTCTGATTCAATCCATTTATGAATTTCCATTTGATGAATTTCTTCTTCTAAAAATCCGCTTATTTCATTATTTGTTAACATATTTTACTCCTTCGGAATATAACTGTTCCGAAATAGTATAAGTCTACCATAAAAAGTAAAGATGAATAAAAACCCCAATAGCTTTTCGTTATCTCATCGCCCACATTAAGTGCTTATTTGATAACTACTTAGTCTATTGAGAAATTTTAATTATTCGTCTTCACACTCCCACAAATAAGTATATTCTTTAGGAGCATGGTATATAATTCTTTTTCCACTCATATCTACTCCATCAGGATCACCATCTATCCAAAGAATATTGTTTTGATCTACATAGAATTTACCACTATATTTTGTTTTACCATTATGAAATACTACTAGTCTTTTCATTTTTTCCTTAATTAATAACCTTGAAAGGATTTCAACCTTTTAGTAAAAATAAATTACTAAATATATGTTTGAGTCCTATACTATTAAGTATAGGGAGAAATATTCTCCCAGGAAGGATTCGAACCTTCAAGCTTTTGGCGACGCTTTAGAAGAGCGTTGACTTGATCCGTTAGTCGTACTGGGAGATATTATGAAACGTTATCTTATTAAAGATAAAGAACTTGTGTGTACTAAATGTCAGTCGTCCAATAAAATCTCCTGGAATTGTTTTATTTTCTATTACTAATTTCATTATAAATCCTGAGGCTGTAGGTGTCCGCTTACTAAAAGATTTTCATTTTGTATTTGTTCTTCTGTTGCTCTTAATGCTTGTTGCTCCATCCAACACTTTTCACATAAAGTATATATCCAATGTCCATTATTTCTTTCTTCTGCTGGTTCTCCACACTCTTCACATATGCGATCTGTGATTGCTTCAAATAAATTTACTATATCTCGAATTCTTTCGTGATTAGGATCCCATTTTTTACAAGGATACTTTAATAATTTTCTTATCAAACCTCCAAGCGGATATGGTATAAGATTTATCAGATCTATGTATCTGTCGTGTATTGTTTTTCTTTTGGGACCAATCCATCTAAAATAAAATCTTAATGTGCCAAACTTGGACTTAACTTGTTCTATTCTTATTTTTTTCTCTTCATCTATTATTGATATAATGCATAACAAGTTATAAAGTAAATTATTCCAGCCATCTGAGGATTCGATTCCATAAGTTGATACTGGTGTTTTTTCATTATCGAACATATATGCGAATTCTTTTCGTAAAAAGTTGCGCGTCATAATTACTCCTTTATAATTAAAAACTCTTCAATATTTTTTTCTTCTTGAATTATATTTTCTTTTTTTGTATTGGAAAGATCTAACGATATATTAAGTTCAAATCCAATATTTTTTATTAACCATTCTAAACGTTCAACTCGATGATATTCGAAATAATATTCTAGAATGTCGTAGACATTTTTTGATTCTAATATAAACTCCGCATGCTTTAATCTTCTTGTTTTGGTTGCTTGTGTTTCCTCAATATTTGAAGCATATATATAACCATAATCTTTATATATCTTGGTTCTATTTTTAATATTATTTGATTTTAAAAAGTAGTTTAATTCTCCTCGTAGAAGGTTAGATAAAATAATATTAATTAAAACTATTTCTTGATCTTTAGTCATAGGAGATATATTTTTTATTTTCATTTTTTAGTCCGTCCTTATTTTTTAATAAATAATTCTGGTTTGAATACTAAGAAGTTATTTGAAGTTGAGTCTTCTGAATTATATCGATTTTGATCGTCGTCTTTGTCTTCATCTATCTTTCTTTCTTCTTTTTCAAATTCTATATTTATTTTAGCATTATGCATAGAATCTTCATCAATGATTTCAAATATGCTTTCAATATTTCCAGACTTCAAATAATATTCTAGAAATGTATTCATGCTTATTCTTTGTAGGTACTTTGCAATTTTATTTTCTACATTACGATAGAACTCTTTACGTTTTGCTTCTTCTTCATCATCGTTATCATTTTCATAATCATATTCATCATAAAAATTTAGTCTTAATAAATCATCATATTCCAGATCACCATCAACTTCACTTCGAATTTTTTTTCGAAATTCAGAACTGCAACTATCTGTTAATATGGTATATTTTAAATGAATTTCTTCTTGAGCATTTATACCGTCTATTTTAACTATTGTTTTCATATTAAACTCCTGATCTATACTATAGGTATTAAATACTTCATCGAAGTTTGTATTATAATTATTAGTACTAGCGCAATATATAAAAAATAAAAGTATTAAGAAACCAATGCTATTTCGTAACAGTCTAAACATCTAAAAGTAGTTCCTTTCAGTTCACCTTGCCATCCTTTATGATGATGAGCAAAATACCATTTTTCTGGTTGATGCTCTTCGAACATAGCCTGCAATAATTGACCAGTTCGTGTTGGTATAATTTGACTATATATTAAAGATAAAATATTAGTAGGGCAGTCATGAGATATTACTATTTTTGGCTTAGTAGTCTTATACATTTCTAGTGCTTTATAGCACTGTTCCATTGATAGTTCTTCTTCTGACCACCAATCTATTCCTTCAGTGCGAAAAGCCCTATCAACACTAAATGCTCCACTTACATAAAATATACCTCTGTATACTCCATATTCTCCTAGATAGTTATGGTGCGCCCTGCACATCTCTACGTTGTCATGGTTACCCCTTAGGAACAGCATCTGTTCTCTATTACATTGAAAGTTAGTTATCTTTTCTAACATTAAAGGCTGGGTAGGATCAAATATAAAAGTAGGGTTATGATATTTATGAATAAATCCTATGCCAACGTCACCTAATACAATAGTGGTTCCTTTATGCTCTTTAATAATTTCTTTTAGACGATAAAAGTCACCATGTATGTCCCCAACACATTGAATCTTACGCATTATCACCATCCCATTGTTCTGATATTATATTATTCTAACTCCATATAAATTTTTCTGGCTATTTTAAATGATTTAAATATATAAACAAATGGAATTAAAGAATGAAAAAGTTCTTTCTTGGTTTTAAAATCTTCTAGTAAGAATCTAATTAAATTTACTATAATCTGACTGAAATATAATACTGTTAAAAATGATGCTAATATGGTCATAATTATGCCTTTACTCTACTGGTAAAATATCAAATATCTTCGCGAAAGGTATACGCCTCTTGTTAGGAGACACTATAGTTTTAACATATACTTTTCCTGATAACTTCATAATCTCTCCAGCCCTTTGAATAACGACCGGAAGAGTATTTTCAATAGAAGGAGGGTATGAAATAGTAAAAGTCTGTTCTTTTTTTCCTGTGGTATCCATTAGGGTAACTACTTTAGATATGGTAAAATTATCGTCCTTAATTCCCATTGCAATATTAGCTTTCTTCTCAGCTAGCTGGCAACCAACTTTACGACAAAACTGATCCTTCTCATGAACAATTGAATAACCAACATAAAGATCTCCTTGTGGACCCTTTTTAATACAATATGTATGAGGTAGAGATATCGAATTGCGAACGTGAAAAAATACTGTGTCTTTCATGATAACTCCTTTTTGAGAATCGAGATTAACAACTCTTCTGCTTTTTGTTTGTCTGGTTGATTAGGAAGCGTAGATCTTACAAACGCCTCTTGTGCTAATACGAATAATCTATCTGTTTCCTTTTGAACTTTTTCAAGACTCCACTTACCAGATTTAATATCCTTAAGTTCGCAAGCATCTTCTCTGAAGACTCTTAGTACCCCATCACCTAGGTATTCGATGCACATCCTCATAAGACGGATACAGTGGCTCATGTTTTTTGTGTCATAACCATATTTTTGTACAAGCTCATATCTCTTAGCCCCCATATAGGCTTGTTTCATATCTCCGAAATGTAAAGCTCTATGAACTTGGCCGTGAGCGTATCCAGTGAATGAATGATAGGCCTGCTTACTAACGAACAAGTTACGATTATCCAAGATCATTCTCCCTGTAGGAGAGATATGTATATAGTCCTTTTCCTGCAACCAGAGTAAAGCCATTACATTAGGATTTTGTCCTAATAAGAGTCTAAAGGCTTTTTTTATCTCATATACTACACTGTCCCATTCGTCTTTCTTAACTTCTTTTTGTTCAAACTTACCTAAGCCATAATAGACATTTTCTGGTCCAAGCGCAATCCCAAGTATATCGATATCATCAATGCAGTCTGGATTATCTTTTTTTATCTGAGTTCCATGAGAAATACTTCCGACGTACCCCAAAAGCAAAGTTCTATCTGGAATTATCTCGTAAGTTTGATCAACTGATAGTCCTGATATTTTTATATTTCTCATTTTTTAATTCCAGATTTTTTAGATTCTTTTATTATAACATTCTTTGCATGTTATTTCTTGGGGATTGCATACTGAGCAATCCAAAACTTTACTCTACATTAAATCATTAGCCACAAATTCACCATCTAGTTCAAAATTCTTAGTCCAAGTTGTAGGTATTCTTTTCTTACATATTCTACAAATATAAACAATCTTTGTTTTTAAAAATTCACGATTTATGTTTAATATTCTTGTTATCACACTGTTATTAAACATAAAATGTTATAGTCTTTTTTTAAAAGGAATTACTTTTATTTAGAATAATTTGTAGACAATAAAAATAATAATACATAAAACAATTATAAATTTTACATCTTTTGTGGTAAGTTTATGAAAATCCTCATTTTTCATAAAATCTCCTTTAGCAGTAAAATTCCATGTAATGTGAATCTCTATTTTCTTCTGTTGACCAAATAGCTGCTAGTAGGTCTCCCCATGCTCTAAATGAGAAACTACCTATCGTATTATCTTCAAAGACTGGCGTGCCTATATCGCTATTTTGGTGCCAACTACCAGACTCTTTTATTTGGCGTTTAATAATATCTTCTCTTAATGCTTCTGCATATTGGATTTGATTTTTTGATAAAATTGCTAAATAGTCTCCCCAACGATGTCCTTCGCTAAACCATCCACCTAGACCACCAATAGATGTTTCTAGTTTATCTGCTTCTTCTGAAGATATCCATTTAATGACTTTCATATTATATCCTTTGAAGATATTAATGTATAGGTGAATTTTTTTATCTTAAGCGATTTTATAATTAATATGAATTGATTAAAATCTATTTGGTTTTTAAAGACTTGGCAGCCAGCCGACCAGTCGTTAACATAAATACTACTAATTCCAGCATGATGAATATTAATTCCAAAAAGACCTTCTTCAGCAGTATTTTCATCATAAACTAGATCTTTATTTGCATCTCTCCATACTTTAACAGGTTTAACTTGAACAAGTGCTTCGTAGATACCTTTGTGTAGACCTAATGCATAGGAGTTTATATACTGACCTTCTACTAAGCGAGCTACTCCCTTAACATTTTGATATTGTAGAACAGTTTTCTTACCTGGATCTGTAGTGCATGGCCAATCTCTAAAGATAGGCTTATCATTTAATATATAACTTAAAGTAATAGTATCATCAAATAAATTTGTTACTGAGCTGCCTACATCTAGATTTCTGATACCAACAATATTTACTACTGGATTCCAGATGTAACCTTTTTTAATTAAGGCTTTCTTAACTTGAAGTGAACTTATATTCATATAGACCTCCTTTGGTCTACAATAGTATAAGTTACTTATTGAATGATCCTGGTTTGTGAAATGCTCTTGGGTTAGCTGTTTTTGCAACAGTTTGTTCGTAATCCTTAATTCTGCTTTGGAGTTTCTTAACTTTGTTCTTGTGTTTCATTTTTTTCTCCTTGGTCTAAAAGTTCTGGTGAGGTAAATAGATAAGATACACTTGTAGATACTTCAAACTCATGATTACAACTACTACAAGTTACAGAATGTTCTCCATCCTGATAACAATCATAGTCTTCTCGATCAGAAGGATCCCATGATTCTTTACATTTAGGGCATCTTATATAACTACTATGAGATAGCTCTTCGTTCTCAGCAAGCGACTCGCACTCACTACATAAATGTTCATATTTTTTGTTATTAAACAGAGTAGACATCCGCGAATCACACTTAGGACATCTTTCTCCAGCAGCAATCTGAGCTGCTTTATAAGCTTTCCAATCTATATCTCCATTTTCTTTTTTATAATCTTCAAAGTTAATCATAATATTATTTCTCCTCATCATCTATTTCTATCTTAGTTCCGTCTGGTAGCTTCGCGTATAAAACAGTAAATCTATTATCACTACATTTAACATCGCCTAGACTTGGGTTTTCATTGGCTGCTCGTAACCACTGTAATTCTCTATTACAATCACAACCCATATTTCCTTCGGTCCACCACCACTCACTATGATCTTCCCAGTTAAGATCCATCTCACAGAGATGAACCTCTCCTGTATCATTCTTTTTAATGGCAACTTTATACATATTTATTCTCCGTAATACTGCCATAATACAGCATTACAATAATTATGTATTGCTCCTATGGTCATTCCAGTGTTATGATCGTGGTGTAAATGAACAGACCATTTAAAAAAGTCTTTAGGAAATAAACTCTTATTAACTTTTAATCTTGTTATTTCTTCTGGTGGGTCTTCATTCAAAGGAATTCCACAATGAGAACATATTCCTTTTTGAAGTCTTATATACTCTTCTCTTACAGCTCTGCGTAAAGTAGAATTACTTTTGTTATAATTAATCGGCAACTTCATAAATAGTCCTATGCAATTCTAGTGTCACACATTTATACCCGTGCTCAGACACAAATCTTAAGAGATAGTTCCTTGCATATAACTGTTGCTATGTTGATATTGTAATAGTGCTGGCTAACCAGTTAGTTATCATACTAACCAAATGCTATCACAGAGAGTATCAAACATAGCAACCTTGCGTAAATTTACGTGATACTTACGACTCGAACGTAGAAGTGATCCACTATATCACGTGAAGATTTAATATACTATTTCTCGGGTGCAGGCTCTGCCCCTGCGATCTCAACATCCCAAATGTTGCGCGATACTAGACTTCGCTAACCCGAGAAGTAATATATCAAACTTTCTTTTTCAAATAGCTACATTTATCTAAACCAATACAACCGTTTTCATACTTTGATGCTGGTTTGTAACACCAACCACAATCCCAATGTTCACATCTTTTAGTTTTAACTATTGGATGATCTTTTTCTTTTTTTCTTGGAAGTTTGTATTTTATTGCTATAATCTTTTTGCCATTTCCAACTTCATTACTATCTCTGGAAGCGTGTGTTCTGTTGATATCAAAATCAACAAAGAACTCTTGTACTAATTCTTCTGGAGTTCTTCCATCAAATGTTCTTCCACTTTTTAAAATAGGAAAAGCATAAATCTTAGAAACAATAACTTCAACTAAAAAGTTATTAGATCCATCAGTCGGAGTTATTTTTGTTGACTCTAACCTTATTTTTTGCTCTTTCTTTTTTACGGTCATATTTATTCTTATCCTTGTGAACTTTAGGACGTTGTTTAGGTAATGGAATTCTCATAAATATACTTTTGCTTCCGCATCTAGACCTTGTGGATTTGGTAGATGATATTCAGTTTTGTACTCTGTTTTTTCAACTATGCCGATAGCATCATCAATAAACTTAGTCTTTGATACGCACTCTGTGCTTGTAAAACCACTTACTTCCTTTATTACTTTGCCAGTCTTCTTATCGAATATTAATTTAACTTCTCGAGTTCCCATTAGTAACTTCCTTCGTAAACCTGACCAAGCAATACTACATTTCCTTTTTCGTCAGTGGATTCCTGAAACTGCCAGCCGTTCATTGTGAATGCATCCTTAGTCTGTTCCACACCATAGTCTAGTTCAAGATTCTTCATGAACTGATCACCGTATTTATTACGGTCAAAGTCTGATATAATAGCCTGATAAGTTCCATCTGATTGGAGCTTAAATCCCATATCATTAGAAGCACCACCTACGTATTTTCTGCGTATAATTATCTCAGCTTTCTGATTTCTTTTATCGCCTTGATAATCAACTAAATTTTGGGCCTCATCATGTACTTCTATGTTCTCTTCTTTCCATCCTCTTCGAACAAGAGCCTTAATTAAATTCTTCTTGTTACGAAGCTCAGTTTTTAATGTATTATAATGTGAAATAAGATCCTTCTTATAAAATGGTAAGGGAAGAGAGACTTGAACTCTAACCAATTGAGTTATTCCCCAGTATTGTTATAGTATAGCATTAAAAGTTTAGACAAATTGCTTACAATGTCCGACCTATGCCGACAGTTGCCGACATATAAAATTGTAAACAATCTCAGTTATATTTGAAGATGTTCCCTTAAAGCCGCCACCCCATATCTGCGACTGTATCTCTGTTTGACATTCCGCCAGTGTCGGCAATTTTGGCATAGGTTTGTTGTGCGAAGGTTTTAACGCCTCCGCAAATTTCAACGCGACCTGTTCCCGCGACAGCTCACCATTTTGGTATGCGTACATAGTGTCGTTCCAAAGATCATCGAGCGTTGACATATAAATCTCCAGCGTTAAAACTTTTGCATAACGTACCGCTAAACGGCTGATAGTTGCCGCAGTCTATCAATTAACCACTGATACTTATTATTACCACTATTGATGGCATTAGCACTACATTCCGCTACAAGAGCGGCAATTTCGGATTTTAGTTGTTGGCTGTTTGTGTGGCCCGCTTCCTCCGGCTGACATGCTTGAGCTGTTGTAGGCTGTTTTTCTTCGGCGCGTTCACGTTTACAAATACATACATACGCCTGAAACGCGGCATTTGCAGCTTGAATGCACCATTGCGCCGTATCAAAATCACCAGCTGTAACACGGTTCTTAGCTTCTAGCTCGAAGAAATCCACCTGTTTAGAAATTTCATTACCGCCTATATACATACGCACCTCCTATGATATGGTTGCACAATTATGGACTACAACGTTTGCTAAATGGCTGATAGTTTTGCGATCTCTTTAACCAATGCCGACCGATACTGACTAAACGACTGAAATGAAATAGCAAACGAATCATCCATAATAAGATGCAATATTTCATCCCTTTGGCGGTTGTGCACGGTATTTAACAACTCCTTAATGTCGTCAAATTTGACCCATTCGCCAGCGAGAGAATCCTCTTCCATGCCATCATACTTACCACAACAATAACTCTCTGTATATCGTTTCAAATTTGACATATTAACCTCGATTGTTAAATATTGTATACAACGTTTTCAGTGTTGTGCCGTGCGCTGGTTACAAGGCTGATCTTCGATCTGATAACCAAGCCGACAAGTTGTGATTTTGTTCAGACAACCGACACATGGCATAACGCTGATGTTGTGCACTGTATTTTGCGCTTCCATAGCGTTAATGGCCGCTTCGTAACCTGCAAGCCATAAAGCACGATCAGAATCAGAAAGATTTTTTGGCAACAATCGTATTCCTGTATTAGCAGCCATATATCAAACCTTTCTTAAGCAAAATATTGCGTACAACGTCAGACCAATGGCGAAGTGCTATACTCAGCATTTAGGCTTTGCGCCGCCATTGGTTTGTTGTGCGTCTGTGGGCGCGGACTCCGCTGCCTTCAGAGCGGCCAATTCCACCAAAGCATCGTGTAACACCTTCACGCCAAAACCACCAATAGGCAACGAGTCAACGATTGACTGATAATATTTCACTACTTGCTCAATAGCAGATACTTTCATTTGGCAGCTCCTATAAAAACGCTCTCCGCGCCCATTGCGCACAACGTTTACAGTGTTGCGCTGGCCGTGCTTTTTGTTTCTGCGGCTTGCGTAACGCTGTTGTTAGATGCTGTGTTCGCCGCTTCAACTTTTCTTTTTTCGCGCTGAATTGTATTCCAATTTGCGGCACATTTATTCCCGTTCCACCATGCCAACGTTGAGATGCCGCAATTACACTCAATTGTACGCAATTCATCCCCATACTGCCCAGCCCATATTTTTGCTTCACGACCGCAAATACAACGAGATAGTTTCATGCGCGAAAAACTCCTATACTGTTTTAAGGCGAACATTGCATCTAACGTTTTACAAAGTATGCCGTTTATGCTTACAAATCGATTCGCAATTACATAAATAAACTGCGCTTTGCATATCGCAATGATCCGGTAAAGCACAAAATGGCATACTTTGTTTGTTGTACGAAGTTAAAATTTTATCCATAGTGTCCGGCAAAAATACCTTACACTCTATACATGGTGTTTGTAAATTACATCGTATGCTCTCCGTTTTAGAATATGGGCACAGATAAGTTTTTGCCATATAACCTCCAGAAAAATTTTAATTTTGTACAACGGTTGATGTGTTATGCTATATCCCGCCCATGGGACTCGAATCCATGTTTACACCTTGCGAACCATTTCTAGTAGTGCTATGGCAACCATGCCGGAGCGGGATATTGCATAACGCATTTGTTGTAAGATGTAAACTTGGCTTCCATAATGTAAAAAATGGCTCGCTCGAACCGGCAGCTTGGTCGGGTTCCATGATAATAGCGAATAATCCGAGGGCTGTTTTAAGCAACTAATTAAGCGCATTTTTCGCACCATTTTCTATAAGACAAAAGCCAAGTTTATTTCTTACAACTAAACAAAAGGTTGCCGTTTTAATGGCAATCTTTGATAGTTGTATGCAGTTAATTGTTAAATAATAACATTATTTCTTTTTCTTTACAACTTTAGGTTTTGGTCTTTTAATTGCGCCTTGTCTATTTTTAAATATACCTTGACAACTGGGCTCTCTCCAAATATTTAAAATTCTATTTACTTGGTCTTTGGTAAGTCCCCACCCAGACGATATATCATATTTATCGTCTAATCCTAATCTGTACATTCCTGTTTGTGCGCCGTTTCTAGGTGCACTATCAGAACCTTCTGGTAATTTACTTCCTTCTACTGGACAACTATACATATCCAATATTCTTTCATTTATTTCTCCTGTTAATTATTATAAGAAATATTCTTCTTAATCTTCATCCACTCTTGCCATCGAAGATTCTTTTCGGCGTCGCTTACTTTAATATACTTTTTGTTAGGTATAATAGTAGAATAGTTTTTATGTTCTTTTGTATCTGGAACTTTTTTCCAGAAGAATACCTCTTCCTCTTTATGATTCTTAATTTCTTCTGGAGTCAGAAAACTATAATAATCAAAATTACCACATTCTTTTTTCATTTTCTTAGCGAGGTTAATAATCATTTCTTCGTAAGTTCTTCCTCCTGCGTGCGGTCCTTCCCAATTATCCCAGTCTAGAAAGTTAAACTTCTCTTTAGCTTTCTTACCTTTATAAATATGCAATGTAAGTTCGCCCCAATATTCTATATGGTCAAATATCCAAGGTTCTCCAAATACTTTTTGATAAGGCATTTGTATACTTACTAATGTTGGACACTTTTTGAAATAATCCTGATCTTCTGCTATTTCTTTATCGAATTCTTTTTTAAATTTTTTATAGTTTTCTTTACTATAATAAATAGTCATGTCTTTGATAGAATATTCACTATGGCCTCTTTTACAAACTGTTTGGATACTAAACCACAAACTAGTTTGTACACCAAAAAAGCTACCATTAATAGCTGGATGACTATCTATAAAATAGAGAGCATCTCTTGCTTTTAATTGTAGTTTTTCAAAGTCTGTATTTACTTTAACCATATTAATTCCTCTTCCGCGATTCGTTTATTGTCTAATTGTTTTCTGCATCTTTCCAATTATTAAAGATTATATCTTCATTGGCAGAAAGAGCAGCTGGTAAAATTTTATCCACAATGTAAATAGCAACGTCCTCAGATGCACGAAATGCCGCCATATCGCTGACACATTTTTCACGAATAATCTGAAAAACCATATCACCGATTTCTTTTTTAGTTACCATTATAACTCCAGAAAAATTTTAATTGCGCACAACGTATCGCTAAATGGCTGATAATTTGCCTAACGATCAGGCTCACAACCGCACAGAAAATTGTTATTACCAATACTGATAGCAACACAGCCACAATTAGGGCAAATTTCATCCTTTTGGCTGTCGGTAGCTGTTTCCGCTTAGCGACCGTTACTAATGTTACTTTTTTGGAGTGCCGTAGGTTGGTCTACCGGAACCCGCTGTATGCAAACTACAATTACAAAGAGCAAAATTTATTTCTTACAACGTATGCCGCATGTGTGCTGAGCGGCTATTAATTAATAAACTCCATAGTGTAATCCGCTTTGCATACTGCGGCTGTTATACGCATGTGCTGCCCGTTTCTACAGTGTCTTGCGGCGGCCTCTCGGCGCAGGGATGCGTCTCTTGATATTTGCATTCTGGTAATGTTCCAGAAAGAATTGCATTACCGCAAGTTATTCTTCCTTTATCTTCATCATCGCTTGCTATAAAAACAAGAGTATCAAATCCAGCTTTTTGTAATCTTGTTTCAAGTTCTAAATACGGTTCTGGTGTTGTATAATCACCTTCCGTTTTTATTCCGTTCTGGATTGCTTTGTCAGTTTTGTGCATCGGTGTTAGCTTTACAATAAACAATTCAGGAGAAAAAAGCCTTGCAAGTTTATCACAATCTACAGTGTATCCCGCTACTGCAAAATTGAGAGTTATTTTTCTTCCGACAGGGATAATGCCACGCATGATTTCTGATATTTCCTCAAGCGTACAAGCATTGCCAGAAAACATTCTTTTTCTTTCTTCTTCATCTGTTGAATTTATTGAAAGCTGCAAGCCTGCATTCCCACGATAAACCCTGTTTTTCATTCTCATCCAATTATGAATAAATGTTTTCAACCATTCGTTTTTACGCGGCATCATTGTAGAAACAACAGGATGCGGATTGTAGGTATCGCCAAGATGTTCCATTATCCATTTCCCGCAATCAAGAACAGCAGGGTTCCAAGATGGTTCCCCCATTCGCGCAAAATGAATATTTAATCTTTTGGTCTGCTGTGGAACATTTGGTAATGTCAACGCCGTAAGAATTTGACCACAAAGATCGTGAAATGTAGCGTTTTTTCCCGCTCCAACTTTCGGCACATCGCAAAATTCACAGCACATTGAACAACCGTATTGTGTTGAAACTGTAACCACCCACTTTTCAGTTAGTGGCAAAAGCGGCAATCCGTTTTCTACTGCTTTGTGTTGGTTTAGATTTACGCTCTGTCCATAATCAGCAAGAGAAAGCATTTCCAAATTGCCTTTTGCTCCAGATACCACGAGTATATTGCCAGTTGGTACGATAAGGTTTCTTGTGATTTGCATTTTGTTTTTGCCTTTCTCTTCGCGGCACGATGCCGCGTTCTTGGCCGCCGCAAACTCTAATAATGTTTTAAGGGCAGCATTGCGTACAACGTGCGATAAATGGTTGAAGTTGTGGCCGCTTTGCAGCGGAAACTTTATGTAAAACCGCCATACTTCTTTTGAGATCAGAGAAGCTTGAACTGCGTTTTTTGGTATCGGCCACAATTTTAACCTTTATTTGTTGTGCGCTGCTGGCAATGATTCCAATTGCTCTTTGAGCGCAATAACTTGTTCACGTAACAACCGTATTTCTTCTGCAAGTGCCTCAATAGACTGCGTATTCTTTTCGATCTGCGACATATTGCGCTCCTATAGTTTCATTGCCGGTTGCGTACAACGTTTCAGCAATGGCCGCTGGCCGCGTCTTTTTCTTTTGCGGCTTGTGTGCCTTGCTGTGTTGTGCGCTGTTGTAAATTTTCTTCCACAGCGTTTGCTCGCTCATTCCATGACCGCAATCTAAATACCATGTGACTCAAACAGCAGGTATCGTGTTTATGAGTAACGCACTGGCCTCCTACATTGTCAAAGATTCTAATACTGCTACCACAAAAAGGGCATGGTTGAGCGAGCATATTATAATACTCCTGTTTAAAATTTACAATTGCGTACAACGGTCGCTAAACGTGCGCCTTGTTAATCATGAATTTTACCACGGCACTCAAAACATATCGGAAATTGAACCGTAACCGCTCTGCCGCAAAAAGAACATGGCGCACTTTGGCAGTTGGTTGGCTGTGCCGCAAGTACCGCAGATTTCAGAGTTTGCCATTGGTCACGGTATAAAATTGTTGCGTCTTTCATTGAAAATTGATGGTCAAGAAAATCAATTACCTCTTGTAACATGGCAAACTCCTTTCAATTTAAAGTGGCATTGCGTACAACGTCCCGCAAATGGATGCAGTGGCGGACACCACACGATCTTACGTGTGCCACTGAGCTTGCTCAATGAAACGATTGCTCGTTTACCGTACTCGGCTCGACCGCCATTGCATTCCTTTGCGAGTTGTTTGTCTGTTGCAATTGAGCTACTGCAATTAATAGAGCTTGCACCCTATACTGCCAGTTATCAATTACAATATTTTTATCACGATACACTTTGATTAACTCTGCCGCTTCTTGTGCAAGCTCGACTATCATATATTTTTCCTCAATTGCAATTGCAAACAACGTTCCGCAAACGTGCGGTCGTGTTTAACTGATACTCAGTAATGGCAAACACTCTATTGATGGCACATGACATCGACCACAGACAGGGCATAATGGTGGACAGTTAAACATGCCGTCACTTTGCGTGTTGTGCGCTGTGCCACTTTGTTCCATCGCTTTTGCGGCGGACATTTTACCTGCAACAAAACCTTTTAAATATTCGATATGATACAAGTGATGACAATCTTCGCAATCGTAATAGTCAACATTATCTGACGGATATATTGCACCGTGACACTTTGGACATGAGAAAACCATTTTAACACCTCCCGCCGCATCTAATTTAAAGTGGCATTGCGTACAACGTCCGATAAACACCTGCTTTGCCGCCGCACGCCGCATTTAAAGCGATCCAGTCCTAATAGGTGGACAGGCGGCATTGCAGGTTTTATTTGTTGTAAGATGTAAGACTTGCCTCCATAATGTAAGTTGCAAACCACACGTTCAGTAGCATCCGTGCGGAGGTTTTTAAAATCTACACCCAAAGAAACTTTGCCGCTTATAATCATAAAAGCAAGTCTTATTTCTTACAACGTTTACGCAAGGCCGATGCGCCGCTTTGGGCGTTTTGGCCTTGCGTTGTTGTAGGCTGTTCCGGTTTTGCTTCATCATATTTCAGAGCGCGCATTCTATCCGCTACGTAAAGAAAATCTTTTTCTGCATACGCCATACTTTGTGATAATGCCATCCGTTGATAATTTTCAGAAAGCATACCATCCGACTCAGCTTTTAATGCCATAAGTTCAATAAAATTGTTAGACACAACAATGTTGATATCGTTTAATAATTTCATTTTCTTGCGCGCTCCTATAATAAAAGGTTTTCAAAACCGGAATTGACTACAACGTGTCCGCAAGTTCACGCCGCTTCTATGGCGTGACTTGCGTGTTGGTTGATGTAAACCACCAATCCTTAATTTTAATTCGGCGCATTATACAACTGCGTATGCAGGATATTTTGTGCCGATAGGACAATAATCTTCCGGTGCTTTTTTGCCGCATGATTTGCAAACTTTATTAGGAATAACATTGCGGTGAAAATTATCATCATCATATCCACTACCTTTTTCTTCGACACCACAATGTTCGCAAATATAAATAGCTGAAAAATCTCTGCGATGCTGATCGGTAATCTGTTTTATTTTCATGCGGCAACCTCCTTTATTGTGCGCCGAACTATAATATTCATGGTGGTTTATTGCAACCAACGTTTGCTAAACGGATGCTACGCCAATTTTGGCGTTGCATTCCTTTAGCTGTTGTAAGATGTAAATTTTGCTACAATAAATTAGGCGCGGGGTGATCTTCGTACACAGTTCACGATCACACCTCTGGCAATATCCTGTGCAATTAACCAGCATTTGACCGCACGATTAATTAGATCGTGCAATGTTCGCCGCGCCTTTATAATTTAAAAGAGCAAAATTTATTTCTTACAACGGTTGCTAAACGTGCGCCGTGCTATTTTAAATAACAATGTCGATGACCACAAGTATTACACATTACTAAAACACAAGTGCTACCACACTCTGAACAACACGGCGTACTTTGGCAGTTGTGCGCTGTAATTTGCGTTTCCTTAATGTAATGGCCGCAACCACTACAGGCAGGAAATTTATGTCCAATGTGGTAGATACATACATCTCGTTTAATACAAGTGATGCTTCTTTTTGCGGCCATATATCAAACCTTTCTTAAGCAAATTATTGCGTACAACGTTCCGCAAAAGGGTGAAGTAATGCGCTATCTCCAATTACCAAACTTCGATAAAAAGAAAATGCCCCATATTACTATGCCGAGTAAAACGGCACAGACGACCGATAAAATTACAATAGTGTAAAGCATTATTTCATTCCCTTTGCGTGTTGGTGGCTGTTGCGCCGCCGCTCAATAATCTGCTGAGCGCGATATCTTTTTGCGTTAGGAAACATCTGCCTCCAGTATTCGTCAAAGCCAGGCGGGTTATCGCAAACATCTCTACTTGCCCTGTCGATGTCATCGTGATACTGCAACCAAAATTTAAGACGCGCAGGTTCCCGCTTGGCTTCTCTTCGATACTTAGCAGCACTCCAGTCTGTGCTCATTATCGCGCTCCTATAAATTGTCGGCGGCGTAATTGCCACCAACGTTTGCTAAACGTGCGCCTCGTCCTGTACTCGTCTGCCGCATTGCATACAAAAATTTGCATCAAGCCGTAATGCTGTTGAGCAGACAGGACATGGCGCACTTTGGCAGTTGGTTGTCTGTGTTTGCACACCTTCCAAGCTCTTAATGGCGGCATCCCACGCAAAATGAGCGACTCCCTTGTCGGTAAATCCTGCTAATGCTTCACGCGCCTCTTCCCACCACTCGTTAAATGCCGCCATATATTAACCTTTCTTGTGTGCAAACATTGCAACCAACGTTTGCTAAACGGCTGATAGTTGCCGCAGCTTATTAATAATTACATAATTATGGTGATATAAATACTCCGCCGAAATAGCCTCAAGTTTATCGACAAGAGTGGCAATTTCAGCCTTTAGCTGTTGTAGGCTGTGCTGTGCCTCTTCCGCGTTGTACTGCGCGGCCTCGCATTGGTTGGCCTGTTGCTGAGTAATCCAAGCACACTCTTCAGGATTAAAACAATCTCGACCGATAATTCCACCACACGATTGACATGTTGACATTGTTATTCCTTTCTTGGCCGCGCCTATAAATTCAGAGAGGCGCAGCATTGACTACAACTAAACAAAAGGTTGCCGTTTTAATGGCAACCTTTGATAGTTGTATGATATTAAATATAACTTGGCGTGTTATTACACCAAAAGAGCCCTATTAAGGTTGATCTGTTTATCCACTCCCACCCTAGCACATTCTCTATTATTAAGAATAGCCCCCGTGGGTAGTGGCAGTATCACTCTACTCATTAAAGCTTGCTACTTCTAAGCATACTACCAAGTTATATTAATCTAATAAACTATAAAGTTTCTCAAGCATCACACTTATAACTTTATAACCAATAGTATATGTACGATGATTACCATAATACCAATTAATTACAGATTGATATTCTTTACAACAATTCCATTTATAATTATCATATAATGGACAATCACAACACAAACTATGCAAATATATACATAAAGCACAATCTTCTCCAAGTATACTTATATCATCTATAAGATAGTGATTACTAAGGTTGTTCAATATTAACATATCAAGATTCTGATGCCAATGCTCAATACTTTTTAATATGGCTTTACGTAGATTTTTATTCATCTAACACTCCAATGCTTTGAGGATATCTGCAATAAACTCTTTGTCGTATTTGTTATTCTTTGTTGGATCAAACCCCCCATATTGACGACACAAAAAAGACGGGTGCCAAGTAGGAATAACAGTCCTTTTTATTCCGTTAGTATTAGTAAATACGTTTCCTCTCAGAGAAATCATAGTAGCTATTGAAACATTTAAAAAAGTTGGCGACGTATTTAATATTGATAAAGTTGCATTTTTACCAACTGGCACAATAACCTTTGGATTAAGTTGAGCAATATCTCTATGTAAATGAGTTATGCATCTAGATATCTCTTCTGCGGTTGGCATTCTGTCTTTTCCATTTTCGTCTTCTGGTCTAAATCTTACATTATTTGTTAAAGCTATATTAAAAGGACCGACCTCTGGATTATCCCAAAGAGATTTGATTATACTTCTCATATATTTTCCACTTCGACCCACAAAACATCGACCAATTTTTGCTTCGTCTTTACCGGCTCCTTGTCCAAATATTAAAATATCTATTCCTTCTCTACCTTCATGCTTGATTACTTCAGTGGGCAATCGACAGCAAGTAGAAGTATATGGGCATTCTTTAGTGCAGGTAAATTCTAAAAATTCTTTTCTCATATATGAAAATGACGAAGAATTTTATCGTCTTCCTTTTCTTTAATTTTGGATCCAATTAAAAATGCTATAATTGCGATAATCGATGCAAAACTAATAAATATTAATGCTCTGCCGGATTTGCTTAAAAGACGAAATAGTCTCTCTAGAGTTTCTTTCCTCACCTTAAGTGAGCCTTCGACTACCTTATCAATATTCTCTTTCACTTACTACTCCTTCTTTTGATATTTTAACATGTCTTCAGCAACTCTTTCGTTGTAAGGATTTACTCCTGGATTTAATACGGTTCCATTATTATTTATGTCCGCCCATGACCACGACTCTGCTCCATCCACATGAAGATGAAATTGAATCTCGCCTTCAGGAAGCTCAGGGTGACATGTATCTCTTAGGATTTTTTGTACTGCATCTGATATTGCTCTTTTTTGGGTAACTGAAAACATATTTATTCCTTTAATCTATTGTTATCGAAAAACCACCAGCCAAATAAAAAACCTATTGCTACTGCTGATATTACTGCTACTAACATTGAAATAATACTTATCATTTTTTTTCCTTTTCTTATTAATTTAATAAAAACGAAAACTCGGTTTGAATCGAGCGCGCTGCGCGAAGATTCAAGAGAGTTTATATAAAATTAAATCTTGTTAATGCTAAAATATTCACTTATTTGTTTTTCCCACTGTTTGTTTTTCTCATCAAGATAATCTGCGATGGCTCTTAACTGCCATGAGGACACACCACCTTTATTTGATGGAAACCAATACAGGAATCCATCTTCTAAATAAGTGAATTCTTTTCTTTCTATTGCAATTTGTATTAATTTTTCTTTTTCCATCTATTCTCCTTAAATTAAATAGATCATAAAAAGTAAAAATAAATAACTATTCTTGTGGAAAATCTTCATCATTGACACAACAAATATAATTAACGTAGGAGTATGGGCATGTTTGTTTTGCTACAAGAGCGGTTATTAATGCATTTAATTCTTTTTCGGCTTCGCGCAAAGTATCACATTGTCTTGAATGTTTCCGAAAATAATTAAGACACTTTTCAATATTTTTAATTTTCATTTTGTTTCTATTCTGCTATGTTAGCAAATAAAAAAAGGGACAGAACCTTTCGGTTCCATCCCCTTTTCGAGTGGAATTTCACACACTCCAATACTTACAAAGTTAATGTCTAGTAGGTTGTCAACGCCATTACGCCAGTTAAGGACACATTACACTTTTCAGTGCCTTTATTGTGTCGTTGTCATCAGCCCCTTTTTCGTCTAGACAAATCGATGAACAGTGAGCAACCAAACGAGCAGGTGTTCAGTCACTTACTGTTCGATCCAACGCGAGAGACGTTGGATTAAAATGGTATATTACTATCTGCCGACTCTTCAGAAATACCCTGATTGGGTACTTCTTTCTCTTTTGCAGGCTTCTGTGTCACTTTACTTTCCTGCTTGTATGCCTGTTCAGAGAATTTCTTGGATGCTGCTGCAAGAATTGAATTTCTGCTGACGAATTCCTTGCTATCAATGTTCTCTCCAGCAATTGCGATTGCATGGAGTATCGCACTTTTAAGTGAAGTATTATGCATCAGCTTCGAGTATGGTTTGGCATTTTCTCCCATACCATACTTGTCATCAAGAAAGCTGTTGATACTAACTGACTTTCCGAGAGCACCTTTGTCAATCTCGTTCACACGAATCTGAAGCGGGCCGATAATCTGATCAAGATCTGCTGTGCAGGTTCCGTCAGAAAGCTCTTCGACCTTTTCTGCACGAAAAATGTGGATGTCTCCGAATCCAATTGCACGGGTATCATTTCCTGAGCCTGTACTGGACTTTTTCCACGGAGTAACAAACGACCGTGCCACTGCTGCCGCCACATACTTGTTGTCGTCGCTTACGACGCCATCAACTGTAACTTCTGTACCTCTGTTGTCCGTTATACGGACACCCTTAACAATACGCATACTACCTCCTAAGAGTTTAGATGGATTTAAGACACTATTACAAGCTATTTAGCATTGTAATAGAACTACCATTCACACAAATAAATAAAGGTAAATAAGACTCTTTCTTTTTCGTATACTCTGCTATTTCTAACTCTTTCGCTGTCTTTGATCCGACTACTAACAGACTCCTTATGTTTCTTTCGTCTGAGTTGCGATTCTTTTCGACTGCCATCAAGCAATAAACGCTCCCAACAAAAGAATAAAGATCAGTAACATTTACTATCTTTCCGTTTATTTTAATTGTACTTACTTTTGTGCGCTTAAGATTATTACCATACTCTTTGATAATCTCCTTGATCGTTGCGCCATTTTCCAACCTCTCCCACCTCTTACTCTTTTTCCCCCCTTCTTGGTCGAACACCGTAGTCTTGGTAAGAGTTGGAACTTTGGGATCGTACAATTTCGGGAACATCTTAATTGCTTTTTCTCCACAACTAATCGCAGTTATTCCTCTCCATGACATATATCGTTCCCTTCATTAAGGTTAGAGAACTCATCGGTTCGATAATCATATCCTTTTATGTCGGTACGATCAGATGAGTCTAGACCTGTTTTTCCAACTCCATCTATTGAAGCTAGATCTGAATCAGGATGAATAGCTTCTTCATGTGTTTCATTACAAAGCTTTCCTTTAAGTATTCTTAGGTCTTCTTTGAATAATCCACCTTTTGCTG